ATTAAAACATTAAAGGATGTTGGTTTGTCGAAATTTGTAAACAAATCTCCTTGCATTTTAGATGTATCTTCAATTTCAAATATTTTCATATAGATATTTATCTGATTTTAGTAAGAGTCCAATATAACCCTATTTTTGATAAATATAATATTGGAATATTGGAGAATAAAAAGAATGGCCCGTCCAAAGCCCCAAGTTTTATTAGAAAGCGTACATCCGAAAACATACAAAGCTGAACAGGTATTAGAGGCAGAGGCCATCTATGCAGTGTTCTATCAAGGTAAACCTATCAATTTAAGAACATTGAGTAAATTGGTTTCCTATCCCGGACCGAAATATAAGAAAATTTCTTTTACATCAAGTGGATCAGCATTCAATGTGGCTGATAAATTGAATAAGATGTTCAAGACTACCGATTTTCAAGTATATAAACTTACCACCGGTGTTCCCATTATAGAGGATTGAATTAATTGTTTGGTAGGATATCCATGAAATACTCTGGATATCTTTCCCCAAAACGTCTCATGATAATTCCGGCTACTGCATTGGCCGCATTCTCTGTTTCACTACCATCATTGCCATCCATTGGTTGCTTTTCACACATTTGTTTCCAATGAACTAATTCATGAGCGAGTGTTCGCATGACATCCATTGGATGTCTATTTTTGGTTATAACCTTTATACTCGATCCATCGAATTCTCCAAAGGAATATTTATTACCACCTTTTAGGAAAGGTTCGTCAATAAATTCAATCGGAGGAAAATCATCTATTTCTAATTCATGTTGGCATAATTTCAACATTTCGGAAATCATGTGATTTTGTACTGTTTCGAAGATCTTCATACTACTATTTATATTCGAATTCCCCTTTCCGATTGTTTTTGCCACTGTGACTATGCTATATTATAATATGTTAAAATTTTGCGAAATTATTTCTTTTTGGGGTGCGGTTCTTGCGTCAGCACTACTTGCATTTCATCTACCGTTTTCCGGTTGGGCATATATTTTATTTCTAGCATCCAATTTTGGATCAATGTATCTTTTGAAAAGATCAAATGCATCAAAGGTACTTACACACCAGAATTTTTTCTTCATGGCAATCAATGTGATTGGTATTTTTCGTTGGCTTCTATAAATATTCAATGAGTCAATTAAAAGATGCTATTTTTCAAGAAATTAGAGATTCAATATCTGAATTATCGCATAAGAATGATGATGATTTAGAAAAAATTATTTTCAATAGTAGAGTTGGATTAAGATTATCAAGAGAAGGATATAAGGTCTTTAAAAGATTGTTTGATATCTATGTTTTTGATGTTCCGTTAACCATAAAGACCAAACATATATTGGGATTATCAACATTAGAATATCCTTATTATTTTTCTAGAAAGAAATTGGTTGTATTTTCAGAGGGTGATGCCTTAACAATTAAATTATGTGGAAGCGTTGAAAGATTCTTAGAGAATTGCTATGAACGAAGAGGATAACTACGAAGCATTGTTAGAAGCACTTCAAGTTGAAAAGACTTTTGAAGAACCTTTAATGCCTGCCTATGGCGGATTTATTGCCGATATAATGACGGGTGAATTAAAAATGGCTGGTTATTATTTCTGGTCCGCCTGGAATAAAAATGGAAAATTTCTTCATAAGGATATTGCCTATAGAAATAAGGAAGGAAAGTTTCATAGGCTCTATGGTCCTTCCTATATTAGTTTGAATTATGATTTTGAAATTTGGTGTAAGGAAGGTTTAATTCATCGCGACGTTGGACCTGCAATTCGTCATAAAGATATTTTCATGTATTATAAGGATGGAGAACTTCACAGACTGGATGGTCCAGCAGTTGTTCATCGTGGCGGACCGAAACAATATTGGATTGAAGGACAGAAGCTTTCTCCTAAGCAATACAAAATTGAAATTGAGCGAAGGAAAAGAAAAGGTCAAGTATGAAATATTATGAAGATCTATTCTTTGAATTAAAATATCTTTCTAAGCATTTCACTACTATCAATATCTTTGGTGAAGTAAATGGTAAGAAGATTACTAGAGTGAAAACTTATTATGATCACAATGAACATGTAATACGAAATGATTATCTTTTTGAAGATATTGTTATCCAAACAATATGGTATGAAAGTCCAGGATTTCCTTTTATGATAATTGAATATGAAATTTGACGAGGAATTATCTTTAAAGGATAGCATACAATATCGAACTGAAGTTTTTCATTATTCTTCCATTCCAGATGGTTATACCTTATATAAAAAATATTATCGATCTAAAGATAACCGTTTAATAAGAATAGATAGTTTTGATGAAAACAAGAAACCATTAGCAACCACATGGTTTGATAAAGAAACAGGAAAACTTTCAAAACACGTTGAATACGATTAGTAATCAAATCTTGTAGTTTTCTAAAATCATGTGTTATAGTACAAAAATAATAATACACAGAGGAAACTATGCATTTGAATTCCATTTTGGCGAAAACATTAGATTTAGGAAAATTAATAAAGAAAGATCCATCATTATTTGATCTTAGTAAATTATCAACATTTGAAAAATTACATCTTCTTAGGACTGATGAATCTTTCTACAAAAATAAGATAACACTTAAATTATCTGCTATCGAGAAATATGATATTCTCACAAATTCTGTCTATGCTGATTATCGTCCTTATGCGACATTATCTGATAAGGAATTAGAGAAATTAAACGATTATTCATATCAGACATTAATTTATGTCGATAGCACATATTTAAAGAAAGAACGTGTAGAAAAACTCAGTGCCTATTATAAGAATGTTTTATTCTTAAAATATCCAGAGAAGATATATAAACTTATCGGATATCTTCCTAAATTAGATTCCTATACCTTAGATTCGTTAGCACATACCAATCCAAAATTCTTAGATAAAATTTCGCCAAACTGGCAGGAATTTACTACGAATGCTAATTTCTGGAGACGTATGATTAAGTTCAATAAGAAATATGAAACAATATTTCTTGATAATATGAACAGACTTTTGAATAAGACAGAATTGCGAAATGTTATTACAGCATATCCTCATTTGATTAAATCTCTTACCGATGAAAGAATGAAGAATTCGAAATTAACATATAAAGAATGGGTTTTATTAATTTCTAGAACAATAAGTCTTAAGAAGAATGAGAAAATTTTTAACGGATGGGAAATTCCTACCGAGCTTGAAGAAATTATTAGATTAGAGTTAACAACTGAAATGTTAACTTCAAAGTCAAAATCTTCAAAAGTGTTTCACAAAGCAATGAAGTCGGTATTTGAAGAGGATGAAGAAATACCATCCGAAACAGAAGAAGAGGAACTATAATGGCTATTGATAGAAAGTATGCAATAAGAAATAAATCAACAGGAAAATATCTTCATGTTGATTTTAACTATCCATTTTGGTGGACAGGTCTCCCGACTGTATCAATGCCAGTATGGAAAGAAAATATAAGGCATTACGCACTAGATAAGATAGAGGAGATTGTAAAAATTGATGTTCAACGAACTCCAACAAAAAAGAAGTTAAAGAATTCTGAAATTGTAGCTTTTGCCTATTGTGAGGTTCCTACAACTGTAAAATTAGAAAAGATGACAGAAAGAATTTCGCAAAAGGAACTTGTAAGGAAATTAAAAGATGGAAAGAAAATATAAATTAAAACATAAGAATAATGGATTGTACCTTTCTACCTTCGAATATAAACCATATAGAGTAACTCGCATTGGTATATATGAACCGAATACATATTATGGAGCTCCGGTTCCACGATGGACTAAGGAAGGAAAATTATTCAACATCAAACAAATGAATACTATTATTCAAAATGATGTAACTTATAAATTATCAATTAGTGAAAATACGAAACTTGAATCTTTTGATTATAAGAAAGTTACCAATAATATCAAACTTGAAACTTTGAAAAATAGCATTTCACAGAAAGAAGTTGTTAAGAAATTAAAAAATGGATCTAACTGACGGAAAGAAAGCTCCGCTTGATATGTTGGCTCGTCCATTAGTTGTGGGTGATTTTGTCGTGTATTATAATAACATCTATGAGATACTAGAAATTAAGCAATATGCCAAGAAGTTTCTTTGTAAGTTAATCTTGGTAAGAAAATCTCTATCGACAACAACATCGAGACATAATGCAAAGGATTTGTGTTTAATTGATAAAAATGATGTATTGATTTGGAAACTAAAAGGTTAAAAATGGAAATTGAAAATGTAAAAATGTGGGTAGGAAGCATGGATGTTGAAGAGGCAGCTCTTCAGCAAATCATGAATATTTCGCAGGTTCCTATCCTTGCAGGACATATCGCTATCATGCCAGATGTTCATGCTGGTAAGGGTGCCACTGTGGGTTCCGTTATTCCGACACGTTCTGCTATCATTCCCGCTGCCGTTGGTGTTGACATTGGTTGCGGAATGTGTGCTGCCATGACCAACCTTACTGCAGATGATTTACCAGAATCTTTATTATCAATAAGACATCAAATCGAAAGAGATGTTCCCGTTGGTTTTAATGAACATAAGGCAGGAATTCCTTCTGTGTCGGGTCCATATGCTGATATTCTTAGGAAGAATCTAAGAAAGACAATGGATCAATGGGAAACACTTGGAATGAAAGAAAAGCTAGGTCGTGCCGATGAAAAGAGAATCGGAAGACAAATTGGTACACTTGGTGGCGGTAACCATTTCATTGAGTTATGCCTAGACTCAGAAAATAGAGTTTGGATTATGCTCCATTCCGGATCTCGCGGCATTGGTAATCAAATAGGCGAGGTCGCTATCCAATTAGCTAAGGAACAAGCTGCGAAAAGAGATTGGGGTCTCCCTGATCAGGATTTAGCATGGCTCGACGAAGGAACCAAAGAATTCGATGATTATATCGAAGCAATGACTTGGGCACAGAATTATGCTCGTTTCAATCGTGATACAATGATGAATCTTGTTGTGGCTGGATTGAAGAGAAAATTTCCTACGTTAAAAATTCTTGGCGAGGTAGTTAACTGTCACCACAATTTCACATCGTGGGAAGAACACAATGGAGAAGGAATGTGGGTTACAAGAAAAGGTGCAGTTTCTGCCAATTTTGGACAACTGGGAATTATTCCAGGTTCAATGGGCGCTAAATCCTTTATTGTAAAAGGTAAAGGTTGTGCCGATTCATATTGTTCTTGTTCTCACGGAGCAGGAAGAAGAATGAGCCGTAATCAAGCTAAGAAACTTTTCGATATTGCTGCACTTGAAGAACAGACTGCTGGAATCGAATGCAGAAAGGATGAAGCTGTGATTGATGAAATTCCAGCTGCATACAAGGATATCGATGAGGTTATGAAAGCACAAGAAGATCTTGTAGAAGTTGTGCATACCCTAAAACAAGTTTTATGTGTGAAAGGCTAATATGTCGTATAGGAAAATTATCGTTGATGGTAATGAATATGAATATACGGTAGGAAAAACCCATATCAAAATCAAAGGTATGGGTGTTTTTCCTAAAGAGGAACACGGAATAATGCAATCACATCGTTGTGAATGTTGTGGAGAAAGATTGGTGGATTTATATCCTAATCGATCGGAAAAGGAAAATTGTTCTCGAGCTATTACGCCGGTTCACATTGAGGGACTGATTAGGAGTAATCAATGAATGCTGAAGACGACACGTTTAAGAAATTAAAGAAGCCATCCTTTGAGGAAATGTATGAAATTTGGGAAAACAAAAGATCACATTTTTCATTAAATGAATTGATGAAACAATATTTCTGGGAACCTGAAGAATTTCAAAAACAACTCTGGTCAAAAAAAAACAGGTTAATCTTGGGTATTTTGATTACGCCAACATCTACAGTTCAAGTGAATACACCTAATGATAGCAATACAACTCCTTGAACCTTCCGACATTATAAACGGAGAAGATTGGTGTCGTCCACTTTATCTTCAAACAATGTCTGGTGGATTGAGTGATAGTTATTCATTTAGATGCCAGTATTCGGGAAGACCCGAAAACAATGTCGAATGGTGTAAAGTAAAATATGCTATTCCGAAAATTTGGCATGGTAAGACTATTGAACACTATCTAAAAGAAATGAAAGAATTTAATGTTCGAATGGAATTCATTAGAGGAGATATTCCAAAAGATCATTGTTTAGATATGAGTGATTATAATACACATGGATTCTGAAGAAAGATTAATTCAAAAATTAAAAAGAATTCCATATGAGGAAATGCTCAAATTATGGATGAGGCTTCCATTTGTTAACACGGAGATAGAATCTGAATTCTTATATCGACGTGGATGGACATTAATGGAATTAGCTGACGAACATAATAGAAGAATGGATGAAAATTCACAACAATGACCGAAGATGATACATTTCTTGCATTGAAGAGAATACCATTATCTGAAATAGTAGATAGGTATTTTGATACCGCCGGTGTATATCGTAATCCATATCTATCTTCTAATGAAGTAAATGAAATCTGGAAACAACTCTGGGAAAATACAAGTTGGAATTGGAATATCCTTGCCAAGGAATGTAGAAAGAATAACATCGATTTATCAACAGGTGAATAGTGACTGAAGAAGATACAGTTAGAAAATTAAGACAAATACCATATGATGAAATGGTATTGGCACTAATAGATTATCTTGAAACGCCAAATCATCCAGAACGTGTCGAAGAATTTTTCGAACATCGTGGATGGACAATAAAAGAATACAAAGAACACCAGATTGGATTATGGAGATGTAATTGATAAAATGGAGCAATGAAGAAAATCCACTATATCTTATCACACCGGAAGAATATAATCAATTGCCGGATGGTACACAATTAGAATGTATAGATGGAACGTTTGTAATTAAGGGTGTGGATTATATCGATCAAGATACCAGATTCGGATATATTGCCTTTGGAGCTAGATCCCTATTAACACATCCAATGGCTGAATATTTTACAAAATTCAAATTGCAGTCATGACAAATGAGGATGATACCTTTAGGAAATTAAAAAGAGCACCATTCAATATTGTAAAAGATAGATTGGAGAGTAAATTCTTCTTTCAGGATTTAGGCGATGTTCCAAAAGAATTCTTTGATGAATATAATTGGGAAGTTCAGGATTTTATAAACGAATACATAGAATATCAAAAATCTTTATGGACGAAGATGATCTGATTGCCCGACTTCGGCGAGTCGATTATGAAGAGATGAAACGACTATGGGGAGGTACCTATCGTCCTAAGTCGAATTCAGAATCTCGTTATCATCCTAATTTTGATACATTTAAATTCTTCAAAAGGCATGGATGGACTGTTGAAGAATATAGCATTGAATATTACCGACGAGAATATTAAATGACTGAAGAAGATACATTTAAAAGGTTAAAGAGAGTATCATTTAATCAAATGTCAGAATATTATAAAGATTGGTGGATTTCAGCAGGGAGAGATTCCTTCCTAAAAGAAAATTATTGGCCGGAAAATGATAAGTTATTCGAATCGTATGGATGGACTTATATGGAATGGATTAATGAAAGCAAGAAAGAATTATGAAAACTAAAACAAGCACAATATATATAGCAGACGACAACACGGAATTTACTACCGAAAAAGATTGTATTGCTTACGAAGAACAGATAGAAAAGAGAAAGAAATTTACAACCTATTGGAATATTGTTTTCAGTCCCGATCTAACCGAAGGTAGAGGATATTACGGTTCAGTTCATGTTGAATTTTATAATGAGGCTTTTTACTGGATTAATTCTCGTTCATGGATTGAAGATTGGTGCTTCCAAACATATGGAAAAAGGATTGATTACGTACAAGGTGTTTCCCCTATGGAAAACTGGAAAGTCTATGATATTACTAGAGAGGGATATCTTAACGAAAGTTTTACCCAAGTAGGAGATTATAAATATCCTTCAAAGAGGCTTAAATTAACACCAAACGGTGACGGTACCTATTCAAGAGAATCTATTTCTTAAAAACCAGCAGACTTATAAGGGCCATGCATATTATAATATGTGCAGTGGCCTTTATTCATGGCCGCAAGGAGAACAAACATGATTTTAGGATTGTTTAGACTTGCTTTGGTATTGCTGCTTATCGCTGTGTTAATAACACAGGTGATTATTCCAGCAGTTACGGGCGGAAAGTTTTTTCCAATCTTTAGGAAGGATGTCCTAAAGAAGGAAGTCACGAAGGCGGCAGACGAAATTGCTACCCTTCATGATAAGGTTGCCGTGCAAGAGGAACTTGTTTCTCTGCGCGACAAGAAGGCGGATCTGGAAAACAAACTGGATCCGAAGTAAGAAGTCGTTCAACACATTGAAAGGTTAACACACATGAACACTTGGTCTTTTAAGCGCGTCATCACGACCTTCCTGCTGGCTGCGGCCGTGCTGGTTGGTATTCCGTTGGTGTACGGCATGTGGGCAGAAAACGATGCCCATCACGTAATGGTGGTGCAGGCACCGATGACTGGTGATCTCACTGTTTATACCGAACCGGGCTGGAAGTGGACCTGGTGGGGTACGGTAACAAAATATCCGATCATGAAAGAATTCAATTTTCAGCAAGATCCGCTGGTGATTCAATTCTATGACGGTGGCCATGCATTCGTTAAGGGTGCAGTTTCCTGGGAAATGCCATTGGACAAGAAGAGCATTATTGCAATTCACAAAGCATTCGGTAGTCCCGAAGGTGTGGAAACGCGAGCAATTCGTCGTGCTATGGAATCAGCTGCATATTTCTCGGGCCCTACCATGAGTTCGTTGGATTCGGCAGCCGGTAAACGAAATGAACTGCTCCAGCTCATCAATGAACAAATGCTCCACGGCGTTTACAAAACGCAATCCAAAACCATGGATGTGGAAGATCCGATTACGAAAATCCATCGCCAGGTGACAGCCGTCGAAATCGTTATGGGATCAGATGGTAAACCTCAACGCGCACAGGATTCGTACGTGTCTGAATTTAACATTCACATGCGTCCTCTTACCGTGTCGAAAATGGATTACGATGAGGCTGTTACGAAACAGATCAAGACACAACAGGATGCCATCAACCAAGTGACCATTGCTGCCTCCAACGCCAAAAGAGCGGAACAGGATGCAATCACTGCGGCTGCACAAGGTGAAGCGGCCGCCAAGAAGGCAGAATGGGAACAAAAGACTATTGCGGCGAAGAGCATTGCTGATGCCCAGGCCAAGGTGACCATCGCGGAAGCCAACGTCAAGGAAGCTGAACTCTACAAGAAGGCAGAAACTCTGCGTGGTGAAGGTGAAGCTGCACGTAAAAGTGCGGTGATGGCAGCCGACGGTCAACTCGACAAGAAGCTCGCTACCTACGAAAAGGTCATGACGGTACTCGGCGACTCGATTGCCAAGGCACAACCCGGTGCATGGTCTCCGCAGATGCAAATGGGACAGGCTGGTGCAGGCGGTGTGGATCGTGCAACTTCGATGATCGACATCCTTTCAGCCAAGGCTGCACGTGATCTCGGATTGGATCTGAGCATTCGAGCCAATACTCCGGTGAAGAAGTAAACACAAGGATGGGCTTTTGCCCATCCTGTTGTTCTATGTTAATCTAATGGTTAACATAGACCAGCATGGATGATATTAATAAAACATTTGAACGGCTAAGAAAGCCTACCTACGACGAAATGATAGATATCTGGAGAAGAAATATAAGATTATTTCCTAATTCGACTCTCGAAGGAGTCGAATACACGAATTGGTTAAGAAAATTTTATCCTAAGTACGGATGGACATTAGAAGAAATAACAATCGAATCCACCAGGCGTGGCAAATATGGATGATTTGATCTTCAAAAAACTTCGACGTGATCCGTGGGAGATTGTAGATAGAGAATTTAAAATGCTTCCAAGTAATGACCAACAAAAATTGGTAATGGATGTTTATTATGATCGTCCCGGAATGGAAAACTTTTTAAATCCCAGGGGATGGACCTGGAATGAATTCTATGAAGAATATAATCGAAGAAAAAGATCTGGACAGACCATTTAGAATACTTCGCAGGAAGGTTTCTTTTAAGGAAATGTCAAAAATTTACATAAAGAGCATTTCACCACACGATGCACATTCCGAAAATTATTCCGATACTGTAGATGCATTATTTAATGAATATGGTTGGACGTGGGAAGATTTTGCTGAAGAATTGTATAGAATAGGTCCTTATGCAGCTTAAAGAATTATCCGTTGCTGAAAATGATTATAAATCCGACACATTGGCCGCAGAGGCGGTCTCGATTACTGGCAATGAAAAGCTTCGAATTGAAATTACGGAAACAGGCGGATTAATTGTATCTCTTTATAATTTTCCGCAGTGGAGTCGTAATAAGCCAGTTAGAACACAAAGAATTGCCTTCCACGGTCTTGATTTGGAAGAACTAGAAGAGTTCATACAAAATGCGAAACAATTCATTTCTGAAGCAGAAATGGTAAGAACAATTAAAGGTAATTAAATGCCTGAATTTAAATTTAAAGAACACTCAAAACCCAGGGAGGGTTTTGTAATAGATGCTTACCAACATGTTGATAATGGTGGATATACAGTTCGCGTAACCAAATATGGTGGCATTGAGTTTGAGGCTTCTTTCTACGGTTATATTACAATAAATCTTCAACTTCATGATGTGAATCTCGATAATCTGATTGAAATCTTACAATTGGCCAAAAAAAGAATTGAAGAACAAAATATTGTTGATAAATTGAAGGGAAAATAAAATGGGTTGCTGGAATCACACTTGCATGATATCTAATCTACATATTATTCATCCACAACGTGTTGTGGTATTTCTAATTGCTGAAAATTTGAGATTTTCAGACTTTTACGGAACTACTGGACAATATACTCCTTGCCTTATTCCGTTCTATGGAAAATATGATGATTATGGTGGAGTGGAGGAATGTGAAGGCCCTGCATTAGATTTAATCCTTGATAAATTAAGGGACCAACTTTTCGAAATGGATGTCGGAAAGAATAAATCACGTGATATCGAAGTTAAGAAAAAAGATTTCAATATCGATCTTCTTTTCCAGGCTGATCATGAGGGAAGACTTGGTATTGTTGATTTGGAAAGTCCTAAGTGGACAGCTAGGGAAAAATATGATGTCCTAATGGAAAAAATCGGAAAGAAAAGACCTACGTCGGAACAACAGGCAAGGCTAGATGAATTATTGAATATAATGAAGAAACCCGAACCAATGATGCGAAAAGTTAAGCATGTGGTTATTCATGGTGATATCTTTGATAAGATTATAAACGAATTCTATATAGAAGACTATGTTGGAGAAAATAAAGGAACACATGGTTGGCAAAACTCCTACTCAAGAACCTATTTCAAAGACATTGTTGCTGAAGTCGATGATACCGTGGAATTCATCATGCAACAGTATCTCTTAGATAATAGATTATTCGGACATACAAGGTTCCGCCGTCCCTTCGACACGGATATCGATAATAGAACATTAAAATGGCTTCAAGCCTTCGATGGCCACAGAACGGATACAGTAATTGTTCAACTCGGTGATACTGTTATTGAATTGGCAGAAAAAGAAAAGTGGAAGGAAATTAAGTCCCTAATTCATGAAGCTCTAGTAGGTATATGGATTAATCGATATATGACTGATGTAAGAAAATCATGGGCACCCACTATTGGATTAGGATCACAACAATCCGAAACACACGGATATGAATTGCTTATTAATGCAATGAATGAAATTATTAAGAAAGAAAAGGAAGAATACGAAGATGATGACGAATGAATACACTCCGGTAGATCTATCCAATAATGGTTATAATATTGCCTATAGAAAAGAAGATGATGTACTGATTTTTTGGTGGTCATTTGAAGACGAGGATGTTTTTGAAACTAGTGACCTTACCTGGGAAACAGCAGATGAAGCAATTTCTGATGCAAGAAAACATATAAACACCGGAGAAGAAGTTGTCTCCTGATATGGATCCTATAACAGCACCTTGTGGAAATAGAGCTTTCTTTGATTACGAAAGTGGATTCTCCTACCGGTGTGAAGCTTGCATGGCGGTTATTGGTAGTATTGGGATGCCAAGAGAATGTCGTGCAATAATGGAAATGGATAGAGCTGTTGAAAAATTGTCTGGTAATGTAAAAAGAATAAATGGATTTAAATCTCCGTTTTGATGTTTGCAGAACACATAGGAATATTGTATAATATAGGTAATCAGGAGTAATCATGAAAACTGTTAAGTTGAATCGCAAGAGCATTCATTATAAATTAGCTCAGATGACCGGCTTCAATGAACGAGATGATGAAAAGCAGAATATCTGTGCCTACACCTGGCATGTGATTTTTGGTGTTCTTGTTTGTTTTGTCCTTCTAGTAGCTATAACTACAATTGAATATCTTCTTGTAGAATTTGCTCTTGGTGTATATTTCAGCATCTTGTATAAGACATTCATGTTTAGTGATGTTGGCGTAGCGGTTCTTGGAATTCTATGCTTTTCTCTTATTCTACTCTTTATATTCTATGGAATTCCTTGGTTGTTTAGAAAAACCAAGAAAATTATTGTTAATACTGTTTCTGACACTCCCGTTGATAGCTTCGTTAAGGAAGCATATCAATCATGGAAGGGAAAATATTGCAAGAAGGTCGAATTCAAATGAATACTGAAGAATCTACTGCGACAGTCCTGAAATACAATCTTTCAAGATTACTTCCTCTGCGAGTGGTTTTGAAAAAGGTGCAAATTTCAAGACCCGACAATACGATAATCGAAACATGGAATGGATTATGTGAAAATTCATTTTCTATGGATTGGATGGAGAATCGAGTCCGTGTATGGTGGTCGGGAAAGGCATATTCGATGCTCGGAGAACATCATATCAATGGAATCGATGATGCAAAACACAATTGTAGAGATTCCGGAGCAATTATTTTTGATCCGCTATCCGATGATTGCCCGGTTGAGATTGATTGGGAAATGTGGACTAAAGCAAAAACAAAATTCGATCAACGAAACGCTATTATGAAAGTGAAGGAAATAAAATGATGCCTCCTAAGAATGATTTTTGGACTTGGTTTGTGGTAATTGTTACCCTTCTAAATCTTTTCTTCTTTATTTTTCGTGCAGATATAATTGCTGGAATCATCGGCGGTTGTCTGCTTTTCCTTAATTGGAATACTTTCCGTTATCTCTATTACAGATATATTCGTTTCTGGAAATAATATGAAAATTGAAAAGAAGACCGGTAGCCTTCTTGATATTCCTTCCGGGCATATTGTGCATGGTTGTAATGCGCAAGGAGTAATGGGATCTGGTGTGGCGAAAGCCATTAAAGATAAATGGCCACACGTTTATCAAGATTATCGTGACATCTTTGAAAAGAAAGGCCTAACGGTAGGAGATGTTTATCCAGTGCGCGCAGAAGAGGGAATCCTAGTCTGGAATGCCATTACCCAGGAATACTTTGGAACTGACCGAAGACATGTAAGTTATGATGCAATTGAAAATTGCTTCAAACTAATTCAACAATCGCTTGATTGTGATTGGTATGCTAGTTTTAAGAAAGAAATCCATATTCCACTTATTGGATGTGGACTAGGCGGTGGAAATTGGGAAATTGTAAGAGAGATAATTGAACAAACTGTTACAGTTCCTGTAATACTCTGGATTCAATAAGCCATTTGACGACTTCTTGGAATACAGCTATTATATATTTTGCCATTACACACTTACCTGAAAGGATTTTGAGATGAAAAACTACTTCGGAATCAGCCGTGATCATAGCCGTTCGATGCTGCCCATCGCTTCCGCAGCCGCAAAGGATTACAACGAGCTGATCCTTTCCATTCGCGAAGGCGCCGACGAACATGATATCGACACCGTAGTGAGTGTGGTAAAATGCGGTGTCGGTGGCCATGATGGTAGGGGTGCATTGGTGGTACGTGAAAGTACCAATTCCAGTATTAATCGTCTGAAGGAAATGAAATCTTCAGACTACGTAACCGATGGTTATTCGACTCCGCTGTTCGACAGTATCGGTGATCTGATTGAACAGCTTCAAAGCGTTCCGGATGCAAATGATCCCGATGTGTCTTTCGTAGTTATGGTCATTACCGATGGTGAAGAAAACAGCTCGGTAAAATGGAACGGAAATTCACTTTCCAAGAAAATCAAGGAACTCCAGAAGACGGATCGTTGGACATTCACTTTCCGTGTTCCGAGAGGCGGCGCGAGAGAACTTGTACGTTATGGCATTGCACCCGGCAATATCCTGGAATGGGATACCAGCACCGCGGGCATGGAAAAATCGACTGCGGCAACGAAATCTGCAATGCGTGGTTTCTATGCTGCGAGAGCATCCGGTGTTCGCAGCACGGACAAGTTCTACGCAGATATCAGCGATGTGACGGTAAAGGAACTGAAAAAGAACCTGGTGGACATTTCCAATCAAGTGGATGTCTACGAAGTGGATCATCGTAACGATGGCGTGGAAATCCGTGATTTCGTGGAAGCCCAGGGCGTGCATTTCACTAAGGGTTGCGCTTTCTACCAACTGAACAAGACCGAGAAGGTCCAGGATTATAAACAAATCGCTATTCGTGACACCAATACCGGTGCCGTCTACAGCGGATTTGCAGCACGCGACCTTCTGGGACTTCCGCAATACGGCGAAGTGAAGCTTGTCCCCGGAGATCACGGAGATTACGAAATCTTCGTGCAATCCACTTCCGTTAATCGTAAGCTCACGAAAGGTACCAACCTGATGATCTGGACGGCAATGCCGGCCTAATCGGTGAACATATGAGATTGTGCAATGAAGCAATCTGGGCCGCGGAAGAGGTAATAACTGCCTTGAAGGGGCGTGGTCTGGATTATTCTTCGCATCGAGACACCATTGCCCTGCAACTTTTCGATGATGGATTGTTACGGGGTAATTGGGATGTCACAACAGAACTAAATGATCCCGAATTGAAAGATCTCAGGGCCATCCAAGAAGACGAATACGATCAGCATATGGATTATGCTGATGACAAACCCGAATACGACGAACAGGTATGTTATACCTCAATGGTACCTGCCTATATTTGGATTGTGGATTAATTTAAAAAAGGAAATTATAAATGAGTTATTACCTAAAAGAACAGAATATTCTTTGGCCGACCCTGAAAGAAGCACAAGATCTTAGGGACAGTCTTCCTGTAGGAACCTATACAGTGAAACAATCCATGAAAGGATTGTACCTTGAGATTATCGAAGATTTCAAGATTACCGGAAAGATCTACGGAAACGCAACCCAACAAGCTGATAGAATTCTTAACACATTCAAAGATCGTCCGCATTGCACCGGTGTTCTCCTTAATGGCGAAAAAGGTAGTGGAAAAACACTCCTTGCAAAATCAATCTCCGAGAAGGCACTGAAGGATGGCATTTCGACAATCGTAATTAATACACCCTTCTGCGGCGAAGAATTTAATACCTTCATTCAGAAGATCGATGAAGCATGTATTGTCATCTTTGACGAATTTGAAAAGGTGTACGATACTGAACAACAGGAACTTATCCTTACTCTTCTAGATGGTATGTATCCTTCCAAGAAGATGTTCATTCTGACTGTAAATGACAAATATCGAGTCAGTCATCATATGCGCAATCGTCCAGGGCGTATTTATTACATGCTGGATTATAAGGGACTGGATGCGACCTTCATTCGTGAATATGCAACTGATAACCTTAAGCCTGAACTTCAGAAGCATATCGATCAGATGGCCAGGCTTCCCATTTTGTTCGATTCCTTCAACTTTGATATGTTGAAGGCTCTTGTGGAAGAAATGAATCGATACGACGAAAGTCCGAAGCAAGCAATGGAAATGCTCAACGCAAAACCCGTCGATGCAGGATCCGTTCTTCATGAGATTGAAATCATGCGTAACGGAAAGAAGGTGGAACATATTTCGCCAAACCAAATCCGCGGTATTCCGATTGCTCAAGAAGAGCTGACTATTTCCTACCTTGATGTTAAGGAAGGAACGTCTGAAAACCAGGACGAACTCGATAATGATAGTTCCTGGGAGGAAGTTCCAATCAATGCACATAACCTGCGAAATGTGGATTACGATAACGGTGTCTTCACTTATGTTTTTACAGAAGGTGGATCCAATATCGTAGTCAATATCAAACGTAAGGAATATGCGCAACGAAATTGGCAAGATATTGCATTCTAATAGGAGATCAAATGAAACTACTTATTGCCGCAACCTTGATGGCAGCTTCGATTGCTGCATTCGCCAGCACAACTGTAATCGATACAGGAAATCTTTCAGATTCCGATGTTGCTGAATTGAAGGCTATTGCTGCTCAGAAAGCGGCAGAAAAGGCTAAACAGGACTCTCCTTCCACATTGAAGGATGTAAGTTCTGTGGCAACCTTGGCCGCTACCTGGGGAAATCAGGCAGCCGTTGCAGCCGAAGGATTCGCTAAGGCGCTGAATATCGCTGCAAAGGAGCTTGGCGTTACTGTAAATGATTTCCTGCACACCGATGCAGGCCGGCTTACCGCAGCACTAATTATCTGGAAGGTAGCAGGGACTGGTATAGTTCACATTCTATTTGGACTGTTGGTTTTGGTGATCGGCCTAACCCTTGCTAGGACTTTCTATCTCCGACTTTTCACTGAAAAATTCGTTTCAATGGATTACACACTCTTCTGGGGTCTGTATAAAGGAACGAAACAGGTCCGGGTACCTAAGTCTTTCCATGATCTAGACCACGATGGTGAATGGTTGATGGTTTGGGTTACGCTGGGTCTTACTATTCTTACCATCTTGATTGCCAGCGCATGTTTCGCAATTTGATTATTTGAGCCTTCAATTAGTTTAATTTATAATTGCTAAAGAAGGTTCAAATGTCGGAACAAAAACACGCTGAACGGGTATTAAAATTCCTCGAAGGATATTCTGCAAAGGGTCTCCTTGAGGAATATTCTCTTTCTCAACATGGTCTTTGGCAGATTTTTGGTGAGGATCCAAATTGCGATTTGGGTGGTTCGCATGTAACTCCTCTGCTAGAAACAGTAGAAGGAAAATTAGGAGATGTTATTTCCTATGCAGTTGAATTACCACGTTTTTGGCAATGGGGCGGCGGTGGTCGTATTGAAGCAATTCATGCCAAGAAAATCGACAAGAACACCGTAGAAGAAAAACTCAAATTAGAGGAAGAAGCGGAACAACTTGAAAAGAAGTTGGAAAGCCTTAGGAACAGAATTAAGAGATTCTAAGATGAAAACGGGATTTAGGAATAATGAATTCTGGGCCGAAGAATGGCCTAGTTTGGCAATGGATGAAACATTTAAGATTCTGAAGGAAAGAAATGAACTTTGAATATGGTTTTATCGGACATTGTTTCGACGCAACAGAAAACCACGACAAAATCTGGGGTTATTTTTTCCGTTCATCTGGAACAAACAATTGGTCCTGGAAGGGCGGAACAAATTGGGCTAACGAAGGTCGCAATATTGTGATTTTCTGGGGTCGTCGCGGAAAAGCAATGCAATTCAAGCCAGATGTATATTCTGTCTATGATACTGAGAAATTGAAGAATTCGAAAATGGACAAAAAGGGTTATATCGAAATTACAGAACAACGATTGATGGAAATTTGGCCTTCATTTAAGGATGAGGCTGAAATGAAATTATCTTTGGAAGTGCTGTCTGGTAGGGTAAAATGATTGATAATCTGTGTATCATGACAAAACTTGAGAATTTCAGAATTGACCGTGATCTCCGAGATAGGCCTAGAGATGCAGTAGCATATCTAGATTATAATTTTCCACATCTATATCTTGATCACAGAATAAATGAGAAAGATAGAATTGAATTTGATGCCCAATTTGGAAATGATTGGATATGGCAGACACCCTTTCAATTAGATAATACCAAAATTTGGTTTATTAACGAACATGATTTTCTAATTTTTAAATTGAAATATAAAACAATTGATGATTGTGTGTCTGGCACTTAGAAAATGTATATTCTAGAAATTTGTGATACAGAGAGTAATTTTTTAGCATACTGGATTCGATTTTCAGATTATGTTCTTTGGGAAGCAGAAAAGAAGAATGTAAGTCTTTTTATCATACGAGATACGCTTGTTTCCGAATTTAATGGTCGCATGCTTTTTTGTTATAATGAAAATCCTGTAATAGAATTCGATACAGAAAACGATGCAATCTTATTCAAAATAAAATATTCATAATGTATATTCTAGAAATCTATAACAAGGGACACGCATATCCATATTGGAGTAGATTTGTAAATTTTCTTCTGAACAACAAATCTCTTGCAACACCAGAATTTTATAATTATAGGGACAAGGAGCTTCGAAAATTTAGTGCATCTATGCATTATGTTCAAGATAAGAGTCCATGTCTAATGTTCGATTCAGAAGAAGAAGCTATGATTTTTAAATTGAGATTTTCATAATGGTTATATTTAATCTTGCCCCAACCATAGATGCCCAATAGAATGGCAAAATTTTGAAAGCTATATTTCAGAAAAATTGTCTATAGATATACACAATGCAGATAAAGAACAGATAACAACCTGGGGAAGAATGTTTAATGGTGAACTAAAAAAATATAGAGCGAAATTTATCCATGATTCGAATTTTGGATATTCTGTTGAATTTGAAACTAAAGAAGACTTATTAGCATTCAAATTAAAATTTTCATAATGGTTATTTTTAAACTTGCTACATATTTAAGGAACTGTCCTGTCGAGTGGCAAAATTTTGAAAAATATATTCTAGAATTATATAATTTGGTAAACACATACGGAAATGAAGAAAACAAAATATTCAGGAATGGAATTGATCTTGAATTAGAAAAATATAATGCTAAATTTATCCATGATTCGAATTCTGGATATTCTGTTGAATTTGAAACTGAAGAAGACCTATTGGTATTCAAATTAAAATTTTCATGACATGCTTCACCATTCCTTCTACCTTTAACGATTGTCCTAATTGGTGGAAAAATTTTATTAATGATATTTTCAAAGAACACAACAATTTTAAGAAAATCAATGGTCATGCTAGGACCGAATATATTGTTAAAGAATTTGAGAAATATGAAGCTTCATATTATGACTTTGGTTATACTCAACATGCTACGGTAAATTTCAAGAATAGTGAACTGCAACTTGTTTTTATGTTAAGATATGATTCTCCGTACGTAAATGTAGAATATGCTAGAAAATAAAACATCAATCGAATTGGATTTATTCAAAAACGGAATGTTAGAGAATTTCTGGGAAAATTTTATTGTTCGTCTTCAGAAAGAATTTATGTTAGATCCTTCTGATATCAATTACGTAGGAAAATTTAGAAAAATAAGAGACGAAATATTGACCACATTTCACTGTAAAATTATTGAGTTTCCAAGATTTTATCTAATTTTTGAACACGAAGAAGATCTAGTATTATTCAGGTTAAGTTATGGCTGGTAACAAAGTAAAGATAAATTTATTCCCGGTAGGTGATACATTAATTGATCTCTGGGACAATTTCAATCGTTATATTCAGAAAGAACATAATCTATTTCTGAGATCAAATAGAGATTATATGAAAGAGTATGAGTATTATCGAGATATAGAATTAAAGAAATATCATTGTGAACATATCATTGAGGGTGGAAACAAATATTACATAATTTTCGAAACCGAGGAAGATTATCTAGCCTTCAAATTAAAATATAATGGAAGATAAGTTTTTTCTAAAACAGAAATATTATAGGACCGATTCAGAACATATCTTCCTATCATCTCGATACTCCTCTGCACTTTTCGGTATTGGTTTCTTCAGCGATTTTTTTCTTGAATATTTACATAAGAATATAGAAGATAATTTCTATTTTGGAGTATATCCTGGATTAGGATATAGAATTTGGTTTAAATCCAACGAAGATTATATGATATTTAAATTAAAATTTCCAGATAAATTTTATAGTGAAAGAATAATAAAATGAATGAATATAGTTTAGAATTAAATGGTGAATTCGATCAATGTCCAAATTGGTGGAAAAATTTTATCGACTACGTTGAAATAAATTTTATAACAGAAACTAATAGAGAAAATGGTACATACAGAGACAATTGTATTTTCGATGTATTGGCAATATTTCATGCAAAATTCATAGGAGACATTTCCGACGATTCGCCTGCAAGTGTAATATTTGAGACTGAAGAAGATCGAACTGCATTCCTTATCAGATTTAATCACAATTTCAATCCTGTATCAGAACACCTAAAATAATTATGAAAAGTTTTGATATATACAAACATCAATCAATAGATCATTCTGATTATAAATGTTGGACGAATTTTGCAAGATACATTCGTCAAACCAATATAGCTCAACTCAGCGGTAAACGCGGTCAAGAATATAATCTTCAATTTGATGAATGTGCAATTATCGAATTATCAAATTTTGATTGTGATTTTGTTATTCAAAACTGTTTAGATAACGATTTTGGTAGGAATTTCGTAAAATTCAATTCTGATGAAGGATTTTTAATGTGGAAACTAAAATTTCAATATTATTCTGATGAGGATGAACAATAATTGAAAACAAAGAGGGAAGATATTAGACAATTTACTCTTAACCTATTGACAGACACGCTGGTATAAGACACAATACATATACACAAACTTTTTAACCCCACCAAGGAGAACACTTAGATGGCTATTGACACTCATCGCGCAGAACGTCCCCGTGACGTAAAAACACTTCTGCAACGTTGTATGCGGGTTGGACGCCCCGCAATGATTTGGGGACCCCCCGGCATTGGCAAGTCCGAACTGATTGCTGAAATCGGTGCGGAACAAAAGCGCCCCGTTATCGACATGCGTCTGCTTCTGTTGGAACCGACCGACATCAAGGGCATTCCGTTCTATGATCCCGCCACGCAGACGATGCGTTGGGCTCAACCGGCGGACCTGCCGCAAACCATCACTGAACGTGATATCAATCGTGCCAAGAAGGCACTCTCGCTGGCCATCGAAGGCAAGGACGAAGACGAGATCCACGAAAAAACCCAGAAGCTGGAAACGCTGAAGATTGCACAAGAATTCAGCAAAGCAATTCTGTTCCTGGATGAAATCAACGCTGCTCCTCCGAGCGTGCAGGCCGCGGCTTACCAGCTGATCCTGAACCGTCGCGTCGGCGAATACAAGTTGCCGGATGGCGTGTCGATGGTGTGCGCCGGCAACCGAGACAGTGACAAGGGTGTTACCTACCGTATGCCCAGTCCGTTGGCAAACCGTCTCGTTCACATCGAGATGACGTCTAACTTCGACGACTGGCAGAAGTGGGCCATCATGGCTCGCGTTCACGCTGACGTGGTGGGCTTCCTTTCCCATCACAAGCAGAAGCTGTTCAACTTCGATCCGAAGAGCCCGGACAAGGCGTTCGCAACTCCGCGGTCCTGGGTGTTCGTTTCGCAGCTGATCACGGACGAACTTCCCGAATCGATGAACACGGCACTTGTGGCCGGCACGGTTGGTGAAGGTCTCGCAACCGAGTTCGCGCAACACCGGAAGGTGGCGGCAAAGATGCCGAAGCCGGAAGATGTGCTGACGGGCAAGGAAACGAAGCTGAACGTCAAGGACCTGAGCGCCATGTACTCGCTCACCATCTCCATGTGCTACACGCTGCAGGAATGGCTGGGTCGTACGAAGGCGAACGACAAGGATGACAAGTTCACGATGTCCGATTGGCACAAGTGCGTGGACTTCTTCTTCCAGTACATGATGGACAACTTCCAGACGGAAATGATCGTGCTCGGTGCGAAGACGGCCCTCCGTGATTACGCACTTCCGATCAACCACCGTGAGATGAAGACGTTCAAGGCCTTCCATGACAAGTTCGGGAAGTATATTCTCGAAGATTGACGGGAACCTATTATTGTAGCACGAAATTGCTACAATTGTCAACCAAAAAACCGCCTTCGGGCGGTTTTTGTTATGTAATATCTAAATAATAATATGAACCATTCTTTTCGATAACCAAAAATTTAAATTTATATCCTAATTCGATACACGCCCTTGCCTTCTGATGATGTTTTGGTGTATTATCATTATAGGTATGTTGGGACTTGACTTCTATTATTAGATTTTCCTTTGGAATATAGATATCGGGAAAATAATATGCACCTCTTCCTTTTCCATTTCCGTATTTAATTCTGGGAACTTCTGTAATTCCAATCATGAGATCTTCTTCCTTATAAGATTTCAATAATAAGTTAATTCCCTGTGGTTCGTGTCCTTGAACTATTACTCTTCTACCAGAAGGGAAGATATATTCCTTAGATCGATAATCGCTTTCGAGCTTCTTCTGATGTACGCCAGGATCTTGTGATGGATTTTCCACTCCAAATTTCTCTAAACAGGTTTCAACGTACTTCTCCCTATTATTATAATTCTTATCACCATACCTCTCTTCCTTAGTAATGGCGGCAACAGCCAATCTCTCTTGTGCATTTTCTGAATTCTTTTCAGAAACCTTGGAAGCTATCTCTGGTATTTGAAGTTGATGGTCAACACCGTACCTTTCTTGAAAAGTTTTCTTTTTCTTCTCTTTAATCTCTGGTAGAGAATTCGTACTTTCAACTCCATAATTACGCATATTCGTTTCTTTAGTTTTCTGTAAACGGATATCAATTGTGGCTGTAGTAGTTTTACGAAGAGTCTCGCGTACTTGATCTGTCTGTGCTACGTTGGCCTTGTCGTATTTAGACATATTGGTTTTTTCGCGTTTTTTAAGTATAGCAACCATGTCTTTCCTAGAATAAGTGTCTTTGTATTTTAGTTTAGTCGTAGCATTCCGACATTCCTCAGAACAGTACCTTTTATAATTTCCATATCTGTCCTTTAATGCTATATTCTGACATTCGGAATTTTGACATTGATGTAATTTCATATTTTTCATTGAAACAATATATAGAATTTTGATAACTCTGTCAATTGACTAACTCATTGGATTTATAATACAATAAGATATATGAGGTGATCTGATGGTTGTGAAGGATTGGAATAAAAGAGATAGAACTCATTGCGAGGAGCATGTTCTTTATCAAGTCTTTCTTGGTATCCATGCACCTGTAAAATATGATGTGATAAGAGTAGACGAACCATCACTTTCTTATCTATCAACAGTGTCTGATAGATTCATAATTAGATTCTTAGATGAATTTGCGGCTGTGAGATATATCTATACTCTTCCCAAATTTATGTCATGTGAAGAAATGAATAGATTGGCAGAAGAACTTTTTATTATTATTAAATTAATGAGTTGAAAATGAATGTACAGGATTGGTACACCAGGAAAAACGATTATTTTGAGGATCATGCCCTATATAGGGTTCATGAATTAAATTCGTTATGGGAAAAACATCCTGTCACAGGTTACGATATAATTTCGGTCGATGAAAACAACATTGGTCGTTTATCAGAAACATCAACTAGATTTGTAATTAGATTCATGTCTAAATATCATATAAAATATATCTATGTACTTCCTAAATCCATATCCTCCGAAGAAAGCAACAAATTAGCAGATGAATTAATGATTTTCATTAAATTAATGGGTTGAAATATGATAATAAAAGATTGGGAGGATAGAACAAACTCTGTGGAAGAAAAAGATGAAACTCTATTCAAAGTTTCTAAGGAAAATTATCCAGTAAGAATAGACAATTATGAAATTAGAACTGTCAATAGAACAATTTCTACGCTGGATATGAATGGACAACGAAAAATAGTTAGATTTTTTAGTTCAGTAAACGGTGTTAAATATATCTATATTCTTCCATTCTATTTAGATGATAATGAAAAATTAAACAAGTACCTAAAAGAACTATTTGTTATTATTAAACTAATGGGCTGAAATATGATAATAAAAGATTGGGAGGATAGAACATATTTAAAAGAGGATGATGGAATCTTATTTAGAGTTCGTTCTAAAAGTATTTTTCCAATAGTCGGATATGAAATTAAAAGTGTCAATGAACCAATAACCGAATTAGATTTTTTCGGACCAAGAAAAATAATCAGATTTATTAATTCATATGATGCTATTAAATATATCTATATTATTCCTGCTTCCATAAAAGAAGAGAGAGAAATAAAAAAATTTGCAGAGGAAATATATATTATTGTTAAATTAATGGACGAAATATGATAATAAAAGATTGGAATGAAAGAAAATCAGATGATGTAGATGTTCTTTATAGGAATAGATATTATTCAACTGGATTGGTTACTAACTATGATATAGTATCGGTTACGAATGACCTATCATATGTAACAGTTAGCAAAAAATATCTAATTAGATTCAATCGAGGATATGATGAACCAAGATTTATTTATAATCCATCTGAAAAATTAAGCAGTGATGAATTACATAAATTGGCAGATGAATTAATGATTCTTGTTAAATTAATGTGTTAGGTAGTTTGAAGAAAAATGACAGAAAATATTGAAGAACTCGAATTCTTTTTAAGGATGAAACATCCTTATCACTCATGTTCTGAACTTTTTGGATCGAAAACTTGGATTATATGGGATTGTAAATCTGTTCCAATTTTCTTCAAGAGCACAAATGAAAAATTAATCGATTCTGTTAGAGGAACCTGGTTAGCAAATGTAGACATTCAATTTAAAGAATATAAAAAGGATGAATTCTACTATCTAGTAAGAATAGATCATGTCTGATATTAATGAAATAGAATCTTTTTTAAGGATGAAATATTCCGATCAAGGGTATAACCATACCAATGGATCAAAAACTTGGATTATATGGGATGATGAGGTTGATTTGATTTTTCATAAAACCACTAGCAAGATATTATCCGATACTGTTAAAGAAATATGGTCAGATGAAAAATTTCAGTTTGAAGAATATACACAGGATGAATTCTATTACCTGGTAAGAACAGATCATGCATGAGATTGAAACTTTGATTGCGTTGAAATATAAAGGTATGATGGAAATACCTTCTACACCTAAGCGTTCATATGAATATTTTCGTAATGCTGAAACCGGCCAGGTATTATATGCTAAGATATATGATTTGAAAAAATTGTCAGACTGGACAAATTTATGGCATTTAGAAAATATTTCATTCACTGAATATAGGACACATGAATATATTATTTTAGTTAGAAATGATGTGTTATGAATGAAATCCTAATTCTATTGAAACTAAAATATAATTTTAGAGAATATAAAGACTTTATAAGAATTGATAATTCTGATGAACAATTAATTGGTATATTAACCAAAAATAAATGCGAGGATAATTTAGACTTGATTCGCAGATGGGAAGTACATTGGAATAAAATTTCTGTTCCATATAAGAGATATAAGAAGAAAAACAGAATACTTATCATAAAAGAATATGCATTATGAATGAAATTGAAGCTTTTCTTCGATTAAAATATAACAATTGTTATTCGGGTTGTTATACTGTTTCTTTTCCATATGCAGAATATTTTTATATTCTGGATGAAAAATTTAGACTGGTATTCTATAAAACAGCATCAAGAGAATTGATTGAACGTGTTAAGAGGAATAATCCTGTCAACATGAATATGTTTTCGGAAATTAATCGGGATGGATTTATATTTCTAATAAGAAAAGAATATGTCCAACATACATGAACTCGAAACTTATCTGAGATTGAAATATCCGGATCATGAAGAAGGAATAGAGAAGGGAGTCTTTTATTCTTATATTCGGAATGAGAAGGGTGAATTAATATTTTATAAGACAGATTCCATAGGTGAATTAAATAAAGTGAAAAGTTGTTATTATCACAGGACATGGAAGTTTTTCGGAAATAAAAAATATCATTGGTTAGTAAGAACAGATTATGTCTGAAATTGAAACCTTTCTCGGATTAAAATATAAAGAGGTAGAAAGGCCTTACGGCAGTGTATATTTTGATGAAGATACAAGAGTTTGGGCAGTCAGGATTCATAGCAACAATCCCACGATGTTAGAGCGCTGGAAGAATTCCTTTGACTATAATCGATTATATCCTTATTCAGAAGAAGTGATTGGCAGTTATACTTTTCTAATTCGTTATGAACGAAATACTAACAATTCTAAAATTGAAATATAGGATGAATAAGTATTATCCTGATTGTATAGCATTCTATAATCAGAATAACTTTACAGTTGCAATCTGGACTAATATTAATGATAGATCAACTAAAACAATATTAACAATTTGGAAAGATGCAGGTATTCCAGCAAAAACTTTTATCGATAATGATAGGATACTCGTAGTTAGAATGGATGCATTATGAATGAATTGTTAATAATTTTGTCATTAAAATATCAACACAGAAATTATTATACGTATGAAATATTTGTCGATAATAACTTAACGATGTCGGTTTTAATTAAAAACGAGGATTATAAATATCTAGCCGGTGGTTGGGAAACATACTGGGACGCACATCACATTGATTATAGACGAATCGATGAAAACGATGTTATACTATTGGTTCGAGAAGACGCTCTATGAATGATGAAATAGAAATATTATTAGAATTAAAATTTAATAAAAGAATTGGAAGATATTTCGATTCTTATTATAAGGAAACCGAAAAGGGTTTTGAAACAATGGCCGTAAGATCTAATCACGTTAGTATAGTCAGATCATGGCAATATCGATTTAAACTAAGCGAACGTAAATATTCCCTTCATAAGATTGGCAATTATGTGTATGTGGTTAGAAATGATGCATTATGATAGATGATGAAAGAATTACGCTTTTAAGTTTGAAATATCGTATTGAAACTCATTTTTCGGTCACAATTTTTGCGACTGATGATGAGGTAATGGCTTTTCTTTATGATCCGAATAACTTCAAAGAAATATCTCCATTACTATCGTGGAAATTATCATGGCATCGACGTGATATTCCTTATTCGATGTCAGCATTAGGTAATCAAATACTTGTTTATAGGGACGATTCGTTGATATGAGTGAAGAAGAAACATTTAATAAATTGAAGAAGATGCCATATGAGGAAACGAGAACTGTATTCAATAGGCCAACAAACATTCTAGATAGAATTTCAGCACTAAATGGAACAGGCTGGACATATGATGAAATAGTCGAAGAAGCATTAAAAAGGTTAGGTTGGAATGACTGAAGAAGATACCTTTAGAAAATTAAAAAGGCCCTCTCTTGAAAAGATGAGAGAATTATATAGAGAATGGACCATTAAAGGTGACAACGAAAATTTATTGACAGAATCAGAATTTTTAAATGGATATGGATGGAATCGAATTGATTTTTGGCAAGCAGTGTGGATAGACGATCATAAGGAAATTTTCAAATGAGCATTGATGAAACCTATTTGGTATTGAAATATTTTAAGAAATCACACGGAAGTTATTCCTATTTTTCTCTTACCGAGGAAGTAGAAGATGTAAGTATTATTGCAATTCAGACCAAAAATGAAATTGTGTTAAAAACATGGAAAGAGTTCTGGAAAGAAAATGGATATACATTTAGAGAAATCAGAGTCGAAGGAACTAAAGAAACACTTATGATTAGGGGCGATATATCTTGAAGGAAGAGGATACAATTCGTCTTTTGAAAAAAGTTCCTATACCGCATTTAATTGGCGAAATTAAGCTCTGGAGACTTAACTCTAAAGATAAAAGAAATTTTGATGAGCTACTTAATGCAAATGGGTGGAAACGCAGCGAATACATACTTTGGATACACCAAGGTGGATCTTCATTATGAGTTGAAAAATGACAGAAGACGATACATTTAACGCCTTAAGGAAAACTCCGATTTTAGAAATGATTTCTAAAGTTTCAGAAATCAATAGTAAGTATGCCGGGAGAGATTATGATTGGGATTCACTATTTCGTTGTAATGGATGGACTCGTCGTGAATATAATGAACAGTTGTTTATTCATTTCAACGAATATTATGAAAAGACATTAAATGAACGAAGATGATACATTTAACCGATTAAAGAAGAGTTCCTTTGAACATTTAGAATCGGAGTTTCAGAGATTAAAATATCAATATAAGGGTGATCCTAAATCCTATAATATCTGGACAAGCGAAAGAAATAGAATTGCACATAAATGGTTGGACAGTAAGAGAATGGCAACGAGAAAATTATAATCGAATATATGGACATATAAGGGATTAAGAATTGAGTTTATTACATGTTATCAAATACGGAAATATATCAGTAACAGAATACGAATTAATTCTTCCACTTGATTTAACATTCTACATAATGGATAGATTTATCGAAAAGATTCGTATAAAAAATCCATCATTTGAATTTGATTATAAAACACAAAATAACCAAGTTGGTTTGACTATCACAGCAGATAGATTGGATAATGCTTTTGAAAAGTACGTTATACAAGCCAGTCAATCCAATGGTACTAATTTATCTGAGAATTATATTAATGAATTAATTAAAGAATTTCTATACGAATATGACGATACTTCATGTGATTAAATATTCTGATGTTACTTTTCGTAACGCCGGTAGAATTCTTCCACTTACACTTTATAAATCATTTTTGAAATATGGAAGTAGGTGTATTTTAGAAAGAAAAGATAAAGGAAAACTTTCCTATTCACAGCAAGTTGAAGAAAGAATGTTATGGGATTATATTCTTGATAGAGCTCATTCTATAAATATGTGGCATTCTCACATGGTGAGTTTATATTATTCTGTTTATAACAATAATGCTGAAAATAAATTAGAAGAAGTTTTGAAGGATTTTCTTGTAAAATACGGAGCATAATCGCATATTTCTATGAAAGTATGCTATTATTAGATGATTACTAAGAATAGAAGGATTTTCGTCGAGGGATTAAAATGAGCTTGTTTGATGTAATTAAACATGGTGATGGACATATTACTGCAGAGGAATGTCCTATTTGGGTTCTTCGACGCTGGGGTACTATTCTTCTTGAAAGAATACGTCAAGAAGAAATTAAGAAATATGGAATTGAAACTGGATATGATCATGAAATTGAATCCATTGAGAAATTACAATCTAATGAGATCTTATTCGAAAGTATAATTATTCCATTAACAATTAGGCTCTCCGTAATTATGGGTAGCAATTCAGATGAATGTACGAGTATTGGAATGGAAATGTTACGGACCGCATTAGAAGAATATGAAGGTGAGGAATGATAGAATATAAGGTAATAGTCGAAAGTACCACTCAAGATGCGTATTTTTCAAAAAAAGTTGCAGACCTATTAAATCAGGGTTGGGTGTTAGAAGGTTCTTTGGTGGTAGCTGGGACTGAACGTTCTTGTTATCTGGCACAAGCATTAATTAGAGAAGTGGAAAATCAAAAGTAACCTGTTGACTGCAAAAAGAAATTACAATACACTATAGGCATAACAAATAACAATGACAGGTGATAATGAGATGGATAAAACCATGCAGGTATTGATGCATGGTTATTGTTTAAGAAGGTGTGGCGGAATTGCACAATCACCACATACCTGTCCTTTTTCCACAGAAATACACAACGATTATACGTTGTGCAATTGCTGTGAGGATTGTGAGAGAAATTGTGCAGATGACATTTAACCAGGAAACATTAACATGGATGACAAGGAAAAAGCCAAAGAGCAACTGACGCGGGCACGTATTTCGTTGCTGCTTCAACAGCCTTTCTGGGGGACGTTGGCAACACGTCTTATTCTGAAAGATGCGACTGAAGAGGATTGGTGTCCGACTGCTGCAACAGACGGACGTTACTTCTACTACAACCGTAACTTCATTCTGAAGTTGACCAAACCAGAAACCGTATTCCTTGTGGCACACGAAGTGGAACACTGCGTGTATGACCACATGAGTCGTCGTGGTAGCCGTAAGCCGAAACTGTGGAACGCAGCGGCAGACTTTGTTATCAATTGGGAACTGCACGAACACAATATCGGCAAACTTCCCGATCCCAAGACATCCGGCGTAACTCCTTGCTTCGATCCGAAATACAAGGGTATGTTCGCAGAAGAAGTTTACGAAAAACTTCTTGATGACCCCAATGCTGGCAACTTTGGTGATTTCGATATTCACCTGGAACCTGGAGATGGCAAGGGTGAACCGATGACCGAAGAAGAACGCCGTATGCTGTCGGATGAGATCCGTGCTGCGGTGATGCAGGCCGCCAAGGCAGCTGGTGCTGGAAATACGCCGGCTGGTGTGCGTCGTATGTTGAAGGACCTCACTGATCCGCAAATGGATTGGCGAGAAATTCTTCAGATGCGCCTGAAATCGATGCTGAAGAATGACTTTACCTGGATGCGTTGTTCGCGTAAGGCGCAATCCGCTGGTTTCTACCTTCCGGGACAGAAGGATCAAGAAAAAGTTAAGGCAGCAGTTTCAATTGACTGTTCGGGTTCTATGTCGGACGATATGCTTCGAGACCTTCTTACTGAAGTGAAAGGCATTATGGAGCAGTTTACCGACTTCGACCTGGATGTCTGGTGTTTCGATACTCGTGTTTACAACCACCAACGCTTTACGGCAGAAAATCTCGACGACATCGATACATATGAGATTCATGGTGGCGGCGGCACATCGTTTGATGTGAATTGGCAATACATGAAAGACAATGAATTGCAACCCGAGCGATTCATCATGTTTACTGACGGTTATACCGGCGACGGCTGGGGCGATCCGGATTGGTGCGAAAGTGTGTTTGTCATTCACGGCGATGCTAGACATAACATTACCGCACCGCATGGCATGACATGCTGGTACGAACCCGATGCGCATAGCCCGCAAAATCGTCGATAATCCTTAACAGGAGGAGACCAGAAAACCCACTCAAAAGGTGGGTTTTCTTTTGAGGTGTCTTTGCCCTCCAATGATCAAAATCATATAATATAGCTATGAGCTCAGAAATTGAACTTATTCGAAAACTAAAAAGAATTTCTTTTGATGAAATGGATCGGAAGGTTACAGATTGGGCAAGAAATTGGAGCGATGATAGAAGTTATAGATCATTGCTGAATGAAGGTAATTGGACAGTTGATGAATTTGACGATGAAAGAGAAAGAAGAAGGTCAAAATTCTATGACTGAAAAAGACACCTTTAATCGTCTCAGAAGAATACCATACCAAGAAATGATGAAATTAGTTACGAAGGAACACTTTGTAGATGATTGGCCTGCAAGACAGGAAGAATTTTTTCGATTGTTAGAAACAAACGGCTGGAATTATGCCGAATACCATCAAGCAGTAGAAGATGATTATTATAATAGAATAAGATCATATGACTGAAGACGACACATTCTTAAGATTAAAGAAATTATCATTTTCGGAAATAGATGATATATGGTATAGAAAATATACCGGAACCGCACGCCGGGATCTAGAAGAATTTCTGAACAAATATGGCTGGACTACTGAAGAATTTATACGAAAGAAATTTTACCTCGATTGTTTATAATGACCGAAGAAGATACATTCAATGCATTAAGAAAACCAACGATATTTGAAATGATGTCGTTGGTCATAAAACGGAATAGGGAAACGGGTTATATGCCAACGGAAGAATGGCATAAATTTATGAAAAATTATGGATGGACATCAGATGAATATAATAAAATGATGAATAAACATTTTAACGAATATTACAGTAAGTATCTAAAATGAAAAATTTAATTATTCTTCTCTTGGCATGTTCCTTAATAGCATGTGGTAAAAAGAGTGAACCACCACAAACTACCTCATCTACTCAAACTCAAGCCGACTGGCCGGATTTATCACATGCGTTTGATGCTGTGGCAAGAAATTATCCACATGCACAAAAAATCTGTTATGATGAAGCATGGGGTTTCTTTCTTGATTATGGTCCAGAACAAACATCCGGAGAAAAAGATGATGGGGTCTGGCATGGTATGTTTTTGATTACCTGGAATGATATGCATTTCCATAAGGTCTCAAACGGAACCTACTGGATGGATGAGATACCAGAAAACAGAACCTTTACATCTCATGCTGATTTAACCGGTTTGGAATGCAAACCATAAAAAGGAAATAACGTCTGGTGGAAAATTCTGAGGATTGGCTTTTTCTAAAACTAAAGAGACCTACCTTTGTAGAAATTTATAATTTATATTATAACTGGTATTGGGATGACAATAAGAAAGTAACGCACATTGGTATATCTGAATTTCTAGAGACGAATGGTTGGACATTAGATGAATTTGTAACTCAAAGGGATGCCTGGTATGAAAGAAAAAGACAAATTTCTTGAACAGATTGATAAAATGTCCGATCATTTTACACAACTCGAGCACAGGACCGCTGACCCGGGCGTAAGGCGGTATTATTCTGGCATTATTGCAGGATTAAACAAGGCATATAAGCTGGCATTAAACGACATGCCGTTTAACCTTATTAGAGACGAGTGATGGACAGGGAAGTTTCGGAGGATAAGTTAGCTAGAATTCTAAGAAGAGTAAGTCTGCAGGAAATGACAAGTATCTATAACAAATGGTTATTCAATTTTACGGACAGAACACCAGTACATGATTTACTAGATAAACATGGTTGGACATATGAAGAATTCATAGAGAAAAGAGAATGACAGAAGAATCATCTGAAGACAAATTAATTAGAATTTTAAAGAAACCACCCTTTAATGTAATAATGGAAACTTATAAGGCATGGTTAATTGATCTTACAGATAAAACAATGTTTTCTACACTATTAGAAAAACATGGATGGACATATAAGGAATTCATTCTAGAAAGAGACAACATTAAAACAAATGACTGAAGAAGATACGTTTAATACTCTTAAGAAGTCCACGTTTCTCGAAGCATGGGAAAAATATAAACTTTGGTTAGATATACCGGGAAATGTCGTGGATAAGGATTTCTTAAAAAATCGCGAAAAATTCTTCAACCAACTTGGATGGACCTGGGAAGAATGGATGCAACAATATTTTATGAATTATGTCTGAGGATAAAATATTTAGAATATTAAAGAGACCTTCAAAGGAAAAAATGTGGGATCTCTATGGAGAATTTTGTGCTGAAACAGCTCTTTTAGAACGTGATAAATTTGAAGTGGCAAGAGAAAAATTCTTTAAAAAACATTATTGGACATCAAAGGAATTTAGTGATGCAAGATATTTCAACTGAGGATGAAGTATTTAGAAAATTAAAAAAACCTCCCTTTAATAAGATGAGGGAATATTTCATCCAATGGGCATCCGATAATCATATATTTCCATCGTGGGAAGATATGATTATACAACGTGATAAATTTTTCGAAAGTCATGGATGGACACTTCAAGAATATAAGAAGGAAAGAGAAAAGATATATGACTGAAGATGATACATTCAGTCGATTGAAAAGAATTTCATTTACTGAAATGAGATCCTATTTTCTTAATTGGGTAACTGATAACAGAAATATCTTTAATCAGTCAGAAGAAGAATATATGAAAGAACGTAATAAATTTTTTGAAAAACATAACTGGACATACAAAGAATATAGAAAGTTCCGTAACTCACAATTAAACATATATGAATAATTTATTAATACCAATTTCCTGGATACTTGCAGTCCTGTTTGTAAGGATTTTTGTAGGACCGGTAACAATCTGGGCATGGATACCATTTTGGCTTTCACTGTATGTCGTTGGTGATAGAATAGTGAAATATTATAAAGGTAGATCGAAGATAAATACTAGCAAAGGAAACACATGAGTCAATATCTTATCCCTAACAATCAAGAATTTATTGAATTGATTGCAAAAGCAATTGCTCATGATCGTTTTCACCGCGAAGTGGTAGAAACATTGAACAGAACACACGGAGGATCTTCAAATTATCCCGAAGCTCTTCTTGAAAAATCCGTTGATCAGACTTTCGATCGACTCTGGTATGGAAATAGTCCTCAGGATGAGCATTCTAAGCGCGATTATAGAAAAGACGCAGAGGCTGCCATCCGTGCAATTAATCTAGAGATTCTTAAAATGCCTTCATAAGAAGATAAATACATCAAAGATAAAGGATCTTTGATGTATAGAACTTCTTTATACTACAAGATAAGTACGACAAAAGATAAAGAATCAATCCTTAGAATGTTTTTTGAAGATTGGGCAGAAGGAATCTGTAACCAAGAAATCAAATATACAACTGTCTTGGCAAGTCCCAATCTAAGAAATATTTCATATTCGTGGTGGGACGAAATTATACGTGTCGATTTCAATAATGAAGAAGATGCAACTGCTATGAAATTAAAAGGCATACCAGAAGATCTTCAAAGCTATATTAAAAATCTCACAATCTAACATTATTTTCAGTTGACTTCTTTCGAAGAAAATTTGTAAAATAGAAATATCAAATAAAATAGGTTATTATGGATGTACTCTTGCTCAATGCTGACGGGACACCACTTTCACAAGTTCCGTTATCTGTCATTACTTGGCAGGTAGCCTTACGTCTTCTTTTTCTTGGTAAGGTAAAAGTTATCAAAGAATACGACGATTGGGTAGTTAGATCACAACATTTGGAAATGAAAGTTCCTTCTATTGTGATTATGACTGAATTTGTAAAATGGAGTAAGCATTTGAAATATAGTCGTTCCAACGTCTATCTTAGGGATGATTTCTCATGCCAGCTTCAAATTACAAATAGGTGTAAGGAATTACACGGTAAGGTGAAGGTATCAGAATTAACCCTTGACCATGTATTGCCAAAATCAGATGGTGGTAAGACCAACTGGGTAAACGTATGCACTTCATGTAAGGATTGTAATAGTAAGAAAGGAAACGATCATACCATTCTTCCGATCAAGAAGCCATACAAGCCAAGCTACTATGAAATTTTGAATAAACGAAAGTCTCTACCCTTACATATTAGAGATGAGTATTGGAAAAACTTCATAGATTGGCCAGAACACCTAATTAGGGTGTCAGGTTCTGCACATCATAGCAGCACCGAATCACAGGAAGATTAAGTCTTCCGAAATCGAAAATCGAGCCCTTAAGGGGCTCTTTTTTTGGCTATTTTTACCATGAAATTCAGAATTAATTGGACGAAATGATAAATATGTTGGTATATAATTAGGGAGAAATATGGCAAATCCACAAAAGGAAATTCAGCAAAAGGAAGCACAAAAACAACCTGAAGCTGTAAAACAGGAAACACAGGTTCAATTATCTGTGGCAGACCTTCAGAATTTAGCGAAAATAATTGATCTAGCTACCAGACGCGGTGCCTTTGGAGCAGCAGATTTATTAATGGTAGGAACAGTCTATGATAGATTAGCTAAATTCCTATCAGCAACCGATCAATCAAATAAGGAAAGCAACAATGGCTAATATTGAAAATTTAAAGAAACACATGGGGCAATTAACCAATACTGGAGTTAGAGTAGCGGTAGTTTTTAGAAAATTACCAAATGATGATAGCTCTTGTCTTATTGTAGAAACAGAAAGATTACCGGACAGTTATCACGATGCAGTTATTCAAATTTTGAATAGCAGGGAAGCATTAGAAACAAACGATTTTTTTGAAGTTTTAAATCGCAGAACATTTCCGGATGGAACTAACTGCCTATCTACACTTCACCAGAAGGGTTTCCTCAGAAAGGAACCAGTTTCGAATATAACAATGTATCCTCTTCCAAATCAACCAGTTCCTCTTGGACTTATTAATGCAACCATTGATAAGAAATTGGATGAATATAATAAAAAGCAAAGCGAGAAGCCGGAAGAAAAAGTTGATACAAGAACTCCAGAAGAAAGGCAAAAAGCAGCTGAGGAATTAGCTGCGAAGATGCAGGATCCAACTGCAAATGCCAAAGCATTAATTCAACAAGCTGAAGCTCTCGAAGCGGATGCCGCTGCAAAAAGAGAATTAGCTTATGCCATGGCTCCAGATCTCAAACCAACAAGGGGCAGACCAGCTACACCAGATGAGTTGAAGGCTCAAAAGTTGGAAGATCGTAAGAATAAAAGACGCGAACGTGATAGGGCTAAGGCAGCCTCTGCCAAAGTCGAAAAGGCTGAAACAGTATTGAACAATAAGGTTGAAGCTAAACTCAGAAGAGATGCTGAAAGAATTTAAAGAAATCTCCAACTAAATCAATAACCGGTTATTTTATGGCCGGTTATTTTTTTGGTAAATAATAGATACTTGGGAGATTGTAATGAGTAAGAAAACAAACTTCAACCTTGACAGGGCCATTAACCGAGTGTCAAAGCCTAATATCTTTGACCGAATTGTAAAAGAAATTGATGCGAAAGAAATTCCAGCCAAGTATGTGGATCAAGTATTAGTTCAATATCTAGATGGCACAGTGGTCGAATTGAATGGTGATGATATTACACATCCTATTCCTTTACAAGGTGACATTTCTTGGGAAGATTTAGATGAAGTCTTCAAAAGAATGAAAGATGTAAGAATATTCGTAAATACGGATAGGTTAGAAGAAGATATTAATAAAATGGTTGAAGATAGTCTCGGCAAGTATTGCTAATTAGAGTATCTTTCAGCTAACCAATCAAAATCATTAATCAATTTTAATTGTTCTGGTTGGTCGGCAAATTTCCTTCCAAACTCGGCTCCTTCATTGGCGCCTGCGATAGCCAAGTCTCCAAAATCTCTGTCAGTACCAATAGTACACCAAATTTTTAATCTTTCCTCGGTTTCTGTATTATCTTGATTAGGTATAATTTTAGAAGCCAATTTAGCACATTCTCTAAATGCACTTCTCCATGTTGAAAATGGATCCATATTGAATTGCGTTATATTACTAATTTCCGGTATTACTTTAAAACTTCCCAAACCAGTTGTGAAATCTATATTACCATTTATTAGGTCAAGAAGTTTCTTCCTAGGAAATAATTTCACGCCACCATAACCATATACCAAATCATTTATTGGATTTTGTGAATACCATACATGAACAGAATCTAAGTCCCATGCACTCGGGAGATAATCAAAATTAAATGAATGTGATATCTCAGCATCAGCATCTACAACATAGAAATACTCTGTATTAGAAATTCTAGCTGCTTCAATATGTGCATTCATAATTCCCTTCACTCCATGAATACGTTTGGTTCGCGGAAATCTAGATTTTAGTTTTTGGTAATTTTCATCAGCATATAATTCATCATAGCTAAGAAAAATAATATCTAAAGGAGGAACTTTGTACGTTAAGGATTTTATTTCAGTCTTACCTCTTCTTAGAAAGCTATCAGTAAACAAATGTGGATTCTTTCTTACTGTTTCCTTATGAAATAATCTTATCGTGGAATCGTTATTCCAGATGTGCATGTATTCCTTATCCCAATCTATTGGTTTAAACTTAAAATCAAAAAATAGAAAAGAAACATCATTTTTGGGACTTATAACATAGAAATATTCAGTTGAACAACTATCAACCATTTGCAACAATATATTTTCGGTTAAATGAAATGATTCGAATGTTTTCTTTATAATGATATATTTGTTTAAAGAAATATTCCTATTCTTATCAATTAGTAGAAAGATATCTTGCATTTATTAAAACCCTTGTTTAATTATTTACCGTACCTTGACGATAGATTATAACAGATTGTATAATAAACAATCAATGAAGGTCAGTTACCATGAAAATCAAAGAAATTGCAATATTAATTCTGGTGAGTTTTTTAGTTATTGCTTCGATATTTTCAATATACGAATATATAGTTATTAATAAAGAAGAAAGAATTTTAATGAATATCGAAGATATTCATACCAATGTTAATGGCAAGAAAGTTAATATAGATTTCATACTCAAAGGTCCTGTTACCTGCCAAGAAATTTTAGATACATTAGAAATTAATACCATTCAGATAAACAGAATAAATTATGCACCTGCGTGTCAGAAAATAAATGATAAACTAATTAGGGTGGTATATTCGGAAGTTTTAATTGTATGAATGAAGAAGTTTTCGTACATTTTATATGCACCGATCGTGAAGAAGTGTTAGATGAATTAAAAAAGTATCTAACAAATGAGAAGATAATATCTCTTACTGTAATGGGAGAATATCCGCATGTATTCGGATGCCGTATGGAAGCACAATTGGCTACTCTGATTTCCATGCAGAACAAATATCTCTCTGATAGGATGGCAATATCCTATATTTCCGATGATCTGAAAAACAAATACAGAAAGACATGATAAATATGTTATGTCCTCCGTTGTTATCTCTTCAGTAAATCTTCTTCCAGGTAGTATCTATAATGGGAGCGATTTTGTTGGATTGGTAATCACAACCGGAGTGTCCAATTTTTATAAAGTCAATGGTGCAAATCTCGACAGGATTGTTTCTGTAAATTGGTATCCACGCAATCCCGCATCTGTCTTAATCGAAACAAGAAATCTAATATTATATCCTGATAGTACGCAAGGTACCTTCATGGTGAAAATATTAGATAACTATCTCGATAATAGTGATAGGCAGGGATATCTTAGTTTTCGAATTGATGACGGAACCACACTTCAACTTCCTGTAAAAACCTACGGTCCGGTTTCGGGTATGCCACTTTGGCAACCGCCCGATGTGGGGCTCATTACAGGCAATTAATGGAAGAAGTAAGTCTAATTCTAAGAAGTTGGCAATTACTTACCGATCAAGAATTTAGGTTTCTTGAAAATTATTCGCAGAAGGGAAAAGTTTGGACTATTATTTCTAAAACCACTAATGAACATCCATTTGTAGCCAGACAATTACGAAGAGAATATATAATTGAAGAAGTGGATTTAACCGCATTCTGTATTATCTCTAATAACATATTAGCTTCTTGGCAAACCTGCATAACTCAAAATCTTGGACCCGATGAGGATTTTGAAGTGAAGAAGAATCTATTCATTAGATACTATATTCCAAAAACCTTTGACCTTGACACATGATATATATTATACTATGTCAATGGTGAAGATCGTTGTCGCTGCTGCGATAGCTTCAATATTTACAATTCCGGCCTTCGCACATGGAAGGCATCATCATCGATATACACCTTCCAAACCTGTCTTTAGTACAAGAAGCTTTCTTGTCGCAGATGAAACTGGACAGATAATCAAAGAACAGGATAGTGATACAGTAAGACCTATTGCTTCCATCTCCAAATTAATGTTAGCACTTCTTGTTTCAGATCAAGATCTTAGTGAAAGAATTGAAATTCCTAAAACAAGAACTGTTCATAGTAGTATTCCACAAAGTGTTCATTTCCTTACACGAAGGGAATTGCTTACACTAGCACTGGTAAAATCCGATAACTTTGCAGCCCAAATTCTATGTAACAATCTTAATGATTGTATTGATAGAATGAATAGCAAAGCGAACGAACTCGGAATGGCAAATACCCATTATGTTGAACCTACCGGATTGAGCAAAGAAAATGTTAGCACTGCTCGCGATCTTCTTAAACTTATACAGGCGGCAGCAGGAAAAGAAATAATTGGCGAAATCTCCAGAATGCCAAATGCGGAAATTGTTGCTGAGAATAAGAAAATTCACGTTAACAACACCAATCCGCTTACAGCTAGAATTGCGGTACTTCTTTCTAAAACAGGATTCACTAATCCTGCTGGTGGATGTCTCCTAATGATTGTACAGACTGAAATTGGAAGAAGAATTGTTATCCTACTTGGTAGCAAGAATACACATACAAGAATTCCCGATGCAGAAAGACTAATTAAAGATGTTGGTTAAATTTGTAATTCCAACAAGAGATAAAGAATTAATAAAAGAATTCAGTTCTTTATCTTCTGCCAATCGTAGAATAATATGGGGCATACTAACAGAATACGAAATTGAGAATCCCGAAACTATTTTATATCTTCGTTTGAAATATCCTCAATATGAACACAAAGGTAATAAAGAATATTGAAATTGTTATCGATCCGCTAGATTGGTTGAAACTTCTACACTTCTTTGTGCAGAATAGGATTTCCTATCAATTGATTCAATCGGAAAGATTTCTTAGAGTTTGTGTTAGGCTGGAAAAAGAAATATACAACCAGCTTGGTTTTAAAATTCCTTTCGAAAGTCTGAAATGAAAAATAGGATGATCTTTAAATCTGATATTGAAAAATCTGAGGATATTGAAAATTTCTTAAACAGAAATAATATCAACTATCGACTTAACAAATTGTATGGACCTGGAAAACATCTTTTTATGGTCGTATGTTTCGATGCATATCAAGAATTATGCCTTCGATTATTTCTAGGCACCGTCCAGAAAATTTAATAGACAAGTTGTTGAAAATTTAGTAAAATAATGATTGTTTTTAATAGGTGATATCACATGCCGAATTATACCTTTACCTTTGATCCGCGCGATGAAGGCAAATTTCGCTCGATCCTAAATCGTCTCGATGAAACCGAGTACAAGGTTATCAAGGAACCTGCTCCAGTTGATTCCGAAAATCCTCGATATTCCAATAAAGAAGCCATTGTGGAAATGGATTCGGAATGTTGCCTTACTTTCCGCATGGGAATGGGCAACTCAGTGAAAATCCGACGCGAACGTACCGAAGAAGAACAAAAGGAAGAACAGGAACGTCTTGATCGACACACCACAAAGATCACTGTGATTGTTCCTCCCGGTACTCCCGGAGTTCCTTCCGCAACCCCATGAACATCTGTTGTTTCGAATTCGATAATACCGAATTCGAAAAGAGATTGAGATTCCTAGATCTATTACACGATTTAGGAATCTCAAGATTCTCCAATGATTCAAGGCTTGTTATTGAATCCAAAGTTAATCCGGGATTTGGGACTTATCGATATTATATTTCTCTCAACTCCGAAGAAGAAATGTTGATCCGATTGTCCGGAGATTTCAATAATAATGTTGTGAAGATTTAATGATTACCTTCATTCTTATCTGTCGTGTTCGAAAAGATGCCGAGAAATTAGAATATTTTGTAAATTCACGTGCAATTGATATTAAATTTTTAGATTATTTTATTAGTGGTGGTTACGAATATAGAAAATATCAAATGGCAATGGAGGAAGATGATATAAGTTTCCTTTTGGTAAAATACCCACATATTGAAATTAAAATGGTAAGTAATAAAGTGGATAATTTAATTACCACTTAACTTACCGAGGTATTCAATGAACCTAAAAGGTCTTCTTATTTCATCAGTTCTTATCTTTTCCTCTATTTCATCCTTTGCCACCGTAAATTGGAAACCAATTGATATTCCAAACAATTCAGGAATGTCATTCTATTATGATCCCGAATCAATCACCACAGTTGACAATAATGGATCGAAATTAGCAATTGGATGGTTTCTTTCAACATTCGATAAACCAATTCCACTTAGTAAGGAAACAACTCTCCCAGTTCAATCCGAAATTACAAGGGTAATCATGGATTGTGAAACAGGCGAATATATAAATTCATTTATAATGTTTTTCTCAGAGAAAATGCCAGATGGAAAAAATCCACCAGTCTATTCTCATAAATACGAGGATGCGGATGGACCCAGGGCTGTAAAGAAAGATTCATTTTCCTATAAGCTCTTATGTGAAAATAAGAAATAACCAAAGTTCATTGATATTTTCTTTTAGTTAGTTTATACTTATGGAGGTATAAGGTATGACCACCTATTCGAAATATAGATCTCGTGAAGCAATTGATGCAAAACTCGATGAAATACAAGGAGATATCGAATACAATGAAGATATTCCTTATAGACAGAAGCGTCCATCACTAACGGAATTGTTAGAACGATTTAATCCCGAAACGCATCACGAATTAGTAATGGATTGGGAACCGATCGGCAATGAAATGTAAATGATATATCTATTCATAATAGCTTTTACTATTCTATTATCCATGATAATTCAGGGAATTTTCGGAGACCTTATCTCGGGATTTGCCGAAATCCTGCATGAAAAGGCTAGAAAGCTAGAAATTGAAAACGATATACTTGAAGATAAAAGAACTTATGGAGAAGAGCACGATGAATAACACAGATGATCCAAAGCCAAATGGACCACCAGGCGACCAGAAACTTCCTCATTATAAGAAGCCCAAGAAAACCCCGCAATGGTGAAAGAAAGATATGTTAATCGCTGAAATTGCAGTTGCCATCCTTATCGGAATTAAACTTATTGCCTTATACTATTTAATGAAGGTACATAAGAGACATCTGGAACAATTGAAAGAATTCAATAAAGCCGTTTGACGATACAAAGGAAGATTAGTATAATAATCAAAAGGGGTAACTTATGGACCAATCCTTTAAAGAAATGATTTTGGATGTAATCAATTGCTGGCTTGCATATACTCCCAATTGGGAATTTTACGCCACAATTTATATCCCTGTCCTGACCGGATTCTTCAATTAAGAATTTTCTGCCCGTAGCTCAGCTGGATAGAGCAACGGACTTCTAATCCGTAGGTCGGGGGTTCGAATCCCTCCGGGCAGGCCAATATCTATGATAACCGACGAAATAATTGAAATTGAGGCTACGGTTGAAGCCTGTATTCCTATGTTTGAGTTGGTTTATCTTTATGATAACGAAAGACGAAAATATTCTTTTAATAAAAATACACCTAACGTTGATATAACAACTGTCAAGGAAGGACAGAGATTCAAAATCGAAGTTCAGATATATAATGCAGCGAGCAAAGTTCTTAGGGTGATCGAAAAGCTACCCGATGAAACTATTTCGTGGAAAATTAAGAATAGAATTAAATTCCATTCGACATTCTTTCTTCTAAGAATTCGAATTATAATTTTTAAATTAAGGAATTTCTTCTTTTCTAATCAATTTCATAATCACGATAAGTGTAAAAATGGATCCCTTTGAACTTAACAAAGAATTCTCTTCTCTTCTTGAGCGTATCTATAAAACCAGATGCAATGATGGAAGATATAAGTTCTTTAAAATATCTTCGAGAAACTCGTGGGCTAATTATGTTTTCAAAGGCCGATATCAAACTGGTGTTATTACTTCGAAGCCAGTTGAAGATCGTTTAAACGATTTTCGTATATTTGTTGAAAATATGGAAGTGCGTTGGAAAAAATCATGAACATCTACGAACGCGCTTCACATCTCTTAGATCCTTCTATCTTCGAGAAGGCAACGTTCAGTGAAACATGTTTTACATTTGATTTTGAAAATATTCCAAAAGAACCGCAATATATTCTTAGAATGATGGTGTACTCACCGGAAACAGATGGCGAATTAGTTATTCCTCCAGAATTGGAATGGATGAGGGAAGAATTGAAAACTATAAGGATACTTCGTAACTATTTCCTTCGCAATGAACAACCATATATCTATGTGACGGTAAGGCACGGTGAAGTCACTTCTGTTACAGATGATGAATGGCACGTGGATGGCTTCTCAATGAGAGTTCCACATGTTCCAGAACAGAATTATATCTGGACCAACAACAAATATACAACCCAATTACTAAATCAAAAATTTAAATTGCCGGATGATTTTGATCCGATGAAACATAATATTCATACTTTTTTCCAGAGTAGGGCAAAGGAATCGAATATTGTTGAATGCAGATACAAATATCTGTATCTTATCGATCCATATGTGGTGCATCGCAGGCCAAAAATTCCCGACGGCACGAAACGTACTTTTATTAGAATTTCATTCGTACCAATTGAGATTGAGGATGATACATGTACACCGAATCCTCTTCTACCTAGAAAGGTATATGGAAGACAAGACATAAGAAAGAAATTGGTTCCATATACATTTAAAAACGCAGAGGATAGGTTAGCCTATGAAATGAAATATGGGCACCTATTCTGAAGATTTTCCTCATGTAGTTAGGATAAATTCAACCAACTATTATGACCATATTGTGAATATATACAAATGGTTAGATGAAAATTTTGGTTGGTGTTTAAATCAAAATCCGCGTGGAGATTGTCGTTGGTGGAAATCTGTAACTGTTCGAAACGAATTTCGATTTCGCAATGAAGAAGATGCGATAATGTTTAAACTCAAATGGGGTTGATTATGATTTGGCTTTGGTTTTGGATTTTTCTGTTTTGTGTTATCTGTGCGGTAATTGGTGTTATCGTTATAAACAAAATCGGAACCTATGAAAATATATTCGGAGCAATGTTCTTTGGTGGAGCATTCCTTGCAATAGTTACCCTTCTGATTAAGATTGCTGTGACAATCATTTTCTTCTTACTTTCTTTACTCTAAGGAACAAAAATGGGCATCTTAAATCTCTTTAAGAAAGAAAAATTTGTCGAAGTTAAGGTATTAGAGTTACCTGCGAAAGTTAGACACGGAAGCAAACAGACAAATTTGGTAATCTATATTCATCTTCTAGAATCTTCGTCTGGAAGAAGAAAAATTGAAAATATCTCAGGTGTGCTTTCGGTTCCCGAAGATATGATGAATGATTATGTTAAATCTTCGGAATTATATAATAAGAAAATTAGTCGTTGGTTGAACGGAAGGCATGATCCTGAAATTCCTAGATATTCTGAAATTAGTGAAGAAGATACAGCGAACGCACTTCGTGGAAAGATTTAATATGAAATTTAAAAAACTTACAAAAGTACAGAAAGAAAAAGAAAGGATGAATCGCCTTTCTAAATGGCATCGAAAATTCATTTGGTGGCCGACAAGATTATCAAACGATGAAACGATCATAATTTGGTTACAGTTTGCATTGAGAAGAGGTGTGCAATGGTATTATTCTGATTCTAGAGGAAGATATCGACCCGAAAAATGGCAATTTCTTGAATCTGAATTTGATTTGGTTCGAGATCCTGATTGGCAAGATTAAGATGCTCGAAACAAGGCATTATTATATAGTTTCCAGTGATTTTTGCAAGCAAGCCGAACCTTGGCTGAAAAATTATAATGGAGATTATAAAATTCAGGAATGGGATCGAGATAAGAGAATTATAATTTATACAGATGAATTATCAATGATGTTTCGAATTGCATGGAAAGATCAAGTTGATTTTTCTTATGATGAAGAATTGCCCGTAGATGAATTGAATCCGGGATATTTTGAATTCGAATTACCTCCTTTTAAATTTCAAGAAGTGGCTGAATGGTTTGATTTTAAAAGGCCAGAAAGAAGGTCATATTATATTCTTAATCGTATATATTATACCAACGACAGGGATAGAGTTGAAGAACGTCTTTCTATTAGAATATGTATTCCTTTGATTGCGAGAGAATTCGAAAAAGAATTCAAAGTCGAAGGTCAAGAATATCTTTGTAGTGCTCGTTAACGAGTATTTGATTTAAAAATCGGAATCATTTAAAATAGATTTACCCTGCAAGGATAAGGTAGGCATGGCCAAATAAACCCTACTTTTTAAGTATGTTCTGCCAATATCTAATACCAATTGAAAAAGCTGAGGAAGATACAGCCTTTAGAAAGGCTACTACTCCTCATCCTCCAATTTGTTATGATATCCTCGGAGGTAGTATCTTAATTTCATTATATCTGTCAGAACCGGAATATATTATATTCAAATTACGATATCCGAGATTGACTAAGACAACCTGGAAAGCAGCACACAATCAAGGCTTAATATGAATATTGAAAAAGAAGCTGAGAATGCGCTTATTCGTGTAAATGAATATATTGATAAACTTGTCGAAGATGCTCATTATGAGATAAAGAAGAAATTCTGGAAGACGAAAGTATATTCCTATCAATATTTTTGCAGAGAACTCGAAGAACCTAATCTAGAATGGAAATCAAAAACAATTTCCACAATTTATCTCTATTCTTCAGAAAGACTAAAAATTATACACGAACGTTCGAGGCTAAGACATAGATTAGATCTTTCTAGGGGAGATTATCTTCAAGACATCGGCATCGACTCGTATCAGTTAGATACCCAAGAAACAGCAGAAGAATTAAGTCGAAATTTATTTCATTACTTCTCCGACCGTGAAGTGGAAGAAGTTATTAAAACATTGAATGACAGACTTCAACTAAGAAATGAAGAAAGGACAAGATTTCATAAATCTAGACGTGTCAAGGCCATACTCGACATTAAAACAAGAATAAAAAAGCCGGAATTGCCTAAAAAATCAAACTGGTTTATGAGATTATTCAAATATGCTTAATGGTGGATTTGTTAGCGACGCGATGCACAAATGCATTAATTTCAGATTGCTTAATGGATCCGAAAACGAAAAGCATAAGGTTATACTTAATTGGTTTGATGAAAATAAAATCATATGTTATCACGGTGTTTCGGGACTAAAATTTAGATGTGAGGAACGCCCAAGGTAGTGGACAGTTAATGGCATGTTTGAATTTGAAACACCAGAGGATGAAATTGCATTCAAATTGAAATTTAGTAGATGAACTTTCTGGTCTTTCAACGAATTCTGTGGAATGAACTTGAGCCTGTTAATCAGGCCACTGCTAATGACGATGAAGAATGGATAAAACAACGTAATAAATGGATGAAGGAAAACCACATTAAGACTGTTTTTCCAGGTTTAATGCTATTTCCAATGCAAAACATAGTTTTCGAGACAGAGGAAGATGAATTAGCGTTTAAGTTAAAATATTCACAATGGACAGAATGGACAGAATAAAATTAGTTGAATTGGAAATATCGGATGCACACGAAGTATATCAGTGCGTCGATTTCTCACGTCCTCATCTTAAAAATCTAATTTGGGCAGAAACTGCCACACTTGAAAGCGTTCAGGATTATATCCGTTCTACAATAGAAAACGGAAATAAGATGCATGGAATTAGAAAAATTGATACAAATGAATTTGTAGGTGTAATTGAATTAAGAAATAAGACGTTACATTGCGAAGTTGGATATTGGATCGATATTCGACATCGCGGAAATAAGTATGCATCAGAAGCTTTAAGAAAGGTAATTGATGAGACAGGTGTATATGTTCGCGGACAGGTAAGATTAGAAAATCTTAGAAGCCAGGGTGTAATGAAACGTGCCGGTATGATAGAAGATTATCGAGATGATAAGAATATATATTATATGTCGGAAATCAGAATTTGGGATTATTCAACACTCTATGTATCCTTTTTCCATGGTTTAAGAAAAGAACTCAACCAAAGATATATTAGTGACGTACAAGCAATTGAAAATGTCGAAAAATTAAATGGAAAATTAAATTTTATCCTAAATCAAAATGGCAGATTCAATTGGTGCATTCGTTTTAAGTCTGAACACGATTATCTTGTATTCAGATTAAAATATGAGGGAGAGGTATGGACTCCACAATAATTCTAAGGGATAGTGAGACATATCGGAGATTCTGGAATATTGTTAAGAAAAAACTTGGGCATGGACCATCGGGTTTCGAAATGGACGAAGTCTTAAAAGATTTCAATGCTTCGCTTTTCTTATACAAAGGTCCACCGGATTACAACCTCGGAATAAAATTTCAAGACGAAAACGATGTTCTAAGATTTAAGATAATTTATGATTTCGAAACTGAACAGGTTACTTGATTCTGATACTGCTTAAAAATGCTAAAATATCAAATTAATGATATACGAATATCTAATATATATGTGAAAATTTACAGTGATGTTCAAGGCTGTAGCCCCAGATTGGTTGAAATTCCAGCCTTAGTAGAAGAATTCAAAAAATACAAATGTGATTTTACATTTGATGGTGGAACATGGTGGCTTCAATTTGAAAGAGAAGAAGATGCGATCTTATTTCTATTATTGAATTAGTATGATTGAATATCACATTAATGATCCGAAAATATCGAATATCTATGATAAGATATACGATAATATCCGTAATGCATCTCCAGGATATAGAATTGAACTTTTGAGGGAGGAATTATATCAATATAATTGTTTCTTTCAATGGCATGATGATCGCTGGTGGCTTTGCTTCGAGAATGAACAAGATGCAGTTGCCTTTCTATTATTGAATTAAAATGGTTAAATTTAGAATTCATGATCCTAAGGTAGTAAATTTCTATGATAAGATATTCGATCTTGTTGTTGATGTACGTCTTGAATTTAGAATCGAACAACTAAAAAAAGAATTAAGAAAATATAATTGCAAGTTTGAATATGAAGATGGAGAATGGTGGCTCTGCTTCGATAATGAAGAAGATGCACTTGCTTTTATATTATTAAATTGATATGGTAGAGATTAGCATTGATGATTTGAGGGTAGCAAAACAATATCATAGGATTTGGCACAAAGGTATTCAAACATCGGATGTAATTGATTTTATTACCGACGAATTGAAAAAGTATAATTGTAATTTCAAACGAGGAGCATATGGTTGGTATCTTATCTTTGAAAATGAAGAAGATCTGATCATGTTTATTCTAAAGAATTAATATGATTGAAATTAGTATCCACGATGAAAGAATTATTCGTGCCTATGCTAGAATGTGGGATAAGGTTGAAAGTAAGATTGGTAATTTTCATATTATAACCAACGATGATTTATCACAAGAACTTCAGAAATATAATATCTATGAAAAGTATGTCGAGGATAGAGGTTGGATGGTTGTCTTTCCGACCGAAGAAGATATTGTTATGTTTAATCTAAGGTATTGATATGGATATTATTTCTCCTGCAAAGCAAAGAATTTTAGATGTCTTTGGAAAAGAACCAGAGAGCCTAGACGAATTGGCTCAATGCATAATTGCGGTTATCAATAATCAAGAAAACACCGGATATGATCGTCCTAGAAAGAAATATAAGAATTATAAGGTAGTTGGATTTCAATGGCAAATATGTCGCATGGAAAAACTCCATCATTATTATAAATCGCATGATGGACCCGGTTGGTCAGGAAGAGTTTGGATTCGATATGAAGATAAACCTAACCAATTTGGAAGTAGTCCATTTGGTCCTACCATGACATACACAGGCACAGGTGGATATGGTTCTTATAGTGGACCCTGGGAAAGAATCTTAGGATTAATATATTCTTCCGGCAGTAAATATTATTCTAAGGTATCAAACCATTGTTATAGTTGGGATTATCGATTTTTCGATCTAGATTGGCCATTCATTGATGAAAATAAGCTCTATGATGAAGGAAAATTAATAGCTAAATTGAGTGGAAAACCTCATCGAGGTATGCATCATGAATTTCTATGGGAAGATGAAAATCAAAAACAACTCGATAAGATTTTTATTCAAGAGATGGAAATAACATTAGGAAAATAAATTATTCCGGTAAATATGCTTCTCAATAGTAAGAAAGCATATTTAGGAATAATCATGAAAGAAGAATTCTGCATGTTCTATGCGAACAATAATTGGTATTGCCAATCAAACGAAAATCCAAATTACCTTGTAACCGGCATCGGTGAAACTAAGGAACAGGCTAAACAAGAATGGAAAAAAGAAAAGAAGGAATTGGAAAAACACCGACAATGAGTATTTGACGGCTTTTAGGAATAAGTCTAAAATAAAGACTGTTAAAAATTTGCCCCGGTGGTGAAATTGGTAGACACAAGGGACTTAAAATCCCTCGCTTGCCTGATCGCGGCGTGCCGGTTCGAGTCCGGCTCGGGGCACCAGAAATTGGTATGATATTAATGGAATATACCAAATGGTGACTGTTAATATCCTTAGTATATATTCATAAAATGAATATATATTTCTACCGATCTATTTTGTATTTGGTGTAAGGTTTTTGGCATACTCACTAACATAATCGTTATCTCCATTTGAAGCTTGGAGCACAGCAAGTGGACCAGAATTGACCGATCTGGAATACAATTTATTATGACTTACGAAGATCAGACTGAACAATGTGAAAGAATTATGAAAAACTGTGCAGACAGTTTTCTGATTCATCTCCTTCTTGACAATCATAAACAAGAAACCAAACGCATGGAGGAGAGTATGAAAGATCCACACTTCGATCCAATGTGTTTAGCAGATTATCATAACATGATCGAAATTCGCAAACAAATCGAACAAGAATGCGAAAAGAGAATTGAAAAAGATAAGAAGGATGCCGAATATTGGTAAGGTATGATGCATCATTATATAAGTGCATCCCATAATGTGTTTTTAAGTCACATTTCTACCTGCTGATGTATAGGAAATTCTATGCCTGATTGGTTTAGACGTTGTGTCGATGACGGGAAGATTAGGACAACCTTCAAGACCCTTTCCGAAAAAGATGGAATTGCTATAGTTCCTTATATCAGCGAATACAACGAAAAGAATGTAATTAAATTCATCAAAGAACATCTGTCAGCCGAATATGGCGAAGCCATCGTCTATGTAGAGATTAACGGTCACGTTGAGTATTGAAATGAAAACTGTTCTTCTTTCGATGTTGCGTCCGGAATTACCCGGTGCATCCAATTCTCATTGGATGATCTACGATGGTCAGAATATTCATCTAGTGGATGGTATAATCGAAACCAACAAACGTCTTTCAGAATATCGTGCCAAAGGTATGACTGTTCAGAACATATCTACCCAGCAGGCCGTAATGTTGGTTCAACGTTTCATGGGGAAATAATGCAAATCACTATTCGTGTGAAACCAATCCTTCAATATATCTTTGCGAAGATATATATTCAAGCATTCAAATCCTATACTACCATCGCCATCTTGGTTCAAGCAATGCCTATTCCAACAGCCTGGTATCTCTATATTCAAACCATCTGCCTCAAGAGGGCAAAATTGATGGTAGAGAAGATAGGCTGGATCTACACTCTATGACTGAAGAAGATACATTTCTAAGATTGAAAAAAGTTTCTTTTCAAGAAATGAAAATTCTTTACCTTAAATGGTTTTCAGAGAATATTGACTTTGTTACTCCGACGTCCGACTTTTACAAAAAAAGAAATTCGTTTTTTGAAGAACATGGATGGACCTGGCACGATTATCTTTATCGATTATAAGATATGACTGAGGACGATACCTTCAAAGTTTTGAATAGAATTCCATTCATTGAAATGAAAACCAAGTATCATGCTTGGTTACTAAGTGTTGGTTTTTCTCTTAATAGCAAAGACTGGGACAAAAAGGTGGATACCTTCTTTCAACAATATAAGTGGACCTACTACGAATACGTAGAATATAGGCAACAAAATGACTGAAGATGATACATTCAATCGATTGAGAAGAACTCCTATTGGAGAAATGATAGAGATAATTCAGAAATCAAACATAGAAGCGGGAGTTTCTTTTGAAAGAAATATAAGACTTCTTAGGGCAAATGGATGGAATCCCGACGAATATGAAACTGCTAGGGTTATGCATTGGAAAAGAACTTATCTTATAAAATGACTGAAGATGATACATTCAATCGATTGAGAAGAAGTCCTATTGAGGACATAATTGCAATTATTAATCAAAATAATATGAAGAGGCATGGATCTAATCAAGAACGTTTCGATTCGAATCTGAATCTTCTAAGGGTGCATGGATGGAATTCTGTCGAATATGAAAAAGAAAAGAATGAATATTTTAGACAATGGAGAGAAGAGAATAAAAGTGTCTAATGAAGAAGAATTATTAAGAAAATTAAGACAAACACCATTTGATGAATTTCAAGAAATACTTAGAAATACACCATTAACTTCGGATAATGTTAATTCATTACTTGCTAAACATGGATGGACCTGGTCAGAATATTACCGAACAGCTCGTGAACGACAATTCAGAGAAGACATTTGAACGTTTGAAAAGAACTCCGTTTGAAGATATTGTTGAGCCTTTTCAAGAATTCTGGATTCGAAGAGAATGTAATAGATGGTGGAACAGTGGAAAACAAAAAGAAATATGTCGTGAATTTCTAGATCCACACGGATGGGACTTTGATGAATTTATGAAAGAATTCTTTAAATGACTGAAGAAGATACATTTAAGAAATTAAAACAAATTCCATTGGATGATATTACACGTCTTTTTAGTGGTTGGATAGCTGACAAGTCATTCATTCAGGATAGTTATAATACAGACCGTGAAGAATTTTTCAAACAACATGGCTGGACTTGGAATGAATGGGTGATTACTATTAATACACAAAGGGAACAAGATTTCCAGAGGATGAAGAACCAAAATGGAATCAAAATATAAAATCGGTGATAGAATTGCCCTTTTTAAAGGATCTGCTAGGGCAATTGTAATTCACGTTCTTAACAACGGTACAATGCAGGCCGGTATTTATGAATCCTCAATCCAGGGTGATATAGGTTCTATTCTGTATTATACAACCGATCAAAATTTTGAAAAGGTTTCGAAAAAATTTAAATATACAACCGAAGATGATGTAATAAGAAAATTAAAACGGAAATCATTTTCTGAAATCCTCGATATTGGTTTACCACGCAAACCTCTTAAAGATGTTCTTCCAGAATTAAATTGGACTGCTGAGGAATTTTTCGAAGCATGGGCAGAATTTAATTTGGAAACTGAAAGTCTGAAATCATGAAACTCTATATTCCTTCTATCGGCGATATTATTCGTCTTACCCAAGATTGGGAATTTAATCTATATGCTGAAGACAGAAATTCTACATTAATGGAAATTGTTGGTGATAAACGCGATCCATGGGACGACCGTGATACAGCAATCAAGGTTGTAATTCCAGCACAGGCCGAATTAAAAATCGACCGTATTTACATTCGTAAAGGTCAAGATGAGTTTGATTCAGTTACCTTCCTTTGGAAGGGTATGACTACTGCTCCAAGAGTTATACAGAAAACTGCTACCAAATTCGCTTCTGGCCGAGATAGAGAAGATTTTACCTATACACAAAAAATTCCGAAACGACCAGTGCGTTTCTGGGCAAAACTTTCCGATGTGAACAATATTGAATTTGAAGAAGTGAAATAACAACCTCCTGTTGACACTTTATTTGATATTACATAAAATAAGGGCAGCAAAACAGCATCGTGGGCTATGAAGCAGAATAATCCTAATCAAGAAGATTATCAAGAAGATTATCAAGAAGATAACTTCGATTATGAAGATGATTACGATCAGGATGAGTATGTGCATCCAAAGGATCGAAAGAAATTCAAAGAAAAAGATATGATTCGCGCAAAGAAGAAAATGCGCAGGGAATATCGGTAATGGAGACCAAAACAGAAGAGGATACATTTAATAAGCTCAAAAGGCTTGATTTTTATGTTCTTCTTGATCTATACAATAAGACTAATTTTGCGGGAGAATTTCGCTCTTCATTTGCAAGGTTAGAATTTTGTAAAAGACACGGATGGGAATGGATAGAATTCCTTCTACATGCTAAAAAAGAAGGTGTTATTTTGACACGGAGTTATTAATGAATTATATCTCTGGATTTAGAGAAATCAAAGCGCGAAAGACACGTTTCGGGTTTAAGATTGATTATTTTTCCGTAAAAGATATAATTCCAACAGGAAAACTGCTTGATGATCTAACAAAATGGAAAGATGAATTATATAGAGCATCTTTCACATCCACTGCTAGTGGAACTTCTAATTTTGAAATTCATACAGATAACGAAATTGTTGCAGAACATATTCGTGAGATCTATGTGGATCCAGCGAATAGGGTGAATTAAGAGGAGACAACAATGAAGCATTTGGACATCGACGAATCTTCCCAACCGGCGGCAGTCGTTTTTGCCGATATTGATAGGCAGAATAAGCTGTATTGGAATAACTTCACAGACGAACAACATTTGAAAGCCCAACAGCTGAAAAGCCTAGCTCACGCTGCATATTTTCGCAGCATCGTGAAACTGAATTGCAGGAAAGAATTTATAGCAATCAAGGTCGGTCATCCGCAGAAAGCAGATCTTCTCCAGAACGTCAGTGAATTCAATGATCTGAATAAATTTGTTCAAGAAAATAATATTGAAATTGTTTCGACAAAAACAAGTCTGGTTTTTCGAATCAAGTAACCAGTTGACCAAAGCTGTAGGAATTACATAAACTTACAGCATAGGAATTTACAATACGGTTCTTTCGTGCTGTACTGTAAGTTCCTGCATGACTGTGTTGGCTGCATCCGGCACTTTTCTCGGTAGCATCGTGGTTCTCATATAACCTGCGACGAAGGTTCGAGTCCTTCAAGGAACTTTTAAATTTTCTGTTCCGGGAACTAATTCAAGGTCTTGAATTATATGGCCCCAAGAGAAAAATCAGTTCAAGTCTGATTGGAACAGTCTCTAATATGAAAATTGATTGGTTGAGGCTTTATTTCAGATTGAAGGTGCTTTGGACTCCGGGTGTCTGGATCCGAATCGGTTCATCATTTGATTCTAGTTGGGATGATTTTCTCTGGAACTCCTTAAAGGACGGAAAGATTGAAAAATTACATGACAAATACACCGCCCGGATAAACGGAATTACTGTCTGGATTTGCAATGCTCCATTTGGCAACGGTGAAAGATGGATATCTGCGATATCATTTTGTCGTGATGAGGAAGAAGTATCAAATAAATTCAAAGAAAGAAATATGTGCTCACGTGCCACAGCCTTATTTCTTCAATCAGAATTAAAAAAATCAATGATTTTTCTTAAACTAAAGAATGAAACTTTCAAGTAAATATATCTTTCTAGTTCATATTGCTAATTCTGGTGCGCATAGCATCATTACCAGAATTTCCGATGGTACACAGAAATATTTCTTTCAAGCCGGTATGAAAGATACAAATGGTTTGGAAGGATTCTTCAATGGCATGACTGATGATCTTTTGGATGGCTATTTCACCAAGCCCAGGCATGGTGAGGTTGTTGACAATTGGAAGTATCTTGGTGAAAACAAAGACAGATACATTGCATCAAGATTAGCTGAAAATCAATTTGCAGTTTTTCAAGCAAATGAAAGACTGAATAAAGGTTAGACTCCCAAATGGGGATGCTGGTTCCGAATTGATGTGCTTTTAGGGCCCTAATTATGTTCTAACAGCCGGAACCTGCCAGGTTCAAGACCTGGATGGGGGTTGATATAATTTTGGTTTGAAGGTTGACGGCAAATAGGAATTAAATTATATTATTAATATGACGCTCAAACAAACACTCCCGAATTTGAAGGAAGAACAGGCTAAGTTCTCCTTCCGTGTCAGTATCCGTAACACGGAACATTTCTACAAGATTGTCAACTGGCTGAACAAGAATGTCGGCAAGGGCAGGGACAACTGGACAATGGAAGGTAGAGTTCTTCGCATTCTGAAATCTGGAAGACCGGCATCTCCGAAGATTTACATCTTCACGGAAAATTACGATCCCCAGACTTCGTTGTATTTGAGCTTATTGTAAGGTTTCGTCCGCTAGGAGCACCACCAATACCAGTTGTCCTCGCGAAATGTTCGAAGAGGTTGTGAGAAAACTGGTGCGGACTTTTTTATATGACACTAAGATATCTCGAAATAGAGAGTTTTGAACACTATAAAGAATTAAAGGAATACGAATTTTTGCTTTCGTTAAAAGGAGTTCATCCAACTCATTTTAGACGATGGGAAAGGGACATTCTCCTTGATTCTGGATGGTGGCACGAATTTGGATATATAATAAAAGAAACAGCAGAAGGAGAGCAAGAAATTCCGGAGTTTTGGTATAGACAGACGATGTAGGGCACAACTGAAGAGACATCCCTTAAAATTGTCGAAACGGTAGGTTGCCGGGCTGTATTTTGTATTGCCGAAGCGTAAAATATAGAATAACCCGAAACCTAAGAAGTTGTAGGACCGAATGTGTGGGCATGGACGAGTTTGGGGCACATTCGAGACATCCTCCTTCTTTTTACCGTATTGTGAATGGGTATCAATGTCAGACTATATCTTTAATCTGAGATGGTTAAGGAACTCATTAGTGTCTGTGGTTGATTTGTATCAACTGGAGCGTTAAAAGCGCAAAACGGAGATATTATCCAAGGGGCTTTTAATTTTTAATATTTGAGTAATTAGGGCCTAAGAAACCCGGCCACTTACATCCAGAATTGGTCTGGAGTAATGCACATATTATTGTGAGTTAGTTTTAATTGAAGTTAGTCTCCAAGTTAACACATTGACACATGGAGACGGAGACGGTAGGATGCTTGTCAACCTTCCGCAATGTAAGCCATTGAAGCCCGCGACTGCGGGCTTTTCTCTATCCTGTAGACTTAAATAATGATATTTAATATAATAAAAAGTCTGTCAATCTATGGAAGAAAATAATGGATGAATTTATCGAATTCGAAGTAATAGATATCAACAAAATCTCAAACCGTGTTTCCGCAATCAAAACACTTAGGGAACTCACGGCACTTGGTTTAAAAGATGCCAAGGATGCAACTGAACGTCCAGGTGTTCAACGAATGAAGATTGATACCCATTATCTTTCGACCTATCCTGATGTGAATTTTGAGGTTGAAAAACGTATCGTGTTGTTGAAATCACTTGGCGGCATTAGAGTTGTTCGTCATGGTGTACAGAAAATGTTGGAAGATCTTCGAGAACTTGCCCAACAGGCATTGGTGATGGAAGAGGACGAATTGGCAAACGAAATCCTTCAATTAGTGCTTGCTGAAAAATTACGCAGGAAGATGTGATCTAATTAAACCTGTTGACTATTTTTTAGGAAGTCATTAAAATAGACTAATACATCAGGAGATTGTAATGGCTTCTCTAAAAAAGGCAATTCAAGCGAAGTGCAAACAATGCACCTATGATCAGTTCGCACCGGGTACGTACCTTCAACAAATCGAGAATTGTTCGGTTCGTTCTTGCCCGTTGTGGGAAGTTCGCCCCAGATCTGTCGCTACCATTACCTTGCAAAGGCAGGTAAAGGCAGAGATGAACGAGAAGGTGGAAGCCGCATTGGCAGAATTAGAAGATGAAGAAGAGATGTCCTAATGAAGATTAGATCCCTTCGTAAATTCCAACAGAAGAAGCAGGCATTTCCATTATCTGCCCTTACTGATCTTCTTATGGGTGCTTTTGTTCCTTCCGGAAAAGAAGCTATGGGAAAGTTTCAAAATTTAACTATTGAAAATTCCCACAATACACAGAACAGAAATCGAGTTCTAAATCAACAGAAGAGAACCGAAAAAATTCGAACCATTATCTAACATGGGCAAAAAATATAAGAAACTCAATTTCGTTGGATATGGTTGGTCAAGCATGAGTCCTAGTGCCTTTCGAAGGTACATGAATAAAGCCGACGATTTATTCCAAGAATTGAAGGAAAAATACAAATTTGAAGCAATTGCTTTCTGTGGAAGTTCTGGATGTGCCGTTGGATTTATTCTTGGATACATGAATAATATTCCAATGATCTATGTGAGAAAAGATAATGAAAACTCTCACGGTGCCAGGATTGAATGCAATGCAGATTTACTGCTGAAAAAGTTTCTTATTGTAGATGATTTTGTTCTTTCCGGAAATACAGTCAAATATATTGCAGAAACACTTATAAAACATTCAAGAGAAAATCATGGTTATCCATGTTCTCCTTGTGCAATACTATCTTTCGATCCTTCACAAGGTACAAAGAAGACTATCACTATAAACGGAAAACGAATTAAGATTTATAAGGTACCGGAAAATGAAAATTAAGGTTAATGATCTTGTCGGTAATTCTCTAAATTGGGCGGTGGCGAAGTGCGAAGGATTCAAATGCGCAATAACGGCAGATGGGCCGCGCTACGAAATTCGAGGGCCGCATGGTGGCTGGGAATGGTACCAACCTTCCATTGACTGGACCCAAGGCGGACCGATTATCGAACGAACTGGAATTGTTTGGGTATGGGAAGGCGATTTGTGTGATCCAAATTCCCGAACCTACTATGCCAAATGGCCCGGTATTGATAAAGAATTTGAAGGTTTAACACCACTCATCGCTGCAATGCGTTGTTTCGTTGCCTCAAAACTCGGCAATGAAGTTGATATTCCTGACAGTCTGGTGATTTAAATGCGAAATCTTCTCGATTCTTCCGAACGTTCCTTCTTTGCGAGCGGTGGTACCGAAAACGGACAATGCACAAGCATTCGTTGTTTCTTTGCGAAGACTCCTAGAAGGGCAACCTGGTACAACAAATCGGATAAAAATTGGGTGTGTCTATCCTGCGCACAAGATCTCAATCGACAAGCAATTCAAGGAGGATATAAAACTCCTTGTATTTCGGGCGATGATTTCCTTGCAGCACGACTGAAAGGAGAAATGTAATGGTGCTCAAAAAGGAAGACATGATTCCAGGAACGAAGGTTCGAATTGTCTCATTGAAGTCAAAAACTGCTGGAATTATTTTCGCCAGTCCTAATCTTCCCGACCTGGCAGCAATTAGGGCATGGGATGTCGAACGGTATATTGGTGTCGATATTGCATTCGGTGCGGTTCCCGGTGAAATTTTGACAATTGTGAAAAAACCTCGTAGAATTAAAGGAATTTGCAATTGTTGTCGAGTAAAGAATGAAGATGGTCTCGAGGGTGAAGTCTATTGGACTGAATTGAGATCGAATGCAGAATTAGTGTAAGAAAATGAATGCAAAACCTATAACAAAATATTCAGTAGGCGATCATGTGATTGCCGATGGTGAGATCGCTATTATCACAAAAATTATTCCTCCGCCGTGCAGTGATATGTTCAGTGGTAAGATTTCTTATGCGGTAGAATGGCCTACCAATGAATGGGGAGTCTTTGATGAAGATGAATTAGGATTTGCAGAAAAATTATAACTTACATTAAAATGTATATTATTCCAACAAGGTTAAAGTAATGTCATTACTTGGAAAGATAATTAAATTACACGGTATCACCCAAAAGGGCAAAAATCGTGTCCGTGAGCACGGCAATGAATGGACAGTGTTTGCCGAAACAGAACGTGTTCTCTTTAGTCCCGATAAGAAAGGACCTTGGCTTTTTATAGCACCGATTGGGCAAACGCAAGATAGCAAGGCATCGCGTTGGGTGCATCAAAATAATGACCCTGACTTTAAGTTGGTTATACCGGTTGATTGACAAATAAGTTAAATGTCTATAGACTTGATATTGCGGTGAACGGGAAATGATCCTAATACCGAATTTGTTCAACACACACAGGAGTTAATTTATGGAACAAGCTGAAAACACCACGGTGCAAGCACCGAAGGCGCCTTCGAAAAAGGCGCGCGCGACCCTCATCTTCAAGTCGCACCTGGACCAACGTGCCACCGGCGCGTACACGTCGAACAAGGCCTTCCGCGCCGCAGTTCTGACGCAAATCCAGAAGGACCTGGGCGTGAGCGTTGCCTCCGCGGCAACGATGTACAACGCCGCGAAGAAGGAAGCGGAAACGGCCAACCCCGAAGTCGGCCTGGGCCGTGACCCGAAGAAGGAAAAGCCCGCCAGCACTGGCAAGCGTGGTCGCCCCGCGAAGGCCAAGGAAGCTGAAGCTCAGCCGGAACAAGCCGCTGCACCGGCGGAAGGCACCGAGAAGGCTGCCGAGACGGTGTCGGCCTAACCAGGCCATTTGAGAAGGTTCTAGCCGAACCTTTTCAATTCAAAGATAAAAGGTCGCCTTTGTGCGACCTTTTTCTATTTCCGAACTAATCAAAACCTCTTTCTATTGACGTTATTTCTTGAAATCTGTTAGACTTGCAGTAATTGGCCTAGATCTTACCTGCGAATTAATAGCGAATTTAAGCGGATTATAACGACAAAATTAAGGCAGTAGGCATAGACATTGTTAGTAGGCCAATTTGTTTTTGATCTTCTAAAAGGATAATTATGGGATTTGAAGTTAAGTTATATCAAGGAAATAACTTAGATGAAGGTGCAATGATTTGTCTAACCCATCGATTATATGTTAATGGTTGGACAATGAAGGGGGTATTTGAAATGTTTCTAATAAATCCCCATAAAGACTATCAAGTTGCAATAGGACATCTCAATGGTGTTGCAGTTGCCGCAGCATTGGTTAACCGTAATATGGTAATGGCCTTCTGTCGTAAATCACTTAGAGGAAATGGATATGGAACTAGGTGTGTTTCTAAATTAACACTAGCGCCACATATCACAGCAGGAGAAGGAATTCGGGGATCATTGCGTTTTTGGAGACAGAATAATATACCTCTTGATGGTGGTCCATATAAATGGGGAGAATGAAGAAATGAGTAAATCCTTCTTAAGACATTTCAGTCGTGCTAGAAAGGCAATTAAAACTTGGCCGAAATGGATGCAAGAACAAGCAAGATTTGTTTCAGCAACATTTCCAAAACCCCCTGTTTCTGAATCAGATAAGAAGAAAAGCAAATGACCAAACCTCATTTGATCTTGAGGTATTAATAAAATGGAAATGTCTTATTTTCTAATAGAATTCGAAAGTGAACAGGAACATCCTGATTTTTTCAACAACCTCGTTCAAGAAATTCAAAATTATCATAATAAACGAATATTGACAGGACTTTGCTATACATGGTATAGAAATGTTTATCATAATACCATAATTTCACTTAAGGCAGATAAAGAATTTGTTACTCTTCTAACATTGAAATATTCATTTAGACAAGTGGTAGAAACAGAAACTATGATAAGAGTTAGTTTACCGGACAATATGTTGCACTATCGCGGCCCAAGCAATTAGAACACATGAGAAAGTTTTAAATAAATTTTATACAGATTTTTCTGTGTAATCATTTTTTATTCTATGAACCCTGTCGTACAAAATCATCAAATAGTGTTCCCAAATGAGCTTGCATCTGTTCATGCCTGTGAATTTATTGGTAGCCTTATGGATAATAAAAAGGAAAAAGGTAGAAAATTTTATAATGTCTATTATCCATTCTGTTGGTTTAATTTATATTTGGATAATGAAGAATTGAATTATTTAATATTATTGGGTGGTAAATTTAGATGAATATTTGGCGTATTGTTATTCGAGAACCTAGGAGTTCAAGAGTCGAAATAAGATTTAAGATTGATTCAATATTAAAACGAGAAGTTAAACACGAACCGGGTGATCTCCTACAAGCCATGATTGAAGAACTTGCTCCGCTTTCATGCTTAACATTTCATATGCGAATTTCCGAAGAAGAATTAACACTATTATCTTTATCATTTAATATTGTAAAAAAAGATCTTATAAATGAATGAAGCAACAATAGAGGTTCCAATTAATTGTTATCATGATTTCAGACACCATGTTGCTCTAATGCGTTGCTATGATGTTCTAATTTCAATAACCGTAACCAAAGAAGCCGGAATTCATATAATTAACATTGAAGACGATGATCTTCTAGTTTTAATGTTGAAATTTCCTACTATTAAAATTCTAAATAAGAAGGAAAAGATTTTAGGCAGAAGATGATATATAAGGTTATATTTCCGGATAAGAATGCAATAGAAGAAATGATGAATGATCATAATAATGGATTTTCATTTTCTATTATTGAAAATATTGGTAATAGTCCCTGGGGATATCTTCAAACTTCAGATGAGGATTGTTTATTATTTCTTTCGATTAAGTACAGATTTCGAATTGTGAAGATAGATAATTAAGAAAGAGTTATGAAATATAAATTCTATGTTGAATATGGTAGTATTGATTCTTTTATTGAGGAAATAAAGGAAACAGATTACCTTAAAAGAAATACCAACATACCTGGAATGATGGCGATAGAAGCAACCGTAGATGAAGATCTTCTGGTTTTATTGAAGTTAAAATTCAAACTTTATTATCATCATTCTCCTGCTGAGTTTGGAGAAGTTCAAAAGACAATTAAATTAATTATCAGCGATAGATTTAAATGAGCGGACGTATAGTATTCGATTGTTGGGTGTTGAAACACGAGAAGGAATTACTCATATCTCATATACTCCGGTTGTCAACTTATACCATTATACAAGCAACGGAAACTAATATAAAATATTATGTATCTATTAGCGGATTGACTGAAGAGGATCTTCTTCAACTATCATTGGCCTGTCCCACATTTAGATATAATCGAAATTCCAACAGATATTCATATTATGGCAGAGAAGATAATTTTTTATGAAGTTCCTGGTGATTTCGCTGAAGAGGTTGCCTACTTTTTTGCGGAAAGAAAATACGGAGGAAGATTTCCATTACCAAATGGAAGAAGAGTTGTTATCGGATATGTTGTTGATCCGAATATGGAGGAACTTGATTTCCTGGCATTAAAAACAGGATTGACTTTATTGGATTTATGAAAAGATATTATATAGTAACCAGTCCAGAAGATTATAATACAGTTTACTTTCATTTGTATGTCAGGAAACTATTAGAGGACGAATGGCCGAAAGTTTATACGCTGAGTACGAAGCGTATGGATAACGATGATATGATCTATATCAAATTAAAATTCGATGTTCATATCGGAATTATAGAATGAAATCCAGGTACGAAATTATAACAGATATTCGAGATCATGGCGAAATTGCTCTATCGCTTGAGGAAATTGGAAAATATCATTCTACAGATCTAGTTGAACTTTCTGCAAATTATCAGGTCGCTTATGTTCCGATACGAACCAAAAAGATGAGAGAGGAAGATGTTATATTACTTTCATTAAAACACAAGATTATTTCAGTCAAGAAAATAAGTTCCAGAGAGCATTTCTTTTATCTTCTGAAACCATTTACATCTATTCTTTCTCGGGTGGGAAATGACATTTCCTCTCTTTTCTTCAGAACATAATCCTGATAAAACAATCAGATATATCCTTTATTTTGATGAAGTAAAGGATTATTGGGCAGTTGTGAAATATTTAGGCACCGACGAATGTAAAAATCTAGGAATATTAGCTTACGAGACAGAAAACAATGATTTAATAATTAAGGCAACCAAAGAAGATATTCTTTTCTTAAAATTACGTTTCAAATTTGAAGCTCGAGTCTATACAATAAAAGATCAAATTCTATACTTCATTTCTTCATGGTTCTTCTGGATGGTTGAAATATTCATAAGGTAATATTACAACACTTTCTGTAATCCTAATTTTGAATTTATTGTTACATTGATTGTATATCTAATAATGAAGAAAAGAAAAATTAAAAAAAGATTCCTAATAAATTCGATATTTCTAAAAGGTAAGAAAAAAATATCCATACTGAAATATAAGAGAAGGCTTAAGAAATCAAGAAAAGCATTAAAGTCGTGTGATAGAATTCTAGCTAATCGAGGCAAATGGAGATTTAGATAAGAAAATTCTGCATAAAAATCAAGACCAGATTTGGAATTTAAATTTGGAATCTGAGATTAGGAATCTTGCACAGGTCCGAAGGTCAGATTCGGAATTTAAAATAGGAATCCGACCTAGGAATTTAAAATAAGAAAAATTCTTTATAAATAAATTTGTGAAATCTTATAGAATATCATTGCCTAAAGAGGAATTTTTCAAATTACAAAATAGTGATCCAGTGTCATGGATTGTTCAGTTTGTGTGGATTGATTTTGAGTTTGGATATATTCAAACAAAATGGATGGATGAAGAAGAACTCCTTATGTTAAAATTAACTTATCCAGATCTAAGAGTAATTAAAGAAACCGAAAAAATAAAAATATGAAGAAAAAGAGAAAATTGGTCTTTCCCGAAACACCTCTTAGTAGAATCAAAATTCTCAGTAAAAGATTTCCATGGCCAATAGCACTTCGTGCCCTAAAGCATTATAGAAAAACAATGAATGAATTGTTCACATCTTCTTCTTTCTTAGGAATTAAAAGAAAAAACAAGGTACGATGGTAATTATATTTTCTCCTACTATCTGTCAATCTCCTCTTTATTTTGATTTGGTGAACACAGAAAAATCCTTCTGCTATACGTAAAAATCAAAAGGAATTGAAATGAAATGAAAATCGTTTCGAATTCCGAAGAAATTCGAATTCCTTTTCTTCAATCGAAAACCAACGAATTTCTTGAATTTCTTGAATTTCTCCTTCAGGCCTTCTCCAAAATTCTCCATGCTGCGACCGCACATGAAGAATGGTGATCCAAACCCATCGCCTAGTATAGTCACACTAGGTAGGGCGATCGACCGGTTCGGTCGCCTATCGATCTTCACTATCTTTCTCATACCACCGATCAGGTATTTGGCACGATCAACGACATTTTTATAACATATAGTTGGATCTGAATTTCAATCTGGACGATATTCAAAAGAAGAGGAGCTTGGCCTCGCACGCCGATACAAAAATTAATGTGCTCTCGGTGAGGTCGAGCTATTAATTTAATTCAAATGCGAGGCGAACATTTTACCTCATCCATCCTATACGCTCTTTTACAATTAATGCTTCGAAACTCACGAAAGAAGAGCATATAATAAGGACTCATCCGCAAGGGTGAATCCTCTAGTCCCCTCCTTAAGCCCACTTCGGTGGGCTTCTTTTTAGCTCTTGTGATTTTCATCGATGTGCATTATAATATGCGTACTATAGGAAGGATGAAAAAATGGTTTCGAATGATCCTTGGATTGTCCGCGAACACGCCAGAATTATGGCAAGGGATGCTGCAACGAAAGCAGCCAAACTCAGGAAAGAAGCTGATAAGATTTTCTATACGAAAAGAAAGGATGCTGACGCACTATATAAGCAGGCATCAGCACTCGATAAAGAGTGTGTTCGCTGGTGTTCAGAAGCAGCACACATTATTCTTTAACCTGTTGCACAATACTGAAACTGGTCATATAGTTGCCGCACACACGCTGAACGCGGGACGGAAACTTGGACAACTTCCTTGACAAGGTATATCGTACATCCATTATTTGGATGGTAGCGTTGATTTGCGCCTGTCTTGTTAGTGTCCTTACAGCGTATCTTTTTCAGAGAGACACCTTCCTCCAACTCATCTTTTGCGCGCTTGCGTTTACAGTGAATTTGGTTGATGCAATTCTCCAAACTGCAAAGGTCTGGAGATCATGAAAACCCTTCGGAATATCTTTGATTGTGTCACGATTTTCGGAATAATCTCCACCTGGGGTGTTCTGTGTCTGACGCTTCTAAAACACACAATTGGATATAATCCAATTTTCTCCTCCTTCATCGTCATCCTTTGGTTGATTGGTGGGATCTCCTGTTCAGTTTGCTATTTGAATTGGTCACGAAATGTCCAAAAAAGATAAACATTTTCATCTTGGTGTTTTCCTTGCTGTATGTATCGCTACCGTAATCATATTGGGAACAATATGGTTTTCTACGTTGGTGGATTCATATTACAATATACCATTGCGTTTCACGGTACTTGTTACAGTAACCATATTTGATATGGGAATCCTTATCGGATATGGTTTGGTTTTTCTCTTCGTTACCAAGTGGTTTGAGGAGTAATGCCAATGCAAGATTTCTATGTTTTTGATGGACGCCTAAATGTAATTGGTCGGATATGCGCTGAAGACCAGAAAAGTGCAGAAAGGCAGACCTCCATCCATCATGGGATTTCTTGTCGTGTCACTCCGGTACGTGGCCAAACCCAAGAAGAGGCTGAACGCTACATTCGCGAAGAACTAAACGATAGGAAATAATATGGTCAAATTCCTAATCGGATACCTTATCACTTTGGTAATCGCACTGTATCTGCCCGCTTGGTGTGTGATAGGCCTTATCGAACAATTCGATTTCAACTGGAATTTTTCATTATTTGTTGGTCTAATTCTTACTTTCGCAATTCTGTCTGGTGGAGTTTGGTTCTCCACTAAATTTCTGAAATAAGAAAAATAAGAATGTTCAGGTTTGATACCATTATTCTAGGCGAAGATGTGCCTTGCCTTCGAACACACGCGCAAAGCATCTATCTTTTCGAAACGAAAGAACATCCAAAACTGTGCCTTATTGGTGCGGGTGCCTATGCTCTTGCCTATTCGCATCCATCTGTGGATTATGTGGTGAGATTATCCACAGGTGGAGATCTTGGATATTACAGTTATCTAACTGCAATGGCGGATAAAAAATGGAATAGGTATCTTCCAAAGATCCATTCTGCTGTTCATTTTCGACGTCCAGATAGATTGTATTCGGGATGGCAGAAGCCCGGATTCACTCATGATGATATTCTGATTACCGTCACTGAGAAACTTGAACACGTTCCTATTGGACCTTTTCATCCGGTTTATCACCATCGGCTCCTTGCGTATCTTTCGGAAATTGAATCCTACCTTAAAGAAAATAGAAGAACAAGCAATCAGGATAGGAACTTTGCTTTCGATATTCTAAAAGAATCCAGCTACTGGAACGGAACTCAACACGATTTCGATTTGCACGGCCGCAACATTATGAAACGCGGACCCCAACTGGTTTTTACGGATCCTTTTAGTTTTTAGCTATAATATACATGCGGGACAACCACTGAAGAGGACGACACCATGCCGGAGCATACCCTGAAGACTGAGGAAGCCTACGTTGCATTCGTGATTGCAATGTGGAGCAGCTTGAATATCCATGAATCCACCGTTTTCGGTGATTTCTACGGTTCCTGGTGTAATCATGGACTTCAGCGAGTTCGGAATCATCCCGACCTCATGAACATCGGTTCCAATTAAATCGAGCAACCTCATGCTCTGCAGTCGGCTCCAGTGCCGAGGTGTATAACCATGAAATCAATTTTTCGAAACGGAACTCATGTCATGAAGGGTAGCGAGTTATTCGGCTATCTCGAAAAGGGTGACAAAGAATCCATGGAGAAGGTTGTTGCTCTGGAAAAGAAACTCAATTCCGAAATTCATGCACGCGGTGAGCTTCTTCCGAAACACCTACAGAATTATAAAATCGGAGAACATCCAGAAGATTGGTCAAAGGAGATCGAAAAATGAACACTACCAAACTCTACGGAATTGTGGATTCCATTCCAGGTAGCTATCCATCACCGCTGTACGAAAGCAAGGAAGATCTGATAGCCAGCTGGTATGGCGGTCAGATAATCGAATACCAATTCGGCGAAGACGGAAAAATCATATCCGTTAGAATTGTGGAGCGTGAATAATGAAAATTCTTTTCATGCGTGAAGTCAATTTTCTCATCAGCATCCATCTTTATGGATGTGCTGCCCTCATCCTAAAAGAATACGGCTATTCAGTTGAAGAGGCCTACGAACACATTTTCAAAAGAAAATGCCCATATGTGTGAATAGTAGGATTCGTCTGCTATTCAATATACGGTCGACCAAATCCAGATCCGACCATATACTCAAACTATGACACATTTGGTCGAAAGAAAAAATGCTGTTATACCAGTTGACTACCATTATGCGTCACGCGCATAATGTAATCTTGCAGTTATAAGAAAGGCTCAACGAAGTGTCAGCTCAAGTCAAGATTATCAAGGGCAGCTATCGTGGAATGCCAGTCGAAGGCATTTTTCGATTGGTTAGGCCTTATCAAGAAGGTGCAAGGGGTGGATTCATCACAATCTACAATCCTACGCCTAAGCTGGGCACGCCCAATGCACAACGAATTCACGTGGAGCCAGGCGGTTTTACGCTGCTAGACGCGGCGGGAAACGAGCTCGCTAGCCACATAGAGCTAGAGACGATAGCCGGGTCGCCCGGTGTTCACGTCAAAACCAACTACGAACGCGAGTTCACCGAAACTGAAACGGATCCTCAAGCAATTGAGCGTATTCGTAAAACATTTTCGTTGGTGGATAGGGTGGTGGACGCTGCCTCCCTTGGCACGATGAAAGGTGTCATTGTTTCGGGTCCCCCGGGCATCGGCAAATCCCACAACGTGGAAAATCGCCTTTCCTACAACACCATGATGCGGGTGCTGAGTGGAAAGGGCAAGCCCTATGAAATTGTTTCCGGCGGTGTTTCAGCGATTGGTCTTTACCAATTGCTCTACCACAGTAGGATGCCCAAGAATGTCTTGGTGTTCGACGACTGCGACGGCATCTTCTTTGACGAGGAGTGTCTGACGCTCTTCAAGCCCGCAATGAATGCGAGTGACAAACGCAAGATTGCCTGGCACAAGGAATCACGTATCCTCGAGGATGCGGGGATCGACAACGAATTCGAATATCAAGGAAGCATTATCTTCCTGACGAACATCGACTTCGAAAGGACGATCGCCAAGGGTTCACGAATCGGAGATCATCTTTCGGCAATCATGTCACGTTGCCATTATCTGGACCTGGAGATGAGTTCCTTGCGGGACAGGCTCCTGCGTATTCGCCAGATGATTGACGACGGGATGTTGGCGGAATACGAGTTCGAGCATGAAGAGGAAGAAATCATTTTCAACTTCATCAAGGACAACACGGATCATATTCGTGAAGTATCGCTTCGGATGGCCAAGAAAATTGCCGACTTGATGAAGGCTGATCCTGTTGGCTGGCATGAATTGGCGACTGCCACGTGTCTGCAACGTGAAGCACGCTTCAAGCAACTGCTGGAGCGTCGCAAGGAAGCTGAAGCACGCGGTGTGGTGCTCGCCGAGGAGTAATCGGAAAATGAAAGTTAAAGAACTCAAGGATCTTCTCCAAACAGCAAATCCGGATGCTGAACTATTAATTAGGTTGGATGGTTCAATCTATCCAACCTCTCCTGTTGAAGAAACCGACGACTACAATCATGGAAATGATACGTTTTCTTCAAAGGAATTCTTTATCGTAGCCGAAGAATAAGAAGAAATTTCATGAACCAACCAGAATCTGATTGGCGCTATGCCTATTTCTGTATTAATGGAACCTTCGATCCAGCAGAAATCACACGGATAGTGGGCATTACACCCACCGATTCCTGGAAGATTGGTGATACGTTTCCCGACACCGGAGAGCGAGTACACTCCAACGTTCGCAAATTCAGTCATTGGGTCCTTAAATCCCGTTTCGATCGATTTGACGAAACTGTGACACTCGAAGATCACATTCGTGATGTTTTGGTGCAAATGGAAGTCAACAAGGCTGGATTTGCCGAAGTTGTGAAACTGGCCGAAGATCGATACATGGAATGTGCGGCCAGTATCGTTGACAGTGGTTATCCGGGAATCTGTTTGGAACCGGATTTGATTGCTGAAGTGGCTTTCTATGGCTTGGCAATCGACTTAGATTTCTATATCAAGTAGGCCATGATCGGATTCTTGCTTTTTCTAGGATTCGTTCTTTTCATTTCCGTTCTACGGGGACCGGGACAACCTGCATATTGGGATGAAAGATGAAACACAATTCCGTTCTTTCAATCTTTCTTTCCGTTCTCCTCTATCTTTTCACATTGATGCCTGTGTTTTCCACAGGCATCCTTATTGCCGTTTTAATTCACTTTAAGGCAGGTTGGGGATGGTGGATGATTGCGATATTCGTTACGATCATTCAAATGGCACAGAATTCTGAAAAGGATCGCTGAAATGGCTGATAAGTACCTCATCATCCTCAATGGCCAAGGAGATACGGACGTAATCTTGGCCGAAGCGGCAGCTCAATCCTGGATTACCGGTCCTGCTCCGAGATTTTCTCGTGGTGCGGTAAAAGAAAAGATTCCTGCTACTGTGATTTCAACACACAAGGTAGGTTCCAAAACCATCGAAATCACAATTGGATCCTACGAAAACGACCGGGCACTTCAGTGTCCTGGTGACCACTTCGGCAGTGTCAAGGATGCTCTCGAATTTGTCAAGAAGAATGGACACAACGTGGTCGACGAATACCACGGTTGTATCTATTAATTACGTTGAATTTAGAAAAGAAGAATAACTTTCTCTTGACCATTTCAAGCAAGGCACTATAAAATAACGACATGGCCTTTTTATTCGTTCCCCTTGCATTGGTGATAATCGGTATGTCGATTATCTGGATCCTTACCTCGTGGAAGGTCATCCTTGCCATCTACGCTATTTCTACATTGGTACATGCACTCACTAATGTATCCTGGGCAGTTCATCACAGAGAATTAACAGAAAAATATTATAGTTGGATTTGGTATTTTCAAGAATGTTTCATTCCGTGCTTCAATACGTTGATAGCATTGAATGCAATTTATTACTATCTTTCCTCCCTTGCGAAAGGTAATTAAGAATTCGCGACGATAGCTCAATTAACGGACTGTAGCATAATTGGTAGTGCCGAGAACTCATAATTCTTACGGTCTGGGTTCGAGTCCCAGCGGTCCGACCATTTCTAAACGAAATGTCTTCTCTTATATGCAAATTGTCATGCCGAAAAGCACTACTTAAAATCGTAGCTCCAGGCCGTCGCACCATTTTTTAGAATATGAGTCTCGAAGATTCACTTAATTCATATTTAAGTAGCCTACCAAGTCCGGATCACGTTCGGAAAATGGCCAATGAACTTATTCAATATGGGTTGCTTCACCTTGAAGGTTTCTATGTAAGAAGTGGCAGATGTCCGAAGCACCTCATAATGAAGGATCCTGCTGGAATCCTATCATTACTTGAACGATTTGGATTCGTAACCGATTGGTTTCCGGGAACAATGGAACCTAAGAATAGTGGCGTGTATCAGGTAAGAATTCCTGATTCTCCAAGGCCTATGTTTGCCGAATACCATGAACCCAATGTTCGATGGTATGAACCTGCAATTTCACCATATCAAGCATCTGTCCATTCTAGGGACGGCATTCTTGATACAAATCCTTATGCCTTTCAAAGAAAGAATAATAGATACGACTGGCGCGGATTGAATATCAATGATTATCAGAACCGTGAAGATCTTTTCTATAATTTTCACAGGGATGAAAATCGTTTCAAAAGATTAGTTAAAGAACTCAAGGCAAAAGAAGCAAACGAGCTTCTTAAGAAATTTACACTTGAAAAGGAATGATTATGAAGTGGCCGCAAGCAATAGTTCAGGTTGCACTCATTCTCGGTGTATGTTCCTGCACGGGATGGGAGCTTCATGAAGAAAATCAAGTCCAGATTGTCAGAGCACAATCCGGTTGCAAATAAGAAATGAGTGAAAACATTCTTTTTCGCAAACTGAAATATAAACCCGTTGATTGGGACGACGTACCAATGGGTTCAAAGACTTTCGATGTTGTTTATCGAAACAGAAGCGAAATTAATGCAGATCCATATTCAAAAATTTCATATTATGGATTTTCTGTGATCTCCGGACACGGAGATATTATCAATGGTTTGGACTTTGTTTTCTTCTCCGCAAAACCGGGAGTTACACAGTCCTCATCTGAAGGATGGAAATACCTCTATATATTTCCCAAAGGTACAATGGCAATTGAAAGAATAAGAATAGCGGAAGAGTTTCTTCGAATATTGAAATGAGTGAAGATTTATTATTTCTAAAACTAAAATATACTCCACAGAATTTCTTTGATGACAGAGTCGACATCCAGAAAGATGTACTCTATTTTAGAGTACACGAAGGTCGAAAGCCGGTTTACAAATTCATAATGTGTGATATAGGAGAACAAGCTGGAGTTAGTTTTCTCAATGAGAATTCTGTGTGGGAATTTTGCTATATATTTCCACATAAATTACATGAATTTGAAAAACAAAGAATAGCAAAGGATTTTCTGGAAATTCTGAAATGAGTGAAAATTCACTTGTTCTTAAATTGAAATATAATCTAACGGATTATTGGAACTTCCGGACTGAACAAATTCCAGGAGTTCTATATTTCAACGGAAGAAATAAAATTGAAGAGCGACCTTGTAGAATTTCGCATACTTTCCAAGGTAGATTTCCTTCAGTTAGTTTCGTAGCAAAATCAGGTGGATGGACTCATTTCTATATATTTCCCACCGAAACTTCAAAAGAAGAACAAATAAGAATAAGTGAAGAAATTCTCAAACTATTGAACGCTGAAGATGATTGAGCATCCTGGTCGTCCACCTTCCTATCTGGAGAATGTTATCCTTCAAGAATTAATTTTGAAGGTTTCCGGCGAAGAAGTTGTCATCCACCATATCACCCAAGATACCATTGCACTTGGTGCCTCAAAAAGAAAAATACAATTAGAAATTGAACGTCGTCTGAAGGATAAGGTTTCGTTTGAAAGGTTGATTTTAGAAAACTAGATTTCCATAATGGTTCTTAACGCAGGTTTAAAAAGCTGATTATTCGATGAAGAAATATTGGCGCTTTCGAGATTTTGGTTGGATTAGCTGGTGCCTTTCTGCGACAAGCGGAGGAAACATCAGTTCATACGGACCAATTCGACCAAGACACCATTCTTGGCTGCGCCTAGGAAGGTGGATTGTACGCCTTGAAAGGTTACGTTGAATATCACGACCGTTGGGGCTCTCCTAGAGTACGGTAGTCGAATCTGATACCCTCTTATGGAAACAATAATTATCGTTCCTGTATTGTTTTTCGACACAGCATGGGAAGAATATCAAAAAAGTTCCCGTGATATTCCTTTTTCGGATTTCATGCTTTCTAAATACAATCTTCAGAAGATTGTTTACTGTGTAGATGGTAAAGCAGAATTTGTTTTTCATAACAGCGAGGATGCTCTGACATTCAAACTAAAATATTCATTGTGAAATTATGGAAACAATGGTTATTGTTCCCAGAACCTTTCTAGCTAAGGCACGCCTTGAATATGATAGAAGATATTATACTGCCACCTTCGAAGCTTTTCTAAAATCCGAGTACAGACTTTGGACGTTAGTGTTTTATACAGATACTCAATCTGCAGCATTCTTCTTTAAATATTCCGAAGATGCCTTAGCATTCAAGCTGAAATACGCACTATGAAAAATATAGATATAGGAATGCTTCATGCCTTGAAATGGTATATCAAGGCTGGAATATTTCCGGGAAGCTTCGGCAGAGCTTTGATACTTCAGAATAGAGAAGATGCTATTCTTTCTGCGCATTTCCTAACAAAACCGCATGTCGATACATACTTAGAATTTGTGCGTGAAGAGTTTCCAATCGATGCATTCGGAACCCAGATGAAAATGTGTTACTGGATGAGATGTCATGGATTAGAAGATATTGATTGGATGATTCGTGAAAGAGTGAGCCATTTCATTCTCGAACGAAAATTGCGTGGAGTTCCTACTTTTTGGGAGTTGGATACATGAATTCCGAAGATGAATTGTTCATAAAGTTAAAGAAGATCTCCTTCGAAGAGATTGAACAGAAAATAAAAGAAAATCCACTGATCACGAAAAAACAACTTCGTGTTTTTGGATGGACCAAGAATGAATACAACAAAGAATCCGATAGAAGGTTGCAGCAAAAGATCGAAGATATTCTTAGAGAAAGGGGTATGTTCTAAAAATGAATTCCGAAAATGATACTTTTGAAAAACTGAAAAAGATTTCTTATGAGGAGATGAAGAGAAAATATATTGATTTTGATTTACGAGAAAATCGAAATTACACAATGGACGATTATGTAGATTTATTGATGGAATTTTTTAAGAAAAATGGCTGGACTCTTGAAGAATTTTCTGTAGAAATGAAAAATCGAGAAACCAAAATAACCAGTTTGACTTAAGAAGAATACCGTGGATTCTGAAGAAAAATTATTCAAAAAATTAAAAAGAATCCCTTGGTCGGAAATGAACGATAAGTATTACGAATTTTACTTCAAAGAATATTCAAACTCCGATTTAGAAAATTACATGAAGAAAGAGGAGACTTTCTTCAACGAATATGGTTGGACAATAGATGAATTCATTCGAGAACATCATCATTTATCCAAATAACCAGTTGACACAAAAAGAATAATCACGTATAGTATTACTTAGCCACTTAATGCGAAGACGTAGTGGACTTCAGCCTGTCCTGTTCGGGAGAACTTAAGGGACAACGAGAAGGATTGATTGCCGTCCGTCCTTTCAATGTAGAAACCATTGGGCCCGTGTGTGAACAACACCGGGCCTTCGTCTTTGTGGTGTGCGGTTTCGGTTGACATATGATGCTCAGAATGTTACAATTTGTAACGTTGTAATTATTTGAATAATTAAGGAGCTTAATATGAGTTTTACACAACTTTCAACAACACAACTGGAATTTCTTGAAAATCATCTCCGTGGAACTGATCGCAGCATTTCGTCTGCACAGGCTGAATCCACATATGGAATCAAGAACCTCCGTGCTCGTATGTCGGAAATGCGCCAAGTAGGTCTTCGTGTTCGCAAACACAAGAATACCGAAGGTCGTACCGCATACAGCGTATCTCGTAGAGATACAGCCGGCGGCCAGTTTAAGATGTTCAGTTAATCCATTTGCGATGAGCGTGGGCGCCGTCTCGGAGTAGTGTCCCGAGACATTAAACACCTAACAGAAATGTTAGGTGTTTTTCTCTATTTCCATTCTTAATTTTCGAAGTTTCCATGCATCTTTCATTTTTTGTTTGGTTTCTTCGGAATGAATTATACCCCTGTTTGTAGCAGGTTTTCCAAATCGTGGATTATTCTTTCCTTTGATTGCATTACTGATTTTCAAATTTCGTTCTAGGTTATTCCAGACATCTTTCATAGCATTTGAATGATTTTTCAATGTCTCTTCTTTAGACCATGTTTCTCTATTTGAATTTTTACTCTTTTCTCGAGTTTCATTATCGACTATTCTTCCTACCACACTTTCTCCACCATCCGTCATATTTCTAAGAATACCTGTTCCATTATCTATTCTCCCATACCAGCGAATATATCTTCGTTCGATTGCCAGAGCACCAATTTCCGATAACATCCTCTCTAAGAATACTATTCTAGTTTTATCTTTTGGCGGCGAGACAATGTGTTGTTTTGAATAAGCACGTTCACCACATCCCTTTCCGATATAGTATGGAGAACCATCTTCTCTCAAATAAGCATATACATAAAACCTCATAAGAATATTTATTATTCTGACCTTCGTAAATAAGAAGATCATGCACAGCAATAGGCTCATTATTGCTCTAGCGCAAAGACGTAGCTCAACACTACAGATTTTTACTCTCTTTTTCGTAGAAACTCCTTGACAGCTTGTTAACCTAACATATAATTAAGGTGTGGGTGCAATGATGCTCCACTGTTTTACTGCAGAATGCAGTGTTTCAGAAGGGAAGGTAGATCATGACGAAAGGTATCAGGGATTACGCAGTGCAACGCTTCGAGAAGCATCTCGGAAGCCGCAAGAAGGTCGGCGACACGGAATTCCGTCGCAACGTGATGAATGACATCATCAAGCAGTTCGACGTTTCCATCGGCTCCGCAGCGACGGCATACAACTTCGCCCTCCAGCAGGCCAAACTGCGAAACGACAAGCGTGTCGAAGGCCTGGGGCGCGACGAGGACAAGAAGGGCGGACGGAAGCCGCTCACCGTTGTCGACGTCATCAACACGCGCACCAAGAAAACGGTCGCCGAAGGACTGTCGAAAGGCCGTGCAATGCTGTACCTCCGCGAACACGAAGGCAAGCCGCTTGAAATCGGCGAACCTTACGAATACGTCGAGGAAGAAGCAGAAGCGTAAGCCGAAACTGCTGTCACTGGAAACAGGGCCTTCGTGGCCCTTTTCCTTTGAGTTCTTCTCCTACCATTTGTCCATTTCTTCCAAACACTATACAATAAAGGAATTATAAACTTTGGCCCGGAGATACTGAAATGATGAATCGCAGAGAATTTCTTTTTGGTGTTGCGGCTGTTGCTGTGGTAGCGGCCGTTCCTGGTATTTCCATAGCGCAAGTGGAAGTCGTAGATGAATTTGCGAAGTATCGTGAAAGTCTCAGGCTCATGGATTTGGCGTTAGAACTCAAAGGGAAATTCCCGTTGGAATCATACGAATTTCAAGGGCATCGCGGAATGGCAGCGAAACAGGATACTCCACAAATGAATATCTTCCATTTGAGAACGGATACATTGTTGGCGTATATGCATGCCAACTTTCCGGTACCTGCCAAAACAACAGAAGAAAAAGAAATGGTCGTCAAGATACTTTGCTGGAGTTCGTCTGAAAATTCAAAATCCTACGAAGAAGCACTTCGTAGCCTGCCACCCGAATTTGCTGAAATCATATTTCCTGTGGCAGTAGTAAGATTTATTCTCAGAGATCAGAATATGCCACTCAATCATCGAAGATTGAAAGAGTTCAAACCTTTCTGTGACAGATACATGGACCATATTCTAAACCATTAGAATAACTTAATTTCAAGAAAAAGGGCATTCGAATGCCCTTTTCCTATGGCCGTTTGTTGCTCGCCACAACATTCACAACCTTACAAAAAGCTGTTGACCTGTAACGAAACCACGCATATATTGCAGTGCTCGTGCTAGGCGCTACGGCGTACAAAGAAGAAAGGGCAGCACACATGAAGCGTCGGAATTTCTTACTGTCGGCCATTTCGTTGGCATGCACAGGAAAAGTAGACGACCTTCTTCCGCCCGCAAGTATCTCCCAGACCAATTCCACCGTCCTGCTTTTTGACGAGTTGGTATCGGCTCCTCTCGCAATTCAATCTATCACGAATAGTTTGATCTATTCGATGACTGCAGAGGAATTGCATTTTCTTGAAGCACACGAATTGTTGCATCTAAAGTTTCAAGAACGATATTCTGCCCTCTATACACCAAAAAGTCCCATTCTTAGGACAGTTGCCGAAGATCTCAATCTTCCTGTCGTTAACTTTCAATATCCCGAAACGGATCCTGAGGACTTCGTTGGCAAAATAACCGCAAAAGGAACCGTTGACATGGCCTAAGAAGACACATAACATAAGCACAACAAAATTCGCAACCCAGGATGTAAAGGGACTCGAGGATGAATGCAAAAGACCGTGCTGTGGAACTCTATCTGGAACATATCAGCTTGGCATCTACGGATGGCCGATTGTTCCGCAAAACGGTTATGGATACCCTAATGCAGGAGACAGGGTGTTCATTGGCAGCGGCTGCCACGCATTACAACAATGCCAAGAAGGCCAACCCTGTGGAGGGTCTGGGCCGCCCTGTCAACAACAAGGTCCAGCGGAAAACCAGCCCAAACCGTGCTAAATCCGAGCAAATCCTGCCGGATAACGAGTGTTTTACAGTAGTTGAACTCGTGCAACACGACGGAAGCGACATGGTTGTTGGACGTTGCCAATCTTTCGAACTTCAAGGCGATGCCAGCGAAAAGTTCGACGAAAAGGTAGAAGCCCATCCCGAATGCACATGGCTGCTTATTCAGGGCCTTGGTCCCAACCACGGCGACGTATTCAAGTTGGAACCGGATGAAAAGGAAATCAAACGTCACGAACCCGTAACGGAAGAAGTGACATGCTGAAAAAACTCTGGAAGCTCCCGATTACCATTGCCTTAGCGTTTCCTTGCTTAATAATAATCTTTATCGGGTTTTTTGCTTCTTTAATCTTCGGCGGCATTCTGTATATTTCGGGACTTATTCCACTTGATGGTACCGAATGTGTCGATGAATGGTTGGACATCTGTGCGAATATTGCGAAATGGTGGAGAGATCTCTAAGTGCCGGATAATCTTGCTAAGGTATTCCGTGCGACCAAACGCCATCTCATCCTACCTGCAGAAGTCACTGCGATAGGGCTTGGTGGAGAAATCTGTGTGAATGGGGTTTGGAAGAGTCCATACATCTGCCTTGCCATTGATTATTCATATAGCTTTGGTGAATGTTCGTGGGTTGATACACGAAATGCTACACGCATAATTCAAAGCAGACTTGAAAGACATGTTTTCTTCGGTGCCTGGCTATTGGAACACGTGAAATCACTCTCACCTGAAGTCTTTCAAACTGTGAAAGGTCTGCAGAAACTTCAACGGACACGGCATGCATGGATTGATTCGCTGATTAAAGAATTCGAATGAAAAACGAATATCAGCCGAAAGGTGGAATGTGCATGACCTGCAAGCATTTCAATCGTAAGGAATGCGCAAATCTTCCTTTTAAGGATATGCGTGTTCTAAGTTCGTGGATTTCAAAAGATAAAACAACGAAACACCATGTGGTTCGTTGTACCGATTATAGGCCATAAAGAATTGTGTTGCTGCGGTAATCCGTGGCGATATAATAGCGCCAGGTCTGGAAAGGTTTGGCGGGTGCATTTCAGAATAAGAAGTTCTGGACTCTGCGTTTTAGAAACGGTGGTTGACTAAATCAAAGATGTCAACTATAGTAGTTCATAAGGGACTAGAGGAAATGGAATCAAGAGCATTTATCCGTACGGCAGCTTTGCTGACGGAAAGGATCAACATCGTGAATATCGGACATATGTCCGTGGAAGAGGAAAGGGAACAACGTTCCGCTATCCAACGGGAGCTTAACCAGCTCTTCGGTGGCATGCAGAACCCCACGCTTCCGAGTGCATACAAGCTTCGCGATCTGGCACTCGCTTGCGGTTATTCAGTGGATCCCCGTGTGCAGGGGAAACTTCAGCAAGCCGAGTCTTTCTGGCACTGAAACAGGAAGAGGACTCGTTTTTAAAGGAAACCAGAAATGGGTCCTCTTCTTATCGTTATCACAACCATCCTTTGCATGATTGCAATTGCCTACATAATGTATTTCATTGTTTGGGCACAAAGAAGTCTTTCGTGGATCGTCTTCGAAAGCGACAAACCCGTTGGAGAGAAAATCCTAGCCTTTCTGGCCTGGATTCCCTTCACAGTCTTGAAACTCCTCCTTGATCTTTCCACATTGGGTGCAACCGTGTACCTGTATCGGAGAGTTCACTGGTATCACAGAAACGAACGTTAATGAATTCCAGCAGTAGGGAAACTATCCTTTCGTCTGCCCGTGCTGTTCGTGCATGGGCTGAAGATCTTGCCTGCAGAAACCATAAAACCGAAATCCACAGTCTAAGGTGCTATTGCGCCATTGCATCCGGTCTACTTTCTCGTGTTCTTTGGGAGAAACAAATCGAACACGAAATCTGCATGGCTACCTATTCCGGTTCTCATGTATTTATTGAAGTGGAAGATCACATTCTAGATGTGACTGCTACTCAATTCAGTGAATTCTCGAAAACTCCTATCCTGTTCATGCATATGAAGGAAGGTGAACCATATTGGTTTTATTATGGAAGAGAAACTGAAATTCATCGCTTTCCTTCGGTGAAAGAATTAATCGAATATCAACGTCGCACCTGCTGGCCTCCCGAACAACGCGCCTTTCAGAAAGGTGATCACAGAATTCGGTTACAACCCTACCTTGAAGCTGAATTTCAAGGTAGAAGGGAAAAACAGAAGATCGAACCTAAAAGATTTCTTGACAACTTCAATCCTGCGTATATATACTAACATAATCAAAGGAGAAGAAATGGCATTCAGGTATCGTTGCTGGAAATGTGGTTTCGGTCTTCCAAGGAAGGATGCCCATTGTCCACAATGTAAATCTCCTAATTGGTAGAATTGGAGCTTAAGATGAAAGCAAGTTTCGATCACCACATGCGTCGTGGAGTTCTCGTTCTTATCGATAGGGACGATGGACACATGAGCATCACCAACAATGCCGAAGAGGTAGTTGAATACTGCCTGAAGCATTTGGTTCCTTCTCCCACTACTCTAATTATCTATAGGGACACAGACGGAAACTACGACCAACTTATTCACGATGGAAGCCGTTTCGGTGGATTTGGTCCGCTTCGTGAAACTTGCCTCAATGAAGCTGTCGATAAGGTAGTTTCGAATAACAAACCATAATGGTCCTGCGACATTTCAAATCCAATAAACCAATTGGAAACTTCCCAATCTGTGTTGATGACTCTGGAAATTTAGTTTTCCGTTGCCATTATACTGGACATCTTGTTACCACAGCCGAAGCAATATTCTTTGGTTCGGTAATACCTCAAACCATCAACACCTATGTCTGTTCTCCTACTGCAACGGAAGCATTTAAGGATGCCAAACGAGCATTCGACGAAATAGATGCGAATTGCAATGCGTGCAAGAATTTCAACCGCCTACCATTTAACCGTGATAACGACGGATTAATGAAGGGTTGGTGTTCAAAGGTCCTTCGGTTCCAGAATCCACAGGGTGTTTATAATTTGAATAAGGATCGAAACGGAACTTATTGGTCTTATTGGGTTCATCCCGATGATTCTATGAATATGCCATGTTGGGAAGCACGGTCGAAGAAGGAAAAGAAATAAATATATTCATGGCACTTTCAAGATCACTCAACGAATATGAAGAAAATGGAGGATGGAGTTCCTCCAATTTTTTCCAACCTGCCCTTTCATTGATGAAGGCATTAATGGCTGAGGGACATAAAGTGGAGGTCGGAAGAACAGTTGTTCACCTCGATGGAAAATTGAAATGTTACGTTCATCATAACGGACGCAGTCGTGAATATGCAACGGTAACAGACTTCAAAGGAAACGAACTCTTCACTGCACATTATACACAGTTTCAAGAATTAGAAAAATTTATTCGAGACAATCTTTAACCGGTCGACACAGGAACCGGTTCCTGCTATATTACATTATTGATAAGACAGCAGAGAAGCTGTGAAAGACCGAATCCAAAAAATCATTGCTGCGGTGGATAATTGTTTCGTAATAGCGAAGCAATTGTATCCCGATCTACATTTCGACAAACCTGTCGTCGATTTCAATCTTCGTGGATGTTCTACCGGAATAGCCACTCACAATATTCCCGAGGATGTTCCGTTTGGACTTCGATTCAATAAAGAAATGATCCAACGGGATGAAGAAACGTTTAACTTCATCCTAACCAACACTGTTCCTCACGAAGTAGCACATTGCATCTGTTTCATGCATCCGAAGCTGGGAAGCAAACATGATGATGGATGGCGAAACCTTTGTCTGGCACTCGGGGGAAACGGAGACACAACTCATTCATTACCGGTGATCTTTGGAAAAGGACACACCTGGGAATATGCAACCACAGAGAATTATAAGGTAAGATTTTCCGATACGAAACACCAACAAATTCAACAAGGTGATGCATTACGTATCATTAGTGATGGGAACGATTTAGGATTCGTCAACCGCCAAAGTCCATGCTTCCTCATCGCATTAAATGGTCGGAGATTGGAAACTCCACTCGCCCTCCATCATGTGCAACCAGTTTCTCAAGGCTCGATTATCGATTGCACTGGTGAACTGAAGGGTGTGCCGGGTGTTCATCAGGCTTCGTTGCGTCCCACGGCCGAATGGCCGGACGGATGGGTTCCCTCTCAGTGTTATCAAGGCAACTCAAAGGCTGAGATCAGTCGAAAAATTATGAAGGCAGGTCATTCGTTAGGTAAAACCTACGAAGACATTATTTTCGCACTTCAACGAGTAAACGGATATTCACGTCAGCTTGCCCGCGCCACTTTCAAAGCAAACAGAGAGAAAGCGGGATTACCGGAGATCGTCATATGAGCTCGAATTTTGGTGGATACACCGTCTATGTTCAAGACGGAGTTGGACGAATGATCGCACAAGGACATTCCGATCCGGGTACCAATTGTTCTGTTCATGCTGCCCTGACCTCCGCAATCTACAGTCAGGAATTTGCAGATCATGTGAAGAAAAACTATCCACACGATCTGCATTCCACCTTCCAACTCAACATTCAGATTTGCAAAGAAACCGGAAAACCAAAATGAGAATTATTGCTTTCGAATGCTATGACGGGACTCGATGGGGTATGCTCGAGGAACAATTCAACAAGATTGTTGAATATCTCCGTGTTGGGAATCGAGCACTTGCAATCCAGTGCCTGAAAAACGAATTCAACATTTCACTTGAGGCTGCGAAAACTCTTTCAATCAATCTTCAGCTCGATATCCTAAGACAAGAATGAACGAAGATTGGGAATGGCTTCTTAGCGCCTATCTTGGAGAGATAGGTCATACCTTCTATTCTGGGATGAATAAAGGTGTGGTATTCATTAGAAATCCGGAACACAGAAGAACATTAGAAAAAACCGGATTAATGACTTATACGAAAGCCTCCGGAGAACATATTCGAAGTGGAAAGGCAATGCGTCTCACGGATGCTGGAAGAAAACGTGCAAAAGAAATTTACGAACAAAAATATCCACGAGTAAGATTTTCTCGACGTCCTAAACATAGGATGATTTTCACAAAACGCCTAAACAAGGGCAAGGAGTAACGAAATCATGTCGGATGCACGTCGAATTCAAGCGGAGCAGCAGGCTGGACATACAAAGTTGACAGCAGTGACGCTGACTGCAACAGGCCGGTCCAAGGTATTCTTTGTCCATCTTCGTTACGACGAAAAGGGTGCGGCAAGGATTCCGGATCCAATGCTTCAACGAATGTTGCGCCAATTGAATGTGGCGCGTGGCGAAACTTACACAATTGGATAATTCTATGAACAAGAAAGATGCCCACCGTTTGGTGCGTTTTATCCTTTTCATTCCAGCAATGATTGTGTTTATCTGCACACTTACTGTTGGAATATCAGTAATGACTTCCACAACTGGAATCATTACTTTTGATCCAAGGCCTGGATTCTGGTACGGACTTCTCACTGTCTTTTCGGCGTGTTATATTCTCATTTCATGGGTTATTTACGCCACCAAAAAGTGAAATAAAACATTGACCAGATCCAAAATCGCCATTAAAATAATAACATGAAACCAAAAAAGGATGAAATGAAAACATTCACCCGTGACGATGTGATTCGGGAAGCAAAGAAAAGATATAAGAAGAAGATCTGTCTCGATAACATCGACGAATATGTCAAGCATTCCAATACACTGCAATTAGCAGTGGATTCGGTGTTGATGGAGTCTGCCATGTGGGATAGCACCACTGGAGATCCTTTCGACCTTACCAACATCATTTCAATTCCGTACTGAAATGAAACGCATTGAAAAGCCAATCTCTGGCAAACCATGCGGTTGCAATGATGGTCCGGCTCCCACACATTCCTTCGACGAATTGAGTCGATTGCTTGATGCTCTTTTTTGGGCTCAAGAAGCTGGACTGGATGTTCTGAAGGTTTTCATTCTAGCTCCTACTTCACTTTGTGAAGAATATAACTGGAGCAAATGGTACTACGTTCCTTATTCGAATCAATCCACACAAAGAAATTAAAAATGGGAAAGAAAGTCAGTCCTTGGATTATCGTGGATGGTTATTGTGCCACACGAATTATCGAAGGCGGCAACGTAGATAACATTGCCGATAGAATCGCCTTCATTGAGAAAACACCACGTGTTCGCATACGAGAATACTCTCTTGGTTGCGATAGCTGGAACGGTGGCGAACGCTGTTGGGCAGAACACCTGGACTGGTGTTCAAATCGTGACCTAAGCAGTAATGCTTTCGATGAAGACGCACGAAAATGGTGTGACGGAATGTTGGTCGCACTTGGATACGAACTTACATAAGGATATATCGTGAGTATCTCCTTTAACGTTTCTAACATCCATCCTACCCATGAAATGGGAGAATGGGAAAGTTCCATTGTTTCGATTTCAGGAACTCCGCGTTTCGGATCGATTCGAAAGTGCAAGAACTGTGGGGCAGAGCACGCGAAAACGGTTTGCGGTGAAGCAATTCACGAGGAACTCGAAATGCGTTGTCCGGATGCACCTTCCACTGCACAAGATAAGAAATGATCCAGTGCGAAATTTGTGATTCTCCGGCTCACGCGCTATTCACGTGGCCTGTGGACGGAAAGAAAACTGAAACGAATATGTGTGAGCTTCATTGCAACGACTGGTGGTCGAAATATAAAAACACGACTGCTGGTTATTCATTAACCATCCAACCTCCAAAAGAAAAGGAAAACGGAAATGGGTTTTCTCAGAATGGTTCCCTCGAATGTGAGGGCGCGCGAGCGTCGTGAAACAATGGGCTTCGACGGCTATCATCAACGTTTCTACAGCAAGGAGCAGGAACCGGCAAATCAACTTCATGAACCTGTTGCTCTCCAGGAATCGACGTGCTACAATAGCACTATGGATGAGCAAAAGACGCCCAAATTCGAACCGTATTTCTTCACAGAGGATTACGGCCGCGACGGTATCTTCAGGTTCCAGGTAACCGAAGATGGTGTCTCTGTTCAGGGCAGAATCGACACACATGAACCCCAGGAAGTGGAATATGCCTCCTCGGTGAAATGGGCAATCTTCGAAGATGGTGACGATGATTGGGTTAGCACCCTTGCCGTCCTCTTCGGAGACTTTCCTGTACGCATTTTCGAGAAGGTTGTCCCCACTATCGGAAGGCTGTACGGCGAATACAAGAATAGGCAAGAAGGAGATCAAGATGCAGATGCTGTATGACTCGGATACGTTCGTTGTCGTCCACATGGATGCTAACGAAGTGCCGGAAGAGGAAAGAACATTTCTCTCTCCGCGTCCACGCCATGGATTCGAAATTGTGGATAAGGCCACGAACAAAGAGGTTTACCTCGACGGATCCTGGGCCGATGCCTTTCAACGGCAAATCAATGCATGGCAGCTGAATGTTCCCACTCAAGAAGAAGTGGAAGAAAAGCTGTCCGGCTACTGCCAGTTGGCGCAAATTCCATTGGTTATTCATTAAGCATTCAATCAACCAAGACCATTTGTAGTGGTACAATAGGTTGGTTGAATATCTAAGGAATCAAAAATGCGTCCCTTTGATAAGAAAAAGATGACGGTTGTTTTCAATCCGATTCCAGACGAATTTGAAAAGCAAATCAAGAAACTGCTGGAAATGTTGGGGCATCCGGAAGCATTGGTTTCTGATGAAAGCACCTTCCTGGACTTTCTGGATCATTTCACTTATCCTACACTGGATAGTGCGCAAACAAAACTCACGAAGCTCCTTCGTGATAATCATGTGGAAATCTATATTGATGTGCGTTCCACTTTGAGGAGTGCATGTCAACAGATCTACCTTTCGGACAAGGATTGGCCAAGCAGGAAGGTTCATTAACCTTTTTCAAAAAAATTTATCTATTAGGTCTTCAATGAAATGGAATGCATACTTGTATTTTCCGGAATCGCCGGGAAAATATCTATACATGAATACCTATGGATTCGATGCCACTTCAGTAGAAGAGGCTTGGAAGGTTGCTCAGAGAAGATCATGTTCTTCCACTGTTATCGCAATTGATACATACGAGGATTTTCTAAAACACATCAAGATCCGGGATTCGACTAATATGTCGCAATTCTATTCGGAGGTCAGAGAACGTCTAAAATGGTTAATAGAAAATGAACCCGAAAAGGTTAATTCAACCGAAGTTTACAAGAGTGTATTTCAATGAAAATATATATTAATCTTCGACCCGGATTTCCGATTGCTTCGTGGCTTTCTCTTCAATTTGAAAGATACCTAAAAGAGCAGAAAATCGCATACACAATACCGAAAAGAACTTTTCTTTCTTCGCTTGGATATGATATTCAAGATGAGGAATGTGCTACTATGCTTCTTCTTCGATTTCCAGACTATCTTAGTATCACTACCGGGTATGCAACAGAAGAGGTCGGAAAACGGGCTGAGTATGGTCATCTTGCTGGTGAAATAGTTTTCAAATAAAACCAAAGAAGCTTTCTAGACCTTATGTTAGGAAATCACTTATACTAAGAATAATACAGGAAATTCCTAATACTTCAGGAGAAATAAAATGAAATCTCTTCCCGTTTGGACTTATGTGGCAGCATGGGGATTCTGTGTTGGCGGGATGGCATTAGGATGTGTAGCATTCTACTTCTTGGGAATCAGTTGGTGGACACCGGTTGATTTCGTTACATTCTGTGGACGCGCTTATTTCATGGCACTCGGGCTATTTGCCCATTATCTTGTCGTGAAAAATTATAAGGTGAATTAAATGCTCACTTTTCTTGGTTCAGTCCTGATATGCTTCTTTGGGCCTTTCTTTTTATGTGGTGGTTCTTATCACTATTCTTTCCCGAAGATGCTCGAGTTTTTCTGAATAGATACATTGCTTGGAAGAAAGTAAGGGCTAAGAAAAGTTCCTAGAATGATAATCTATTACGACGGATCCGAAACAACAATTTCAGGTAGTCATAATAGCATTACCTCTTTCGGTATCCACGTAAATCATCAAGGCGAAATCCTCGAACATGCCGATGCATTTGAAATTAGGGCTCCCGGATGCCACGAATTAATTGCCCTAATTGAAGCGGTAAAATTCATCCAACCATACCAAATTACCGCCGACCAAGCGTCGTTTTACACGGATGATGAATTGACAGTAGGTGCCAACCATCAATGGAATGCAGGAACAGGACAAAATCGTTCTTCGTTCTACACATTCAAACGAAGGATAGAGACACTGCTGAAACATCGATACGATGAAGACATTATCAATCAGGTCTACTATTATGTCGAACATTCACGTTTCATAAAAGTACGTTCACATTCACGTGTGGTCAATAACCACAGAGTGGACTATCTGGCTAGAAGAATACGCAATAAGATAACTGGAAAGGACGATACCATTCGTAATTATAAGAAGTGGACATTCGATTTCCATCTTCTGTATGGAAATTCGTACAAGTTACCAAGTCCACTTCCGTTACCGTTCACACAAGAAGAAAATATATTCAATGAATATATCGAATCATTGAATGGACAGAAGACTGAAATTCTGAATTCTGTGAACGATTGTATCACAGAAATCTGATCGTTTCCTGAACGAAAATCCCTGCCGTTTCTATTGATCTTCCTATGCATAGGAACTGATCGGTAGATTGTGCTTCAACTGTGATATATATTAAAATCACAGTATGCAAGAAGTTACAATCGGCGAATATCCTGAGCTCGAATACGTCGGAATGACTCACGACGAAGCCGCTGTATTGGTTAAATTAAGAGGTATTCATGACAGAATACTCTTTTCAACTGATGAAGATGGTGTAATAGTCTGGGCAATGATGATTGATACAATATGAAACTACTTATTCTTATCTTTGCAATACTTTCAATCGGGTGCCTTATCGCAGGTGCATTCGGAGGTGCCATTCTATCAGGAATAATGGCTATCTTCACCTATTACGCAATTAAGAAATTGAATCGAGAATAATCATGGTTGAACAACTTCTCTATGCTCTCCGACACAAACCAACTGGACAATGGATGTGGGCGGATTATAGTCTTAGTATCGATCTTGATGCTACCTCCTTGGTCGAGAATAAAGAATATGCTAGTGTGAGTGAATTATTCAGGGATCATATGACTGGTGAAAAGAAAGAACGAGTCACATTTTCAATACAATTGAAGCCAAAGGGACACACCTTTCTTGAATGTCACGAGGACGAGTTCGAAGTCGTTGAATTTAAGCTCACAGAGCAAGGATAAAACCGCGAATTTAGTAATAATATTCGGTGGGCTAAGGCTCATACATACACAAATTAAACACGCATACTCGATCTTCAAATATGAAAGTATCAGAATTAGAATTAGTGATGAAACTAAGATATGGTGAATTTCCAGGTGGCCTAGAATGGCATAAAAATGATAAAATGGATTTCATCCTAACAAATTTCATGTGGGATCTGATATATTCATATTGGACAATTCTTGACTTCTATAACATTCAATTTCCTATACAAGAAGCCGATAAGGCAATTTACTATTACTTCAATAACAATTCCTCTACCAGAAAACTTTTAGAAGACATAGATACTGTTAATAGGACACTCAGTTTCAAGAACCTTAAGAAAATTAAAAAACATTTCTATCGTTGGGCATTGATTGCTGAAGGAATTTATGAATAAAGAAAATAAATTAATGTTCACACTCAAATATGGTGAATTTCCAAACTGTGTTCTTAGAGAAAATGTTAAAAAGAACGAAAAATTAAAATTCATTCTTTTCAATTTTATGTATGATTATGCGATTACATATTTTAATTTCTATCCACAAGGAACTGATTTTAATCTTTATGAAGCAGCTTTTAATCACGGAACTCGATATTCCGAATATGGATTATTTCTAGGACAAGAATGGATAAATTTTGCTGAAACGGTAGATGCTACTGTTAAGGATGCTGAAGAGCTATTTTTTACATGGGCAGAAATAGCAGAAGAAATATATGGATAATTATAGCAAACTTTCATTTGTTTTGAAACATGGAAATTTTCCTGACTGTATGTTGATTAAAGGCGAATATCCTGAAGAATTACTATTTTCAATATATAACCTTTTCTTTGACGTCCATTATCATGATATATTAATGGATTCAGCTTATATTCAATTGTCGACCGAAGAATTACCCGAAATGGCAAATTCGTATGCAATAAACCTCATAACGGTTCTAGAACAATACGAAGAGTCACGAAAAGCCTGTATTGCGGGAATACTGGTTTATGCTCAAAAAATTTTTTCAATTAAAGAATTAGAAGAACATTTCTATATTTGGATGGAGATTGCAGAAGAAATGTATGAATAAGGAATAAAAATGAATATAGTTTGGGGAATCTTGTTTATTCTGTTTGGAGTCGGTGTTCTTATTAGACTTGCGATATCCATTGCAACGGATGTTCGTGATAAGGTACTGTCCTTGATTGTTGGTATTATACTTTTCTTAGTTGTGGTTGCGCTATTCACGCCTATGATTGTAGTTGGAATTGGACTTCTATGAATAGATTAATATTCAAACTCAAATATGGAAATTTTCCCGATTTTGTACATTCCGATGATAAGATAATTTTCGCGGCCTACAATACCTACTGGGATTCTAGGCGGAGATTCGAAGATAAGATTATCAACGAAAATCCCTTGATGTCTATCGATTATAGGGGACCGGGAGATCTTGATAGATATGCGAATGGAAGATTTTCTTTTAATAATAATTGGATACAGAATTTTTCAGAGGATTTTAAGACATTTGTTGAATTTGGTGTAACAACCAAGAAAGAACTAGAAGAACATTTCTTTTATTGGTTTGAAATTGCAGAAGAAATATATGAATAAAGAAGATCTATTAGCAATGAAACTAAAATATACCTGGGATATGGATATCTTTCCTAGATATACGAAAGCCTGGGGAGACAGTGATATATTCTTTTTTGCATTTACCAATTACCATGTGGATATTTTCGATACCACAATGTGGTGGCATGATGATTATTCTGAAGAACAGAAATGGAGATTTTCAGAAAATCTAAGTAGATTTCTATCTATGTCCAAGGCACCAAGCACTATTCATGAGGTACCAACATATTCTCGCGAAGAATATCGTGATCACTTTATTAAATGGGTACAGATAGCAGAAAGCATTTATAATGAATAAACAAGATAAACTAGCATTCATATTAAAATATGGATCCTTTCCAGAATGCTTGCGAATAATGAAATATCACGAGGATGATTTATTGAAGTTTGCTTTTCTAAATTTTGATTGGGAAATTCAATTAATTCAATATTTGCAGTTGGTTGGCAGCACCTGGAACGGTGGAGTGGTAATAGCTAACGAATCTTCGACCTTAACAATATTAGAAAATATAACCAATGACGATTTCTATGAAGATATGATACACAATATTAAAGAAAAGATCTACACAAAGGAAGATGCAGAAGAATGTTTTTTTGAATGGTTAGATATAGCAAAAGAAATATATGAATAAACTATTCTATAAATTAAAATATGGAAATTTTCCAAGTTGTCTTCATTTCAATGAGGACGAACATTGGAATTTCATTCTGTACAATTTCATGTGGGATATGTTACGGCTTTATTATTCAAAAATTGAAAATACTCATCTTGATACATTTTCTGCCTTAAGTTTTCAGTCTGTTACATTAGCATCTAGGGCAATTGAATATATCGTGGATTCGAAGGATCCTGCACATTCCGCTGAACGCAATATGAATGTAATCAAGGAAAGACTTAATTTACCGATTAAGGATTGTGAAGAATATTTAAACTATTGGATTAGTATTACAGAAGAAATGCTATGAATAAAATGGACGAATTAATATTCATGTTGAAATATGATATGAATTTCTCATCCTATAGAACAATAAATGAAAGTATTGGAGATATTGTCCACAGTGAGGATTTTGATGAAAAGAAGAAATTCTTACTTGCTAATTTTCTAACCGAAACATGGTGGTTTGAAGGACATACTAGAAGTAATGAAGCATTTATTTTCAGTCGCATTAAACAAGGCTTGATTGTTGAACTTTCATGGGCGCATCACGCCGATAACACTGAAAATCTTAGAAAGATATTTTATGAATGGGTTAGAATAACCGAGACGATATACAATGAATAATAAGGGACAAGAATTTCTTAAATGGAAATTGAAATACGGTCTTGATTTCAATACATTCCCAATCTATAACGGTGGTGGAAGTGTAGATGACATATATGAATTTGCTTATAGAAATTTCATGATAGATTATCGTTCATTTCTATCAACGCTGAATACACTTAAACTTCCTACGTATTCTTATGAAAACGAGTGGTATAGATCTGGTCGTGCATGGGAAATTCACTCTAACAATAGGATGTCGGCTGATAAGAATCATCACATGATCCGTCCAGATGATTATAATGAGGATAAAATAGAATATTGGAAACAGCTATTCATACAATGGTTATTGATATCAGAAGAAATCCATGCATAAATTTCTTTTTAATTTGAAATATGGAAAGTTTCCATACGTGACTAAGAATGCAGAAAATGAGGAATTAAACTTCATTTCCTATAATTTCACATGGGATATGTTATTTCTATATTACACATCATTCAATGATATTGATACCGAAAATTCAATAAGCCTTTCTGATGGTCAAGTTGTTGTATATTCTACAGATAGTTTCGAAGATACAGTGGGAATATTTTCCGGACCTTTTTCAGGTCATGGAATACCGTTTGAAATTATGGAAGAAGATTTCTATAGATGGGTAGAAATTGCTGGAAAAATTTACAATGAATAAACTTTTCTTCAGATTGAAATATGGAAATTTTCCAGATTGCATAGTCAACGGAAAAGATGAAGTGTTACAGTTCGCTATATATAATTTCTTATGGGATATAATTTCTCATCATCATACCGTTTATGAGCATTTACCAGAATATATTGATCCGGATGTAGCATTCTTCATGAATAATGTGAGTATGTTAGAAAAAGAAGTTAGATATCTTATCGATGAGGCTAATATTTCTCTTAAGAAGGCTGAACAATTATTCTATAAATGGATTATTATATCAGAGGAAATGTATGGATAAAGAATTAAAATTAATTTTCAAATTGAAATATAAGAGTTTGCAAGAAGCTTTCCCCGAAGATAAAATTAGAACAGACGAAAAATTGCAATTCATAATTTATAATTTTCTCTGGGATTATGCATATCATGAACAAAAATCAGATACAGAGACTCCCGACACACATGCCGCGCGTTTCTGTACCATAGGATTCGACAGAAGTGAATTCATAGATTTTGCCAAAGTTTCTAAAACCACAATAGAGGATGTTGAAGAGGATTTCTTCACATGGGTTAAGATAGCAGAGGAAATATATGAATAACGTGGACGAATTGGCATTCAGATTAAAATACGGAACATATCCTGAATGTCTATTAGAAACTAGAAATGAAACTCTAAATTTCGCTATCTACAATTTCATGTGGGATTTGAATTATCAATACTACTGCAATCCTTTTACCGAATATAGACTTTCTCTTGCGACGGAGGAAACAGAAGAAGGAATGGCGTCACGAAATAATATTTTAGTAGATATTCGTGGCTGTGAAGATATCTTCAAAACTTCTAAAGAAAATGTTAAAGAACATTTTGAATATTGGTTAGAGTTTGCAGAAGAAATGTATGAATAAAGAGAACGAAATTATTCTTATATTGAAATACAATCTAGATTTTTCTACGTACGATAATTTTGGTGTTAGTATTAGAAATCTTCTTAGAAATGAATGTGACGAAAAAATTAAATTCACTATTGCTAATTTCCTAAGTGTGTTGTGGGGTTTCGAATCCGTATATCGATCCAATGAAGAATATATTTTTAAATACCTTAATTCCAGCATTGGAGTAGGACTCCCATATGATTATGCAGAAAATTTTGAAGAAGTAAAAGAAGAATTCTTCGCCTGGATTGACATTACAGAAAGCATATATGAATAAGGTAATATTCAAACTCAAATACGGAAACTTTCCTGAATGCATAGAAAGGAAAGATAACGAAATATTAAATTTCGCTATCTATAATTTCTATTGGGATTTAAACTATTTCTATTTCACAAGAATAGATTATTATCGTAATGGTTATCATTATACCCGTGCTGATAAAATAAATTCCAGACACATCCAATATACCGAAGAGGATACCCATGAACATTTCGAACATCGCGAAGGTATTCTAGGAGAACTCAAAGAATGCAATGATATTTTCCAGGCACCAATTGAAATAATTGAAGAACATTTCAATATGTGGTTAGACATTGCAAAGGAAATGTATGAATAAAGTAATATTCAAATTAAAATACGGAGACTTTCCCGACTGTATCAACGAAACCAAGAGTGAAATTCTAAACTTCACAATCTATAATCTCTATTGGGAATTGAATTACATATATTTCGACGATATCTATCCGGGTGGCTATGCAATTAAATATACCAATAATGATACAGAGAATCTATTCAATGACAGGGAAATTGTTCTGGAAGAACTAGGCCTTTCATAAGAAATCTTTAAGATATCCCTCGAAGATATTAAAGATCAATTTTTCTACTGGTTAGACATCGCAGAAAACATATATGAATAATACCTATTTTGTACTCAAATATGGAAGATTTCCAGATTGCTTATCAAATTCATTTCTAGATGAATATATAAAATTCATTTCCTACAACTTCTTGTGGGATCTTTATTACCACGACTTTCCAGTAGTTGAAAGTGCAGACCACGATACCGAATGTATGTTTGAAACTGAAGATGACTTGGATGAAGAAGTTATTTGGCTTAAGAATAAACATGCATTATCCATTAAGGAACTGCGCTATCATTTTAACCATTGGATTAAAATAACAGAGGAAATATATGAATGAAGAATATAGTATCCTTAAATGGAAATTAAAATACGGAATTGACCTAAGAGAATTTCCAACTTATCATGCTGGCGGCACCTTCGATGAAGCATATGAATTTGCCTACAGAAATTTCATGGTGGATTACACTTCAATGCGGCCAGAATTCTCTGATAAAGATTGGTACAGCACTGAAAGAACTTATCTGAAACATATCAGTAATAGAAATTCTAATATTGAAATGGCAGGTTATTCTTTTATTGATGCAGTGAAAAACTCAAAAAACATAAAAGAATGGAAACAACTTTTTATCAATTGGTTAGAACTTGCAGAAGAAATATATGAATAAGCCAATAATCCTACTGTTGCTACTGTTCACTCTTGGTTGCACACAAGGTCAATCCAACCAAGACCAACCCACCAAAAACAACAATGACAATGACCTACTCCTTTTCTTCTTACTCTATCATCGTTAAAGGAAAATCATGTTTTTCACCATCCTGGCTATATTATCACTTTACATCATTTTAGGAACTATATATACTGGTTACTATGTGTATAGGTCGCCTACGAATACTCACTGGAAACCATGGAAAACTATCGTGTTCTTACCCTGCTTCCTGTTGCTGTTCATCGGGCATATCACAGTGAATAGTTTCAAGAAAAACAAATGAATTACAGGGAAATCTTAAAACTTATTCAAATATGATACTGAAAATACTAGCTATATTCGTTGTATTGTATCTACTTAGAATACTAATGGATAGAATGTTTAGATAATTACCATTTCGTGGACGAACCTAAAACCGAAGAAAACGCATGGATCTCTCTCGACGTCAAGAAGGTCTAAAAAAGGAATCCCCCAACAATGATTGACCTAGAAAACGAAGATCTAACTCAATTCCTAGGAATGACCATAGAAGAATTAGAAACTTGGTGCCAACTCAAAGGAATCAAATATAGAATTGCCTCCGTAGACGGAATTAATCAAAAATCAAAGATGTTTTGGATCTTCGAAGATCATCTCGATATTCACCTCCAAAATAACAAAGTTCAATCAGTCTCAATCCGATGATTAAAGAATCCCCAATCATCTACTTCTATAGAAAGAAGATCTATTTCACCTTCCAAAGAAGCAGAATGTATTGGATCAACGAATTCAAGGATTTCACAGTTTGGACCGAACTTGATGAGCAGGCCTTCTTCATTGGATTTGACAAAGACCTATTCAAAGGAATAGAAGATATCTCCTATGGAGAAAATGACGTCATTTCCTTCACCTTCTTCGGAATCATAGTAGGATTGCTTTGGTCTTGGAGATCCGATCCAGTATGAAATTCAAAGACATCTTCATAATTCAATACAATTCTCTCTACATTCTTTTCTTAAAAAGATATTCACATCATATCGGAAATAGTAGATCTTATTGTAGAATTTACAAGGTCGAAGAAAGGTTCTATCTTAGAATAGGAGATTTTAGAAAAGAAGATACTCCAAGTGCAAGAGAATTGTATTCAACAAAAAAACTCTTTGGATTCTTTAGAATATCTCGCGCCTACGCTGCCGATCCAATATGAAAATAATTGAATTCGGTTACAAAACACTCTACATCACTCTGTGGTGGAGAACGCACTATTGGATTTCTGCAAATCAAAATTGTGAAATTTGGTTCACCACTTATAAAAGACAATTCGTAATTGGAGTCTATAAATTTAAGAAAAAGAACCTTAGACTTAGAAAACAAGGTTCCTTTAAGGGAATCAATGTATTCGGACTTGACATTGGATTCACTTATCGTGGGCACGCTGGCAAACTATGATCAAACCAAGATTCTATCGTCGCTTTGGATATACACATTATTTCACCTATTTCTGGCGAAGAACCTATAAAATAAGAAAAGAATATGACTGTATGATATTTGAGAATTTAAGAGAATATACAATTTCAATTGAAAAGACAGACTATGAACTTCATTCTACTGATACAATTCTTATATTCGGATATCTAATTTCTCTCAGAAAAATAGCTAGGGGAAGGGAAGTTTAGACTATGAAATTCTTTCCTAAAACATACACCAACAACGGTAAACTCTATATAGATACAACCGAATATTGCAGGTATGAAATTAACAACTACGAAGAATGCAGAGTATGGTCGTTCTTTGAAAAGTATTCCTTTGTATTGGGATTCGAACCTAAGATAATCAGTAGCTATGAATACTACAATATAGATTATAGTTTCTATCGTGGTAGATGTTATATTCGCGGAATTATTATTCTCGGAGTAATGATTGGAATTAGTAGAATAGCAACGTGGAATCCAGTTGAATAGAAGACTATGAAGATTCTCTACAAAATTGATAAAAGAGTCTATATTTCTCTTTGGTCTACGAAAGGAGAATATTATATTCATCCCATTGATGAATGTAAGATTTACTATCAACCTGCCCATAGAAGTGTTCTAATAGGATTCTATAGACACCATGGATTACTGTTTGGAGTAATAAACAATTCACTCAAAGGATTCCTTTTATTTAATTTCGTTCTTGCATTTGGAACTATTGCTGAGAAAGCTGAACCACTATGATATCATCGAGATTTATCAATACAATGCCTAGTAGGATATATATTACCTATTGGTGGAAAAATGAATATTTCATTTATAAGGATAAGAATTGCACGGTAGCTCATGGTTTACGTCTAAAAACAATTCTACTTTATTGGGATACATCTATATATTCTAATAAATCTGTTTCAATAATAAATGCTCCTCAATATCTTGGAATTACTATTTTTAGATTATCAATCATATTCACTTTTCTATTTAGATCCAAACCACTTGTATGATAAAAGAAAACCCTAGAATACAATTTAAAGATGGAAAGCTATATGTTATTCTATTTAGAAAGTGGACTGGGTGGATTTCTAGATTCTCCGAATGTAAGATATGTGTAGCTCTAGTTGAATTTGGACTTACTATAGGATTCTTACCTTTTCTATACAAACATTTCAGTGATACAACTGAATTAAAAGATTATCTATCGGGTGCTTCTAATGAAGCTCATACTGTTCGTGGATATGTATTTCTAGGCATATTCGTTGGGAAATTCTATTACTATAATGATGAACTACTATGAAGAAGAAACTATACTTCAAGAACAAGAAACTCTACTATACATACGAGAAAAGGGAAAACCATTGGATTTCTCCAGTGGGATGTAAGATATGGTATTCGTGTGATGAATTTGGTATAGTGATAGGATTCAAGCCTAGGATATTTGATCGTATATATGAAAAGGAAGGTGGTTCCACCTATACCTCAATAATAACATATTCTGGATACAGTCTTAGTGCGGTTGTCTTTCTTGGCATAATGTTTGGCTTAACGCATAGTTGTAATATGGGTCCTATATAAGGAGTGTATATGATTGGATTTGTAATTTATATCGTTTGTCTTCTTGTTATGATTGTTCTTTCAAAGATACAAGGAAAGTATTCACATAAGAATAAATGGTCATTCAAGAAGACTACTATAGTATTCTTGCTATATGCTTTACCATGTATATGTTTCGCTTTATACGGAGCACTTCATCTGTGGCTTGGCTTACCTTTCTAAATCATTGTGCTAAATTTTCTGACCTTGATTCATAATTCTATATAGGAATTTTAAATAGGAATCTTAAATCAAAATTCTAGATTTGGATTTTAGGTTAGGTTTTGGTCTAGGATTCCTGTCTATAGGCAGGATTTCAAGTTGAGATTAAAAATGTAAACAAACGTATTAAGTATTGACATTTTCGATAATCTGTGTAATAATACTGGATATGGTGGGTAGAACACCCTAATAACCATTAGTAATGCAACTTTCTGTAAATCTCGAATGTCTGAGAGCAACGTTGAATGGGTTTCCGCTACATTGGGAAGTAGCCATCCTAATACACGCGGATTAGTTGTTCATGCAGTGCCCGATATGGAGCATCTGCAGAAGAACGAGTATTCAAACGTGGCTGCTTTCTGTGGGAAGATTCCGGAAGCGGCCGGATGGGCTATGTATAAAGAGAAAATCGTCACGTGCCCAACTTGTATCAGAGAAGTCCTAGTCAAATCCAAACTCAAGTGATCTCGTAATAGGCTCGGGCTTAGCCACAATCAAATGCGAGATTGAAATCCGGTATAGTGAAAGGTGAAATTCACGATAACCGAAACTCGAAACTTGAGAAATCCGAAAGGTGAAAGTCTTGAAAACTGAATACAGAAAATCGAAATTGTGGGTTTCATCGAAAAGGTATTTGAGGGATTCGTTCTCGGGGCGAGGTCTTGGTTGAAACCCGGCCTCGGCGAGGTGCCGTAGAGTATTCCGAGAGAATGTAGGGTTTCTCCTCGCGTGGGAATAAAATACTGTGCAGTAACCTTAATGAGAAGGTATTACCTATTCTTTTATGAAGATCGAGGCCCCTAGAATACCTGCCAGCTGCTCGACCCTTACCCCCTAGAAATAAAACGCTTGTAGGGGCTGTAAAACCGTCGTAGGGCTATGTATATTCAGTAGAGAATATAGCTGTAGTATGTACGGGATTCTATTGTCTCGGGCCTGCCACTTCTGATCGTCCGAGAACCATCTGGCCATAAGAAAAGGGGCACTTGGCCCCACTTCCTTGTGAATGCCCCGGATTAGGCAGCTTCAGCAGGTTCCTGCTTCGGGGCCACCAGTTCCAGCTTGCCCTTCTTGCTCTTGGCGGCGCGGTCGATCAGTTCGAGCGCAGCAGCTTTCGTGAGCTTTTCTGCGATGATCTTGCCTTCCCCGATGCCCATCGGTCCCGGCTTCTTCACGGCCCACACCGACTGTTCGTCGATGCTGACTTCCTGGACCACGTCGGTTGCCACCGTTTCGTTCGCTGCTTGCTCGGGTTGATCGCCAAGCACCACATCCACCTTGCCGACTTCTTCGGTGTTGATGGTCTGGCCTTCCTGCGCAGTGCCCGCAGCAGTTTCGCCGCCGGCTTCTGCAGTGGTGGTCACCGCACCCTGCGCATCGTTGGCCGCCGTGTCGGTGCCGGATGCAGCAGCCGGATTTGCCTGGATGGTCGTTGCAGCATTCGGAGTCGCAGGAGCAGCGGCCTTCTTCTTGCGCCCGCCTTTCTTGTCTTCCGGACGGCCCAGGCCTTCCAGTTGCTTCTGCAGCGTTTCGTCACCTGCGGCTGCCGCCTTCCGTGCTTCCTTGAAAGCATGGTTGTAGTGCGTTGCCGCGCTGGCCACCGAAATGCCGTATTCCTTCTGCCCGAAGCCCATGACTTCTGCACGGAACTTCGTGTTGGTGAGTTCCCCGGATGCTCGTTTCGGGAGCAGTTCCAGGAATTTGGCGTTCATCGCCGGGCGAATACCCTTGTCCATCGCGTTTCCTTTCTTAAGTGGGTTGCGAGTAGCTCTACTATATATAGGGTGGGTATGCGTGTCAATCAGTTTTTACAACCTGTTACAATTTCGTTCCTTCGAATCAACTCAGCCTTACTGTAACTACGAGGCGGAAGATTTTCATACAGTATTCTAGGATTTGTAAGAATATGTAGAATAGGTATTCGCCTCGGGTGTTTATATAAAGCCGAATGCCAAAACATGGACCCGAGATGAATATGAGTTGGAATTGGATGTAAGAGAGTGTAACAATAGTTGACGTTGAAGTAATTCTAACATACTATGTATGGTAATGCGATAGTGATAGGAATATTATATATGCCATGGCTCGCAACAGCTAACGTGATAAACGAAAACGATCCTGAAGAGAACTTCAGGGTGTCAGACAAAGAAACAATGCTGGATGCAGTGATGAACACCGTTTCCAAGAGCATCATTGCGGAAATGGATTGGTGGTCAGACAAAAGCATTGCCACTGCGAAGATCACTATCCTTGTGGAGAAGGTGGAATCGTGAAATACCGTATCTACCTTATCAACTTCCAATATTTCACACAGGACGCATTCGACACGCTTCAAGCGGCGGAGCGTGCTGCTGTGACAGTCGGATTCGAATGTATCGTTTATCATGGCGATACTCCCTTGAAGATTTATTCGCCGATATCGGGTTGGCGGAAATACTAAGGAGCTAGAGGAAATGGCGACAGCGGCAATTCGCAAGTTTCAACTACGTGGTGTCCCCACTGTGAAACGCAACAGGAACGCTACCAAGCGTTACCGCATGTATTACTACCACATCGTGGGGGACTTCACCAAACAGGACACCAGTGGCAGCACGGATAGCCTGGAACGTGCATACGGGCATTGTGCTTCACACTGTGCCAGGTCAGAGCTCAATTCGGGCGAGTACGCACAGGCACTCGTCATCGATGCTCGCCAAGGTCGCCTTGTGCGTTCCTACAAACGGGATTCCAACAACAACATCATTGTCAAGGACTTCTAAGGAGCGAAACATGCAATGGAATGATGGTTTTCCCATCCAAGCGGGTGTTTACAAGATAAGACATTTCGACCAGCTATATGGTCGTTTCTGGCCAGGAGAAGAGCAGGCCCATTATTCCTTCTGGAACGGGGATTTCTGGGGTGCAACAACATCCGATATTGAACAGGCAATAAGTATGAAGGATAACAGAAGCAGCACCTGTTATACTTTCAAGACACAATGGTCTCCTATCGAGGAAGTCATTGTTGGAATTGCCGCACCGAGAACCACTGTGAAGCGGATGCGGAAAATCGGAGGACGACCGTTCTCCGGACCTGTCTCCCAGACAACCTTCGAGAAGCTCGAGGACCGCTGTACCATTACCCTTGTGGAGCCACCCAGGGAAGTCGTTCTCGCAACACCGTGTCCCAATGCACTCACGGTGGCTCCGATGCCTTCACAATTCGGCAGACCCGGCGTTCACTGGGGTGCCTGACAATCCTTTCAGTGCTTGTGGTCCCATGCACAGATGTTATAATGTGTGCATGGGATTAATACACAAGCTGAATTACTTTCAACATCGGATTCGAGCCAGAATCGAACAACGGCTCATCGTCATCCGCCTGGAAAGACAGATCCGAGAATACGAAGACAATCTTCCCGAAAAGCACAAAGCCTGGGCAAAAGATCTTCGACGAAGGTTGAAAGAGTCTCCAGACAGTGCCGCGGAAATTCTCGTCTGCGAAGCATTCCGCGTGGCCGAGAAACAAATGCGTGTGGTTGAAAAGATTGAGGAGATCCATAATGTTCGTGCGAAAGAAAAAGTATGATGCCCTCGCCGATGAAAACCTAAAACTCATGGGAGAGAATGCCATGTTGCAAGAAAGAAGTGTCTATCTTTCCCATAGGCTTCATGACCTGGGGGATCTTCTTGAAAAGGAAATGAGAAAGCCACCCAGGGTGGTAAAGATCGAGAAGAGGATCAAGGTATCCGGATTCACAGAAGAAGAAATCAAGAAATTGTTGATGCTCTGCCATCCCGATAAGCACAACGGGAAACAAATGGCTGTCGAGATGACACAAAAGCTTCTGGCTCTCCGGAAATAATCAAAAAGTCACTTGACAGGAACCACAACATATATAATAATAAAGACGTTGCGCAGGTGTACATCGATTCGGTCACTTCCGTAACGCTTCATTTCCTTTAAAGGAGATCGCCGATGAAGTAAGGACTGTCGCAATTGCCACTCCCGGTAAAGGGCGACCCAGGTGGGCACCGCCCTTTTCTTATGGTTCCAAGATCTTCAAAAATCGCTTGACACGTGTCACGATACAATTATAATGACCACAATGGTACATGAACCAGTAGATGTTTTCCGGCAATCTGCTGGATTGTTCTTTGAACAATAATGTAGCCGGATGTCAATTTTGGAGAAAGCAATGAAGTTCAAGAAGAACTATCTGTGTGTGGCAATCATGGCACTTGCTGTCGGGGTTGCGTATGCAGATCCTCCGGGCTCGGGTGGTACCAATGGTGCGGGCTGCACCAATAACTGCGGCAACGGCGGCGGTGCCGGAGGCAACGGTGGAAACGGCGGAAACGGTGGTGGTGGAGGCAATGGTGGAAACGGCGGCAGTGGCGGCAGTGTTGCCAGCATTATCACCAATGCGAACAGCAACACGAGCAACAACACGAACAGCAATACGCAAGGACAATTGCAAGGCCAACAACAGAGCATCAACGGCAGCGGCAATTCGTCTTCCACCTCCAGCTCAACCGGCGGAAACGCAACAGCATCCACTGGTGCTGTCACCAACACGAATACGAACACAACCGGTGCTTCCACTGCAACAACGGGTGCTGTCACCAACACGAATACGAACACAACCGGTGCTTCCACTTCCAACAGTGGCGGCAACACTGTGAACAACGACACGGCAGTGAACATCAACAATCCGCGAGCACCGGTGAACACGGCATACGCACCGGCCTTGCAGGCAACCAACGGAACCTGCCTGGGCTCTTCGAGCGGTGGTGCACAAGGGGTTGGGTTCGGTGTTTCATTCGGAACAACCATCAAGGACGAAGACTGCAACCTTCGCTATTACGCGAACAGCATGACGGCCTTGGGCACGGAAGCAGACCGAATGGCTGCACGTGAGCTTCTCAAGATGAACGCCACCGTTGCAGAAGCCTACCGTCGAGTATCGACCACCACCGGCGCCGTGAAATCGAACACAACCGTCACGGAAGCCAAACAACCGCAATACACCGACCCCTTCGTCCGGGCACGTATGGGACTTCCTCCTCTGTAATCCTTCTGAAAGGGACAATTCTTTGGAGTTGTTCCTTTTCTTGTGGCCGGAAAGATCTCGCCTTTTTATTCGAGTTATTTAAAATAAGTCCGAGGTAAGCTCGCTAGTCTTAAATTTAGATCTTACGTTAAAAGGTTTCTCTAACAATCTTTATTCCAAATCCGAGATTTAAATTTGAAATTCATATTTTGATACAACTTTTGTATGCATAAACTTTGGTGCATCTCTAACATCACTAGTAAGGTCCAGCTTATATCACGAGGTCTGTGCTAGTCTCGGGATTAAGGGTCAGAGCCTTGATCACTTGCGGCCGAGATCGTCGTAGGTGTAACAAAGTGTAATAATGGTTGACATTGGAAAGGATTGGTACTATTATATACACATGAATGACAAGACACTCGACATCATTGGAGATGAAGCTCGAAAGGCCGCTGAAAAATCCAATGAAGAAGCATTCAAGCGCATGGGCTTTGTTCGTTGCACTCACTGTAATGGATCCGGGCTGGATGATGCAAGCGGATTTGGTGATATCATTCCATGTCCTGAATGCAAGGGAGGATGTTGGATAAAGCCTCCAAAACAAGTTGACAGCATATAGGGGCCGTATATAATAGCTGCTGTGTGCAAGAGTGCTTTTTGACTTCTTTTATAGGCAGTACCAGGTACTTTTAACTCAACGAAAGTTGGGGGTGCCTAGGGGCAATAAGGTTGAAAGTCTGGTACGACAATCGACCACAATAGCTCGCTCAGTCCACAAACGCCGAAGGGGGCTAACTTCTCCAGAGGCCGCAGTGATACTGAGAAACAGGGTGAATAATGTGTCGCGGGTAAACCACCGCGGCATGCCGATACCCTGGTAGAGGAAGGCAAAAAGCATTGCTCGTCGGAAGTACAACGAAGAGTGCGGCCTCTGGCGTAACCCAGAAGGAAGGTTCGAGACCTTCGGTGCTTTTTCTTGTTGTAACAGGTTGTAAAAGCGGTAGACAAACAATTCCGTTGATACTATAGTTACAACATCACAACAACGGAGGTGCTTAATGCAACTCACACTTAGCGAAGCCCAGCTTGCGCTGAAGGCCCAGCAGAACTCCACCCGGGTGCTTCCCGTGGATGTGAAGAATCTGCTAGCCGCACTCCACGGCACCACTTTCGCACAAATCACGCAGGTAACCCCTGTGAAGACGGCTGCGGCATTCAAGGATGTCGACATCCGCAAGATCACCGTTGCGAATGTGCAACTGTTCAATCACATTCACGACTTCAACAGCGTGTACGAAGATGCTGTGAAGCGTTCCGCCAAGAAGTTGGGCATCAACACGCCGGCAGAGATCAAGAAATTCGAATCCAGCGAAAACTGGTTCGAGCACCTCGAGGACTGCTTCAGTTTGGTGCGCCACAAGACGAAGCAGGAGCAGCACTATCTTTTCGCTATGTATAACGGGGCGGAAAGTGTGTATCTCCACAACAACCAGCTTGTGGACAAGAACTTCGTGGCAGGGCACCTGACGCCTGCAGAAGCGAAGAAGCTCCTGGAACCTCCGATGTTCGTCGAGAACAAAACAAATGGCGTGTTCCACGATGTCGTGGTGCGCGTCATCTCCCTGGACAACATGGTCGCAATCCAGGCCATGAAAGACATCCTGCTGGTATGAAGAAATTTGCTGTCACGCTGCTTTCATTAGCAGTGGCAATGGCCGCCATGGGAAAGGAGTTTCCAGACGGCCCTTCTCCCTCGCAGGAAGTCTTGAATGCGAAACTCGGGCCGCCCACATACACACTGGATGTGAAGTGGGTGCGTATCGACAGCCCTGTCTCGGAATTTAGGGACGGGACCTGCTACATCTACCTGAGGGAAACATTCACGGTCGAAAAGATTGTGGATGGAAAGACTGTACAGAAGACAGTCGGCATGGAAAAGGCCCTTCATCGCATGGGTGACCTCCTGCAACAATGTGTGGATAAAGGTGCGCATGTGGTCAACGAAAAGCCCATCGATGGTGCTCGCCGCATCAACTTTTGGGTGATTTCCGAAAACAATTCTCCGTTGACGATCACCAAGCTCACAGAAAAGCTGTATGGACCCAACGGCGGCATCTACATCACTTCACGTGGCAGCGCGGTGCTATACGCTGGAAAGCTGCACGCAGTTGGTGGTTTCTATGCCGATCCGGATCCTGAACACGGCGGATCCTGTAACGTGGTTGGCTTCCCAATTGATTTGGGTCATGAAGTGGAGCACTGCGAAAAGGGTGAGTTTCACGATGACCATTGGCACTGGCTGGAGAAATAAATGGCTACCAAAGATTTCAGAGTGATCGTTTCAATGACGGTTGTCGATAACGAAGGTAATCTCATCGGGCAGAAGGCTCGAACAGTCCATGCGAGACCAACACTCAATCTTCCATCGGATGATGCAAACGAAGCAATGAAGGAAGAAATCGACTCCATATTCGATGCTTCACTTCAATCCATGCGGAATTCCTTTCAAGGCCTGATGCGCGATTGACCTCGTACTGCCTGGTCGGCCTGTGGACATCTCAAGGAGAGAATTATGAAACTCACAGTGAATGTTACACAAAGGATGGTTAAGTGTCTCTTTCACTACGCTGATGTGGAGATCTCGCCCAAACAGCTTCGAGCCTTAATGACCGATCCGGTTTTCCAGAAAAGGCTCGCGAAACAAATTGTGGATGATTGGATTCTCCTCAACGAGGAATCCATGTCTGGAGATTTTGAAGTTGTAATGGACTTGCTTGGGAACATTCACAGCAAGAAGAGCTTCTGGACGAAATTCGGAATTAAGGTTCCAGACCGACTAGTGTAAGCGGGTGTAAAAACAATAGACATCTGAAATAATTCTGCTAAAATAATAGCATCAACAGCAGGAGAGTTGGATGTTGCAGATAACACCCGAACTTCGAATTCCCGTCTACCGTTACGGTAAGAAAACAGGAACCGTGGCGGTCATCACGCAGATTTCCGCGCAACGTGTGATGGGATACATCGATTATGAATATCCAATAGGTCGTATAAACTTCAACGTGAAACGAGACGAAAAGGGCTTCGCTGTTAGTACCGGTTCTTCCGGTTACAAGAATCGTTTCTACTTCAAGAATGCCGAAAGGTAAGAAAATGGCAGCAATCGTTTTCCATGCAGATCATTCCAAGATGTCCTGTGTCGAACGTGTCGACATCCTGGGATTTGCCAAGCCCGAGAAGATCGTCGCGGCCATTTCGTCTGGCATGCTGACCTATAATCCGGTTGCACTTCTCATGGCGTGCAACGATCGTGAAAAGGCATACTGCCTGACGAATACCATCGATGACAACTGGTGGACCAACGAAGGACTCACGCCGCTGTTCAAGGACATCGGATGCCGCTCCACCTCGCCCGGGGACATCGTTTGGATGAGTGAGGATAACACCTCCTACGTTGTCCTTCCGATGGGATGGGCCAAGATTACCTTCTCGCATCCCACACTCGATGATGCTAAGAGGGCACTCGACAACGTCTTCAAGAAGACCTTGATTTAAGTCTTGAAGTTCAAATCTAAGATTTCCATCTTGGTCTAGAAGGCCGACTTGGATTTGTATTTCAGATTCCGGTTTACGTGTGCAAATTGCACCGTATAATACACATACACACAGTGAAGTAAGCCAGGAGTAACGGTGAATAGAGCCCTTGTAGTGCGTGCAGCGATCCGAGTACAACAGCGGTACCGTCGCATGTTCCCCGACGCCCCTGGCTATCTTAGCACTCTCCAAGCCATCATCGGAGAGTGGGGTGTGAAACAGAAACTCCCGATAATTCTCAACAAGGAGAAACCACATGGTCCGGTTTTTGAGGAACTTCTCGAATCCCTTCAAGAAGCCAAGCCTGGAAGAAATCGTCGAAAACGAAATCAGAAGGAACCAGCTGGAAGTGCAGCAGTGTGAAGCAGTCATCCGCGCACACAAGCTCCAACGCCACTTGGCTCGTCGTGCTATCGACGCATTGAAGGAATGGGACGACATGGAGAAGAAAGAAAAGGAACAGGGTAACAATTTGTAAGGTAGGTTGCATCTGAAGTAGAACCTACTATAATACAACTTCAACGGACACACAAAGAGGAACAGAACATGCCGAATGCAGCTGGTCGCCGCTACAAACAAGCCAAGAATGGTTTCCGCCACCTGTCTGTCCGTCAGCGCCCGAATTACAAAATTCGAGACGCGGCCGCCAGCGCTCGTCGTCTTCAGCAGCAGATTGCCACGGAGCGTCGCATCTCCCAGAAGAAGAAGGCATGACGGGTCACCTTCTTTCCATGCTTGTGGGCTTCGTATTCGGAGTCCTGCTTGGAAAGAAGGAATATCTTCTTGCCATCGGTCTTCTCTTCGTTTTCTTCCTGATTCACTACCTGCCTTGAGAATGGAGGCATTCTCCTCGCCCTGCCCAGTTCAACTGGATTAAGGCCTCGCCGAGATATTATACAATCAGATTGCACTCGATTGAGGCCTATAGTATAATAGCTGCACTAGGGTTCGTGTGGCGGTTATTTCATGGCCTCGATCACCGCGGCTACAAAATACAAGGTTTTTGCGAGACAATGTAATATTCCGTAAAGTTGATAGACAAAGACGAACATTGGTGTTAATATAAAGACATTCCGCATAAGGATAACCCTGACCAAAATTCCTCTCGCGTTTTATAAAAGTTGTGTCAAAGCGGTAGCGAGAAGTTTTAATTGCAACGGAATGTAAAACTGCTTGCTCTTTGAAATGAATTCACGCACAATATAAGAATGATCAAGAACGCTTTCACTTCAGTTCCTTCCAACCCGCAACCTAAGGTGGAGCGTGTTGCAAAGTCCCTTTCGAAATATCCGTGGCCCTTCATGAGCCAGGACAAGCGAGAAGGTGTTCGCGTCTTGAACAAGAAGAATTAACATGGGTTACTTTCGACATTGGTACACACCGAACTGGGACAGAATTGTTTCAGTGCAGCGCACAATGCAGAAAGCACTCTGGTTGGAAAGTATTCGGCGAAAGTCGGAAAGAAAGCGGCACTAGCAACCACCACGATGGAGCAACTCGACAACGCTCCAGAGAGGGGTGGGGACCTTTAGGTTGTTTGGAAACAAGGGAGTCTGAGTCCTGCGTTTCTTGGGGGTTCGACTCCTCCGGTGCTCGACCATTTAGGAGAAAGTCATGGCCACGAAAAATGATTTGACCATAGTGAAGGAAACCCTCGAAGGGAAGAAGGTCAAGGAAGTTTTCTTCTTGCTCGATATGTATGACGAGCACAAAGGTCTTCAAATTCACATGGAAGACGGCTCTCTTCTCACGTTGTCCACACATGCCTACAGCGATGGTTCTTCGCAGATTATCGCTGACCTGGAGAAATAAGAATGAAGAAACTTCTCATCGCATTCGTCGAAGGCTTCCAAAATGGTTGGTTTGCCTTCTGGCATCCAGTTGCTGCGATCTCGGCTCTAGTGTCGAGCCCTGTGCCCGAGAAGAAGTCCATTGTGCTTCATCACATCACGCGCAAGGCTTTCCACATGCTGGAAGAGACAATCTGGCGTGTTCATGCGAAGCCTACGGGTGAGGCGGATGCCAACGGAAGTATGGTTTGGGGACTTCCCAACGAATACCTCGACTGGCTCCACTTGATCGAGGAAACTGTCAGGTAACCATTCAGCCGTAACTAATTGTAAAAAAGGTTGCGGCTGAAAGCATTTGCGCTATAATAACAATATGGAGCGCAACAACATGCCCATCCCCAAGACGGAGGAATACTACCTCCACGTGCAGGATTTTGTGGATGGATACATCGGTCCCTTCCCAACACCGGACGCGGCCATGGAACACTTTGTTTGGTGCAGAGATGTTCGTGGGGATGGTGCCTCATTCATGAGCATCAGCAATACTCCTCCCAATCCAAATGCGTTCGGTGTTCACATGACACCCGAAGTCGACAAATCCGAAAGGAGCCTCTTCTAATGACTGAGATTACCTTAAAGGATGCTGTCAAGGTCCCCTTCAAGGACCTTGCAATCAAGGATTACTTCTGGGACGACGCTGGCAATCTTTGTCGGAAGATGTCTCCCACTGAAGCTCGTTTCTGTGATGGAGACAGAAATCTGTACATCTTCAATGTCGACGAACAGGTGAGGAAATGCGATGCCTGACATGACTGAAGAGGAATCCCAATACTGGGACGACGTGGAACGCGGTGAGGGCATCGCTGCCGAGCACATGGCGAAAGTCGATGCCGAGAACGTCGAGTGGAAGAAGAAATGGTCCAACTACTGTACCGCATGTAGCGGATGGGGTGGCCATACCTTTCACGAATCTCATGGGGATAGATACGCCCCGCCCGAGACGCTGTTCGACATCTGCGGCGCCCTCGAACCCACACAATGCCATCGCTGCAAGGAACACGGACTGTCGGAAGACAGTGAAGGTCCGTGCAAATTCTGCGGATGGAATTTCGATAACGGCTTGAAAGAGTACTAGGAGAATATCATGACGGGCATCAGAATTATGTTCAATCGCAGCGAGCTCGAAAAAGCATCCTTGATGAAAGGTAAACGCTTTCCGGTTCCCATGGATCTTTCCACTTCATGGGAATGCAATGGAAAGTGGTACACGCTGCGCATGGGACACGAGCGAATGCTCGAAGATGAATACTTCAAGCGCAATGGCGATGCCGCCAATGTCATAGGTCCCACTCATTCTGAAAAGCTGAAGCTTATCGAGGAGCTTGGCTGGGAAGTCAGGCAGATCGAAAACATGTATCACGTGTGTCCGTAAGGAGAGCACCATGCCCATTGAAAAGGTTGTGGAGGTTGCGAAAAAATACAACCTCGATCCACTGCTTCTCCAGAGCATCGTGGGGGAATTTTCCTCTGCCAGCTTGGTGTTTAGGCCCGAGGAATTGTCCATTCTGAAGCTCTTGGTTGCCGGAGCAATGGGAAATCTGAAGACAACTTCAAAGCCTTTTCCGAACAGCATTCTTCAGCAGTACACCAACCTCTACAGAAAGCTGAGCTAATGAACAAAAATGTTCATGAGGTTGTCCACAAGGTTGAAACCCAGTGGCACTATCCGATCATGATAAAGCATGGCTTCCAGCCCAAGACGTTAGAAGTCAAGGGTCTCGTTCGTTCTTACGAATACGAACATCCTGAGACAAAACATCGAATGATAGTCGCAACAGGTGTTCATTGTGACTATTGGAGCGATCTGACAGCCAAAGCGGGCGGTTACTGGGACACCTTGGAAAGTCACATCAAGCACATCGAAAAACAGGGGTAATGATGCCTACAACTGCCCAGTACACCTGCGCGAATCCAGCTTGCAAAAAGCTGTTTACAGCACGGGTTGCCGACCGGGCAAGGGGGTGGGCACGGTTCTGCTCAAAATCGTGTAAGGCGTTCGTACAGGCCTCGCACGGGCGGATCAAGGCCGTTGGCCACAAGGTCCGAGAGTCTATACCACAGATAGTTCCGGAAAAGAAGATCGAACATACTCCGAAGTTCTATCGTATGTGGAATGCTCCGCTTGAAGTAGCACATCCGCCATTTGAGCGTATTCCGTGATTCAAGGGCATCAAAAAATCCTTGCATTTGATAGCTTTTGTGCTATCATTAGCATATGAAATCAACGCTACTAGCATCGTTGCTTGCTATTTCGTTTAACGTACACGCTGACGAGTATCAAGCAATTGCAGCGGATGCGATCACCACCAGTGCTGCAACCAATGCTGTTGAAATGAACCCGCTGGGTTTTGCAACAGTTCCATTGCGTATGGCACTCGTGGAGCATGCCAGAACGCTTCCAATTGAGGAAGCACTACCTATTACGGATGCCGTTTCGGCTACCAGCTGGGGTGCTGCCACGAACAACTTGCTGATGCTGGCAGGTGCTAGTACCGCTGCACCAGTTGTCGGATTCGTTCTCGGGTATGTGATCTGGCAAAGTGGTGAGAAGGAACGTGAGTTTTGGAGGCTCTGCAAATATTACAAGGAAACAGATCCGAATATCAAAACATGCAAATTCGAGCCTTGGCCCTCCAAACCCTAAATATGAGTTTCAATTCCAAATCCTAGATCCAGTTACAAGATGTAAAAGTGGTCGCAGATTTGGAATTTGGAATTATAATCTGAGTATAGGAGTTAGGCACAAATGAAAGACAGGACCCGTGAAATGCAGGCATGTGATGATGCATATGATGAAGTTCTCAAAGGCCCCAACAGAAAGCTGAAGGCTGACGAGCTCACTCTCCTGGCCGCATATTTCACTCTCTCCGATGCAGGGCAAGGTGGTAGCCCGAATGTCATCGGTGACAACATCAACATCACCACCATCTACGGTGGCCAGAAGACATATTCTTTGCTGAATATGGAACAATCGGGCAATTCCCTCTTCGGGTCCTTGCTGACTATCTGTGAGGATGATGACATGGTGAAAGGGTTCAATCAGGAACACAAATACTGGAAGCGTGAACTCAAGAATGACCAGCTTCATGAACTGGCGAAGGTTCACAGGGACATCGCTCCACTCATCCTTTGGATGTCGAAACACTGATGCTCTTAGTCCTTGAAAATCGAAGAGGTACCAGAGCTGTTTTCAATGGCCGCAAAGGGGACCTCAGGCGCTATCAGGTCAAGTGGCGCGAGGAAGGAGATCGGATCTACCTCGAATTGCCGAAGGAGCGTTACAACTTCTTCGAGGCCTTCTTCCTCAAGGCATTCGGGATTGGACACCTCAGAATACCCGAGAAACTTGAAGGGCAATATCTCCGAGGGGATCAGCCTCGGAGTTCAGTTACATCTGGGGTTCAGCAGAAGAGGCCGTACTTGAACCACTCTTCAGTGCCGCACTTGGGGCACGAATGAGCAATCTTGTTCTCTTTGGGCGTTGCCAACAGGGGCAAGAGGTTGCTGTGCTTCCACGTTGTACCACAGTTGTGGCAACGGTGCTTGTGCATGCCCTCGCGCACCACTTCAGCATTGGGACGGCAGGGGATGCGCATCTCGGATTCTGGTAATGGTTGAATCCAGGCGGCGATTTCCTCGAAAAACTCGAGCAGTGGAACTTCCATCACAACGCACCTCCATCACGGTAGAAGATGACATCCAGCACACACAACACAGCAGCGAGCGCGGAAAGCGTGCCGATGTGTTGGGTAATGATAAGCGTGACACTGGCGTCAATGACGCCCACGTGGGACGCATAGCGGTGAGCGAAAGCAACGATTCGCGACATCTGACTTCCTCCACGGTTAACAGGGCGAAATTGCCCCAAATGTCATCTTAGGTACAGTGTATAACCCAACCTCGGAATCTACAACCAAAATCTGAAATTAAAATCTGAAATCCAAATCTAGGGCGCGTAACTAGATGTAAAATTGGTTGCGAGATTCCATTTCTGCACTATAATATACGCATAAGGAGTGCAACATGGCTGATAAAGTAAGTTTTGTTCCGTTGCATCCACTCCAGGATTTGTTCAAAGAGGATGCTGCCGAATACGAGATATGGCTCCAACACATTCGTGAAGAGGGCATTCTCTGGCACTGGGCCTTGGGCAATGAACAGGGCTACGAGGGACCCACTCTTTCCATGGATGAAGTGGAGCCAATCCTATTCAGTTCTCGTGTCTGGGCTTTCATGAGTTACGCCGGAGATGACATCTTCGAGGAAGTGAAAGAACAGGTTTACATAAGGAAGACCACCGGCGAGTTTCTCGTTGTCTACAAAGAATCCTTCCTGGAGCTCGTATGATTACCACCAAACAACCGGTCAACATCAATTTCATTGGTGGCCGTGTTCAAGTGACCATCAATTCGTTGGCCGATGCCATCGAAATTCAAAAGGTGTTGTCGGACACCATCCAGATGGCTTTCGCCAACGGTGACGAAGGCCAATGGAACACGATTCCCGCGGAGGGCGATGCCCTTGGCCTCCGTTTCAAGGTGAAGATCTCTCAGTCCGAGAAGGACGTCATCGGGTGGAAGGGCTGAGGCCTTCTTCTCGGAGAATCCACCGGGACCTTTCCGAGAAACCGCTTCTCCTCGCACCGACTGTGGGATCGAAACAACAGAGAACATGAATGTGTAACAGGATGTAAATCCACTTGCATCATAGCGCACCACTGCTATACTGCAATCATGTTCAACAGCGCGTCAAGCGCAAACTGGAAGGAGTGCATAGTATGGATAAGGGCATTCGTCAAGGCGTCAACCGTCTCTTCATGGCTGCGCTTCCCACCCGCGTGAAAACGCCCGAGGGCAACGTTGCGTTCCGCAAGGGCGTCATGTCTCAGGCGATGACGGACTACGGCATCACGCTGGGTGCTGCCTCGTCCCACTACAACCACGCGTTCATCCAAGCGCGCAAGGCTTCCGCACAGGACACCGCACTGGCTGCGCTGCTGGAAGGACTGGGCCGCCCCGAGGACAAGAAGGGCGGGCGCAAGAAGAAAGTTGTTGTGCCCCCGCAACAGCCCGAACAACAGGATGCAGGGGCTGTCTCCGAGGTGCTGGAAAGCAACGTCCTGGCAATCACGTTCCAGCCCAAGGTGGAAGAACTCGAGGCACCCGCTGCTGAAGTGCAAGAGCAGCCTGCCATCGAAGCTCCCAAGCAGGACACGAAGTCCGAGATGAAGCGCAAGGGCAACCGGAACACCAAGAAGGCCGCGGAACAGCAACCCGCAGCGTAATCCACGCACATAAGAAGCCCTGCTCCGTGCAGGGTTTTCTTTTGGCCATATCTTCTCGGATGGTGGTTAATTTGACCTCATGACCTGTTCCGAGGGTGGTATAATGCATAATGCATAATTACAAACAGCCTCGGCAGCTTTGATCAAGAGTCAGAGCCAGATATATGCGAACAAATATTTGCACAAATATTTGCACAAATGTAACCTCGGCCGCAGTAATTCGGCTCTTGATCGTCTTGTCCCGAGATCTATTGTGTAACAAAGTGTAATATAGGTTGTATTGAAAGCGAGACATGCTATAATAGTACAAAGGAGATGTAACCATGTTACTACAAGGACTTCTGATCATTGCTGCAACACTTTTCACAATGTGGCTCATCGCATACCTGATGTATTTCATTTCGCGTGCGGAAGCTGAATTGCGTGCTGTAGCATTCGATACCAGTGCTCCGCCGGCGGAGATGTTCCTGGCATTCGTGCTATGGGTTCCTGTCGGAATTGTCAACCTTTTTCTGAAGGTACTGACTGTCATCTCTTTCGGCTACCTGCTTAACAGAGCCCTGCACCACGAGGAGTAAGATGATTATTCTGTACCTTTGGGTTACCACTGGATTGTCCTACGCGCATTGGGAAGCGGCTGGGACATTTCCAACAAGTGTTGCATGCCATACGGCTGCCTATACGCTGCGAGTATCACCTCAAGAGCACCGTTGCATCAAAGTGATGTCCGGTGAGGCATCCTGACGTAACAAGGTGTAACAGTGGTTGCACTTTGGAAAGCTTCTGCTATAATTCAAGCATCAACAGCAGGAGCTTTCCAAATGGTAATGCCTGTCACAGTTCCAAGATTTAACGGGGAACAATTTTCCGTACACAAGGATAAGAAGTGGCTTGTGTGCTTTAGCAGTGATTTAATGCCCTTTAGGGACTGGTTGCAAGTGCAGATGCAACCTACCATTGCTATCAAAAGCAACCGCTTGCAGGACATCACCCTCTGGAACAGACTGCGCAATGAAGGTGACGGCGACGAGACGCACGTATTCATTTACGGGCCTTCTCAACGCACACTCCAAGCCCATCCCGAACTCCAGGGGTGGGAACTGCACATCCTGAATGACTAGGAGAACAAAATGAACAAGAAAATTGTTACTCTCAGCATCCTGTGGGCTGTGGAAATCCTGTGCATAACGATTGTGATTTTCCTGGGTTACCTCGGCCTCCATTTTGGGAAACAAATGGATTACTGGCCCATAGCCGGCCAGCTTTCCCTCTTGGTACTGGACGCAGTAGCCATGGTGGGCACCTTCCTCACACCTGCATTCATTATGGAACAGCGCGGCTGAGGAATGCAACTAGTTGTAAAACAGGTTGCACCAAAGGAATAGCGTGTTATACTAAGAGCATCAAGGAGAGCAACATGGTGAAACTTCACAACTGGTACGTGACAGATATGCCGTGGGGAATACTCTTTCCGTATGCAGCACCAGATGCCCAGAAAGCGTGCATCGCAGGGTACGTGGAAGACCATCCCACCTTTCACAACGGCCATCCGATTTGCACTGACCCAATCGGCTCCGTGTGCATGGACTTGGGTGGCGAGGTGTTTGTCAGTGCACCGGATGGCACCACGTACCAGCTGATGGAAGTGGATCACTCGTACGAAATGCGGTATCCCAACGCGGTAGATACGTTGCTGGATAGCCGCGCAAAGGAGCACGTATGAGCCCCGTACACACGTTGTTTGTGCTGGAAGCTGGGCTGGCATCCAGCAACTTCCTTTGGGCTGGCCTGTTCACTGGTGCCTACAGCCGGGCTGCCGAACGCAGTTTCTTCCAGGGCATTGCCCTCTTTCTTGCTTGGACACTTCTTTATCCGGGAGCCTGAGATGACCATCTCCGTCGGTTACATCATGCGCAATTCCATCGGCGGACTGGAAATTATCCAGCAAGGCCTCGAGTACGCCATCAGTACCACCCCGACGGGTGAAATGAGGAACAAGTTGGCGGACGCCAATATTCATCTCGCACTTGCCATCCGTGATTGCGAAGCAGCTCACGCGATGTTTCTGGAGGCGGAAAAGAAGAAGACGTAACAAGTTGTAATTTCGCTTGTGTGCTGAAACTTTCCTGCTATAATAAAAACATCAACAGCAGGAGTAGCAAATGCACACCACCAAGCTCAAATCCAACGTACCTGCCACAGCGGATATCACGCAGCAGGTCTCCGTGGAACTCAAGAGCTTCTGCCTTGACCGCGCCAAGGAGAACCAAGCATGGGCGGAAGGTAAGGAAGCTGCACCCGACACCGTGCAAGCTATCGTTTACAAACGAAGCGAACCCGAGAAAGATGGCCGCGTTTGGAAACAAGTTGAAGCTGTGCTCGAATTCAAGTACGAAAAAATCGAAGCACTCAAAGCGCGTGTACGCCGAGACTATCGCGGGCGCATCGTGGAAGAACTCGACCTCACCCCTGTGCAGCAAGCACTCTTCTAAGGAGTTAGGAAAGCCATGGCTTTCCTTTGGCCATTTCTTTCTCGCAATACATCTTCTAACCTTAAGTTAGAGTTCCGAGAAGATGTAACAGGATGTAAATCCGCTTGTGCATTGAAACAATAGTGCTATAATAAAAACATCAAAGGAGCATAGCATGGCACACAAAGAGAAGCATAAGCACCACAAGGGTGCGCAGGACAAGCAAGCCAAACAAGGTGGCTACTTGGTGACCAATCCCCTTACCAGCAACATGGGTTTCCTCTCGCTGGAAGATCAAAAGAACATCGAGAAAGGAACGAAGACGAAGAAAAAGTAATTTCTCGCAAAATCCAGTCAGTCATGTAAATTTTCAAGAAGGTGAATCCGAGAGGGCTTCGGCAAGCCGCAACTAGAAATTTTCGGGCAAACCTATAGGTCCCTCCATTTCCCACTATGTAAAACAATCGGTATATGGTCTTTGGTCAAGTTCATATATTGTGGTACAATTTTGACCTAAATCGGTGAAATCTAGTACACTACTAACTATGAGTATAAGCAGTAGAAGAATCTATGGACAATTGATAGCAGTTTCAATTAGTGACTTCTGGCGTGCATCAAAGTGGATACAAGAAAACATTGTTTCTGATAATGAAACTAGATACATAGCTGTATGGGATGGTTTTGCCTTCTTATATAAAGAAGATGAAATGCTATTTAAATTAAAGTTCAAAACATTCAAATCAAAAGTTTACTCTTGGAACAATTATCAAACGTATCTTGCAAAGCATAATATAGAATATTACATAGATGAAACAGAAAATTGGTAATCAAATGTCTAGGAAAATAGCAATAACTAATCTAGTATCGTTTGATAACTCAATGCGCAAAGAAATAAGAAAATGGTTATTAACTAATATGCCGTCTGATAAAAATAATAGATTTAAGTTTATAGCAGATGGAATTATCTTTAAAGACGAAGCAGATGAGTTTATCTTCAAGCTAACTTTTATTACACAGTCAAGTAAATTAATCGAAACATTAGATATGGTAAATTTACATTTATTTGATATAGCAATTCAACGTTTATATTCAGAATACTTTGAAGAATGAAATCAAGTTGTAGATTTTTAGTTTGGAATAAAGAAAGAAATTTAGCTGAATATACAGATTGGTACACTGTTGATATAACAATTGAAGTAATGACATATTTTAAAGAAAATAAGATAGGTTATTATCCTACGGTCAATTCTGTAATTTTCAATTCTAAAGATGACATTTTGGTATTTTGTCTTAAGTTCAATGTTCAGCCGATGCGAGTTTAAAATATGAATCATGGAATACAATTCACACTTTACGAAATACAACCGACAAACAAAGATCCATGGCATGAGTTGGCTAATTCATTTAATCTTATTCATGCTAATTTATTCATTGGATTACTTAAAAGTAAGAATTCAGATATACGTTTTACTCGTATTGCTGATAATGTGGTAGAGTTCGAAACTGAAGAAGATAGATTAATGTTTATGCTAATATGGAAGACATACAATACAAAATAAAATTATTTGATTATGGACGTATTGAGATTTGGCTAGATGTGGAGAGATATTATAAGTTATCTAATAGATATTCTGCATTGATAGAAGAGTTTACAAAACAGTATCCAAATGTTAAATACATGTGGTATAAAGATAGTTATATCACATTTGAAACACAAGAGGATATGTTGTTGTTTAAACTATTATGGAAGAATTAAAGTACCAACTGAAGTTATTCGAATATAAGAACTTTGATACAGAATATACGTATAATTATCGAATAAAAGTTTTGTATAATAAATTTGTAAATGATTTTAGAGAAGAGTATCCACATATTGAATTTATATTTGTAAGAAACTATGCTATGTTTGATTCTCCGGAGGATATGTTAATGTTTAAATTATTATGGAAGAATGGAAGAGCTGGTGTATAATGCCTAATAATGAATATACTATTACCTTATACGAATTAGATGATGATTATGTAATATCGGCTCAGTTGATTGAGTTTAGAAATTTTATTAAGAATACAAAATATAATACACTTATAAACATCTTTTCTAAACTCTACCCCGATATAAAATTTAGAAGAAATGAAAATTTACTTACATTTGAATCTGAAGAAGAAGCATTAATGTTTAAACTGCGCTGGGATTACAAAGAATTAGAAAGAATTAGAAATAATAAGCCAGTAGAATTAATACCATGAAAATAGTTCCACTATTTTTCTTTAATTTTTATACTTTAAGACAAAATTCTTCTTGGACAAATGATATTATGGAAGATGGATATAAATTTAAGTATTTTAATTTAGCTGGTGATGATAACGTTAAAAGATTTTATGGAATGTGTGTTGTTTTTGAAAATGAAGAAAGGGAATCATTTTTTAATCTAAAATATCCACTTAATCCGAATGTAATTGATGTAGATTATAATACTTGGCGCAAAGGATATTCTAAAGATTTAAAAGCAATAGAAGATGAATTTAAAGACGCAGATAATGATTGAAATCGAAGGCTTTTCGGCGCGGCGCCTTCGGCTCCTCTAACCTGGCCACCCTGGAGAAATAATTTATGTGGGCACAAAAATATCGAGATTGTTTTCCTAGTAAACATTATAATGTTCCGGAGCAACGTGTTCGAGTGGGACATTTTTTAGTACCACCAGAATTGGTAGAAGAATATAAAAAGAAACTTAAAGATCAGAAACCTACATGTCAATGGAGTTGGAAATGAATCAAGAACTTTTAGATAAATTGAAGAAGATGAACCGTGAGGAATTAACTGTTTATCGCGGTGCTGCGTATAAAGGTGAGAAATTAATTGATTTGTTTGGAGTTATATTATTTCTCCTTTCGATGTCAATTCAAAGTATGTTATTTGTTTTTCTTGCTGCACCTGTTCTTGGAATACTAGCAATTATAGGTACTGGTTTAAGAGACACTTGGAAATATATTGATAAGGATTTATTAAAAAATGACAACTAAGAAACGAGCAACTAAGGCTAGAAAAGCCTCTATGAAAGTTTCTGAACCTTATAGAATTCCTTCTCTTATTGCAAAGGTTGTAGTTCAATTTTCCGATGGTAAGGAAATTGTACTTGATAAAGAAGAACTAGGTCCATTTGAATGTTATGGTAATACTACCGCTGAACAATATAAGAAAATAATGATAAATCATTATGTTGAAACAATCGATGGTTATATAAAATATGGAAAACATCGAGATGAACAAAATACTCTGATGGACAGTTGGTAAATATATGATATGCTATATCCATACCCAAATCTTAATGTAGCCACATCAGAAGGATTTATTTCTCTTGTTGCAAATGTCCAGGCAGTTGTAAATGCAATAAACGCCAAGACAATTATACCATACGGTGACTATGGTGGACCGAATGTCTATTATTTTCAAACTATGAATAACGGGTTGGGAAATATCATCTATACTGTTTTTGATAAGTCTACCAATTTAGGATTACAAAGCTTCATGGTTAGATATGGAGCGGCAACTGTAATTCAACAAGTATTGTTTCAACAATTTCCAAAGAGCGAAATTGAACTACAACATTTAATTCTTCCAAAGCTTCCCATCGTTTCACAACCACAAGGTTCGGTTACTCCATAATATCTTGACTAACAATTAGTAATAATATATCATGTGTTATTATGAGATTTTATATACATCCGATAAATCCACATTATTCAGCAGTAGATGCTGATAATTATTTTAATGGATGGCATTTCGGAATTTGGGAATACGATTATCCGTCACTTGATTCAAATCTTTATCAGTTTCAAAGTCAACATCTAGAAGCAGCCAGAGATACACAAAAACAAGCGGAACTAGCAACTAAATCATTTCCCAATACACCTAAATCAAAGAAAACAATTTCTTTACCAACTAATGTTGCGCCACACTCCTTGGCAGCTTCACAGATTATAGATAAGGCCATAAATCAACAAATAGCGGTAGAATGGCCTTGGACTAATAATAGAGAACACGAATGGAAAGAAAATGCTTTCCTTCTTACCGGAGATATGTAATAGAAAGTAAATTATGTCACAAAATGTAATGGTTGATGTTGAATCTGATGGTCCTTGTCCTGGAATGCATTCAATGATCTGCTTTGGTGCAGTAATTGTTGAACCAGGATTTCAAAGAACATTCTACGCACAACTTAAACCAATATCTGAAATCTACGTACCAGAAGCACTAGCAATCAGTGGTTTTAGTAGAGAAGATGTACTTAAATTTCCAGATCCAAGAGATGCAATGCAGAATTTTGAAATTTGGTTACAAAAGAATATTCCGGGTAAACGTCCTATCTTCTGGTCGGATAATAACGGATATGACTTTGCCTTTATGAATTATTATTTCTGGCAACAGCTAGGTAGAAACCCATTTGGTTGGTCGTCTGCGAACATGGGATCTTTGTATAAAGGAATAACAGGCGATCTGTTTTCAACATTTAAACATTTAAGAGAAACTAAACATACTCATCATCCTGTTGATGATGCAAAAGGCAATGCCGAAGCATTATTAAAGATGTTTGATATTATGAAAGGGAAAAAGAATGCACATTAAACATATAGTGCCATTAATTTCGGTGCTATTAATTTCCACATCCGCATTTGCCGCTGGTCAGGTATTTAGTGCAGGATTTCCGGGTGGATCGGTTTTTATTTCTGAAACACCATGCACTAATAAAACCATAATGGCTCAAGTGGATCCAAAACTTCGTCCAGAGATTAAATCTGCTTTGATTTCTGATCACGGTCAGAAACATAGTGCTTGCTGGATAGCCAATAAAGAAGACGAAACAGTAGTTGTTGTAGATGAAGATGGTAGACAAATAGAAGTTCCGGTAGAAGACTTTAGTCTAGATATTCGTGTTTCTTCTAATATACATTATGGTAAAGTAATTGGAATTGAAACTTTCTTTTCTTATCGTGGATGCAATAAATCGAATCCATGTCATCCTGCAGGTGTTGCAGGAGCAATGATTATAGAAAGAGACACAGATAAGGTATATAGAATTACAGTTCGTACCGAATCTGGTGTCGTACAATATTATGATGTATGGGCAATAGGAGATTTAAGAGTTGATGACAATGTTAGAATAGAAAACAATGTTCTATTTAGAATTTCAAATATTCAAGGATAAAGATGAAAAAATTATTACTAGGACTATTATTAGCAGGTATAATTCCTGTCGCGATTGCAGACGATGTATCTGAACTTCAAGTTATGGGTTGTCGTAAACTAGCAGAAGTAGGGTATGGGGTATCTATAGATAAATCAAGAGGAATGACCGATGATGAATTTAATAATATTATAAGTGATATTCAAAAGAATAGCCCTTTACCTGACCTTGTCAAAAAAGCAATAATTTTATCAGCTACTGTTGGAAGACAAAGTTCAAAGAATCCGGAAGATGTATATAGTTTAATTTTCACAGCTTGTATCTTAGCAAACGCTAATATAGAGGCACTTGATATTTCGAATACGAATAATTAAATAATGCCAAAAATTAGACCTTATCAACCATCACCGGAACAAACTTTTCAAACAAATAAATGGAATGCAGTTGATGAATTAGCCAGAAAGGCCGGATTTGATGAGGATGCCTTTGCTAATACTGAATTCTCACGAATGCCATTCTTCGAACTTATTGTTGATGAATGTATCAGAAGAATAGAAAATAAAATACCAGGTGGTCCCGAAGAAGATTGGCCTATTCTTAATAATGTAATAGAAACATTAGAAAATTATAAGAAGAATATCGGCAACGGTGCATAATTAATTGACATAGTTGGATATTCATTGTATAATATTGCTTTATAGGATATTGTATAAATGTCGATGCATCTCGAAAAGCCAGCCCTAACTACGACCTCCACAAAGAAAAGAAAAATTAAACTTACTAAGTTCCAACAAGAAGAATTGGAACGAGGTTGGAAAGCACGTAATAATATGCTCAAAGGATTAGGTCTTCCGAAGGAAACCTATGAGCAATATTTAGATTGGGTGTACGGTCGCGGTAAGAAGGATTCGAATAAATTGGTTAGAGAGAAATTAGTCTTAAATAATACTAATCCACGACAAGTTACGAATAACGCTAAATCTCTTGTTACATCTATGTCGCTGGATGCATGTACTAAAAAGGAAACACCAGTCTACACTGGCGATAAGATTGTTGGGATCGCTACAATGCACAAGAGTAACATGGTTCCGGTATTCAGCGATAAAGAAGCCGAAGACATCTCTAAGATGAGACGTTAATTATCTTGTATTTCCGTAATGAATTACCTTGCAACCCGGAATAGCCTTCTGTTTACGCCAGATATCTAAGATTACAGAACCTTCAGCTGGACTGATTTCTTGTTTCTTAACCTGTGTCTTTAATGGTGAGTCACAATAAGTAATTTCTGCATCATGCATCAATAGATACAAACAAGGTTGAGATAATATTTCTTCGGGTGGCATATCGTTTGTATATCGATCTAAGAAATAAAATTGCTCTGCTGTAATTTCTAGATAATGAGAAACTAATAAACTACCAGATCCATCAAGATATGGTACACCGGGCTTATATGCCTTTCCAACAATAACAATTGGTTTACCTTCAGCAAGTGCAATTGCCTTTTCGGCTATATTCCTAGTTTGTATTTCTCTTGCTTCCATAATTGCTTCAAATAAATCATATCCAAGATTTAAATCTTGTGCTAACCAACGTAGAGCAATATTATCACGCGGATGACATGCACCTGCATCGGGTCCGCCGGCTATCATATATTTAGGTCCAGTTATTCTCTGTGTTGATTGTGCCAATGCATTGGTAACAACATCAACATTCATATTACCAAGTTTTTCAGCAACGTCTTGCACCATGTTTACTAGACCGATTTTAACCGAGATGAAGGTATTATAGAAGATCTTAATTGATTCGGCTTCTTCCCAGGTGCCTATTTCGATGCGTGGATTATTTTCCATAATTGTATTATAGAAATCAACTAATGTTTTCGCGTCGCCTGTGGTAGTTCCATCTTTTGTACCAATTATGATCATTTCGGGATTTACCATATCCCATGCCACACTACCCATCGCAATTAAATATGGATTATATAGAAACTTGGCATTAGGAATTAGATTAATAAATTCATGACGAGTTGTACCTGGCAAGACGGTACTAATTAATACAACAAGTTGGCGTTTATTGACAAATTTATTAACTTCTATCAATATTGATTTAACTGTTTCATAATCAAAGTTTGATGGTGCTAACTGTGTTGTAGGTGCTTCTCCTCCATACATCTTGTGATGGCTTGTTGGCACAGCTATAAAAATAATATCCTTACCTTCAACTAAGCTACTAATTGAATCCACCATTTTAAAGTTTCTTGGATTCCTTTTAACAACATCATATCCTTCAACAAAATGTCCTTTATCGGCAATAACTTCAGCACAATCTTGTCCTAGTTTTCCTACGCCTATAAATCCTATTTTTGACATTTTTATTTCCTTTTTATCAATACATTTCGATTAGTTGGTAATATTTCTACTGAGAGATTATTCTCCTCTACAAACTTATCTACAGCTTTTATCACACCTGGAAAATTTTTCGAATCATAGTCATCAACAACTAATTTTCCTTCAGGTTTCAGTTTTGGAAACCAATGTGTTAAATCATTATATACATCATCGAATTCGTGTCCTGCATCGTGAACTATAAGATCAAACATTGGAAAATCGGTATTATCGAGTGAAGTATAATTTCTAAAAGATTTCTTATTAATTATTCCATCGGTAAAAGTTTTCCATAAATTAAAGAAATCATCTCCTTTTATTCCATCTATGTCTTTACTAACACTATCCTTGACCATTTGAAGTTCTTTGGCTCCACATCGATTATCATGATAATGAGTAGTTCTGTGATATTTGTGAAGTAGATCGGGCCATATATCAATTACATAGAGTTCTACATCTTCCTTCTTATTGAAACCTAATGCATATGTTGTTCTACCAAATAATGCGCCCAATTCTAAAATTTTACCATTAGATGATATTTCTGATGCATAACCAGCTAAAATTTCCAATATAGGTCTTGCATTCCATCCCGGAATATCTGTGTTTATCTTATACATTATTTTTGTCCTCTAAAGGTATAATCTTTTCTATTTGTAAAAATATCAAAGTTATGCTCGACTATTGGTGACATTATTTCTTGCCATTCTAACCATTCATTAGATTTCAATGAACTAAGTCTTTTAACTTCATTGGTAATTGCCAACAATCTTGCTTCATTATTTTCTATGGTATCGTATGTTTCGTCAATATAGGGATGAAATGTTTTGTATCCCATTTCTCTAAGAGACTTCAACGAATAAGGACGCGCTGCTAGAATAAATGGATGCTTCATTGCTATCGGTTTAAATGTCTTTTCTGAAAAGAAAATTGCACGGTGATCTAAAACATTTGGTTCCCAGAACCATTCAAAGAAAAAAGTTTCTGTAACTAAGGAAAAATAACTCTCTTCGAAATATGGTACATCGTCGTAATCAAGGCCTGTTTTATTAAAGGTCCAATCGATATTTAATTTTAATGGTAGATTCTTTTCTTGTTTCTTATATCCATTTTTGATTCTTTCGATTGTATGCTCAGATAGAAATAGAGGAAAACCTTCAAAGGATTTTTCTATCTGATTTTCTATACCTGAACCGTGCTGGGCTTCAGGAAAGAAAGAAAAGAAAGATTTATCAATAAGATCTGCCTCGGAAAGTAAAGACATTAGACCAATTCTATGATTTCTTATTACCCTATTAAAACATAGAAAAATCTTAGATTTTTCTTTGACAGAATATGTTGGAGTTAAGTTAAAATTTTTCTTTACTGCAAATTCCCATGAATTAGCATTAAGAAGATTTATTCTTCCTTCTATATTACTTCGAATACAAAAATCTTCATATTGCTTATTAATATCAGCGGCCGCACAAAGATAATAAAATTTTGATGGATCTATTTCTGTCTGTTCTGCAATTTTATGAATTTTGTTTACCATCACATCTACATTACCTTCCCACGTATTATCGAAAAGAATATTCATTCCGAATCGATAATGTTTCTTGATATAAGTAGGTATAATATCATCTTCGATATTTAAGATATGTTTACCAGTCGGTCCCTGTACTAATCCAGCGTAAATATTTAGAAATGGTATTTTTCTTAATTCTGGAAAAAAAGTAAATGCCATTGAATATATGTCGGCAGAAATAACACTCTGAAAATCAGTATTAGCAAATGTTTTATGCATCGCTTCCGGATGCTTTGCATGATATTGTTTAGGAATCATTTGCCTCCTGACAAAGCAACCAGAAATCTTCCATTTCGGGGAATGTTTCTAAGAAATTGGTTCCTCTTCTTAAATCGTGTTCATCGAAAAATCTATAAAAGTCAGCTCTATCCCTCTTAATCTTTTCTTTTGGAAGATTGTCTCCTTGTTCCATCCAAGTTAATAATCTTTCTAATCTTTCAATTTGAAAATCTTTAATACCAACATAAGCATTATTTCTAGCCGTTGGATCATCATTTATAACTTTAGATTTGAAATATTCAATATCATCACGCAAAATTTCACGATATCTTGGAGGTAATATTTGAACAGATTGCCAAGCAGGAGAATGCAATATAGGAGTATCAAACCAAATCATTTGTCTATCGGTTACATATTTTTCTTGCATACCAATTACAAATTCATCGATGAATTGCCTGAGACTAGTGATGCTCATTAAATTCATTGTCATAATATATGTTATTCCAGAATTGGTAGAATTTGTTGATAAGAATTCGTGAATATTTTCCCTTAAATAATCAAAATCCATTCCATTACGAATATATTCTGCTTTCTTTCCATAAGCATCACACGAAATAAACAGCATAAAATGGAATAATGAATTATTATCTTTAATTTTCTTAATTGTATTATTGAACTTGTTTATAAGTTTCTTATCTGCACAGAAATTAGATGTTATTGCTAAATTAAGATCGGGTTTCGGATTTTCAACAATATAATCGAGAACCCTATATGTATTCACATCCATTAACGGTTCTCCGCCGGTCATTCTGAAATATTTTAGTTGTGGATATAATTCTGGCCACCATTTCCAGAAGGCTTCAACATATGGATTATGTTCTCTATTTGGAATAGGCATAATTCCTATCTGTTTGAAATAATCATTGGAGTTATGTGGGACAGTTGTAGGATATGGTCCATATCTGTCGATTTCTTCTCTCCATGAACTAGAAAGATGCGGAGAACAATAAGAACATTTGAAATTACAAACACTACTAAAATTAACTTCTACATATGAGGGGACAACATTAAAATTGGCCGGATCGGGATTTTGAATAATATCAGCATGACTGGTTTCTTCCATAACATCGGCTGTTCTATATTGTCTATCGGAAACATGATTACCCGGCGAATCTTCAATTTTCCAACAATACGAACATCCTTCTGGTCTTTCTCCAACAATCATTTTTCTTCTTTCTTCTTTCTTTTCAGTAGTATTATGAAGTGCTGTATAATTGTTTTCTAATTCGTCTAAAGGAATTTTATGTTCCGGAGGATGATAACAACTATGAGTAAATCCAGATGTTAAGTTCATCGAAACATTCTTCCATTTTGCCAAACAGAAGGTGGGTGAAATTTCTGCATTCTTTTCTTTTGCACGTATTACTCTGATATTATAACTTGATTTTTCTGACATTAAACTTCACCTATAATCATATATCTAGTGTACATCGGCATTTGGAGTTCATCGCAATAGAACACTCTATTAAGATCGATGCTATTATAGAAATCCTGTGCCGAATTTACGCAATTTATATGTCCATTTCCTTCTTTGTAATTATTAGACTGAAGTACAACTGTTTTTCCTTTTGGAATTAGTTTCAACCAATCTATTAAATTAATATGTTCGCATGATGTATTAATAATAATATCTTCTGAATATTCATAAAAGAACATATCTTCGGTTATATATTTTATATCTGGTGTTTCATAGATAATATTATCGACAAACTTTTCACACCTTGGATCGATATCTAACATATTGATATATGCATATGGAAATTTTTTATGTAACATCATCCCTAATGTTCCATACCATGCACCCGCAATCAATATTTCATGTTCATGGATATCCAAATACTGTGACATCTTTTCAATTAACCATTCCTTACTTCGAATTTGTCCCGAACTGAACATATCTCTAAATTCATCATATCGTGGAGCATATTCCATTGGAGTAGAATAAAGGGCATTGGTGTATTGAATAATAAACTCAGAATCAATCATTTGTTTATTCTTCTTAATTCGTTTAATTCTTCTTCGGTAAAAAGTTTATTCATTCTTGGTACATTTATATAGGATGCCTTATAGAATTTGCTCTGAATGCTATCAAGTTCTGCTAGTTCAAGTCCTAGTCCTTTTCTTAATTGCTCACCTAAAGATTTAATTGCTAACCATAAAACTTCTTCATCCCAGATATAATTACTCTTATAACATTTCTTAATTGATGGACTTATTTTACCAGGTCGTGCCTGAAATTTTTCTTTTTCGATCAGGAATAAATTATTTAGATAATCGAAATTTCTTACATTAATAAAGTCCCAATTTGTAAGATTTGTCATGAAGCAACCAAGTCTAGCACCATACATTGCCCATAGACCGTTTTCAACATCGGCGCCAACACTACACCACGTTATTAACCTTTTATAATTTCCCCACCAAATACTTTTCTTGAAATTAGTTGAATCTACCTTTCCGCCTTGGCTAAGACTCATTTTTACGCCTTCTCGAAATCCAGCACGAAATGCCTGTCGTGGACTTCCATTTGGATAGGTAACACTATACTGATTTGTCATTTGAACATATGAATCTTCCCAACAGAAATCTACTTGATTTCTTACATCGCCTTCTTCGGCATTTTCATGTGTCCTCATATTCAAGACATATTCTTTTGGCCAGCATTTCAATCCACCATTGCCATATTCTAGATTATTGATAAAATTCTGTGCTGCCCAACTTATAGCTTTATTTTTGAGTTTAGGATGATCAAATTCTATTTCTAAATCAAAGAAGGAAGTATCCACAATATTATCGGCGTCGATAGAAATAAACATATCTGTTTCGGATAATTCAGCCGCTGCTTTATGCGCAGCATCGGAACCTTTTACTCCATGAACACGTTTTGCCCACGGAACTTTATTTTGCAGATCTTGCCAATTTTCTTCACAGTTATCTTCATCATAACTAATAAAAATAACATCAAGTTCATTAATATATCTATAGGTCATTTAATTTCTCGAAATTTATATCCGTTTATTATTTTTTTGGTATAAACACTGGTGTTAGTATAATATTCTTCATAAGGAAAATACAACTTTTCTTTCTGATAAAGTTCCGATGTGTTTACTTCAAATTTTTGTAATAGATAATACGGATTATTATATTTGGTCAAATAGAATCTAATCATTCTATCTTGAATAGATTCATTATTAATATCTTCATCGTTGTCAAATAATCTCATAAAGAAATCTGTAGCTTCGACTGTCACTTTTTTAGTATTAGTATCATTAATAATTAAAATAGAAACTACTCTATCTGGTGTATTTTCTTCTACTTTAGTTAAGAAGGAATTATCTGTTCTTACTTGATTGACAACAAAATTCTTTGAAACTATTCTATAACTTACACCCATTGGTGTATTGCTTTTCCTTACCGTATAATTGAAAGGATTTGCTTTTCCCAGAATAAACTTTTCAAGATCGGTCGAAGGAAGAATTGTTACGGAAAATTTTGATTCTAATGTTAGGTTTACATCGGGTGTGATAGCCTTAATATCTCCATTGGAATCAAAATACACATACATCATTATTAACGATTTCATAGATGAATTCTCTTTTCTAAAATATCAATCATTTCATCTGTTAGCCAATTTTTCACCTGATAATGAAAAGGAAAATATTGTTGATAGTTTCCGATTTTAAATGTTCCATCATTGCTAAAATATGTTGGAAAATGTTTGGTCCAATCCTCTGTAATTAATTCTTCTTTAACATTCTGAAGGAATGATTTCATATGAACAAATGTAGGAATTTCGTTTAAATCTCCAAGACATTCGTTTTCATATCCGAGAATCTTAATTGCTAATGCATAAGCAACATCTCCGGAAAGATATTGAGGACGTGTTTCATCGAGAAATTCATAATAAAATCTTTCCCAATTTTCAAAAATTAATTCCGTCATTTTAAAAACTTCAGCTGTTAGCCTGGTTTTCTTAAAATACATAAATGCAGTATAAACATTAGGGAGATTATTAGAAACAAAAGTTTGCCTGTATTTGGTTGAGGTAATAGTCTCATTTCGAAACGTTTTTGGTTTATTGGCAATCCACATTTCTTTACTAGATAAAATATCCCACCAATAACTTATATCTGATGGAAATAACATATCGGCGTCAAGTACAATTGTTTCATCAAACGGAGACATATAATAATATTTCCATTTGTTTTCAATCTTCCATTTTGATGATGATGCATGATCTGTCCATGGAATATCAACAATATGATCGAATAAATCATATTGCTTATCAGTGAGCTTAGATGGTGGCGTATCTGTTGCAAGTGCGATAGATGAATATTTAGATTGTGAATTTTTAATACTCAATCCCAGAGCATATGCCATTCTAAGATAATCATCTTTTCTATTATTTTGCGCTAAGATTAGATATCCTCTTGACATTATGCTTTCCTATATAAAGAAATAAGAGTATCTGAGTGCCTGTTGATTGCCCATTTATTCATTATATGAATATCGGTATTCTTAAATCTAGATAACAAATAATTTCCTTTTTCATTTTCTTTTTCAGAGAAAATTGAAATATCGTTAATTCCATGGATTTGATTAATATCATTTACATCCCAAGACATTAATAATCCCGGAATTGGTAATTCAGAAACAATATTATTAACTGAATTAAATCCATTTAATGTATGAATTGCAATACTGAATGCATTATCATTCCTATACATTCCTTGCCTAAAACCATATAAATCTTTATAGTATTGATAGTTTTCTTCAATATGTTTTACCAATAAAAATAAAGTTTCTGCCAATGGCGATTTTCTAAAGAAAATTGCTGTTGCCCAATAAAGTTCTATTCCTAAATCATCTAAATATTTTATTTTTATAGTTTCATAAGGAGAATATATTTTCTTATTAATCATTACATCATAAACACTATCCCAACATTTATTAAGAGCATCACTCATTACTAGGTAATCTGAATCAATAAATAAAGTTTCATCATAGGGCGACAATTCATATGCCTTCCAGTGATGACAATTGTAAAATTGAAGTGTTTTAGTTGTATGAGAAGTATCTTGAAATCCACGCGGATTTTCGAAACTATAATTTCTATCAATCTCGATTATATGTTCAAAACATTCATTAATAAGTTTTCCACCGAGATTCTTCTTACCCCACGAATAAGTCCCCGAATCTGTAATCAGTGTTGTATTTTTTCCAAGATTTCTTTTTACCATTAAGGCATTTGCACAAGCAATTTTGAAATAATCAATTTCACTATTATTGTGTGCATACATCAATACTCCCGATGTCATTCAATTTCCTTAATATCTAAAATAGATTTAACATTTCTTGATGTTCTAATTTTTTGATATTCCTGAAGATAATCGTTTGTTATTTCGAAATACCTTGCTGTAATTTCTTTTAAAAATTCCTTGACATTTTTAATCTTAATTGGATTATTATTGTTATCTAACAATACCGCTTCTTCGAGTCCAGTCCTATCTAAATAATCTAAGAAACAAATTAATTCTTGATTAACCTTAAATGATCCACCATTCTTGGCGAATATTAAAAGGCCTTCGATTTTAATTTTTTCTTTCTGTAATTGATTATTGAGGGTTTGGCGATAGTTAGCAAATTCAAGGGCTTTCTGTAATCTTTCTTCCATAGAAAAACCTCCGTTATGCTATTTATCTATAGTTTTAACGGAGGTATTTTGTTTAGGAGTTATTAAGTCTTACTAAATCCGCTATTTGCACCAACTGAAGCAATGCTTACTGTTCCTGGATATGTAATTGCACCGGATGCTTTGGAGGTATCAATATGATACACGGTTGTACCAGCTTTGTTTGGCCTTGCAGTCGGATCTAAATCAGTTAATGTGATTGTGAAATCAACCTTTCCATTGGTGCCGGCTGTTGTATCATATTTGGCCTGAACTTGAATAGAGTTATTCGAATATGATCCGGCTACTCCATATGTATGGTTATAAATTGTTTGATAGGTAGTTGTTAATTGATAAAAACCAATTGCAGTTCCACCTGTTCCACTATTTGGTGTTGTTGATGTCCAATTAAAAACTAGTGGACTCATTGCTGTTAACATACTCACCCAAACTGCATCATCTGGTGTTGTTGATGGACTATAAGATCCATTCAGCCCTAGATATCCGCCTGCATTAAAGAAATACCTTGCATTATCCCATGATCCAAAATCAACCTGATAAGCAAATGTTAATGTATTCACCCACGGTTGAACCGCAATAGGTTGTGTAAAATTAGAACCCACTATCAATGTAGATTGTCCAACTGCAACATTCTTTCTGTTATTTCTTAGATTTGTAATAATAGTTGAAAATGCTGTAGGAGAATTGAAAGCTGTAATAGCATCTCCCACATTTGGATTTGAAGATGGCAATGGTGGTACAACAGTTGTTCCTTGATGTGTACCACAATTTTTCATTGCTGTAAATAGAGCATCCCATTCAGACGCTTGAATAGCATTTCCGGCACTAACAGAAGTTAGTGTCGATGTTTGTCCATATCCAAAATCAGCAAATGCCCCTATAGTGGTAGCACCAGAATGCATATCACCGAATACTTCATTAATGCCACCAGTTAAGGTTGCAAAAGTATTATAATCGGTTGCTTGAATACTCCCACCGGTACTATATGTCATTTATTAACTCCGATTATGAATATACAGCTGGGAATACCTGTCTCCAAGCTCCACCGGCATAAATTGAAATTGTAGAACCGATAACCAATATATCACCATCAACTGCTACACCAGGACCGGGTGCTGAACCGAAAACAACCGGTACATGATGTCCACCTTCGGCTGTAATTGTTCCACCAACTATAAGATTGTTGGAAACTGTTAAATTACCCGATATATCTTGAACAATGATTTTAGACCAGTTAGCAATTCCACCCGTGTTATTTGTTGTAACTCTAACATATAGATCGCCGGTAGTTGTAGAGGTCTGGTTAAACCAAAGCTGTCCCTGAAGTGCAAATGTATCATTAGGTACAGTTGAACTAGAAAAATTTTCTGTTAATTGTAAAAAGTTTTGGGCAATTGCAGCACCATAATCAACGGCATTTCGACCAATAAGTTGTTGACCTAATCCGTGACCTGCTTGAGGTACGTTACCCGGTCCATATCCTCCACCGCCACTACTATCGTAGAACGTTGTATCGATTGCATTATCTGGTATGGTAACCGCTGTTCCATCTGATTTATAAATTGAATATGCCATTTTTAAACTTTAAAATCCTTATTTCTAATATTTATCAGATTCTTACACTTATCGAAATGCCATTGTGTTAATCTAGCAATCGATGCTTTTTTTCCACAATGTGGGCATAAGAATTTTGGTTTAGGTATTCCTTTTTGAGCTATTGAAATTTTATCTTTTTCTTCTTGCGGCATGATATAACCTAATTTACCCTTTGATGTTGCGGGTTTTCCTTTTTTAGCCTTAGATAATTTTTCTTTATGCTCTTCTGTAAGTGCTTTCCCTAATGTATGCCCAACACAGCCTTTTAGCGAGTTGGATCTCTTCTTTCTTGTTTCTTGCGATTGTACGGTACCGGAAGTTCCTTCACCACCATCTGTTCTATTTAGAAGAATGCCTGTTCCTATATCCTTTCTTCCCCACCATTTAATTAATCTACGTTCTATAGCCAATGCACCAATTTCAGTAAGATTCTTCTCTAATATAATTATAAAATCTCGTGTAGGAACCGGAATTTTCTTATGTTTCTCATAGGCTCTTTTTTCCCTACCTTTTCCTATATAGTATGGAGTTCCTTTCTTTCCGATATTAGAATCATTACTTCTTAGATATGCATAAACATAAAATATCATGCCGACCCCATCTGGATTCTTAGCGTATAGACAATTTCTAAAGCTCTATTTGCTGATTTCTGGACCGGATGAAATACTACATGGGTTAACATTAATTTGGATTTCGTTCCTGGATTTGTTGAAAAATTTACACCTTGAGTAATAAAATTATCAACATCAGAAATTGTCGAAGTGAAATTTCCTGAAAATAAATTATTTGTACCGGCAAAGAGTCCAATTTCATTAAAAACCAAAGTATTCGGATCAAATGTGGTAGCAGTTCCGGTATTGGTTGTTACACTGGTACCGACAAATGTCGAATTGTCAATTGTTGTTTGTTGAATTATGTTTGATGGTGTAAGACCAGTTGGTGGTTCACCATAACCTATGGTTACATCAACAATAATATCTTCATAATTGGTTGCATAATTTTCTGTTGGAATATATGCTTTTGAAAGATTATTATAAATTGATGAGTCTGTTGCATCGTTTGATAATTTCTTTACATAAATGGTATTATATAAATTAGCCGTTGGATTCTTTATCAAACTACCGGGACCACCGAGCGATGGCTTATAGAAAATAGATCCTGTTGGGCCAATGTAAGCACCACCATTTCCGAATGCCATATAATATAAGAAACTATCAGGATTTCCTATAAGAGCATGACCAAGTGCCATAGAAATATTACCATATAGGACATCATTATGAGTATCAACTAATACTTCTTTTGTATCTTTATCGGTAATTTTTACAAAGCCTTGTATAGAGCACTTAATTGTCTCCAACATCTTATCCCCTTTGATTTATTAATACCTCACCGGTATCTTTATCTTTTATTAAGATATGACACTGAACATCCATTTTAGCTGTGTCGATAAAACCAGTTTCTACTGGTTTTTCGTTTTCTGGTTGTTCTGCGTTATTCTCTTTATTTATCATATAATTATCTCCCAATTTATTTATTCTAATTACGGCTCATAAACACTAAATCCGGTTGGTGGTGTGTAGAACTGTAAATCAGCTGTTGGGAACATTTGCAGTTGCATCGAACCGGTACTATCGGCTGAATAAACTCCACCGTATAACCATATTCTATCGCCGCCGGAAACGTTAAAACTTAGACCGCCTGTACCGGTTGCTGGATTTCCATTGAACCATACATTGTTACTACCAACCCAGAGTTTAATAGTATTTCCAGATGCATCTACTGCCACTGATAATCTATCTGTAGTTCCCCAGGAAATTGTATTATCTGAGGTTACTGTTGTACCAGTAACGTGTCCTTTTGCCGGCCAAGATGAATATGTGGAGGATGCTGAGCTACTGAAATACATAGCCATTTTTCCAGATCCGCCTGGATTAGCACCGTTATTACTTACACCAACAAAGCTTCTGAAATTACCTGGTCTTGATGTAACTTGGAATTCGCAATATATTTTTCTTCCATGAATATTAACTTGCGATACAGTACCTGATCCTGTTGCATATCCAAGTTTATTAGTTGCAAGAGAAGCAGTTGTCCAGATTGTATTTGACAAACTCAATGTTCCCGTTGAAGTTGTTTGGAAACCATAATTCGGATTATAATTTATACCAATAATTGAATCTGTTGCTGATACAGACTCTATGATAGGATTAGTCGAAATCCATGTCACAGAGAATGAATCATCTGCTACAGCAGGCTCTGTAATATCAAATCCATATGCTGCATCTTCAGTATCAATAGGTGACGCAAACTCAGTTATTGTAAATCCAAATCCGGCACTCTCTGTTTCGGTTGGAATTGTAGTTTCAGTTACTGAATCTGATAATACTCTTCCACCGATTGATGTATCGGTTGCATCTGCAGTTTCAGTAACGGAAGCCGAACTAGGATCATCTGGAAAATATGCACCAGGATCTGTTATTAAGAAAATAGCTTCTGGTGTTCTTGAATACCACATTCCTCCCGCAGGAACTTGTTGAATACTGGTATAGTGATCTACACTCTGTTCTGTTGTTAAATCTGGTGATGCTGGTAATCCTGCAGCATTCCATACATCTGTATCTGCAGTTCCAGTTGTAACAATATTTTCAAATTCAACAAATACTAGATTTGGTTTTAATATCGCAGGATCGGATATTGTTGGAACTAATGCAGGATGATCTGTGATTGCTGTACCATTAGAACCTCTAACTAAGAGTGATAATTTCCATGTATTTGGAGCAACCAATTCCTTCTTTCTATATTCAATTCTTTCACCTTGAATCCATATTACACTTGTTATAAGAGTAGGTTCTGGAAGAATATCTGTATTAGGATGATCTGCTGGATCAACAAATACTGTTATAGTATCGAGGTTATATGTTTCAGCTGTCGGTGCAGGCAAATCATACACAAGATTTCCTGTATAGACTGTTGCATTTCTAACAAAGGAAGCATCTTTATAGAGATTCTCTCGATAGCTAATAGTTATTGGAGTTATTAATGCTTCTAATGGAACATCCCAGGGAATATCAGTAGTACCACCGTTGGCAATAATAACATCGGCTAGAGGACTCGATACTGCCTCCCAGACATCTCCCCATCCAACATATGGTGTACGACTTCCAGTTGATATATTAATAGGTAATCTAGTATCAACACCAATTACAAAATCATCTTCGGCAAAACCATTTGCAAGTTCACCTCTTGGTTCATAATTATTCATTATTAACAATTGACCAGCATCCCACCAGACTAATGCAACTGGGGTTCCTGAAACACTAGGATCATCAAAGAAATAAATTGTGTAGGTTGAATCATTGTTATATTCTACAAAATAGTCCACTCCGTAATTTAATATAGTTGTTCCAATTTGAACTGCTACAATATTATTTGGAGTAATAAAGGTTTGAGGATTATTTATATTCAATGAATCAAAGCTAAATGTGTATGGATATAGTTCTGAATATCCTTTCTTGCTTGGATCGTAATTAGTTAATTCTATGGTATAGACATTTGGCCATGGATTTCCTGTACCTGGATTAAAATCTGCAGGTGTTGGATTTCCAGATACATATTGCGTTACAGCATCGGTAATTTGTCCGGCATCTAACAATACCTGTTGCGTAGTAACTGATGCATCTGCAAAATCTGGACCAAATGCTACCGTAGAGGTAATCTTAACATTATCGGAAGATGTTCCCGACACCATATCGGTGTTTGTATAGGTACTCGTATAATCTCTAACATTTGTGTGATATGGTTTCGAATCTGTAATAAAATCGACAATATTGCTTATCTGATCCGGAATAAACAATGTATCTTTTGTTAGTGGAAGATTATTTTCTTTGATAAAGATGTAGGATGATTTAAACATCCAGTCAACATTTTTCTGTTCACTTAAAACATAATTCATCATAGAGAAGAACAATTCATTCTGATCAACAATATAATCATCAATCATAACCGTTGTACGGAATGCATCTAAAAGCTGGCGTAATTCAACTGATAGAGAATATTTGTTTATAGAAGAATAAACAGTATCTAGCAATTGAATAGCACTATTTTCAATTCCAACTTGATCTAAACTCAATATTGAGACATTTGGATCAGGTTGTGTTACTACATATAAAATATATCTTCCATCGGGTGTGCCGTTTATAACTTCAACAATTTGTCCAACTTGTAATAATCCAGCATTAAGCGCCGAAATTGCTTCTGAGAGTTGCTGATAAATTATTGATGGTGTTGCATTTTCATATCCAGCTTTGTACCAATTCACATATTTCCAATAAATGTCGGTACTTATACCTGTATTCCAGTTTATGTTTGTATCTCTAATTGGAATATATTGCAATAAGGAATTTGCCGAATAGACAAAATTCTTTCTGGCTGCATATACATCAATAAACATTCCTTGTCTTGGTCTGAAACTAATACCGTATTTTTCGCCATCGCTTAACATAGGATCTGGAACTGGAAGAATTTCTGTATATTGTGTTGGATCATTGCTAATTGTTGTATTCCACGGAAAATTCTTATCAATAATAATTCCATTACCGAATTCGGAAGAAATTGTTAGGTCTTTTGTATATCCACAAAGACTATCAACCATCTTATTCCAATATTGATCTGTCACTAGTGATGTACTATCGCCTTCACGGAAGAATGACCATTGTGTATGTTCTTGATCGTTTCTTTGTGCAACACGATATTGAATTTGTATATTATTTCCTTTATATGTAAGGAGTTCTTGTACATTATAGAACATATAGGAATTATTCGTGCTTGTCTGTTGAACTGGGCAGAAGAATGAAAATCCCTGGCTCTTCGGAGTTTGAAGCAACAACGAAACATCAAGTGCTGTAAGAGTTCTATTTGGTAGATTTGGTTTATCCGTTTTATTTAGAACCCAGAAATAATACTTAATTTCAGTTATTCCGGTTAAAACATTCGCTGTCACAATCTGAACAAAACTTGTTGTATCGCGTGGTGTTCCAGTGCCTGTGTAATCAGCAGGTGGATTTAAACTTTCAGTCCATTCATAGACATCTACAGATGAGCCAGGGGCAATCATTGCCCAATGATCTCTTCTATATACGAGATTATCTGTGTCTGTTTCTGAATTATCTAATGCTTTTGGTTGTTCATAATAGACAAATTTTGATGTAGATATATCCCACCACAATTGTCCTACCTGTCTTGGTCCAAATGTAATCGATGTAGATTGAAGTCTTGGATCTGGAGTAACATTATAGGTAGCAGGATCGGTTTCTATTATATAAGTTAGGTTCTGTTTAGCAGGACCCGGAAGGATACCCTTATATGGATCATAAATTGGTAATTGAATTAATTCATTTCCATTATCGTCGTAGATAGATGCATTCTCAAACAAGGAGGTATCGATTAACTTTTCTTGTTGTCTGAAGAGTACCAAATTAGGAGAATTATATGTATAAACACTCCAGAGCACATTTGGATATGTGCCAACCTGATCTACCCAAATTTTATCTGTATTTGCAAGATAAGAAGGAACTACCGGTGTGGTGAAGAATCTTAATGTCTTAAATAACATTAATTTGGTAAAATTTGTATAATCTGGAATATTATCGGATGTTATTGGATTTCCATCCAATGTTAGTAGACTGTAATAATTCAAACCATCATTTTGGGCAAGTGTCTGAGTTCTATCAAATTCAAATGCTACTGCGAAATTATCTTGTCCACTAATTTCTGCAGGTGGATCGATTGTAATGGTTGCAGTTGTATAACCAGTTCCTGGAATTGTAATATTAATTTCAGTAACAATACCTCCATTGATTACAGCTACAGCTTGCGCTCCAGTACCATCTCCTGTAATGACAACATTTGGAGGAACAATGTAGTTAGCACCAGTTTTTGTGACAATAATCGACTGAATTGAACCAGATGCTATTACAGGTTCCGCTTGTGCTTCAATTACCTGAAGAACAATCATATTACCGAAATCTGTTACATCGCCAATGGTTGATCCTTGCGCGGTAATAAGGTATGGTTGTGTTGTTCGTAGATATAACTCGTCATTTCCATCTTTCCATACATCAAATGTTTCTGGAGATATATTTACTAATTTATATACACCCCAGTCATTAATAAAGTTTTTTGCAACCCAAATAGAATCACCTTCAATCGGGTTGAAATTAGAAATACCCCAATTAACAGCAGTCTGAGCAATATCAAAAGAATAATGATCGACGTCATTGAAATGAACATAACCGGCTGATGGTGTATAATATTCGATTTTAGATGTTGTTGGAAATACCAGAGAGTATGATGGTTGTGGAGGTCTTACTGTCCAAACATCAGTCTCATCAATATCGATATCGATAATATTATCAAGTGTAGTGTCTTTAACAATATCTCCTTGCCATACACTATAAAGTTTATCGTGCACCACTTCAACGTTGCTTACCAATATCTTAACAGCCGGTGCTGATAGATAACCATAACCTGGATCTACTATATCAACGCGAGTAATCACACCCGTTGTATCTAATACAGCATAAGCAGTTGCCTGCCTTGTTTGTAAGATAATCGTCCAATTACTTGAATTAAAGGAACTTGGTCCTTGTGCAACATTGCTTGAATAATATACCGCATTTCCTTGTGTGTCATTATGTTTCACAACATCACCAATTGCATAAGTGGCACTCGGAGAGAAAACAGTCCAAGGAACATCTGGTGTTGCATCTGGCGCCGCAATTGATATTACTGGTAAAGACGTGTATATGTTTTGAGCATTTAGAATACGGATTTCTTTTACAAAACCAATCGACGACGGAACAAAATTTAATCTCGAAACAATTACTTCGCCCGAATTCTGCTCAGGTGTAAGTTTAAATTCCGTAGATACTTGTTCAATTGTATTTCCAAAGTTTCCAAGTTTTAATGCCCATTCTTCATAGATTTCTATAATTTCATTAATTTGAATTTTAGTTGATCTAAATAACTTTTCTAGAGCCTGTTTGGTACCTTTCTGTCTAATAGAACCCTGATAGAAAAGATATTGAATATTATCAGAGACCTGGAGATTATCAAGATAACTCTTATTTTCATAACCAATAAGGTGTCTTCCGAGTTCTTCTAAACTTGGATTATCAATAACCAGATTAGGATCGTAATAATATCTCATATTATCGACAATAGTATCATAGTTAGGAACTAGTTGATTATCAATAACTAGATAACCAGGTGCTTCCATTTTTCCGTACCAACCATTGCTCCTAAAACCGTTGAAACGTAGACGCTGTTGTCTTGCTCTTAACAATGGAGAATAAACAATATCATTGAAACTTGTGGTATTGTTGAAAATTAATATATGTTCTGTTTCGGAGGCGGTTACCTGTAAGAAATAGATTCCACCAACAGATACATCATTTGGAGAAACAGTGATACTCTTTCCATCTCGATCTATTGTTGTATTATTAGGAGCTATTGCTACTCCATATTTGTCTAGAATACTATATACACCATTATTTAAGGTTTCTACATCATCTGGATATCCGGTATCTACAATTAATGTAGCAGAATTGGCAATCGGACTTAACTGAATAGATGCATCGGGTGCCCAACTTGAATTTAACCAGAATAAGAATTGTTTTGCAGAAAACAACCAATCTTCAACCTGTGCGGTGTCTTGATTTACATTTTCAAACTGCCAGCCTTGAGATTCGAGCCATGCACCCCAACCGATCAAGAAATCAAAAACTTCTTGTACCGTAGACATTACATAGCCGTAAGGAATCTTAGTTGTAGTCGAAGCTGAAATTGGCTTATAGCTTACTGATATACCACCGATATTTGGTAATCCAGGTAATTTTTTCCAGTTTGTTGATACAAAAGAAGTCACTGTTTGGGTTATTAAACTTTGATAATAAACACCATTGTATCTAACAATATCACCGACATTATAGGTATCACCAACATTGAAATATCTAAATTCAGCTGGTGTTGCACCAACAGTAACATCAATTAATTGATTATTACTTCGATCCTGAATTATAAATTCAGAATTCAAAAGATCATAACCATATACTGCAAATGCTCCATCAGATAATGCACGAATAATTACCCCGCTATATGCATAGGTTTTTACTGGTGGTCCTTTGTGTAAAATAACCTGGAAATCAATTGATGGAATTGCTAAGGTATTTGTGGTTGCACCCGGAGTTACAGATTCGATATAATTGGTTGTGGTGTCTTTATTTGTAAATCCAGCTAATTTGTTTGCCAGGTTAACATCTAATGTTCTAACTTTCTGACCAAAATTATCAGTTATATCTTTTCCAAGGAATAATAGTCTATCGCTAATCCATGCTTGATATCCGAAACGAACTTGAATAATACCGTCGATTGTCTCGGCATGCACATTTTGATCTTTATTCTTTGGTCTCATCCATGCGAAGAATGTATCAGTACTGGAATATAAATCATTTTGAACATATTGCCAATTCAATAATGATTGTACCGGTCCTTCGATTCCGGGAATAGTAAACGTACCAGGAGATACACTTGTTCCGAGTGTATCCCAACTATATTCTCCAAAAGGACCCGGTCTTGTTAGGAAAATAAATTCTTGTACACTGAAGGCATAACCAGATGTACTCATCCATGCCTGTTCAACAGGTCCGCCATCACCATAAATCCAATCTTCATCAAATCCATCAAATGGTGCATAATTATTTCCAGACATTGCTACATTGAATAATGTAGGAACTGGAATAAGATTACCAGATGCATCAACTGGAATTATTGATAAAAGTCCTGGTCTAGCGTATTCATGAATAGAGACTGGGTTTAATGTTATCGGATCATATACAGCACGTGGTCCTTGTCGAATAATTCCATCTTCGAGGTCCTGCCACATTTGGTGTAATCCAGCACTTGTAGATGTCCACGATAATTCCCCTAATCCATTTATCGTTGGAACTCCGTATTCAACAATCCACCATGATGGTTGTTCACTGAATCCAAGCATTTCCCAAGGACGTGTATTTGGATTATAGGTATCATAATAGAATTGATAGATTCCCTTCCAGTTTCCTGGTAGGTTTAGGGAATTGCCATAGGTATCGACCGCATTTCTATAGTTATAGAGTTTCCAAAGTTCATTGACTGGTGTGACCGTACTTGCTGTAGGCCAGTCATTAATTCTGTAATTTACTCTATTCTTAGCGGACCATTTATTTAGATAAGATTCTGTAATATCTAAATAATCATTTACTGAATAACGAGTTTTTCTGAAATAACCAGATTTGACTGTTACTAAACTAGCCGAAGGAACATATTCATTTCTAAATGTTTCTTGAATATTATTGTAAATTCGTATTTCTAAATCAAGTAATAACTCGTCCCTATAATCGCCATATGCAATAGTTTTAGAACCATCGTGTCCAATAATAACATATGTAGGAATAGCATATGATGTATCTAGTTCTTTTCTCGGAATGTATGCATTATACAACCCTAATTTAGTCGGTGTTGATGGAATATATGTCGGTAATGGATTTTGATACAAATAAAACACAAATGTACCAACAGACGATCCTTTCTTTAATTCAACTTCAATTGATAAGTTTGTAGAAATAATATCATAATCTTGACCGATAACAAGTAATTCTGTAGTAGAACCATTATCTTCGTAGACATATAGAATATTCTTCGGATCGGATAAATCGATATAATTATCAAGTAGAACAGTGGAGTTTCCGGCTACAGTATGAGATTCTGTAAAGGTGGGGGTTCCGGTTGCAATCATATAAGAATATGCAAATGCATCCGAAAATTCTTTCGAAATATTCAATCTCTTAATAATTTCATCTACCCAATATGTTATCGAAATAGAATTAGTATGATATTGAACTGGATTAAAGCTTTGATTAATTAGTTGTGCCGAGGTAGAAATATATTTGTTTTTAAATTTTGTATATTCATCCTGACTAAAACGCTCAGCTGTGATGAAATCTAAATCGTCAGTTGAAGATACAAGCATTGATTTTAAAATTGGTGCTACATTCTGAAGAATGTAAGATCCGATGGATCTATTTTTTCTCGAATCTCGATAATTATTGCTTCCACCAAAAGCAGTTCCGGTGAATCCAATTTGATTAGAGATTATCGAAGTAAAGTGTTGAATCAAATTACTGCCGCTGATTTCAGCAACTTCTAATTGAGACGGATTTGCTTCTAGTTGTTGTGGGATCTGAAAATAACCGCTTGCAGCTGGATCTAATTCATCACGTGTATATGTTTGGATTTCAACAACAGGTGGTTGTTTCTGCTGTGTAAGTAATAAATTGGTTAGATATATACTTAGGTCAACATAAACAGTATCATTGACTACCACAAATCCATAACCATCTGTTTGTTCGGAAGAACTCTTAACTTCGATGCCATTAACAATTACAATGATATCAGGAGAATGCGTTGAAGTTCCAGGATATCCAACAGGTGTTGCACTCAATTTAAATTGATATTGCGATCCAAAACCCACAACATATTTGTCAATAACTCGCTGTTTACTTGTTTCGATACAGTTACATGGTGGTGTTGGAATAATTGTAGGACAATCACATAAATCATATAAGTTCCAACTATTATAAAGAACCGGTTTAGTAGATTTCTTGTAGTAATAGTAACCATCTATATTTTTAAAATTGTTATAGATATATCTATCAGTAATCAAATTATTTTGAAAAATAATATCTGACGATTGTCCTAAAGATGTATAGATAATAGGAAATCCTAAAACAGGATCAACTGTAGCGCCAGGAGTTGTATCTACCTTATATGAAAATATTTTATTACCTTCAAAATTACTTCCGGGATAAGCAGTAGAATCATCTAAAGGAATACTATTATGATCATACAATTGGAACAACGGTGGTTGATTTATAGAAATTTTATCGTTGAATGCTTCTTGCCATGTACCATTACTGTAATACCATGTTTCGCCTCTTAATGCACCATTATACGGTGCGTCTGCATCAATAAAAACAATATCGCCTTCAACGATAGGTGTTAGATAAGATGTCTTTGGAGAAAATGTAACAAATCCGCTATTATCAATTGAAGCAATAAAAATAAATTGATTTATAGTTTCAATATTACCAGAATCCCAGGAAACAGTGTCCCAATTAAAGGTATCCCATGGATGTATATCTTCGGTAATCTGTGTTGTATCGTTGAAAAATACAACCGAAGTTCCATTGACAATATTAATACCATAGGTGCTGTTTAATGTTGCAGCTAATTTTCCATTAAAATCAGTAAACAATAAAGGATTGCCGATTCCGTTATCTCTGAAACCGTAATCAATTTCATCTCTAAATTGAGTTCCAGATTTATATAAAACTAAATCAGCGATAAACTGAATAATTGGTCGAAGAGCTCTTGTTGCATTCGATGGAAACGAAGTTCCGGTTAATTCTGATACTTTATTGATTACATCAATATGGAACCATTTATTAGTTCTTGACCATGCATTTCTATCTCGTGCACCACGTTCAATGGTGATATAATCTCCTGTTCCTGGCTGTGTTTCTGTATCCCAGGTAGTTGCATCCCAGAATCTATTATCGATAATTCTTCCAGTAGAGAGTTCGATCTCTCCGTCCCATGGTAGATTTTCAAAGATAGTTCCTGCAATGAAATCTGGAAATTTAGGTACTAACTGAATTCCAGTGCAACCACCGAAGTTTTCTACAAGGTGTGGCGAAGAATAATCGGGGTCATCGAGCAACGAAATTACCATTCCTGTCGATAATGTTAATCCCGGAGGTGTTGCAGTATTCGGTGTAGTAAATATTGGTTGTCCAATAATCGACGAAGCAGTTACCCCAGTAATTTCAATTGTTGGAAGATATTGATCTATCCAATAATAATTTTGATAGTTAATAAACATATCATAATCGATTGGAGGACCGAAACTATAAAACTTAGATTCAAATAATCTATCTTGGTTTAGAATATTTCCACCAAGGGATTGAATTTTATTCAATAGATCTTCATAGAAAAAGATATTTGATTTATTTCCCGAAGTATCAAGAGAATATGCAGTTGATTCTAATTGCCACCAAGTTCTATTTTTAGTTGGTTCTGGTATGTAGAAATCAGAAATAGGATTATATTCGCCAGGATCTCTTCTTCCGAGATATCCCGCTAATAAATCACTATCTTTCTTTGAAAAGACTTGATCAAAAGTAGCATCAAAAAATTTCTTTTCAGTCGTGGTCTGAAATACTGCAGGTAAACGATTTATATAATTCGCCATAATCTTTTAAATTCTTAAATTTTGATTTGTTAGGTTTGCAATAATTTGAACATTATTTACTGTTGCTGTAGACATGAATAATTCTGTCGGTCCTGCAATAATTTCAAATAAATCACCAAATTGTGAACTAGCATTATTAGGAACAATAACTACAGAACTGATAATTCTAGAAAGCTGTTGGTGTATGAATGCTGCTAGTTCTGTGTAGAAAAATTTCTCTCCAAAGTCCCAATTTCTAATATCGAAATAAGCATCAATTGCTTGAATTACTCTTGTCTTAACTTCATTGTCACTGATGCTGGTCGACGGTGCCTTAACAACCTTAAATGTTGCTTGTAATTCAGTTGGTGCTTGTGGTCCAAATAGGATTTTAAAACTACCCGAATTCCAAATCATATTATCACTTAGCATCTTATATTGATCAAGAGCTTGGAATTGAATTCTTAATTCTTCAGTAGTTGGCGGCACTGGCTTTGTAAGTGTTGTGCCACCACTATTTTTCCAAATTACCATATCTCTATAATAGCTATCTGTAATAACAATCATATCGACAATATTAGAAGCAGACGGATCTATGCGTTGATCAATTGGACTATAATGGCTCCATTTAAAATACAATGGTAATCTACTGTCTAATGCAATTGTTTCATTTTGTGTGAATACCTTGCCATTTTTATCGAAATGTGTTGTATCTAAGTTTTCTTTAGCAATTTGTCCGCTTGGGTAAGCTAGAAGATTACTGGTTGTTGTAGAATATAAAGTGTAATACACTCCAAATCCCGGAGGACTAATAGAAGAAAGAAGAAAAACCTTATCGTAGAAATATGTTGTAACAATGTCGGATTTATTCACGACATTAGCTGTTCCCATTAACCATGGAAAGGTAGTTGTATCGTTATTAAAGAATGCAGACACCTGATTAGCAATTGTTACCGTGCCAGGTGTTACAGAATCAAATTTTAATTGTGATAGTTGATAGATAAAAATTAAATCATTTGTATCTAATTCTGTAAATTCATATCCTACCGCACTATAAGATGCAGGATTTAAAATATATGCATTCTGTGTAGTAGGATTGAATTGAACGTTTGCTATAAATGGTGCATTATATAAAGTTGTATCTGTTCCAACTGTTGGATTCAATACTGGAAAATAAACATATAGTGTTGTAGAAACATTTTGTAGGTTTATACCCCAAGTTGAAATCCAAGGTCGTGTTGATTGATATCCAGTAATTTCATTTGTATAGAATTCAAATACCACTCTATCTGTATCAGAAACGATTTTGGAAAATCCTGTGGGATCGTCTGGTATTCCGTCGTTATTAGAATCAAGTAATGAAACTTGTACCTTTGAATTATCTACATAACCGTCATCTTGAGTGAATACTCCAGATATGTTGAAGGAAATTTCGGTTTCTAAATAAGCCTGTGTTGGATCAGAAATCACAGGTTCGTTGTTATCAATGGTATCATTTGTATTCACAAAAGGCATAATTTCGATTGTATCTTTCAACGCCTGTCCAGATACATTATCAATAATGACCTGGTTTGGTTCCCAATAGAAACGAACATCTCTGTATGATTCAAACACATATGTTCTTCCACGTGCGGTTAAATCATATGTAGTAATTCCTCCGATCGTTGATATACTCGCATATAAAATTCCACTATCTGGGTGAATTGACCAATCGGAATAAATTTCTGGAATACCAGCATTTACAATTGCAGGAGGATACACAAATGGTTGATCAGCTTGATTTGAAATTCCTGGTGTTGCGGCAGTCGAAGTATGCCATTCATCGGATAATAAATCGTAATACATATAGAATGAAATACCATTCTGAATAGTAGTAACTATTTCGGCAATTTCTGTATTATTTAAAATATTTCTAAATGTCGGATAGACATGCACGGCCTGATAGTTATTCTGTTCTGGATCACTTAATTCAACTGGACCTATATTAGCAAAAGGATTATTAATATTCACATTCACTACCTGTCCTGACTGAATAACATTATCTACAGAAACAGAATTTAATGTTGCTGTATCTGTCGAATTTAATGCAAATTGGACCACTGATCCGCTTCTAATAAATGCCCATGGTTGGTATAGATCACCATTTACGTTATTGGTACTAAGAGTGTTAATTAACGGAGCAGCCGGTGCGGTCGGACTAGTAGAGTTAACAAAATATCCAGTATCATTCTTAAATTTAGATGGACTAGTTCTCCAATATAATGGTTCCGAAGGATCTCCAATTGTCGGAACTAAATTGAGTAATGATCTTCCAGTTCCGGGTGGATTAACCTTTATGGTAGATTCAAATCCCGGAAGATACGAATCATAGAAGAATGATGTTACGTTAGGATTTTGTAACATATTTTGTATGGCATCAATTAGGATCTGTTCGATTGTTTCTGAATTAGAAGAATTTTCGACTATTTCTTCTAATACATTATCGTTGTCTCGATATAATGCACCGTCTTCGCCGAAAATAATTAAGTCTCTGTGGAATCCGGTGGGATCATTTAAGTCGATATATCTACTCTGTCCACTGAATGTTCTATTAATTGCTTGAATCTTAGAAATTTGATTACCATAAATTAAAGGTAGAACATTATAATCACTACCGTTGACCATTCTAGATTGAGTAGAGAAAACTTCCGGAGCTCTTAATTTAATTTGATCAATTGTTTCGGACGCAGCTGCATTTCCAATTGTTTGTTCAAGATTAAATGTAATCTTTAGGTTATATTGTTGTTGATCTACACCAATATATGGAATTGTTATTGTTAATCCCTGTGCATCAGTTGGACGTATAATTAACGATTGATTGGCACTTATTCTTACCCATGTTCTAAACAAACCGGTCGGGACATTACCGAAATTGCCATCTGCAAATCGAATGGTAACTGTATCATTAGCACCGGAAATTACATCAAAAATATTACGAATTCCAAATTGGATGCTATTGTAAATAATATTTTCACCTGACAATGCAGGAACCTTAACCCATTTGTTTAAAACGTTACCATCTTGATCAGTTTCTTGAACATAAACATCGTCTTGGTTAATATTTTGAATATCAATTGGGAATAATCTATTTGGAACAGGAAATTCGAAATTAGAATCCACATTAACAAGATTTCCTTGTTTAAAATAAAGAAAAAATCCGGTATTTTCAGATGCAACACCTAAGCTATCGTTTCTATAGATAAAATTAAAGGAATTTGATGGATCTGGATCTCTTTCAAATATAGTTTGATTGGTGATAAAATCTGGATTACAGACATCAATTGGATATGTCTGTCCGTTTATTGTAATAGAAACAGGATAGGTAACATTTAGTCTAAGAACGTTATTTAATTGATATAAATCGGTTGGAATACTACCAATTGTTCCACTCTTGGTTGGTTTACCAAATGGATTCAAAGTGCTAAATGCAGAATTACAAATTTGAATAAACTGATCGAACCAATCTGGATTATTTGGATCATTCCAGAAAACTGTTGTTCCATTGAGGTTTGTGCCGTTAGCATCGATTAAAACTTGATCTGTCTGAACAGCTGAAATTTTCATCAATCCACTTGCGGCAACATTTCGTCTTGGAACATAATTTACCATCTGTGCCAGACGAATGATACTTTCTCTTCTTTCTGCAGTATCAATAAAGTTTTCGCGACTATTTAAATCTGTTCTGAATGCTAGACTTGTACCAAAATATGCCAACAATTCAATAATAGCAATAAATTCCGAGCTTTCAACATAATCGTTGAAATCTTCTGGATAATATGTTTGAATATAATTCATTAACGCCTGTTTAAGGCTATCAAAATCATATGCAGTATAATCGATAAAAGAAAAGGCCTTGAATACTTTCTTATAATCCTCGGCCGCAAATAGGTTACTTTGACGAAGGCTTTCCGACATTAGAATGACTCCTGATTCTGTTGGCTAAATGTTACAAATAAACTATCGGTAACCGATTCCGGTTGAAATTTCAATATCATTGCAACAGTTAATGCCTGATCTTCTTGGAATACATCAATTGAAACTAAAGATACTCTTGGATCGGATTGAACAACTCTTGTTGCATCTTGAATAATAGAATTCTTTGTATATTCGTCAAAAGGATCAAAAAGATAACTATAGATTTTTGTTCCATATGTAGGTAGCATTACCCTGGAACCCATTGGTGTAGCAAACTGATTGTTTATATCGCGTTTGACAAGTTCGATATTAGTTAGTGAATAAGGAGGGCGAGATTGACCAACAGTGTTAAAACCAACAAAGTATGGTTTCTTTGTAATTATATTTTTTTGAACAAATCCAAGTTGATTAAGTGCCATATTATTCCCTTTTTGTTATTTATCAAGGAAAATAATATACCAACTTAATAATAACGTTTCAATCCAGAATCATAACATCCACGATACATAGTCATAACCTTCGTGGGATCTGATGTTGATCGTCCACCCGATGAATTATAGCTAAGATGAAACCAGACTGTTTTAGTTCTCGAACTATGTTCAAAAATAAATTGGTCAAACGGAAGATTATCCTTTACCCAGGGAGCATTTTGCCAATAACTATCATATGTCCAATCTGGAAATTGAATATCAACTGCCTGTCCAGTGCAATGCTGACTGATTCCAGGTGGTTTAACAGAATTTTCGTTTCTTATGCCAGAATTAATTCTAAAAGGACCAAACTTATTCCACAAAGGTTCCAATATGTTAACCGATAGGGCTTGAAGATTTTCAAACCTTTGTTGTTTTGTTAATCCGAAGCCATCATTTAGTTCATTTGGAAATAAACATCCTCGTGATGTGGTATTTGGATCTCCAGATCCATATCCTACAGTAAAATTTCTTAGAATGAAATTTGTACTCATGGCGATATCATAATTAGATCCATCCCATGTGGGCGAAACAACCGGTGTTCCATTTTTACCAGAGGCAGGCGTATCATTGGTTTGCTTTGGAGGGATCGACGATGTAGGTGGTAATGTAGTCTGTGTTGGTAAGGGTGATTGTTGAATTCCGGTTGTTCCGTTGGTATTATTGCCATTAGCAATATAACCTTCATATTCATCAGCGGTTGGATCCGATTGGTCCGATCCAACCGTAGCAATCAAGGCTTGAGCATTTTCAAAATTGTTAGTTGATAATGTAACTCCGCCAACAACAGTTGTAGGTGCAGCACATGGCATTCTTTATTTCTCCTATGTAGTTGGAAATTTCTTATCGCATCCGTTAGGATCGATGTTTTGTGTGATCATAGAAATAATATTTGGTCCTCTTCTTCCGACCTGAGTGTACCATTTAGAATCTTGTAATGCTTTTCCTGCTACCGAATAATTACCAACCTTCATTGCAGAAATGAAATTGGTAAACTTTGATAGTCTAGTAGGGCCCATATTGTAACAAAGGTCTGCACAGGCACGTTTTCTAACATCGGAAAGATTACCCCATGTATCAATTCCTAGGAGATCTTGAATTCCTTTAATCGAACTTGGTGCATCAAAATTAAACCAAGTTGTAACTTGATCTTCACTTAATGGGCTTGGAACAGGATATTGTGATATTTCATTTGTTCTAAGCAAATGCCCAATTCCGCCTGTAGGTAAATTTCTCGAATCAAGATATGATTGATATTTTACACCTTCGTGTATCTTCAATTGGCATTCATATGCAGGCATATTGAAGTCTTTTGAAACAACACTATTAGAAGATGATTCCGGTTGAACATCTGTATTATTTGCACCAGGTGTAGTGTCAGGCGGTGGAGATGTTGCATTATCATTACCAGGAGCACCAGATCCTTCATATGTTTTATCGCCCTCGGTCTTAACAGGAGTATATCCGGTAATAGAGGATAGTTTAAAATTATCATGTTCTGGGCATGGTTCATATGTTGGGAATCTTGTAACAGTTGTTCTTACACCTTCAGCATTTCTCTTAAACTTATCAGGCGGAACATATATGTCCCAGAAGGTAATATCAAACACCTGTGTAAATGGAACAGAATTCTTCGCGATGTATGCGATTCCTTTATAGGTAACAATATCATTCGCTTTATAATTCTGATCTGGTTGCCATTCTGGAAAATTCGAAATTGTCGACCATGTTGCTAAGATATTGATCTTATCAACCATAGGTTTAATTTCTGCCTGAATTGCGGTTTGTGCAACCAATGCAGGATCGGGACTATTTGGATCTATCGGAGGATTTACTGGTGCGGAACCACCGGTGCTTACTGGACCAGCTAATGTACTTCCACCTGCCACTGTCAATGTACCAACAATTCCAACATCGTCTCCAAAAATTGTGTTTCCGGTAACACCGATTTGATTAGCACTAGAAATTGCAACACCTGTATCGCCATTAATACTGAATTTTGTCTTTGAACACATTGTTACATCATCTTGTGACGATAAAGATATGGAACCATTTGCATTTACACGAATATTTGTTGTGGCAGCAATATCAACAGACGCCTGGGTTGCAAACTTAATTCCCATCTTAGAATTATAATCTTGTCCACCAGCAACAGTTGTTAATGCAAATGAGTTTCCAATATCAATATTCATATTGTTTTGAATCACACTTAAATAGGCAGTGTTATAAGTGGTACTATGCCAATTATTCCATGCCTGCATAACAATATTTCCGCCTTGTCCTTTTCCTTCGCCTACATATTTGAAATAAGGTATTTTCGATGCAGTAGGATCATTATTAACATCGTATGTGAAATCGGTTGTGCTTTGAACGGTATCCATCGCAGCCTTTAAATAGATATTCTGTCCTGCTTCAATATTAATATTTCTATCAGCTCGAAAGTTAATGTCAGCTTGTGATCTTAAAGAAATATTTGCTGCACCAAAAAGATCTATATTTCCTTTTTCATCAATTTGAATCCATCCTGTTCCATCACGATTAATAACATATATGAAACCATTTGTTTCGTCTAATTTAATCTGAGCTCCGGTTTTGGTTGCCAACTGAATATATTCGTGTCCATCTCCGTCATCCATTATGAATGCAGAACCACCCTTTCTTCTTATTGCTTCCGGCGAAGCTGACGCATCAATTGCAGGGCCCGGTGTTAGGATACCAAACACTTGGCTAGGAGATTCTCTTCTAGCTGATGTATTTGTTACACCACGTTGGTCATCTGTTATAAGTCCTTGATTTCCAATACCTTGAAATTTTGTTTGTTCGTATGGTTTTGTAGCAGCATCGGGATCTGTTACCTTTGAATTCCATTTATTATATTCTGCAACTGGTATATTTTTTCCAGGATATTGATAGTTATTTGTACTTGAGGACATTCCCGGAACCATATTATTCATAAATTGGTTATAAAGAGAACCAATCCATATTCCTCTAGACGGGTCTCCGTTTATAAACATTACCAAAACTTGATTGTTAATGTCGGGCGGAATCATCCAGAATCCATAAGAGGTTTGTGTTTTATCAAATGCTTCGAATGCACTTTTTCCCGATGTTTCTACGTTTGTTGCTCCAGCAAAAGGTGAACAATAGTTAACAATGACCCAACCATCGGGATTATCTGGTGCAGATCCTAATTCCGGAATCCAAACTCTTAATCTTCCGTTTTTTTGAACATCTTTTACATCTTTTACGAAACCAACGAATACACCGAACAATGTCGGTATTCTACCAGCTGGTTGAAACATTTCGTTTTTTGTTGGTTTCGTAGTTCTAGCATGACTATCTAAATATGGCATTATATATTTCCAATTCCTGCTGCGGCAAGGGCTTGAGCAACTGCCTGGTCTGGTGTTGGAATAATTGTAGGAATGTTACTTACCGCTCCTTGAATTTTTCCAACTGTTGTTTGTGCGGTGCTAACAACACTTCCAATTTGATTACGCACGGTAGCAACCTGTCCGTTTATTAAATTTTCTGCAGATGAAATTCTATCTGTCTTAATCGAAAGATCGGGAATAGAAATTGTAGTATCTGCAGTTTGCTGAATAGTTAGATCGGGATTTTTAACAGCATCTTCGATATCTTTTAAGAAGTCTGCAAGATCGATTACGGGATCGATAATACATTCAAGTTCCTGTGTGAATTTTCCATTTTCAAAATGACTTACAACTCTAATAACCTTATAAACACCACTAAATGTTTCTACTTCACTAAATGGGTCTGTCGGAGAAGAAGTGGCATTATAGATTCTCGGAGTCCTAAAACGAATTACAATGAAATTATCAGTTCCAAATAAATTAACAGAATTTGGATATTGTATATGAGCTTTCTTTATTTCATTAATAGCGTCTAATGGTGCTAAATTGGATTTGTATGGAAAGATTGTAATATCTTTGCCAATATTTCGAGGAAAAACCCAATATGGATCACCTTTAATTTTCATTTTCAAATGAGTTAAACTTACATCACCCATACCTTGATATAAGGCTGTTGCAAAAATGCTAGATGTTCGTTGTCTTCCCGGATTGCTGCTAGGATCTATACCAGTTTGAAGGTTAACTTCTTGTGATCCTTCTCTAAATGCAATCGGTCTTAATTTTTCCTTCTTTAAAGATTCTTGATATGAGGTTGCTGTCTGTTGTGCCTGTGTGGAATTAATATTTACATCTGAAATAAATGTTAAATTAATATTATCACCATTACTATTTGTTGCCGATAATGGTTGAGCAAGCGAAACAGCATTTCGTGTAGCCTCCGAAAGTGTCGAAGCATTTCCAATTCCACCTGCAGTCGTGATTTGATTTGCAGCAGATTGCCTATCGGGATTCTTGGCAAAATTTAAAATTGCGATATATCGTTGTTTTGTATCATTATCTAATTGGGCAGCGTTAATACTCTGAATGGTATTATTAATTTTATCTTGTGATTCTTGTGTATTCGTAGCATTATTAACGAATTGTAAAGTCTGGCGCACCTGTTCCGCTGCATTCTTAGCAGTCTCGGCATTATTATGAGCAACTACACCATATTCGTTGGTAGCAGTATCTGAATAAATTCCACCAAATCTGGATAGTGTCGATATAAATGAAAAATTCATGTTTAAATCTAATTCGAGAATTTGATCATTTAAACCGGTAAAGATATAATTATATTTCTTATTTAGAATTTTTCTCTTTGCATATTCAGCAAATCTTTTCTTAGCCGCATTAATTGTATCGGGCGTCTGGCCTGTTTGGGCAGCATCGATATCTAAAATGCCTATGTCATATTCGACGATATAAATGGTAACTTCAACAGCATTATCTTGACGCAAGGCATCATAAGCAATTGGTTTGGTTTCTGTAATAACTCTCCATAGAGTTTTCATTTGCGTTGGTTCTTGATTTATCGAATTTGGTTGTGCATCTGGGGTATTAGAACTTTGTAATTTTTGCTGAAAATAATCCATACTTCCGCACAAAGAATCGACAATCTTATCAATACTTGTTCCAGCATTATAAGTTGCGGTTTTCTTTTCAAAATCCAAATAATCGTTTCCACGAGAAGTGTTTTTATTTGAAGGAGTTAACGTTATTGGTTTATCAGCAAAGGCAGGATCTATGATAATTTTATAGGTATCCGGAATGCTATAGTTGTCAATTAACTTTTCAAACTGGTCAGCATTTAGTTTATCTTCAAGTTCTGTCATAGCATCTCTGAAAGTTTTTAACTTTTTCAATACCACGTTATGTTGAATATTAAAATATGAATTTGATTGACCGAGTTCTGAATAGAAAATTGCATCAAATTGATACAATGTTCCCATTTTGGTTACGTTTGCCTTGGCGGTAGTTAATTTAACCGGCCAAACCCATTTCAATGATCCAAGGCCACCGGATGCACCGTCAATATCCGAGCTCGATGTATCGGGATTTCTTCCTCTAAATTCTAATTGTAAGAAACACGGCATAACCATCCAGTTTCCAATACCTAATGCTGTTGCCTGATAATAGAGTTTATCGATTAAACCTGCACCTGCCGGTTCCATAATTTCAAATTTAACAATTGTTTGTGTTCCAGTTCCTGCTTCAATAGATGGGACACAAATTGAATGAAATTCTACTTTATCAATTGTTAAATCAGATACTCCGCTTTCTGCAATTATTGTCTGTGCATCAAGATTTAAAATATTTCCACTTGTTGCATCATTCAATGATGTTATAAAAAGTTTCCAATGATAAGTGTAAACATCGTAATTATCTAGAACGTTTGGCAAGAAATTTAATTTATAGTCCGCTGTGGGAGATGTTGTTGAGGTTGTGCTTGATCCTACAGAATTGCCGGTATCGTTAAAGGTAAAAGCATTATTATCTAAAGTTGTAGGATTTAATGCAGGAATGGAACCTGCACCCGGAATTTGGGAAGTGAATGACGAAATTGTTGAATTAACTTTGCTCGTAGCAGAATTAACAGCTGAATTAACTGTTGAATTGATATTATTTGTTACAGAATTAATAGTGTTTTGAACACTATTACTCATAAAAGATTTTAAATCAGCCATTATTGTTTAAGTATATTATTAGGTACGTATATCTGTAATCCAGCAACAAAATCGTTAATTGGATCAATAATTAAATCCGGATTTCTAACCGCAAACACCCACCAAAGTGAAGGTGTTCCGTATTCCTGATAACTTAATAAATCGGGTCTCTGATCAAATGAAGGCGGAATGATAATAACTTTATCAAAGTCATTTTTTGAAACTACTCTGGGCACCCAAATATCAAGGTACCAATCTTTCGTCGGTGTGAGAAGGTATTGACTAGTATCTTTACTATTCTGGGCCATTAGATAAATCCTTTATTGATTAGCTTTCCTTGTCTAAAATCATCAAGGTTAAATTCATTTCTGGTCTGTATAGGAATATATTGTGTATCTAATTCAACATTCACACTCAAGTGTGTTGGAACATAAGTAAATCCCGATGAAGATCCTGGTGCTAAATCTACTCCGATATTTCCTGCATATTGACTATTCAGTGCGGTACTAACTGGAACATAATCGATATTAGATTCATATGTGAAATCAAAATTTTTCACAACAACCGGAACATTATTAAATTGATAATCACCTAAATAATTAAATATCAATGTGGGTGGTGGTGTACCGGCCTTATTGTATGGATTAATACCAAAATAAGATTTCGTTATGGAACGGAAAAACCAAAGGACCGCCAATAAATATAATGCTTCATCATTTGTTTGAGCTGTAAATTCAGCAGCGATACTAATTGGTCTTGGATAAGATCGAACATATGCGTTATATCCATAGTTTGAGTGAATAAAAGCTGTTGGATCGTATTCAGCTACGCTACCAGTGGTTATAGACGGAGTATATGGAAAAAGAACACCACTTGTATTCCAAAGAGGAAATAGAATGTTATTTGGATTTCTAGGACCCAAAACATCACTATCTTGTGCTTGTCTATCGAAATCTTTAGGTTGTAATCTCGCTCTGAAATCTACTTGTGGCATTGCCGATAATTCTCCTACTTTGGTATTTATCTGGTAATAAACAAGGGACATAATGAAATCCTTGACCTTTTTCGTGATTTTCGTTATAATGATGAAACTCTTATAGGAGAAAATTTACATGACATTCCCCAACGACGACGAAGAAACATTCGATATTGAATCTTCAACAGATTTAGATGAGATATCAGATGAAATTGTGGTGGAAACTCCGGTGGTGGTAGAAGTAGTACCTGCCAAGAAAATTAATTATCTTAATAATAAAGATATGTTAAAAGAAATTCATAAAAGTAAAAATTCTTTTTGTGAATACGTTGAAGGAAAATATAGCGACTATGACGTAATTGTTGAAAATCTTTCTGACATATTTAATCCAGAAGTTCAAGAGAAGGCAAAAATTAATCGTGCCGCAAGATTAAGTGTATCGGCATTTGAAGCTGCATTAGCAAATACAGCACCGAATGTATCGAAATCAAATAAACCTAAACTATCTGAATATAAGATTAAACCAGAAACTATTTCATTAGATGATTTAGTCTATAGAGTTTTATGTTTCGATCATATTCCGTTGGCACCGGGACGTAAGAAGAATCCGAAAAATCTTGCCGATAATTATGTGAAATTAAATTTCTATCCCTTCAAGCATTATATCATTGAAAATAATATTGCTAAAGAAGTTGGAAGATCACATTCTAGAAAAGGAAAATTTTCACTCGAACATGGATCTATTACAAATAAATTAGCCGAAATGTTTATTTTAATGGTTAATAGATATGCTCAAAAAGGAAATTGGCGAGGTTATACATACATCGATGAAATGAAGGGGCAAGCACTTCTTCAATTATCCCAGATGGGACTTCAATTCGACGAATATAAATCCGATAATCCATTTTCATATTATACTGCAAGTGTAACAAATAGTTTCACAAGAGTTTTGAATATTGAAAAACGAAATCAAGATATACGTGATGATTTACTTATTGATAGTGGTGCAAGTCCAAGCTTCTCTCGTCAACTTGAAGTTGAAAATGAAATTCGTCGCCTAAGAGAAGATGCCCAAGATTATGCGAGGGATCATGACTAATCTTTTTAAACGATGTATGGCCTTCACAGATATACATCTTGGATTAAGACATAATGCTGAAGAACATAATCAAGATTGTATGGATTTCGGTCAATGGTTTGTAAATGAAGCTAAGAAAAGAGATGCAGAAACATGCATCTTTCTTGGTGATTTTATGCATCATAGAAATACAATTAATGTTCAGACTGCAGAATATGCTCTCAAATTTATTCAGCTTTTGAATGATAATTTTGAAAAGACATATTTTATGGTTGGTAATCATGATTTATATTATCGTGAAAGTCGAGCAGTGACTTCAGCAAAGTTTGCCTCACTATATCCAAATGTAGAATTAATTGATTCACCTGTATTGAAGAATGATGTTGCATTGGTTCCTTGGTTAGTTGAGGAAGAATGGAAAAATGTATCAGCACTCAAATCTAAATATCTATTTGGCCATTTAGAATTACCGGGATTTAAAATGAATGCTATGGTGGAGATGCCAGATACTGGAACTTTAAATAGCACACATTTCAAACATCAGGATTATGTATTTTCTGGACATTTCCATAAAAGGCAAACCAAAGGTAAGATTAATTATATTGGTAATCCGTTTGGACATAATTATTCCGATACATGGGATTTCGAAAGAGGAGCAATGTTTCTTGAATGGGATAAATCTCCGGAATTTTTAAATTATGAAGAAGGTCCGCGATTTATTAGTATCAGTCTTTCTTCATTACTTGAAAATCCTGAACTTTATCTAAAGTCAAAAACGTATCTTCAGGTTACATTAGATCTAGATATTACATACGAAGAAGCTTTATTTCTTCGTGAAACTTTTTTAACTCAATATCAAGTTCGTGAATTTAAACTTATTCGAAATTTAGATGAAGAAATAACCAACACTTCTGCATTGAATGTAAATTTCAAAACTATTGATCAGATTGTTACCGAACAGCTTTCGGGTATTGATAGTACAACAATCGATCCGACAAAGTTGATTGAAATTTATAACGACCTCTAATAAATATTCTGTTGTTCGGAGAATAATATGAAAATAGACGAAATTTTAGAGGCAGGCGAAGTTATTGACCGTCCACCGGTTAAGAAACAAGAAGAAATACCATTACGAGAACCGGGTGGTTCAACTGTTGTGATTTTAAATGATCCGGTTACGCCATTTGAAGTTGTAATTGAGGCTGTAGTTTACGGAACAGGTTTACCAGCTGATGAGGCCGCAAGAAGAGTTCACCATTCACATAATAATGGATGGGCTGCTGTCGCAACCTACGGAAGTAGAGATGTTGCCGAAACTGTAGCCAATAAAATTCAGACTCATGCAAGAAATAACACAAGATATGACCATTATAAAAGAATGACTGGTCATCAAGGACCTTGGCCTCTTGCTGTTGAAGTTATCAATGATTAGGAAATAGATGCTATTATTACAAAGTTTGACAATTAAAAATTTCATGAGTATCGGCAATGTTACACAGTCGATAAATTTTAATAATAATGATTTGATTTTAGTTTTAGGTGAAAATTTAGATCTAGGCGGAAATGATAATAAAAATGGTGTAGGAAAATCTAGTATCGTAAATGCAATCAGTTATGCATTGTTTGGTACAGCATTAACCAACATTAAGAAAGATAATTTAATTAATAAATCCAACATGAAGCACATGTTGGTAACACTTGGATTTGAATTAGATGGTGTAACATATAAGATAGAACGTGGCAGAAAGCCTGCTATCTTTAAATTCACCAAAGGCGATGTTGAAACTGATGCTAGTGACGATGAATCACAAGGTGAAGGACGACATACTCAAGAAGAAATTGTTAGAACTATTGGTTTTAGCCATGATATGTTTAAACATATCTTAGCCTTGAATACTTATGTAGAACCTTTCTTGGCTTTAAAATCTAGTGATCAAAGAACAATCATTGAACAATTGTTAGGTATTACAAAATTGTCTGAAAAGGCTGAAAAGTTAAGTAATATCAACAAGACAACCAAAGATGAGATTAAAGAAGAAGAGTTTCGTATTTCTGCAGCTACCGAAGCAAATAGAAGAATAGAACAAAACATTGTACTTCTAGAACGAAAATCACAGGGATGGGAGACGAATAAAATTAATAAGATAGATGATTTGCAAACACAAATCACTGAATTGTTGAATGTTGATATTGATTCGGAAATACAAAATCATAAGACTAAAAAAGAAATTGAAGATCTTAGGTCAGAACATCGTTCTTTATCTAAAGAATTATCATCTTTGCAGTCCGATATTGATTCAAACGAAAAAAGTCTTAAGAAACTTGTTAATGTTCTAAAAACATCTAATGAAAAAATTTGTCCTACCTGTAATCAAGAAATGGATAAAGAAACACATCATCGTGTTCACGAAGAATATGAAGAACAACAAAAGGATCTTAGAAAAAAATTAGATGCGAAGATTCTTAAAAGAGATGAAGTGTTGATATTACTTCAATCTGTTGAAGGACTTATTCCGGAAGTTCCGAAAACATTTTATGAAACTATCGACGAAGCATATCAGCATAAAAATATTTTGGACAAGTTAGGAAACAATTTAGAGAATGAATTGAAGGCACAGAACCCTTATATTGAGCAAATCGAATCATTGAGGAAAGATGGTCTTCAAGAAATTAATTTCGATAAACTCAATGAATTAGTAAAACTAAGAGATCATCAGGAATTTCTTCTTAAATTGTTGACAAGTAAAGATAGTTTTATCAGAAAGAAAATTATTGATCAAAACCTTTCTTTATTAAATCAGAGATTATCGTATTATATCTCCGAAATAGGTTTACCTCACAGCGTTAAATTCAAATCAGACCTTGAAGTTGAAATCAGTATGTATGGTAAAGAATTTGACTTTGATAATTTAAGTAGAGGCGAACGTACAAGATTGATACTTTCATTATCATGGGCCTTCCGCGATGTGTTTGAAAGTATGAATGATAAGATTAATTTGCTATTTATTGATGAATTAATTGATAATGGTTTAGATTCAAGTGGTGTCGAATCTTCATTAAGAATACTAAAGAAGATGAGTCGTGATAATAAACGAAATATTTTCTTAATTTCGCACCGTGACGAATTAGTTGGTCGTGTCACTGATGTTCTTAAGGTTGTTAAAGAAGGCGGATTTACTACCTTAGAATCAAATGCGTCAGTTTGATTTGGCGTCATCTCATAAATATAACCGGTATGACAAATCAGGTTCAAATATGGGAGGCGCCGTATCTCTTTCCAGACGGAATGCCTAGACCGAAATGTATTAATCATGGTTGTGAAAACCCTGTTACATTATCATCAGGGTCTGTAGAAAATGTAAAAACTAGACGTGTACTTAGAACAGTATGCAGGTCTTGCCATGAAGCCAGTTATGGTAAGAAATTATTACCAGAAAATATAAAAGCACATAAAAAAGATTTTTGTGAAAATATCGATGGTCGATTAGGTTTCACATGTACCACTACTATAAAGTTTTCAGGCCAATTGGAATTAGACCACATTGATGGCAATCATTTTAATAATGTTCCAGATAATGTTCAGACATTATGTAAAGATTGTCATTCGTATAAATCATTTATATCTGGTGATTATAAGAAATCAAATAAGAAGAATAATTTTTCTCGAATTTAATAGATTAAATTATCGCTTTCCTGGATCTGTTTTTCCAAGTTGCATAAAACCCCAATTACGTTCATTGCATCCATTGCATCCATTGCATTCATTACATCTGCCCGATGGAAAAATGCAACTATGTGTAATTTCAAATAAATATTCTTGATTACATTGATAGATTAAATCAATGATATGACTCTTATTAAGATGCTTGAGGGGGTATTTTCTAATCTCTGAATCTTTCCATATTGTTGGTGTATTCCAACCAACTGTATGAATTTCTAAATTTTCAATTAATCCGAGATAGACAATACCTTGATTTTTAAGTATTTCTACCACACCAGATTCTACCTGTTTATTTTCGGGTAATGTATTATCGCCAACAATCGATAATTCTCTCTTCGGTAATCCAAACAAACTATCGATATAATTAATAACCAAAGGAGCAAACTCAGGTGAACCTTCTTTTCGAAGAATCGTATAGGGAGTTATTTCATGAGACCAATTATTTTCATGATTTAATCGAACCAATAGATAATACAATAAAGCACTATCTAATCCACCACTTACAAGAACACCAACCCGACGTCTTAAAAAATCGAGTCTGAATGTTAATCTTCGTCTATCTTCTGGGGGTCCACATTCTAAATTAATTAAAGGTAAATCAAGAAAGGTTGGAATCATAAATCTTTATTGGTACCTAATTGGGAATGTTGTTTCACAAGATTACGATTCTGTTCCTTTGTCCAGAAATCATCCCATGATACAAAATACCAGCCTTTGTACAGAAGAGAACGATCGACAATAAATCCGAGATTTTCCGGAAATACAACCCATTTATCTTTTCTACTAATCTTAATAAGAATTAAATTTAAATCTCCTGGATCTTCAACATCTTTCTGTTGTTGAATCCACGAGTCTAAAATTTTCACATCAGTTGTCCATAATTGATGAAATGGAAAATCTTTATAATTCTTACATTCAATATTCCAATGTTTCCATGTTTCCGGTGGATGTATATCGCCCTTCTTACTTTGAAGTTGTGATCCATCTAATGATACTTTTCTGATGTTATTTTTTCCACCAACAAATGCACCCGATGACGGTATTCTTAGAAAATTTTCGTTATAGGTTTCGCTTAGAAATTTAGATACATCTAATTCCCAGGAATTTCCTTTTGTTTTTGATTTACTTGGCATTCATTAAATCCCTTGTTTTGTTATTTATCACATAAATATCGTTATATTGGGAGAAAACTGTGTATTCGCAAGCATTTGAATCAGCCGTAAATCATGAAATGAAATATGAAGTTGGTGGATTCTGGAGTTTAGATAATCCAGGGGCCATTGATGGTACAAGCGACAAATATACAGGTTACACCAATGATCCTAACGATCCAGGTGGAGAAACAAAATACGGAATTGCCGAAAATGAAAATCCAGATATTGATGTTAAAAATTTAAATTGGGAACAGGCCAAACACATTTATTTTGATAGATATTGGATTCCTTCTCATTGTGATGATATGCCGGGACGTCTTGCCGCATTACACTTTGACGGTTCTATTAATATAGGACTTGCTTCTGCAGCAAAATTAATTCAACGTGCAGTAAATGTTACCGTTGATGGAAAAATTGGACAAGAAACAATCGAAGCTATTAAAAATGCAGATGAGATTGCCTTATGTAATTCTGTATGTGATGAACGTGCAGATTATTATAGAAACATTGTTCAAAGAAAACCAACTCAGGCAAAATATCTTCGCGGTTGGTTAATTCGTGTTGAAGAAATGAGACATTTTGTTACCGATCCCGATGGTCAATTTTAATTATATCAAAATTATTAAGGCCAATGATTAAATACTGCTAAAATAGTAATAACAGTTCATAGTAATTGTTCATCATTTTAAAATCGAAAATTTAGATAGCAGGAGTAACGCGCCCTGTGAACGTATAAGGACAACAGCGTTTAGGTTTATATATAGAAAAAATTTAAAAATCAGAAAACATTAAAAACAGAAAACAAATTAAACCCAAATCTTAAATCAAATCAAATCATAGAAATTAAGTTTAATGCAGAATAAGGGTAGCGAGCCTTCGTTATAATATCGCCGGCGAGTCGTTCGGAATGGAGCGCAACAGCCAGGACCGTTGAATGCACAGCGGCAGAGCTATAAGAAAGCAAATTTAATTTGTCGTAAGATAGTGAGGAGTTTGCAGCAGGTATGTGAAAACAGGGTATGGCCTGCTGAGTGTCAATAGTTGTCTGAAAAGCTATTGAATTACACTGAGTCCAAAAGGTATCGACATAGATACTGGACCCCTTCCGGGACGCCTTATGAGCGCGTAGTTGACATAATCAATCCAACACTACATAAAATATCCTATTTCAGAGTCTGGCGAAACTGTCAAGAAGTTTCACCACCAAGGCGTAGCGATACCCTTGGTCTGACTCTCCCGTCAAGCCTTAAATAAAATCATTATTAAATAAGAATTTTTTATTAGTCCGAAAGAATACGAGCGAAGTTTACGAAGCGAGGGATTCTTGATGGACTTGGTCTGTAAGACCATTAATAATTGAAGTTTCTGATTTCTTATAGATTCTACGAAGTAATTTAATGACTTCATGATTCTTCTCTTCCATAATGTCTACATATGGACGAAGTCTAATTCTGACTATATCTATTCCAATTGTTTCTATTGTGATTACACCGGTAAACTTCTGAAAATACAAAGTTGAAAAAGCATTGAGTCTTAGTTCTATTTGTCCATTTAGAGGTAATTCTTCTAGAGTTGTTGAATTGATATGTCTCATGTATTTTAATTCACCTTTTATTAGGTAAACTTCTGAAATTGTTAGATCTCCATCTATGTCTTTAGTGTAGATATAAGAATCAGTTTGAGAATTTGCAGATATGATATCATATGTCTTTCTTTTTACAAAAAATTCTTCAGTTTTAAACGGAGACCATTTAAGGCTCTGTGCTTCAAACAATCTAGAAAGATCATAGACCCAATGAAATTTTGTGTATCTATTCCAACATTCCACATCATCTTTAGGAATGTCAAGTTCGTGTATATCTGTCTTCTTTTGCATGATATTGCCTCACATATATTCTTTACCGTTAGGATTAGATGCTTTTAGGTGTCTATTAATTACCTTAATTAATATTTCTCTATCTTCGAAACTCATTCCCCAGGCAGAATCATAATCAACACCACCCTTCATAACGTAACAAATTTCTGCTATATCTTCTCTTAATTTATTACATTCGTTTTCATACGTTTTTAACAGGTCCATTAATTTTTCGGATGGTAGATACATTAAGGACCTTATGAAAAATTTACCGGATTAAAATCAATTTCGTGTTCCCATTCGTGATTACATTTTTCACATTTAGCTGGGAATGTTTGTTTAATACCTACCTTATTAATTTCTTGTACTAGATCGGAAATTTGATCGATGCTTTTCTTATCGATATTATCTATAAATTCTTTAATATCTTTCTTATCGGTTACATGAATATTATTTCTTTCATCAACAACCTTGATAATTGAATTTGCAACTAACAAATAAGAAATTTTTGACATTTCTTTAAACGCGGTAGAAAATAATTTTATTCTTTGTTCTTCTGTTAGATCTTCGTTTTCGATAGCTCTTTGAATTTTTGTTTGTTCAAATTGAGCATGTAAACCTGCAAGAAGATCGGTAAATCCGTATGGCCTGACAAAAACTGTAAGTCCGGATTCGAGATTTACAACGTAATCGGCTTCTAAATACGTCATGTGGTCTAATGCATAACCTAAATCTAATTTGAATAAATTTTGATGACCACACGAAGGACAAGCAATTTCGGTTTCTAGTTTATCATTAAAGGTTGCATATCTAATAGCGGTAATTAATGCATTGATATCATTTGTTAACAATATCTTTGGATCTGAAATAGATGGTGCGCAACTTTTTAAAACTTCGATTAATGCTTCGCCATTTAAGAGGGCATCGGGATTTTTGAGGATTAATTCGTCCTTTCCAGTCATTGGAAAAATTCCCACTTCACCTTGATCTGTAAATTTAATTGATCCCGGTGGATAATATGTAATTCCACTTGGTAGTTTTATGAATAATTTAATTTGCCTAAAATACTGTTTTAGTGGATTCTGATGTTGTTCCATAATTTTCCTTGAAAATATTTCTGATAAATAAGATCGAAATATACTTTTTTATTATTTATCAAGGGACTTAATAGGCTGAAAATATGGCTGATAATTCTGTTTTTATTACGGGTGCTGCTGATGGTGCGTTTACAGAAGCATTAAGCGGACTTCCGCCATGGGCTACTGAAAGTACCTTATTTAAAATTCAAGGCATTTTAGAAAAGACATTACAAGTCCAGAATAAAATGTTAGCAGAAGCTGCCAAAAAATTCGGCGGAAAAGGTTCAAATAATCCAGAGACAACAAAGAAGTATAACGATGAGCTAGAAGAAGCAGTTAAAAACCTTGCTAAAGAAAATTCCGAAAATACTAAGAAAAAGAAAGAACGAAAAGAAGAAGAAGATCATTTTAAGAAAAAGAAGAAGCACTGGGAAGATCAGCTTGCTGTCTGGACAGAAATCAGAGGTAGAATAGTTGCTTTCGGAGCAGCAATTCAAAATACATTTAAAGAAAATTTTGATACCTATACCAAACTAAATGCTGAAGGCATCAATTTGGTCGCTAATCTACAATCTGCATCTGACGGATTTAATTCTCTTCAACAGATTACCGCACTTACTGGAGTTCGTTATACAGAATTAGCAGCTAGTATGACGAAATATAATGCAGCAGTGAATGCATTTAGTGCAGGAAAATTTGCTAAGACAGTTGGTTTAGCAACAAAGAATTTATTGCAATTTGGATTTTCTAGCAAGGAATCTGCTGATTTACTCGGTGCTTATTTAGATACACAAATGGGATACACTGACGTCAGTAAGAAGAGCGTATTACAGGTTTCGTCAGAATTAGTTGGATTTGGAGATAGAATTAATAAATTAAGTCTTGCAACCGGAATGGCAAGAGCAGCAATTTTAGCCAATTTAGATGCATTAGCAAAGAGTAACGAAGCGAGTGTTTTACAAGGACAGGTAGGTGAAAAAGCAGCCGAATCTACCTTAGAATTTGTATCATCGTTAAAGAATCAAAATTTTGGTAAGAGTCTTTTAAAGATGATGACCGATGTAGTAAAACCACTTAACGAAACATCAATGACATTACAGAAATTAGGTCAAGGTGGATTTGCACAGAAGATGCAAGCATTTGTTAGAAGCCTAGATGGATTAAGTCCACAACAACAAGCTCAAGCATTAAAGGAATTTGAAAGAAGAAATCACGCAGAAATTGAAGCAAATAAGCAACAAGCGAACTTCTATAGTCAAGTTCCGGAATTAGCTGGAGAAGCAAACAAAGCACTTGAAATGTATGCTGGTTTACAACAATCGGCAAGAGCTGTTACAGAATTAAATGAAAAAGATCTTAAGAAATTAGAAAGTACAAATAAGGCTCGAGCAGCATTAGCAACTCAATGGGAAACATTACTTTCTAAGTTGCAACAGGCATTTGCACCAACAGCACCAATGATTGAAATGTTTGCAAATGGTTTAGAATGGCTTAATAAAAAGATTGATGCATTCATAAATCTTTTTAGTGATCAAACAAGATCGTGGGTTGGCATAGGCATTGTAATTGGGACATTTTTTGCCGGAATGAAAATATTAGGATCGATTGTTAGAGTTGCTTCGAAGAATTTTGGTCTGATTGCAGAAGAAGGATCTAAGGCACCGGGACTAATAAGCAGATTATTTGGTGGAATAGGAAGATTACTTCCTATAGTTGGAAGATTATTAGGTGTGGCAGGATTACTTTATGCAGCATTTGAAGTAGGACAGGCAATTGGAGAACAGATATACGGAGTTGTATCAAATTTCAATTGGTTCAACGATATGATGGATTCTCTATTTAAAGGAATTGATGATATTACTGCTGGCCTGTTAGATACCCTCTCTTCATTCTGGAAGGGATTGATTCAGATAAAAGATTATTTTATGAAAACTTTTTCCGAAATCGGAGATGGATATGCAAACATTGCATCGTGGATTAGTGGAAAAATAAAAGAGGTTATTGGATTAATTCCTGATAGTGTTAAATCGATATTTTCAGAATTTACTAATATTGTGAATGATATAGGCGATGCATTCAAACAATTAATAGGCCGTGTCGTTGGAAAATTTATTCCTGATTTTGCTAAAGGATGGTTTGGTTCTGGTGAAAATAAATCACCGGCATCATCAGTGACAAATACAAAGATTTCTGAATCTAAATCGAGTGCAGTTAGTTCCAATAATGTAACTATTATTAAAAGTCCATCACAAACAAATGTAGTTTCACCGAAAACAATTGCAGAACAGCCCGATACTCAATCAGTCAAGGCAGTGAAGATTCCAGAATCGTCTTCTGCAGCAGGAACAGGAATTGAGAAGTCCTCTAGTGATGTTAACATAAATACAGCATTAAATTATCAAAATTCGTTGATGGAACAACTTCTTCATAGCATTAATTCTATGGCATCTACAAGTAAAGATATTCTCAAATATACCAGGGCACAAGTATGACATGGCGTAAGTTTTTTAAGCCGGTAAATTCCGTTTTACCAGCATCACAGAGATCAATAGATAGCACTTCAGCATATGCTTCTATATCTAAATATAGTAATTGGCTTCCAGAAGTTTATTCTGGACCACCAGATAGATTACAAAGATATTCAGTTTATGATCAGATGAATTTTGATCATGAAATAAGTGCTGCACTAGATACAATTGCTGATTTTGGAACTGAAGTTAATGAACCAACTAAAATGCCATTGGTTATTAATTATAATGAAGAACCAACGCCAGCTGAAATTCAAATTTTAGAAAAATCTTTAGGACAATGGGTTAGATTAAATAAATTAAATAGACGTCTATGGAGAATGTTTAGATCAACCCTAGTATATGGAGATCAATTTTTTATTCGAGATCCAGAAACATTTGAACTCTATTGGGTAGATCCTGCCAAAGTAGAGAAGGTTATTGTTAACGAAAGTGATGGAAAGAAAATTGAAAGTTATTTTATTAAGGATATTGATTTAAATATCAAAAGCATGGTTGCTACTAACCAGCTTAATAAACTTTCAAATGAAACTTTTGGTGCGAATAGTATTGTATTTTCTCCGCCAATGCAAGGTAACATGAATTATGTATCGGGCGGTTATGGTGGTGCAGGAACAGCTAACTACCAAGATGGTGGTGCAGTTGCAGTAGATGCAGAACATATTGTTCAACTTTCATTAACTGATGGTATGAATGCTGCATGGCCATTTGGTTTAAGTATTCTTGAACAGATTTATAAAGTTTATAAACAGAAAGAATTACTTGAAGATGCAATCTTAATTTATCGTGTTCACAGAGCACCAGAAAGACGTGTTTTCTTTATTGACGTCGGAACAATGCCTCCAAACAAATCACAACAGTATCTTGAACGTGTTCGCTATGAAGTTCAGCAAAAGAGAATTCCAAGTAGAACTGGTGGCGGAGCAAATGTTGTCGATTCTACATATAATCCAATGTCTATTCTTGAAGACTACTTCTTTGCTGTAACAAGTGAAGGTCGTGGATCTAAGGTAGAAGTATTACCTGGTGGTGAAAATCTTGGTGATATTGATGATTTAAGATATTTCAATAATAAAATGATGAGAGCGCTTGGTGTTCCAAGTTCATATCTCCCAACCGGTCCAGAAGATGGAACTGCCACAATAAATGATGGTAAGGTTGGAACAGCATTTATTCAAGAATTTAGATTTGCTAAAGTGGTTTCAAGATACCAACAACAAATTATTGAATCTTTCGATACAGAATTTAAATTATTCTTAAAGCATCGTGGTGTCACAGTTGATAACAGTTTATTTGAAATTCAGTTTACAGAACCACAATCATTCTCTGAATACAGACAACTCGAATTAGATGCAGCAAAAATTAATGCCTTTACTGCATTGACTGATATTTCGTTTGTTTCTAAGAGATTTATTCTTAAAAGGTATCTTGGTTGGACTGATGCAGAACTTGCAGAAAATGAACGTATGTGGAAGGAAGAGAGAAGCAGACTCACTAAAACGTTTGCACCTGAACCAATGGGTGGTGGATCTGCACCAACTGGTTTATCAGATGTTGGAATTACAAGTTCTGGCATTGATGGAATGCTTCCTCCAGAAGGCGAAGAGGGTACCGAAGGTATGGATATGACCGGCGGAGATGGGTCAGAAGTTTCCGATAATGAAGTAGATAATTTTGGACAATAAGGATCGATAAAATGAAAATTTCAGAAATTATGGAAGGTGTTAAAGACGAGGACGACGATTTCCGTTTTGAAGTTCAGAAAAGAATTAAACCCTGGGGGCAGGCAAAAGATGATCCCGAGAATAAATCTGATTCAGCGCGTAAAATGAAAGATATTATGAAACGTAGTAATCAAATGGGACATTCGGGATCAGTAACTCAAGCTGTTGATGTCTATCCAGCATTATAAGATAAATAATAATTCGGGAAAAAGGATATTATGAGGGCAAAAAATCTTTTAGTTGAATTTTATGATCCAGCTGATGATGAATTAGGAAAGGCTAAAATGGATGATACACGTCGTCCACGCCTTACCTTCATGCACCTTCAAAAACTAAGAAAGGCTAGAGATGCTGAAAAATATGATAAAGCACAGCATCTAGAGTTCTTACCAGATATGTATGGACAATCTGCTGAACCTCAACAGCCAACTTTATAACATATTTTTATTCTTTAGATACCTGAACTAAATATTTCTTGTCAATCGACAAAATCATCAAAATGGCCTCTTTTTCGGCCATTTTCGTCTATATTCCCTGACTTCTAGTTAAATATCATGAATACCTTTAATTGGTAATTTTGAAAACCTAACAACTAAGGAGATAGGGCATGTCACAACAAATGAAGTTAGAACAAGTGTTAGATCTTCTTCTTAACGAAGAATCTGACCAGGCAGCTGAACTTCTCCATCAAATCATTGTTGAAAAGGCTCGTACCATCTACGAAAGCATTGTCGAAGAAGAAGACATGGATGTCGAAGAAGGTAATGAAGAGATTGAAGAATCTGAAGACGATGTTGGTGGTGAACCTAATAAGAATTTTACAGATGAAATTGCGTCTGACAAGGACGAAATTGATACAGATGAACAAAACGATGGTGAAGCATCCGAAGAGGATGACGAACCTTCTGACGAAATGGGAAGCGAAGAAGGCGAAGAAGAAATGGGCGAAGGCGATGTCGAAGACAGAGTTGAAGATCTCGAATCACAGCTTGCTGAACTTCGTGCAGAATTTGACGCTTTAATGGGCGAAGAAATGCAAGAGCCAGAACATGCAGATCTTGCTGGCGAATTTGGCGCCGAAGAGGAACCTGAAATGGATATGGGCGGCGATGAAGGAATGCCTGATTTCGGCGGAGAAGAAAAAGTCGTTGGTGAAGTAGTTGCTACCATGTTTGAAAAGAAGAAAGATGGTAAGATCAAGAAAGCACCAGAAGCTAAAGATTTAAAGAAAGATAAGAAAGTCGACGAAGAAACACAATTTATGAAGAAAGTCGGCGATACAGGACAGAAGAGTGCAAATCCTGGTTTTGCTGGTACAGGTAAAGATACCCCAAAGGGTGCCGAACAAGGTAAGTCTGTATTTTCAAAAGCTCCTTCAAAGCCAAGTTACGGTGGAAAGACTGATAACATTTTAGGTAGCAAGTCTACTGGCGGCGAATATGGAAAATGGACAGGCGATTGTGCGTCCGATGATACTCCATCAGATAACGTTGATGTTCCATTAAAGAAAACAGGAAGCCATGCTGATAAGGCAGAAGGTAAGTTTGTTGGTACAGGAAAAGGAAGTCACTCTGGTAAGACAGATGTAAAGAGTCCTTTATCTAAAGCACCAAGCAAGCCTGGCGCAAGGCACGAATAATAGGAAAATAGATGTCTATGGCAAATAAACTTTACGAGTATCTATCTTTTGATAAGGCACACGTAACATTACTTGAGGAAACCAACGCTCGCGGTGGAAAAGATCTTTGTATGAAGGGAATCTTTATACAAGGAGACGTTCGTAACCAAAATCAGCGTGTTTATCCGGCAAGAGAAATTGCTAGGGCTGTTAATTCTATTACAGAAAAGATTACACACGGTCAATCAGTTATGGGAGAACTGGATCATCCAGAAGAACTTTCGATTAATTTAGATCGTGTGAGCCACCTTATCACTGAAATGTGGATGGATGGCACTGACGGATACGGTAAGTTGAAAATTGTCTCAACTCCGATGGGCAATATCGTAAAGACGCTATTGGAATCGGGCGCAAAGTTGGGTGTTTCATCCCGTGGTTCTGGAAATGTTAACGATGATGGTGCAGTTTCTGATTTTGAAATTGTAACAGTCGATATAGTCGCTCAACCGAGTGCACCGAACGCATATCCAAGAACAATTTATGAAAGTCTTTACAACATGAAAGGCGGTGCAAGTTTAATGTCTACAGCCAAAGATGCATTATACGAAGCCGCAGCACAGAAACAGCTTGCGAAAGACATTCAACGATTTATTCAAGAGTTAAAATATTAGGAGAACTCAAGATGGCAAAGAAAATTGATGAGATCTTGAGCGAAAGCGTCGGACTTTCTGAAGATGTAAAGAATCAGATTGTTGGACTCTGGGAAGAAAGAATTGCCGAAGCACGTGAAGAAGTTGCAGCAACACTTCGTGAAGAATTTGCTCGTAAGTTTGAACATGACAAGGGAGTTCTCGTCCAGTCCATGGATCGTTTCTTAACAGATAAAGTTCGCGTCGAACTCGAAGAATTCGCCGAAGACAAGAGGAAACTTGTCGAAGAAAAAGTTGCTTATAAGAATAGGCTACTTGAACACACAGGAATGTTAAACAAGTTCATCACAGAAGCCGTCGCAAAGGAAATGAAAGAATTTCATGGCGAAAAGAAGTTAATGAAGGAAAATTTTAAGAAACTTGAAAACTTCCTTTTGAAACAACTTGCTGAAGAAATTCGTGATTTCCGCGAAGACAAGAAATCTCTCGCAGAACAGAAAGTCAAGATGGTTACTGAAGGTAAACAGAAACTACAAGAAACAAAGACACAATTTATCAAGCGTGCAGCTCAGATTGTTGAAGCCAACATCGAAAAAGCATTACGTACTGAAATTGGACAATTCAAGGATGATATTCGTATTGCCCGTGAAAACGAATTCGGTCGTAAGATGTTTGAAGCTTACGCTGGTGAATTTATGGCTTCGTATTTAAACGAAGGTACTGAAATTAGAAAACTTCAGAAAGTATTAGAACAGAAAGAAGCTGAATTGAAAAATCTTAACGAATCAGTTAAGAAGTCAAGAAGCGTAATGGAAAGTCTTGATACTAAACTTAAGGTTACACAGGACCTCGTAGAAAGAGAAAAAGCCATGAACGAATTACTCGCCCCATTGTCTAAAGACAAGAAGGCAGTGATGAAAGAATTGCTTGAATCAGTTCAGACAAAGAATTTACAGGTAGCATATAACAAGTATCTACCAAGCGTTCTTAATGAAGCAATCGAACGTAAACCTGTGACACAAAAACCACAGTTGAACGAAGCAACATTGTCTGAAAGAACAGGTAATAGAGTGGATAACACTCGAAGCGAAGATCAGGAAGAAGTCGTTGATCTTCAGAAAATTTTATCCTTAGCCGGAATTAGAAAGTAATTTAGGAGAATTAATAATGGCAACTAAGCTATTTGAATCAAACTGGGCCGCTACTAAAGAAGCCCTTCTAGAAGGCCTTTCGGGAACCCGCCGTCAAAGCATGGACGTAGTGTTTGAAAACACTCGTAAATACTTAGCTGAATCGGCTACCGCAGGAGCTACACAAGCAGGTAATATCGCTGTACTTAACAAAGTTATGTTACCGCTAATTCGACGTGTTATGCCAACCGTCATTGCAAATGAAATCATGGGTGTTCAGCCAATGACAGGACCTGTTGGACAGATCCATACATTGCGTGTTCGTTATGCTAATACTGCCGCTGGAATTACAGCAGGTACTGAAGCATTGAGTCCATTTGATATTGCTAAAGCATATTCGGGTAACGAAAATGCTGCTGATCCAGCTGCCGCAAGCACAGCTAGATTAGAAGGCGTACCAGGTAACAAGTTAAGCATTCAGATTCTAAAGGAAACTGTCGAAGCTAAAACACGTAAGCTATCGGCACGTTGGACTTTCGAAGCTGCACAAGATGCTAACGCTATTCATGGTATTGACATCGAAGCAGAAATTATGCAAGCACTTGCACAAGAAATTACAGTTGAAATTGACCAGGAAATGCTTTTCAAGCTCGGTAGTTTAGTCCCTGTTGCTCCAACAACATTTGACCAAGCCGCTGTTTCTGGTACAGCAACATACGTTGGTGATGAAATGGCCGCTCTTGCAGTTATGATCAACCAACAAGCTAACCTTATCGCAGCACGTACACGTCGTGGTGCAGCTAACTGGGCAGTTGTTTCGCCAACAGCATTAACAATTCTTCAGTCTGCTACAACATCGAGTTTTGCTCGTACCACAGAAGGTACATTTGAAGCACCAACAAATACAAAATTTGTCGGTACACTCAATAGCACCATGCGTGTTTACGTTAACCAATACGCAAGCGATGGAGATCCAGTCCTTATTGGTTACAAAGGACCAACAGAAACAGACGCAGCAGCTTACTACTGCCCATACATTCCATTAATGAGCGTTGGTCCTGTTATGGATCCACAGACTTTCGAACCAGTTGTTTCATTTATGACACGTTACGGATACTTGGAACTTACCAATACCGCTAACTCGTTCGGTAACGCAGCTGACTACCTTTCGAAAGTTGGTATCAATAGCGCAACATTGAAGTTCTATTAATCCTTAGTTAGAACTTTTAGTAGGTTTGGGGCCCGATTTATTCGGGCCTTTTTTATTGAAAAACTTTCCAATTTGTTTTTAATGACAATTTCTTGATAAATATAAGAAATTGATAGGAAAGGTATGGCGCATAAAATTGTAGTTCAAGACGGATCTTTAATATTTGCAAAATCTGATGGAACAGGTATTTTAGTTGATGTTGAAGGATCTATTAATGCAACTGGCACAATTGTTGGTTCCAATTTAACTGGCACCAACACTGGAGATCAGACTATTACATTAACCGGTGATGTAACCGGGTCAGGTACAGGAAGTTTCGCAACAATACTTTCATCGAGTGGAGTTACTGCAGGCTCATATACTTCAGCTAACATCACAGTTGATGCTAAAGGACGAATTACAAGTGCAGCAAACGGAACCGGAGGCGGAGGACAACTTGAAACTAACGTTACCTATTATGTCGACCCAAGTGGAAGTGATTCCAATAATGGTTTATCTCCTGCAACGCCTTTTGCAACAATTAATAAAGCAATTACCACTGTTTACACATTAACAATTGGATCTCTTGCTACAGTTACCATCCAACTCGCCGATGGAACATATACCGAAACCAACGAATTAAATCAGGTACTCTGTACAGGTCAAGATTGGTTTAATGTTTCAATTCAAGGTAACAATGTCACTCCGTCGAACGTTGTTATTAATGGTGGATTCAACTTATATTTCTCAAACGTTTGGGCGATTTACAACTTACAAATTAATGCTTCGAGTGTTGCAATCGCAGCGTACGATGGATCAATCTTTGAGTGCGATTCTGTTATTTTCAATCTTCCTACTAATGGTACTGCCGTTCAACTGTTTGACGGATCACTGGGTGTTATCTCGAACATAACGATTCAAAGCAATGCATTTAGCACTCCTCACTCGTGGTTGGAGCTTTCTAATGCTTCTAGAGCCGAAATCACAGGTAACATTGTGTTCTCGGGAACGAACAACTTCAGTGTAGCCTTGATCGAAGCTAGTGACCTTTCGATGGTCAGCTTCAACGTGACAACCTCGGGATCACCAACAGGTACAGCATATACTCTCATTCGTGGCTCTTCTCTCTATTCACCTGTTACAATGCCAGGTACGATAACAGGAACACTTGATGCATCTTCGAGTTTCAACGGAGCAACCGGTGGCAGAGAAATATTAACCGCTGCCAGAACATATTACGTGCGCACCGATGGTTCTGATTCAAATAATGGTCTGACAAATAGTTCTGCTGGTGCATTCTTAACAATCTCACACGCGATGTTAATAGTTTCAAGACTTGACTTCAACGGATGGGGAGTTACTGTCAGTATCGGAAACGGAACTTACAACGAAAGCGTAACCGTTCCAGTTGCTGTAGGAGCAAGTGCTAATTCAGAACTTATCATTACCGGAACGCTATCAACAATCATCAATGGTCAGTTTAGCTCATACGCTGGTAGCACTCCTACATCTATTCAAGGCATTACACTTAATAATACCGGCGGAAACATAATCTTAGCTGACGGCCCCGGAGTCTACCTTAAAACAACTGGGTGTACCTTTACAGGCACTGGTGCTACCGTTTTTTCTGTTTTAAACAACGCTATGTTGGATGTGTTTAGTCCAACTATTAACATCTCAACAATCGACGGATTGGTAGCGGTTTATGGACAGTCACATGTTCGTATGCAGGGTGGTATAACATTTTCCCAACCATGTACTTGTAGTGGTGGGAATTATATTTTCTATGTAGAAGGAAATAGTTTTGTTGAAAATTATATGTCGCTAAGTTCGGGAACTATTACCGGATCAGCATATAATGTTCGTGAACTATCCTTCTTGCTAGAGAACGGCACAACTCTTGGAACAGGTGGTGTCACTGGTACAGGTGGATTGTTTAGTACAACTATTTAATAATGGATTTTCTATATAAATATAAAATAAAACAAAATTATGTCATATAAGGTATCCTCGCAAGACGGCATAGTCGAAATATCCAGGCAAGATGGAACAGACGTTTCGCTCGATGTACGTGGAACAATAACCGCAACTGGAACAGTTAGCGGTTCGAATTTGACTGGAACAAATACCGGAGATCAGACTATTACTTTAACCGGTGATGTTACTGGATCCGGAACAGGAAGTTTTGCAGCGACATTATCTGATACGAGTGTTACACCCGGTGTTTACACATCTGCAAATATCACAATTGATTCAAAAGGCAGAATTACAAGTGCGTCAAGCGGTATAGGTAGTGGAGGAACAGTAACTAATGTTTCTGTTACCACTGCAAATGGAGTTTCAGGATCAGTAGCTAACCCAACAACCACGCCAGCAATAACATTAACCCTTGGCAATATAACACCAACCTCTGTTGCTGCCACCGGAACAGTTACTGGTTCAAATCTATCTGGTACAAATACTGGTGATCAAACTATTACTTTAACTGGTGATGTAACGGGCACAGGTACGGGAAGTTTTGTAACAACCTTAGCGAATACTGCTGTAGTTGCTGGATCCTATACAAATGCGAATATCACAATTGATTCAAAAGGTAGGATCACAAGTGCATCAAATGGTGGAGGAGGAACGGTTACTAGTGTTTCTGTTACTACAGCTAATGGTGTTTCGGGAACAGTATCAAACCCAACAACTACGCCAGCAATAACATTAACATTGGGAAATATTACACCTACTTCGGTGGCAGCAACCGGAACAGTTACCGGTTCGAACCTATCGGGTACAAATACCGGTGATCAAAATCTCTTTTCATCAATAGCTGTATCTGGCCAAACAACAGTAACGGCAGCTTCTACTACTCAAACATTAACGTTGGTAGCAGGAAACAATGTTACTATTACAACCGATAATACCACCAAAAATGTAACAATTGCAACAACGAGTGGAACTCCTATATCAGTAGGAACTGCTATAACATATAGTGTCGGCGGAACAACTATATCTTCAACAAGTGCTTTCTATTCAGTTGATACAAGCGGTGGAAATACAACAGTTAGATTTCCAGCTTCTCCGGTGGATGGAGAATTTCATACAATTAAAAAAATAACAACCGATGCAAACACAATGACAATCGATGGCAATGGTAAGACAATCGATGGTTCTTCTACTGTTGTTACTTCTTCAACATCAAGACCATCCTATTCATTTGTATATAGTAACCAATTAGGTTATTGGAGTATTGTATGACATATAATGTAAACAGAAAGGTAACATTTCTTGGTGTATTCCCTGGAGTTTCTGGAACAGTTAATACCGGATTGCCGATTTATCCAAATGCAACAGGTCTTCTTAGTGCTATCTATGCATGGGCTGCCGGTGCGGTCTCTGTGAATACAACAATTACCTTATATAAAAATGGAGTTTCATTTACTACAGTTACCATATTAGCGGGACAATCTACCGGATCGACAACCGGCTTATCATTATCTGTTGTATCAACGGATTATTTTACAGCAGGAATATCGGGGTCAAGTACCAATAATGCTGGATTTAGTGTAGAAATAATGATTTAAGGAATATATCATGACAATTAGAGCATATAAAATTCAACAAAACGAAGGTGAAAGTTTTCATGATTTTTGTAATCGCGTAACATCGATGGATATTACATTTGATACTGAATTTAGAAATGTAATTATTCATAATAACGGTTATATTGAAGTTGATGGAACAATTAACGGATTAACTGAAATTAATATAGGTGGAACATAATATATCATGTATGCTGTTTATAATTATAAGGCAGGATCAACACAAGCACAGGTGTTATCAGATATTGTAGCTATCCTTACAGGAACTACGTTAGTATCTTCACTTAGTGCATCTTGTGTTCAAGTCAACTCCTCTATTGTTTCAACAGAAGCAGCTGGTTGGTCAGTATATGATGCTTCTGCCGGTACCAACCAGCAAGTTTTAAGAGTACTCAATCAAGACGCTACCACGTTTAAATATTGGGGCGTTCAGATGACTACAACCACAGCGTTCACAATGACGGCATATGAAAGTTTTAATAGTAGTACTCACGTCGGAACCAATACATGTACTTCATCAACGGGGGCCTGGGATGCAACCAATGGTGGATTCTTTTATATCTATGCCACTCCGAAAAATATTGTATTCTTATCATGGTTATCGGCCACTGGATATAAAGGCCTTACTGGTTCCTTATTTGAAATTACAAGAGATACAATACCATCTACATATCCATGTTGGATTTTAGACACACTCGGAACCGGTATTGGTATTAATTTATCTCTTCTTGGATCTACATCTGGTATGCAAATTCCAAGAGTTAAGAATGTTTCAACAACCGGCGATACTCTTACATCTTCGACTGCATCGTCTATGGGATATGGAGTTGTGACAGCAGTAGGTAATGCGACTTCGGTAGGTGGTGGATATTATAGAGATGCGTCTGAAACTCAATATGTAGCTATGAATAGCACCGGTGCTGTGTATAACGGCACATGGTTAGGTTCTGGTTATGATTTAAAAGCAGTTACTATTCTTTCCGGAGTTAATATTTTAGATGAAATTGTAATTAGTGGTGTTAATTATGTAAATTTTGGAAATGGTGTTACAACAGCCTCTTCCGGACTTTGGGTACCTAAGAAATGACAGTTCTTGTTTACACCACTACAGTTCAACCCGCGGCAGGACCCAGAGAATCTACTGGAATTAATTTGACAGTAAGTGGTACATTAATATCATTTAATACATATCGTCAACGATTTCAAGCTGGCGATTCTCTTGGTGGAACTATCATTCAATCAACTGCCATTACATCAATATTAAATAGCGGATTTAATGGTGGTACATTTGGTCCAGCTAAGGGAGGTACGACTGTATCATCTAATTCTCAGTTTATTTGGGGATCGATAACATCGTTCTAATTAAGGATTTAAATTATGTATGCTGTTTATAATTACAAAGCTGGATCAACGCAGGCACAGGTGTTATCAGATATTATATCTATTTTAACTGGTACAACAAACGTTGCCAGTCTTAGTGCATCTTGTGTTCAGTCTAATACTTCTATTACTTCAACGGTTGCTGCTGGTTGGTCAGTTTGGGATGCCTCTGCAGGAACAAATTGGCAGATGCTACGTACTTTAGCACAGGATGGAGTTACATATAAATATTGGGGCATACAATTAAACGGTATTTCTACCTTCTTATGCTTTATTGCTGAAACATGGAATGCAAGTACTCATGCTGGAACCAATGCATGTACCACAGGATCCGGTTCATGGGATGCAACCAATGGTGGTTATTTTTATATCTATGCCACAGCAAAGAATATTATTATGATTTCTTGGACCACCACTGGTAGTTTTCGAGGATTTACAGGTTCAACTATCGAAACTACCCGAGATGCTGCCATTCCTTCTGGATATCCTTGCTATGCAATGTTTTCACAGGCCGCCGGACAATCGGCTCCGTGGTTTTCATTGGCCAACACTTCATCTTGGTTTATCTCGAGAGCTAAAAATCAAACATCATCGGGCGATACCACTGTATCTGCAGCGATAACCAATTTGGGTCCAATATTAAATGTTGGTGGACCACAAGGTGCAGGAAGTGGTTTGTATAGAGATGCTTCTGAAAATCAATATATAGCACTTTATTCTGCCGGAATGAGTTTTAATAGTGTTTTTGCCGGAACAGCATATGATATTAAATTATCCTCTGTTTCATCAGCTACACTTCTTGATGAATTTTCATATTCGGGGACCAATTACGTTAATTTTGGATTCGGTGCTACAGCGTCCGGTGGTGGATTGTGGGTTCCTAAACAGTAATGAAATATTCTGATATACGAACTAATATCAAATCTGGTGATCTCCTAGCATTCTCTCATGCTGGTTGGAAATCTTGGCACGATATAAAAGTTCAAGCAGTTAGAATTTTTACAAAATCAGAATATTCGCATGTTGGAATAGCATGGGTAACCGGTGGACGAGTATTTTGTTTGGAAGCTGTGGTTCCGTTAGTGAGAATTTTTCCTTTATCTAAATTAGGAGACTTTTATCATGTTCCGATGGAAATTAATTGGACACCTGATATCGAAGAATATGCAATGTCTATAATCGGTGAAAAATATTCTCAGATACAAGCAATTGAGTCTTTTCTAGATTTAGATATTGATGATAATCTTTGGGAATGTGCAAGATATGTGCAGGCGGTGTACGAAAAAGCTGGAATAGATATTTCGGTATCAGCTACTCCGTCAAATCTGGTTAAGTTTGTTCAGCAAGAATTAGATAAACCTGTATATCTTATTGAGAATTCGAATGTTGATTGATAATTAATTTTATCTTTTCAATTGCTTTGAGATTGCAGAAACTAATTTTAGCCCCTTGATGCATTGGTTTTGGCCATTGTCCTAAGTCAATCCATGCATAACCAGCACTTTCAATATTTAATTCCGGAATAAATTCCTCTTCAACGACACATACGAAAGTATAATATCGAAAATGTTTATCCTTGCTATGATAGATATCAAAGGGATAAATTCGTTCAATATCCGGAATAGATCCCATTTCCTCTGATAATTCTCGGAGAAGTGCTTCCTTAGGTTGTTCACCTTGTTCCACCATACCGCCCCATAATGACCAACACATCGAATGTGTTTTATGGGGTGCTCTAAGATTCAGAAGTATGCGTTGAGTTTTGGTCGAAACAAAAATTGTTCCCACTCCTATTTTTTGTGAAGTATTGAAATTGGTCATTTAGTTATTCGTAATTGTTAACTGTAGTTCCGTTTGGTGCAGAAATGATATTATCAATTCTCCAGTAGCCTGGATTATACATGCCATAATAGGTATATGTCCAGTCTTTACCGTCAAACATATATTGACTACCGTTTGCATTATTTATAACATAATTTTTTCCAATAGAATTTCTTGAATCAAAAGCAACAAACCAATTTATACCATTATATTCGATAATGTCATTTGGATAGGCAATCAGCATCTGTCCCCATGGACTTGTTGATACATTTGGAGGAATTGCAGGTTCTTCACCCGCACTGTCGGCTGATGTTAATAGATAACGTTGTCCAGCGGTAGCAGCAGGTAATCCATTTCCCGGTGTAACTTCAACAGGATCAATAATTGTTGTGATAGGTGTAAGTGTCGTAGGTGGTAATGTATCTATATCGGGTGTAAAGAATAAAATGTTTTGATGATTAGGATCTTGACTTATTGTTCCAATAATATCAGAAGTATCTACCTCAATATTCGGATCTAATTTCAATCTTATTTTTGTAATATTAGGTGTGATCTGTCCGTATTTTTGGATTAAATCTGGCCAACTTAGTGTTGGATCTATTTCTCCATTTTCGTTTAAGAGAGTAATTAGATCAGAGGAATTTCCCTTCGCAACCGAAATCTTATAATCCCCTTCGGTTGTAATAATTTGAATTGGAATTTGATCTAAACAACTAAATGGATCGTATTCGATACCTTCTTCGATACTATCACGAATACTCTGGACTTCACTGGTGTTAAAAACCTGCGTAACTATTTCTGCGATTAGACCACTTCGTTTTAATTTGGCTGGAGGATTAATCCATCCTTGTATCTTAAATTTAAAGCTCATCACATCACGAGTATCATCGGAACCTTGTGGAATACTTCTATTTGTCCAAATAACATCTTCTAGCCAAACCTCAAAAATACTTGTCCAATCTAAAAGATTACTATTTTGTTGGAGTTGTAATGAAGGATTAAATATCATACAAATCTGTTCAAAAATTTGTAATTTAATGGTTGTATTTGTTGTCCATACATCTAATCTAAAAAACATATCGTATGGTACAGGCATGTATCTTTCAACATCTTGTCGTACACCAGGGTCCTGTCCGTAGGTATCTGTTTGATAATTATAACTTCTTTCTACTGTAGAAACCTTACCAACATATTGTGGATCTTGTCTTCTCTTTGGTTCGTGTTTAATATTTTCAATCCATACACTAAACATTGGAGAAGGAAGCAATGTATTTTGACTTGCTCCTTTAATTAATTGTGAAACCATCCATGATGGATCACCATATAAAATTGGAACTCTCTGTATAGAAAAAAGTCCATTGGCATCCGGTCCAATTCGAATTTTCATATCAGAGAAAATTCTCATAAATTGAACAAGATATCGTCTTATTTGAGAATCGTAAAAGAAATCCAATTTTAAAAGTTCCTTTAATAACCGCGATTGGCAGCTCTATCATCGGCAATCTTAGATCTAGCAGCTTCGTTATCGGTTGTTTGTTTCTTTCTCTCAGCATACAGATCAACCTTCTGTTTAACAATTGTCGAAACAGCTTGTTTTTCTGGAACAACAGTTCCATCTGAAAGAGTTGTATCATTGATATTATCGATAAATGTATCCAATACTCTGTTGTATGCAGTCCAATTTTTCAAAACGTTTACCTCAATTAATTTAAAACAATTTCCTTGCTTTTGAAATAATCTTTCTGGATAATAATCAATTCTTAAATAATATTGTCCATCTTGCATATCGGTCGGAAAACTAATGCCTGCACCAACCAATGGTCCACTAGGAACTAGATCATCATTTAGGTCGGTAGAATAATTAGGTGGTGCACCGTCACCACTGAAATAATTACTTCCGATTACTGGATAACCGGTGTTTGAATCAATGTATATATATAAATTTGCACTCTCAAAGAATTTAGGATCAAAAAATGCATTGCACTCAGCTTCTTTGATAATTTCATCAGTGAGACCAATAATTTGGCAGAACAAGTTTAATGAATTCGTAATATTCGGATTTTCTCCTATACCTGGATTTCCATTTGAATCTGTTGTATCTGTAAATCCCTCTGGCATAATTCCAATACTTTGACCTGCACCACCAGCAGTTTGTCCTGTTGATGCTTGATTAAGGATTTCTTTGTATTCCGGAGATGCTTGTAGAAGTTTTGCTCTTACCAACCATAAGTGTGGATACCATTTTTGGCCATAGCCTCCAGCAGCATATAATGCATCCTGAATAACATAATATTGATTAATTCCAACGGCATTATCGAAAATAGGAGTATCAAACATATTTGGTAGTTCTAAGACATCACCTGCAATGAGTTTTCTTCCTAATGCATCTATCATATCATTAAAATGAAATTGGATTCGGATAACATCAGAACTTAAGAAGACTCCAAATTGTGATAAATCAAAATTAACATCTTGCGGAGTGTAATGACCCTTTAATTCAATAACGTTTGGATCATATTTTCTATTGTTGTTTTGTAGGAAAAGAACATCTTGAATGGTTGTTAAAGATGTATTTGTGTTTCCGTTTGAATCAGTTGTAGGACCTTGATACATATGAACAAGAATTCCTAATCCAGCAATTCTGAAATTTTCACCGATTGTTTTATCGATGAAATTATAATCATTTGTTTTTTGAGGATTCCATAAGGATATTCTAGGCATTTTTTTTCTCTTGTATATATTCTGGATAATTTTTGGATTTTAATCTATATCTTATCGTTTCATGATGTATATTTAAGGCCAAGGATGCTTCGGTTATCGATGAATATTGTTTTCCGAAGATTTGAACAGGAACCTTAATTTTTTCAACCATTTTGTTTAGTTGTTCAATTTCGAGGTCATTGCAAATTTTTCCTTTGAGTGCTTCTGATATTTTCAAAGCATGTTCTTTTGTCCTTGGTGGCTTTTTCTTTCCTTTCAATGAAGTCGATATTTTTCTTTTTGTTTCGTTTGAGAGTATTTTTGGTCCCTTATTTCTGCCTATAGATGCCTGACCGATTCTATTTTTAGCATTTTCTGTATGCTTATAACCAGAGATTCCTTCACCACCATCTGTTCTATTTAGAAGAATGCCTGTTCCTGTATTCTTTCTTCCCCACCATTTAATTAATCTACGTTCTATAGCTAATGCACCAATTTCAGTAAGATCATTTTCAATTATAAGAATAAAATTTTTGTTAGGTATTGATATGTTGACATGTTTTCGAAACCTTCGATTTTCAGTTCCTTTTCCAATATAATATGGTGTGCCTGCTTTCGCAGTTTTGCTATCTTTACTTCGGATATAAGCATACACATAGAAATTATTCATATTACCTCATTTTCTATTATTTATCACATTGATAAATATTGGAAATTGATAAACCACTTGACACACTGAATTAATTATATATAATTGCGATATTGTTTTATGGTGATGAATAGAAGAAAACTTAACATCCGATATAAATTGATAGTGGATCGGCACCTATCTAAAACAATAAAAGATGCGATTTGACACCTATATTAAGTATGTGTAAAATCGTCGATGATAAATAAAATTGAAGGCGAATATATATCTGTTTACAGAAGATAACCGTTGTAACTTAGCAGATTTTCTATAACTTTTAAGTAGCCAGAATTAATTGTAAATCATCTTGATATAGTTGACGTAGATTAAAACGTTTGCTACAATTGAGATAAATAAACATTGCATAGAATGGGTCTGTGCAGTAGAGAGTTTTTAGGAATAAAATGAATTACATTAACCGTTTTAATAAACCGACAGTAGATGCGATGTTAGATCGTATGCATCTCTGTGGATTTTATTGGGCAGGTAATAGTACAGAGATTGAACAAAACCCTACCAAGGCTTCCTTATATAAGGAGACTAGAAATACATAAAGTAAATCTAGAAAGTTTATATAAGGAAGCCGCTAGGAAACTAAGCGGCTTTTTTATTTCCATGTTAAGTCTAAGGACGTATTATGGACGGTGTGTATAGGAAACGCGATCCTGCCAGGCACCGTAAAAACATCTAGCTATTAATGAGGGCGTACTAGAAGATGAGAAGCCTATGGAGATAACGTAGGTGGTAAAAATCTAGGATATTAAAATATATCAAAAATGGTGTATTTTAATATCAACATTCGAAAGAGTGTTTTGGAGTAGTAGACCGTTATGGAGGCGGGGCAGTCTGTAAAACTGTCATCACTGATCATCTAGGTTCGATTCCTAGCTACTCCACCAGAATTATGGGCTTGAGTAATGGGGTTACTGGTTTCCCTTGCAAGGAAATTGTAAGTAGGGTTCGATTCCCTCCTGGTCCACCAAATTTCTCTCTGTGTACATAGCCGCGCTTGCTAGAATGTTAAAGGCGCGAGAGAAACCGAGCGAAGCTTAGACGTTGCAGTAAGCGAATGGAACGTTCAATCAAGTGTGAAGCTTGTCTAATTTCATCTGGGTTACCTGGTTACTATAGAAATATACTGGATACCTAGACCAATTTGCCGCCATAGTGTAGTGGTACTGCACGCGACCCTGTCACGGTTGTAGTAGGAGTTCGATCCTCCTTGGCGGCGCCAACTTTTTGCTCCTATAGTATAATGGATTAGATTATAACGGTTTTGTAGTCCGTGGATGAAGGTTTGATTCCTTCTGGGAGCTCCAGTTAGATGTAATATAGAAAGACTTCCTATTCCAATCTGCATTATTACATTAGATAATTGCCCCGGTATGATGGCGTATATAATCTACCAAAGTTTTTCAGGGTGTATGGTAATGGTTAGCCGCCGAGCTTTGGAGCCTCGTAGACACAGTTCGATTCTGTGCTCCCTGACCAGTTTTTAAAGGATCCCTGCAGCAATCATTAGCATGTCAAGCCGTAGGTCGTGGGTTCAAATCCCACTTGCTTCGTTAAGTGTATTTTTGTTACATTTAACGAAGCAATAGCTCAGTTTGGTAGAGCAACGTAAAAAGTGATCCTGTCCTATTTTAATTTTGCTCCTGTAGCTCAATGGCAGAGCAGCGTGCTGATAACGCGAAGACGTAAGGTTCGATTCCTTTCGGGAGCACCATTAATAATTCAACCATGTCTAGAATTTTATATATCGGTATTGAAATTTCGGTTAATTATCCCGCCGATGACTGGCCGGATTACGAAAAAACAAGAATAAGATTAGGTGTTAAGAAAATAGAATTTCGATATAACTCTCTGGCTAGAATTTTTGATGGAAATATTTTTGAGGTTGAATTAAAAGAGAACGACTGTTTAGAATTTTTCAAACTTCGACTTGATCCAGGAATGCACATAATTCCACAAATTTTTATAATGAATTATATGGATAATCGAAAAGATCAGTATCATAGACCTTTCGATTATATTCCTTAATATCCCGTGAGGCAGCTGGCCGTGGCCGTTAGTCCTTCAAACTAATGAGAAGGATCGAAACCCCTACGGGATGCCAATATTTTTCTTGTCTCTATCGTCTATATGGTTTGAGGACGTTACCCTTTCAAGGTAAAAAGCGTGGGTTCGAATCCCCGTAGGGACGCCAATTTTTGATCGAAATATATTAAATTTGCAAAATTTATTGAAACCGGTCTTGAAAGCCGCTATTTCGATTTGGGGGTATGGCGTAATGGTAACGTACCGGTCTCTTAAACCGTGAGTTCTTGGGTTCGAGTCCCAGTGCCCCTACCAGTAATGATTTTATAGGCGCTCCCGATGTCACTATGATGTCCAAAACCTTATACTCGGATTCATGAGGGCCTGCCATATTTTTCGCCTTGGTGTAACGGCTAGCACGCTAAACGAAAGCAATTCTGTCTAAGAATTCGTTCAGCACTAAATTTCAATTCCATCAGAAGGGAGAGGAGGGGGTTCGATTCCCTCAGGCGAGACCAGTTTTCTATTAGGTAGCTCCTAGTGAGTCATATGGTTCTACTCCTATGTGTGAAGCTCTACGTGTTGGAGAAGTTCTACATAGTGAAGACGTAAGTGGTAATGTGATGATACTTGGGACGCCATGATATCAAATCTTCCATGTGACTATAATTATTTTTTGATTTGCTAGGATAGCTGATTACTATCGACAGAGTATTTCGCTCAGGATAATGGTTCAAATTCTTCCGGCAATAATGCAATAGCCTATCAGCATGGTGTAAGTCCAAACCGTTTCGACGGAATAGGTGGCGAAAGAAAGCAAATTAATCATAGTTGACATTCTAAATTAATGCGTGTATAGTTAAGTGGTATAACATTTGTCTTCCAAACAGAAGTCTCGAGTTCGATTCCCGGTACCCGCACCAAAAATATGTCGATATTTAAAAGATTTGAAAAAGAAAAATGGAAATTAGTAAAAATAATTTCTGAAAATTTTAAACTCAACACACATGATGGTGAAGTTGATATTACCTTTTACTATAATTTACTTCAATCTAATAAAGATAACAGACAGGTTGAATTTTCTTCGACGTACGAAAAGAAAGTAGATCTTGCATATATTGCAAATCAACGAACCATATATCATGAAAAAATTAGACGGTGGGAATTGGGAAGAAAAGATCCCGATATTCCACAATATGATGAAATTGATGAAGAGGATACTGCTAATTATCTGAAAGGTAAGGTATGATTTTTCCTTGGTTTAAGAAAAAAGAAAAATTTGTTCATGTAAAAACATTTAATCATAAGGTATCAAATGGATATTATACTACGGAGTATTATATTCATTGTTATGAAAATGATAGTGGTAATCGAAAAATCGAAATTATGAGAGATGGACATAAAATAGCATTAGATGCTGCTTTAAGTAAAAGTTCACTCTATCAGACAAAAATATATCGTTGGTTAGGTGGAAGAAGAGATCCAGATATTCCTGTCTACAGTGAAATCGATGAAGATGATACAGCAAATTTTCTAAAAGGTAAGGTTTAAATGTTGAAGGAATTTGAGAGAATTGTTATCGACGAAATGATAGCGAATTCTGTGATTCCTAAAGATATATTTCAAATAAATGATAATATTCTTAATGAATATATAAAAATATATGGAAAAATATTTAATAAGAAAAATAAAGGTTTAATAAGAAAAAATCAATATAGATTTGCAAGACGATTAGCCGGATTAACATTATTGAAGGTTAATTATCAATATGGTGCAAAATTTAACGATATCGATTCTGGATTGGTATATATAATTTCTAATCCGATATATCAAGATCATTACAAAATCGGAATGACTCTTGATTTAAATACAAGATTAAATCAATATCAGACATATGATCCATTTCGAAGATTTAAGATTGAAAAATATGATTTTGTTCTTAATAGAAAGGATGTTGAAAAACAAATACTTCAACATCCAAATATAACAAATGAATCAGGAGAATGGATTTTAAAAGAAAATGCAATAGAAATATTTGAAAGAATATGTTTTTATTCCGGTGTAGCTCAGTAGGTAGAGCGGCGGATTGTTAATCCGTTGGTCATTGGTTCGATCCCAGTCACCGGAGCCAATTTTTATCTCGGTAGTGTAATGGCAGCACCACAGTCTCCAAAACTGTTTGTGAGGGTTCGAGTCCTTCCCGGGATGCCAATTTCTTAAGTATGGCTAGTCTATTTCCAACTGAGTCGCGAAACGAACGTCGACCGATGGCAAGGAACACAATCAAAGTAGGTCAATGAAGTGACAATGGACAGTATGAGTAATCATACTTAAGAATTCAAATATGTTGTTCGTCTAGGGGCAGGATACTCGCCATTCAAGCGGGAGAGGTGGTTCGAGTCCACTACAACCATTCTATTTGAAATATTTTACAGGAATATACAGTGGAGGCGGGAGCCGTATGTGAACGAATCTGTTACTATTCCTTATGCCCAAGTAGTGCAATTGGCAGGAGACACCGGTTTTAGAAACCGTACAGTGTGGGTTCGAATCCCACCTTGGGTACCAGATTATATTGTTATGTTTACCCAGAGGGTTATGGGAACCGGATTGTACCGGCGTAAGTGAACCCCATCACAGAATTTCTAACAATATATTGAATATGTTCGTAATTCTAAATGAAGAATCTTGCATTAAATAAGTATTTGTTTTAAAGTATTACATTATGGCAAACATTTATTTAATCGGTTCATTAAGAAATACAGAAATTGTTAATATCGCTAATAAATTGCGAAATGCAGGACACGAAGTATTTGATGATTGGTGGTCAGCTTCCGAGAATGCAGATGACTGTTGGAGAGATCACGAGAAAGCAAAGGGGCATGATTACAAAACTGCTCTACAAGGATATGCAGCGAAGCATGTCTATAATTTCGATAAATTTCACCTTGACAGAAATGATATCGCAGTTCTAGCATTACCTGCAGGAAAATCTGCACATTTAGAATTAGGATACGTTATCGGTTGTGGAAAACCTGGTTATATCCTATTAGACAATCCCGAACGTTGGGATGTCATGTATCAATTTGCCAGTGGTGTATTCTACAATGTAGAAGAATTGATTGAGGAATTAAAAAAGAATTGACCATTAGGTTCGTTTCAGCAAATTTAAATTATATCTTTATTGTAAAAGGAAGGCCCGGGTTCGAATCCCGGATGTGAGTTGGTCGCCACATTAGTTTAGCGGTAGAACTTAAAAAATGCGAACCTGTTTTGAATTTATGCGGCATTTAGTGGAGTGGCTACCACCCCTGTCTGTGAAACAGGTAAGAACGGATCGTAACCGTAATGACCGCCCAGATAATAAATAATGTAATGAAACGCCTATTATCTATTGTACTGTTCGGTGTACTATCTACCGGATGTTCTTCAATGCAATTCGAACACGGTAAATTTTATCTTACCTCGGATCTATTTCCTACTATAACAAATGATGGAAATTATCAAAAGGATAAGAGTTCATCAAGTGCAATATATATTCGAGGTGGAATTCAATATAGATATAGAATTTTATTCTAATATTGGGAGTTTAGCTCAGAGGGAGAGCACTGTTATCTATCACTACCAGTGAATATGGATAATAGGGGTCGTGGTTCGATAACCCACAACACCCACCAAATAATGTGCCGTTGGTCGAGCGTACGAAGGCAGCAGTCTGCAAAACTGATGGATTAAAATCCCACACTGGTTAGAATCCAGTACGGCACTCCAAATAAAAATGCCCCTGTACGCTAATTGGTAGTGCGGACATCCTCAAAAGTTGTTGGTTGTAGGTTCGAATCTTACCAGGGGTACCACTTGACAATCATTCTGAAATAATTTAGAATAAACAGTATTAAATTGGGTCATTAGTTTAATGGGAGAACCTTGCTTTTACAAGGCAATGACGGCAGTTCGATTCTGTCATGACCTACCAGATTTTATCGGAAGATGTTGTGGGGAGGTCCCCATCGCTGTTTCGAAAACAGAGGTATCGATATTTTTCGGTAGGCGTTCGATACGTCCTTCTTCCTCCAGGAGAATAATATGAGAGATAGATCTGAAAGAAGAGCTCATATAGAAAGATTAAAGAAAAAACGTCGTTTCTATTGGGGTAAAGATTTGCACCATATTAATAATGAGTTAGATCCGGGAAGGCAACTCGGAATGGTTGTAGATACACCAAAACCATGTAGTTGTTGGATGTGTTCTAACCCCAGACGAGGGTTAAACGAAAGAACATTACAAGAGATTAGTTTCGAAGAAGTAAACAAATTAGTAGAATAATGCGGGTATGATGTAATGGTTGCCTGTGACCTTGCCATGGTTATCGTACGAGTTCGATTCTCGTTACCCGCTCCAAATTAATCAAGTACATATGGTAAAACTAAAACAAGCATCGCCGGAGTTGCTTAATGGACTTCCCGAAGAAGATCAAATTGCAATTAAGAAATTAGTTTCTGATTGCGTTGAAGGATCCATTTCGGAGATTAACGAATATGGCATTGAATTAGAATTTTCAGATTCATCCGGAAATGTTAGATGGATTTTAGTTAGTCCTAAAGACATAGAATGAATATTTTTTATTTAGACAATAATCATTATCTAAATGCAACCTACCATGTAGATAAACATGTAGTGAAGATGATTACCGAATATGCTCAATTATTGAGTACAGCAGTTAGATTATCGGGAAATGATATAGGTTACAAGATAACACATAAAAATCATCCTAGTGCAATTTGGGTTAGGGAATCACTTGATAATTGGTTATGGTTAAGAGATTTAGCAACAGAATTAAATAAAGAATATCAATATAGATATAAGAAATCTATCAATCATAAGGCATTTGATGTTATTCAAATATTACCTGTTCCTGCATTGCCTGCAATCGGTAAAACACCTTTTAGATTAGCAATGCCGGGGGATGTTAAGACAGATGATCCTATTCAAAGTTATAGAAATTATTATAAAAAATATAAGCAAGAAATTGCATCGTGGAAGGAAAGAGATGTTCCAGAATGGTTCAAATAATGCAGATGAGAAAGTTTTCCGTCATCTTAAAAGAACTCCGCCAACTGAATTTTTAGAATTACTAAAACAATCAAAAATTTATGTGCCGGAAGCATATTCAAAAGATTTCCTAATGTTTAGTAATTTCTGTAAACAAAATAATTGGACGTTTGACGAAGGTTTAATTCTTTATCTCGAACATCATTATGATGAACAAGAAGTTAAATTAAAGAAGAAAAGAGAAGAAATACATGTCTTTAAAGATTAATGCTGCTTTAGCTGATGTGGTCATAGCGCGTGCCTGAAGAGCATGTGAACGTGGTTCGATTCCACGAGGCAGCACCATTTTAAAGGTTACATTCGGCAATTTAATTCTATTTTGGTAAAAAGAAACGTAACCTGTTTTCGGAACATTGGCAGAGCGGCTGATGCACTACTCTCATAAGGTAGATTAGGTGGGTTCGACTCCCATGTGTTCCACCAGATTTTTCCCGCTTTCGTATAATGAATAATATAAAAGTCTTCGAAACTTAAGATAGAGGTTTGATTCCTCTAAGCGGGTCCATAGATTTATTGGGGCTAGGCGGAATGGCGACGCGTCACGTTCTGAGCGTGATTGTAGATGTTTCGAATACATCAGCCCTTGCCAAATTGCTATTTCAAATTTAAGACGGTATAATATAGATTCAAATATTGATAGATATGAAACAAAGTGAATTATATAGAAAAGCAGCCGAATTGGTATTTTCCAATAAAGCAAGGTATGCTTGTCATGCCATTTACATGTTAAAACATAAGAAGCAAATGTCAATGAAATTTTTTGATTATAATGATCCGGAATCGCTGGCAATTGCATATTTGTTTCAAAATCAATTAAATAAGAACACGCTCGTTAAGGGTGTATTTGGAAATCCCGATAATAGAAAAACAAAAGAATTGCGAATAAATGCATTATGTCTTATGAGCGCAATTGCTAAATCGGATAACAATTAATTTGGAAAGTTGGCCGAGTGGTTAAGGCAGCAGTTTGCTAAACTGTCGTTCAGAAAATGGATGCATAGGTTCGAATCCTATACTTTCCGCCATTTATAGAACATTATGAAACAATTTTATATTGACGAACAATTTCTTAAATCAGTAGAAATCCATTATAGTGGTAATTACATTAAAGAAAAGAAAGAAAAGACAGAAGAAGATATAATTTTATTACTTCAAGGTAAAGGCGATTATAGTTGCCACTCTAGTATTGATCATCCAGAATTTACAAGACTTCGAAATGAACTCGAAGAAAAAGGACTTATAAAAACCGAACGTCGTTGGTGGAATGGTGATAGAGTACTGAAACCATTTAAATTAAATCATTGTAATTTTCAAATAGGAATGCAATTTTCTTGTGCTGCTGCAATTCAGTATGATATTAAGAAGGCACGTGAAAAGTGGGAAAAAAGGAATTTAAATGCCTAAGAAAATATTAATTATGGGTTTACCCGGTGCCGGGAAGACAACTTTAGCCGGAAAATTAAAAGAATATCTCGAAACAAATAATAAGACAGTTTCGTGGTTCAACGCTGACGAGATAAGAACAAAGTTTGATGATTTTGATTTTTCCTATGAAGGCAGAATCCGTCAAAGTAAGAGAATGTCCGAACTTGCTGAACAAGAAAACACAGACTTTGTTATTTGTGATTTTGTTGCACCATTGATTGAAATGAGACATCATTTCAATGCAGACTGGTTTATTTGGCTCGATACTATCGAAAAAGGAAGATTTGAAGATACAAATAAGATGTTTGTCAATCCGGATTCGTATGATTTTCGAATTACTGAACAAAATTCTGAAGTTTGGTCTTCATTTATTGGACATCATCTTATAGAAGATAAACGCCGTCCTGTTTTTGATTGGAAAAAAGAAACAGTTCAAATGCTCGGCAGATGGCAACCTTGGCATAAAGGTCATAGAAATTTATTTGAAAGAGCAATTGCTAAGACAGGACAGGTTGCAATTATGATTCGTGATTGCCAACATTGGAATGAAAGTAATCCATTTTCTTTTGACCAATCAAGAGAATTTATCAAGAAAGATTTAGATCCGATTTATCAAGGACAATTTGAAATTATTAGAGTACCTAATATTGTTAATATCACATATGGTCGAAATGTTGGATATAAAATCGAAGAAGAAATTTTCGATGAAAGTATCATGTCTATTTCAGCAACTAAGATTAGAAAAGAATTGGGATTTAATTAATTAAAAATCAAGTTGACATGTAAACTAAAATTTTATAAACTAGAGTCTGTTGTTGATTAACACTATGAACAAAAAACAAAAAACAAAAGATAAAAATTATGATTGGTCATGGAATGGACGTTATGGTGATCGCGAAGAAAGAGTTAAATTATCCATTCATCCCAGCGAACTTAGTGAAACTAGACAGAAAAAATTAAGAAAACAATACGAGGAAGCAAATGGTCGTCACGATTTAGCATTTGAAAACCTCGGATTAGTTCGTGAAGGTGGAAATGCATGGAATCATATTAGTATTTGGGCACCCATTGTTCATGAATGGATGAAGAAGAAAAATAATAATGCTGAAGTACAAACAAGAATAAGAGAACAGTATAGATATAAGTAAAGAATTTCGGGGAGCTTGAACCCCTAATAACCAGTATGGTTCGCCCAGCTGGTTATTGAAGAAGGATCTCCGCAAGGAGTGAAAAAGGTAGGAAGCCTACATACTACCGCCAGTAATGGATCATTAAGCAGGCCTGCTCACTCCCGTGAGGGAGCTTTGTCTGATAAGACCGGACGAAGTAACAATAAAGCAAATGTTGTGGAAAGAACGCCAACTTAAACGCCGAAAGGGAACGTTAGTTGGCGGAGAGTAACAGGTGGTGCTGACCTCACAATAAACCAATTTGTTAATTGGTATGAGAAAGGGTAGTGTTCTTGTCCGAACCTCGCAAGTAAGGGCTTGAATGCAGTTTGAATGGTAAATGGCAAGATACGCGAAAACGCCGAGACTCTTGACATATATCGTGAAAGACAATCGAGTAATCCGCGAGATGAAAGATACGTGGTGTGCTGTATTGTGTATCTAACAAGGTATATAGCAGCTGAGGTAGCACATCATAGTAGGTTGCAATGTAACTCATTTGGTAGAGTGTCTGTATCCTAACAGAAAGCAGTTGGTTCGATTCCAACCGTGTATTAAAATGCAAAGACTGCCTCGGTGATATTTGAAAGACATCTAATACTTAGACCGTAAGGTAACTAAGTTCGACGAAAGCTCGCAAGGCCAAGTTGATTTATAATAGATGTTTCGTAATTGGTTAGCACCAATGAACTGCTCGCAAGGCAGACGGAATGGAAATTATAGAGTAGAATATCATGTCAAGTCTACTGCCTGACTTTAAAAGGCGATGTTGTCGGTAGACTAGGATACTGTGAAAACAGACCTAGTGGATATCGTAAGAATCAATATCCCGCAAGATATTGAAATAATATACGAGGTACCGATCAGTAAGGATGTAATCTCAGTCCTACTATTTTAAAGTATATTAGAAATAGTGTACTTTAAAATAGAATAAGTTTTGTTAGTTTTCATAGAAAACTAACCGGTGAAAATGTATGGAGATGAGGAATAGCAACCAGAACCTTGGTTTTAGGTTCTGAACACTATTCGTATTCTAGTGATCCGAAACTAAAAGGCTCTGCCATGTTTGTTGATTTTCGGGAATATTAGAATCTCTGTATATTGAAAGTTGTTTAGGGTAAGAATTATTTGGTCTCTATGTTTTTTGCATTTTGTCCGGCTATTTGCTTACCATACGTTTTTACTGTATTACAAATTTAGAAAGGTTTTAGAATGAAAGTAACACTTCGCAAAGCAAACGCAATTCAGGTCGCAATTCAAGATCAAATTAAAGAAATTAAGATCGAATCTACGATCGATTTAAACGAATTTCAGAGTGTTTCGGAAATCCTTGGTAAGGCACGTGAAGAAGCATTATTAAAGGTTAAGAGAACTAAAGACCTTCTTAAGGCACAATATGCCTTAAGGGAAGAAATTGGACGAGTTAATGCAATATCGGGTGTAAATGAAAAACTTTCCGAACTTGCTTTTATGGATAAGAAAATTGCACAACTTAAGGTTTGGTCTGAATCGCCGAAATCAGAAGAAGTCGAAGTAATCAAAGGTAAATTAGAAAAGATTCGTCATAGAAAAGAAGCAGCCTACTATCACGAAGACTCTGTGAAGACAGGTGTATTTACCGACAAGGATATTGAAGAATTTAAGAAAGAAATTCTTGATATCAAGAAAATGAAGAACAAGATCAACGATGAAGTTCTTGAATTAAACGTTAGAACAGAAGTCACATTAAAGGATTCAATTGTTGATATCCTTCGAACAGAAAATCTAATCTGATTTTTCTCTGTAAAGTGTTATCTGGTTGCATGTATCGTTCGGGGCGATATGGTCCGGGTTCAAATCCCGGTACGGAGACCAATGAAGATAAAATTAAAGATTGTAGATTCGGATATAGATAACGCAGAAGTGCAATCTATAATTCAAACTCTAATCGATAATGTCGGTAAGGAAGAGGTATATTTAATTAATAGGCCCAGATGGCGTGCAAATGGCACAGGCTGGGCAGTTCAATGGATGTTTTCGTATTGGGAACTCAAACTTAATGGAAGAGAAAGGTATAAACCTTGGTTTCTTCAATTTAAGTTGAAATTTGGACATCTAATTGAAAAATGATATACCGAGAAGAAAGATTATTCTTAGCATTACAAGGCTGGCAACCAATGTGCCGAAGAAATGGCGAATATAAGAATGATTGGTTATTGGCTAATTCTAAGAAATTTCAATCAATATGGCCATCATATAATGTGTATGAAGATAGAGCAAAAATAGAATTACATGTTCATTCTTGTGATCTCGAATTTCCCTTTAATGGTAAAGGAAGTCACCGATATTTTTCTCGATTATGGACCGATCTTCCCGATGAAGTGTTAAAAGATTATTTAGAGATTTTGGGGTTGTAGCTCAGAGGCAGAGCAGCGGACTTTTAATCCGTTGGCCGGGATTTCGAAATTCCCCAGCCCTACCAGAATTTATGAAATTAGAAGATTTATCAAATTCAGCCTTATTGGATTTATTTGAATCATTTGTGAAAATGTGGCATTATGAAGCCACCAATGAATTTGATAGATTAAGAGAACTTGATATTGATTATGATGATGTTCGAGAAGAAATTTTTCGACGTTTTAAATAGAATTTGCGGGCATAGGCCAATGGGTAGAGTCAACTGATTTAAAATCTGTAAAGTGTGGGTTCGAATCCCACTGTCCGTACCAAGTTTTGGAGTGAAAAGTGTCAACGTTCCTGACGCACGGTAACCAGTCCGACCCGTGGAACCGCTCCATTTTTATTCTGATATTACCTGACAACATAGGATTTAGCGATTATCCGTGAGTCAACGAAGCTGCATCTTCGAAGATAAATCGTAGAGTGTGTCTAGTCAACCACTCGGTAATATTAGAAGGTTTTTAAGAATTCTTACAGCAATCCATATTGGAAAAGTAGGTTCGACTCCTATCGATGTTTCATGTCTCATAAACATGGTGCATTGTATAAAAAGAATTCTGTTTTGATTTTTAAAGAATGTTTACAGCAAATTCAAACTATTTGACTTTTAATCAAAACCAGTGAAAACAAACATTCTGCCTTTTATCGGGGTGATATGCAATGGTATGCATACTCGGCTTTGACCCGTGGTTAGCTAGGTTCGATTCCTGCCGCCCCTGCCAAAAAATTGCGATAAATAGCAAATATGACATTTTTAAATAATCTTAAAGAAAAATTAGAATCATTGAATGAAGCTAAAGAAAAAGCTCGTTCGGCAATTTTAGTCGACAGTGAAATAAAATCCGAAAGATTATCTATTTGCCAACAGTGTGAGTTCTTATTTCATCCCACTCAACAGTGTAAAAAATGTGGATGTTTTGTTCATGCCAAAACCTCATTAACTTCTTCTAGTTGTCCGATAGGTAAATGGAAATCAATTGAAATAATTAGAACCGTGAATTCTCAGGAAGAGAATTAATGAAGACCTTTGGTGTCGATAATTGGATTAAATACGGATGGGGATCGGAATTACAAGACGAATGGTCAATAGATAATTCGATATTACACATCGATCTTTCTAGTCATAAGATTTCTAATGAAGAAACTCAGCCACTAGAGGCTTCGATATCAGCAATTCATACAATTGAAAAATCCTGTCCACCACCATATACATTATTCTGCAGCGGTGGTGTAGATAGTCAGGCAATGATATGGAGTTGGCATCTATCGGGGATTCCGTTTAATGTAGTATCGATAAAATATGTGTCAAATGGAATTTGGTTTAATGAACACGATTTAATCGAATTACATCAATTTAGTGAATTGCATAAAATTAAGGTTGAATATAAAGAGTTTGATGTTATTTCGTTTCTTGAAAATAATCTATCAGATATAGCAAATACCTATGATTGTGATTCACCACAAATTTGCACTCATATTAAAATGACTGAAGTTATACAAAAAGGAACTATACTTTTTAGTGGAAATTATATTTTTCGAGATCCGGGTGTTACCAATACCCATTTGGGTCTACAGAGATATTCTGAATCAATTACCAACGATACTCGAACAATAATTCCTTTTTTCTTCTTGCATGATCCGGTGCTCGCTTATTCCTTTATTCCTTTATTTGAACTTCATAAAATTACATCTGGTTATTCTACACCTAATTATTATAAATTAGCAGGATTTCCGGTAATTGCACAACCAAAGAAACTAACAGGATTTGAAGTTCTAAAAGAATATTATGACAATCCAAAATTTAACGAAAGAATTACTGCTATGGATAGGCTTTTATATGCCAATCGTCCTAGTAAACGAACATTTGATATCTTATTTCGGCACCCTTATAGAAACAATTTAAAAGATAAACATAGTAGAATAACTAAATATATTTTATCGAATCCAATTACCGGTGTGCTCGAACCCCAGGAGAGTTAATAAAACATGACAAATTACTTGATAGATTTTTTTGATACAGCAACAGAAAAAGAGATAAACGATTATCTCTCTGCAAATAACTGCACGATTATAAAATCCTTTGATAACTTTACAAAGGTATATCATGTGCAATCCACCACACAACCATTAATAAAAGAAGGTCTTGTTGAATCTGTAATCAACGACGATGCATCTACATTAAAACTTCTGGATATAATTCCAGTACCACCGGCTACACCAACAAGAACAGAAACAATTGTTATAGCCGATGATAAGAATTGGTGGAAAGATTATTCAATACGTTATATTGATTTGTCAGCTAAAACAGCAGACGTTCCGATATTTGGCGAATATACTTCTGTGTATTTGGTAGATAGTGGTATTGATTTAACTCATCCAGAATTTGACGGTGTAAGTATTGATACTCTATATTCTTTTACTGGAGAATTTTCAGATTCAACAGGGCACGGAACTAGTCTTGCTAGTGTCATTGCTGGTAAGACATGTGGAATAACAGCAACAAATTTAAAGGTTGTTAAGATTTTCGATAAAAATCAACCCACAAGACAAAGTGATTTATTGGCAGCATTTGACGCCATACTTGCAGATATGTTGACATCGCCAAATTTCGCTGCTATTAATTTGAGTTGGGCTATCGAAAGAAATTATTATATTGAAAATAAGATTCGATTTTTAATTGAACAAGGTGCGGTTGTTCTTGCTGCATCTGGAAATTCGGGAATACCGATTGGGGATGTTACTCCAGCAGCAATGAAAGAAGTAATAACTGTTGGATCTTATGATCAAAATTTTCTACCCTCTAATTTCTCGAATTATACCGATCCAACTATCACTAGTTTAACACAATCTTCTGTAAATGAAGGTATTTTAGATACATGGGCACCGGGTGAAAAAATATGGGCAGCGAAACCCGGCGGAACATATGGATATATTGCTGGAACTTCAGTTGCTACTGCAATTTATTCTGCATCAGTTGTCTATAATCAAACCCGTTGGGCAACACCGACTGGAGAATCTCCATCATTTACATCTGACATAAATGGATTAATTGATTTAAGTTGGGTACTTAGGGCTGATAGAACAGGTCTATTAAATTTATCTGATCCTAGATATTCTTCATCTAATAATAGTATCTGTACCTTTCAAAATGAAAGAAATACAAATATTCGAGTATATCCTATAGATTTGACAGTCCTGGTCTTAGTTGGAGAAAAGAAACCACTGACACTTTTTAGAAGAGAATTGGTTAAATCTTACGAATTTTTAGCACCACTTCCAAGTTTTGCAATAGATGATTTTAGTGTCCTAACATTAATGCCTACAGAAGAACCAATTGGTGCGAATGGCTATGATTTATATACAATTCAATATAAAACATATATGCTCGATGGAAGTACGATTGATAATACATTAACAGTTATTGTTGGAAGTTCAACGTTTGATCAAACTGCACTTCCGAGTACCGATCCGTTAGTTGGTGTCGAATTGCTTACCAATTGCGGCCTTGCATGCCCGGGCACCTGCAACGTAGGTTCGCATTGTACCACCGTCAAACCAGGAAATTGTTATTGTATCATATAAAATGAAAGCAGAAATTCAACCTAAAAAGCATATTGGATTGATATTTCAACCGAGATCTGGAAGTCATGTTGTACGTCATTATATTTCAGAAGTAACTGACAGATTAAATTTCGGCGAACTCTTCAATCCAATATCAAATGTAAGTAATTACAAACTAAAAAGAGAACCATTTACGGGTTTCGAATATATTGAATATGAAAAAACATCTATAGTTAAAAAAGAAATTAATGAGAAATTAGATGAAGCGAAAAAACGAGTTGATTGGTTAAATGATCTTTCGAATGAAGATCGTTATGGAATAGCAGGCATTTATCTTAGAGCCTTCAAACCAGATATACCATCTGCGGTTAAAATTATTAATGGTATTAAAGATATTCAATTTATTAGATTAGATAGAGCTGATGTTTTAACTTCAGTCTTATCATTACATTTTGCCGAGGAAACTGGAAATTTTCATAATCCTGTATTACAGGATAAAAATCATAATCCTATATATAAAACAGAAAGAGTAGAAATACCTGTTGAAAAAATCTCATTGAGACTTGAGGAATATGTAGAAACACAGAATATCATTAAAACTTTATTTCCGAATATTCCAACAATCTATTATGAACAATTTCAAAATAATGTTGCTAATCTTCGAAATATATTTTCTGGAATACCCAAATATATTGCAAATGTTCCGTTTAACAAACTTTCTAAGAATTATAAAGAGTTAGCTTCTAACTTAAATGAGATAGAAGATTTCTATGAACAATTTGTTTTTGAACATCAAGAATTTTTTCCACAATATTTTGGAAAAATAGAAGGTATTTGTATTCCGAGTGGACAAGGACGACAGCCTAATTTTAAAGATTAGTCTTGTTGTAAAAGTTGAATTATTTGGGAGTTTTTACCTAAAAAGAGTAAATACTTCCAATATAACTAATTAGAGCCATACAGATCGTATAAATTTTTATTACGATAATTTTAAATTATTAAGGCCGCCTTCGTATAATGGATAATACACGGTGCTACGAACGCCGGAATGATGGGTTCGATTCCTCCAGGCGGTGCCAATTTTAAGACTATGGGGTTTTCTCCATAGTCTTTTTTTTTGATTTTAAGTTGCCAGAATTTTAATCGATAAATATCTCATGATAGAATTTAAAGCAATTGATTATGAAACTATATTTCCCTTCTGGAGAGAAAAATTATGGAAGGAACGCGAGACAGAAATTACAAGTCGAAGTGCAATGTTAGGCTTTCCGGGACAATATGATGGTAATAATTTTGAGTGTCAACTTTGGTGTTATGGGTGTTTTATTGATGATCAATTAGTGGGAGTAAATAGTGTTCATGAATGCACTGATAATACGTTAAGATCTCGAGGTCTCTGGGTTGAAGAAGAATATCGTGGAAAAGGTATTGGTGTATTGTTATTGAAAGAAGCAATTTATATTGGAAGAGAACATGAATTTTTATCAGTTTGGTCCTTCCCAAAGAAAACAGCATGGTCGATATATCAGGCAACTGGTTTTAAATTAACTTCAGATTGGATAGTCAGTGATACAAGCGAAGCGAATGCTTTCTGTAGTTTTGATCTATACGAATAAATAACGATAAATAAAGTACGGAGATAATTATGGGATTTCTATCACTATTAATAAAATATAAAGATGTTGTTTTACTCTTGATTGTGGTAGCAATTGTTGGCTTTCAATCTGTTAGAATTAAAATGCTCAAGGCAGATAATAAAGAATTAGAAGCAACCGTTGCACAGATGAAAGTAAATTTAGAAACATCGAATACATCAATAAAAACACTTCAAAGATCTGTTGACGAACAAAATCAATCAATTGATAGGATGAAGAAAGAAAACGAGACCAGAATTAAAGCTCATCAGACCGAATTAGCCAATGCACAGAAAACTGCCCAGAATTATAAGAATCGGGCAGATGAAATTCTACGTTCTAAACCAACAAGTTCTGATAAATGCATTTCTGCAAATGACCTGATAAATGAGGAGATTATAAGAAATGGTAAAAAATAGTATTCTCCTTCTAATGGCATTTTTTCTTACTGCGTGTGCTACCACCCCACCCGGTGTTAAGGTAGAAACACAAAGAGTGGAAGTTCCAATTGAAAAACCATGTAGTGTTGCAGAACCCGAACAACCTAAAGATAACTTTGATAGTTTAACTACAGAAGAAGATGTGAGAACTAAGGTTCAGGCGCTTCTAGCAGATAGATTAAATCATCTAGGTTATGAAGAAAAACTTCGTTCTGCTCTGAACACTTGCACAAAATAAAGAAATAACATATAATCAATTTTTAACCTTAGGAGATTGCAATGAAGAGAATTATTGAAATTCGTGCGGCCGAAGGTGGTGAGGATAGCAAATTATTCGCAGCCGACCTGGCTAGAGCATATCAAAAACATTTTGATAGAGTTGGCTGAATTAATCGTATAATTAAACAGGTACCCGGAGAAATTTTTATTGAAGTTCGTGGTAATGATTTAATTATGCTTAATAATGAATGCGGAGGACATAGAATTCAGCGCATTCCACCAACCGAACGAAAAGGTCGAGTTCATACCAGTACTGTTACCGTGGCTGTAATTGATCCAGAAATTCAATGTCTTGAAATTAAAGATGAGGATTTTAAGATTGAATGGTTTAGTGGAACTGGTGCCGGCGGACAACATAGAAACAAACATCAAAATTCCTGTCGTATTACTCATATACCGACTGGCAAGGTTTCAGTTTCTCAAAGTAGATCTAGAACAAATAGCCTCGACGATGCTAAAAGTTCATTAATCGAAAGATTAATATTAGAAGATAGATATGAAAAAGTTAAGGAGCTTACCGCAATAAGAAAAGAACAGGTTGGATCTGGTATGCGAGGTGATAAAATAAGAACCTATCGTTTTCAAGATGATATGGTTAAAGATCATAACAGCGGAAAATCATCTAGTGTTGAAAAGGTGATGCGTGGTAATTTTGATTTATTATGGTAAGTAATATATAATAAAAATTATTGTTGTATGAAGTGAACAGAAACGGGTTCTGGACGCGGGTTCGACTCCCGCCTGGTCCACCATAAGGAAGTTTGATGAAGATTTATGTAAAAACCCAGACCGGAGACATATTACCTGTATTGCAAGGTGCTAAGTTTACTGAAAAGATTATCTTAGTTCGTACCGAACGAGAAGCAAATCAGGGCATGTGGATGTTTAAATATGTAGGCGGACCTGGGGATTTTTACACAATGCTTTGTGATAAACAAGGTGATCAAATTTTCTTATGATGGGCCAGTCAAGGTTTCGACAGGGTCAATAGTAAGGGAATGGACAACACGATAGGCGATGATCGTAAATCAAGCAAAACTATAAACGCAGCAAATGACGCTGTCTTCGCTCTCGCTGCTTAAACAGTGATGAAGTGAAGTGGGGTTGGTAACCTTATTACTCAATAACCAAATAGGACCTTCGGGTCCTATTTTTATAAGTCTCTTGAATTATTATATGCTTGAAATTTTTTCTCTCTAGAAGCAAGACCTGCCAAACCAGGATTAATCTGATATGTTACTTTTCTTATATCGCCGAAATTATTAATTTTCGGTGCTACTCTATGCTTCCAATACCAAATTGATGCCATTGCTCCGATTTTCGGATCTTCGAGCATTTCTGGATGTTCTCCCAACGGAATACCTAGTTCTTTACCGATCAACTCGTAATTATATTTTCCGGTGATTTGAAGAAAACTTCTACCCTTAAATTTTTCACCAGCACCGTGAATAACGTTACCTTTCTTATCTGTGTTTCCCAAGACTTTAGCCATTTTTGGAGTTTCATATTTCTGGAAATATGATTTAGAACCATGTTCGATCATTCTGGTAAAATCTAAAGTTTCATGTGCCGCTTGGGACATTAATGCTGATAATTCCTTACCGGTTATACCAGCCTTAAGAGCGAATTTTTTTAAAATTGACGCAGGATTAGAATTATCTGTCACGGTAGGTTTAGTTGATACCTGTTTTGGTGCAATAGGAACAACTTCTTTTTGATTTATTCCATTAGTTCCACCAAACGCCAATGCAGCGCCTGTACCGATGCTGGCTAAATTTTGTTTCCAATCTTCATTGATAAATTCATGTGCTCTCATTCATATATTTATTAAAAATTCAAAGTTTGACAAATGTAAATTTTAACACTATACTTTACATGTGATAAATAAAACTGCCCAATTAGTGGGCACCTATAGGACTTTAACTTTTTATTGAGATGTGTAGTCCGACATCTGTAAGAAAGGAAAACATGATGTATTCAAACCAACTGGCAATTGCCATTAAACATAACGGCAAAATTCTCCGTGAAAATAAAGATATTGTAACACTTCCCTTTGGAAGTGAATTTACAATCTTTGTTAAAAATCTTAATAGCAGACGTGTGAAATTTTCTCTTCAAATTGATGGTACTGATGTACTTGACGGAGAACATATTGTTGTTGATGCTAATTCTTCCACAGAAATTAAAAGATTCCTAAAGAAAGGAAATATGGAAGAAGGAAATGCATTTAAATTCATTGAAAGAACAGAAGCAATTGAAAATGGGCCACGTGGTATTAAAGTCGATGATGGTGTAGTTCGCATCGAATATTGGTTTGAAAAAGAAAAGCCAGTTTATAAGGATGTATATTACAATTATCATTACAATTATCCATGGAAAGATTGGTACTGGAATCAAGGTCCGTATTATGGATCTTGGAATGCGATAGCATCATCAGATGATTTTTCAGGGACATTGAGCTCAGAAAAATCGCGTTCCGTGCTTCGCGGAATGAATGCAACATCTGAAGTAAAGAGTGCCTCTTTATCTGCTAATGCAAGTCTATCCGATGCTAAGTATTCGGCAGAATCTATTCCGATGAATGATACAGGAATTACTGTTCCTGGATCTAAAGTGGAACAAAAATTTACTGAAGTATATGGTTTTAATGCCGAAACAACATCGAATGTAATGATTCTTCGATTGACAGGATATCGTGGAGAAAAGAAGGTAGCCGAAGCGGTAACAGTGAAAACAAAACAAAAATGTATCACGTGTGGACACATTAATAAGGCAACCGCCAAATTCTGTGCCGAATGTGGAACATCTTTGGAGATTCTTTAATCACTTGCAAATCTGATTAAGATCTTTTATACTTTGTTCTGTAGTTGATAAAACATGGCGCAATAGGTATGACGCATTCCGGCAGGATGCCTTATTAGGGTGTGTAAGTTCAAATCTTACTGTTTTAAATCACTACCATAAACATGAATATGTTTATGAATTACGTATAATAATGTATATGCACAGCAGTCTTTGAAACCGAAGGTTCTACGTAATTCATAAATATATTATGGATAACCGTGAAAAGCTAAAAGAAGATTTGATGATCCTTGGACTTCATAATCCCTCTCTTTTACGTAATTTTCGGAAATTGTATGCATTTAATATAGATCATATTTCAATAAACGAAATAGTCGATACATTGTCTGAAAAAGATTTTTTATTGGCATTAGTTCAGGTTAAAAATACATTTGATGAAATTAACAAAAGCAAACAGGAGAAAAACACTATGATGTAGGTTTATTTTGACTCTTCTTAAGAAATTTAAGAGAATTTTCGCATTGCAATTTTGTAGAAACTTAAATTTTTTTAAAGGAAGAGATATTATGAAAGATATTCGTCAAAACTGGAAGGCACTTGCTGCCAAGAGATTGATTACTAAAGAAGATATTGCTGCTCTATGCATTTATAGAGCCCTTGTTAAGGAACAAGGTAAAGAAGGTTGTATTTCGCGCCTTCGCAAATCTTTTATTCCAATTACAAATCAGAAAAAGCTCAATAATGGGCAATATGCCTATTCCTCTGCATATTATGCCTTACTTCATGTTAAGTATTCGACAGTAATGAGTTGGATTGATGAAGAAGATAAGGAAAAAGTCTTAGCATTAGCAAAAGAAATTTGTCAAGGCATGCATTGGGGAAAGGAACTCTAATGGAATCCTACATCTATACTTTCATTAGAAAAGATATTTCTAATGAACAGAAGATTGTTCAGATAGGTCATGCTTGTTATGAAGCTGGGAAAAGATTTAAAAACGATCATATTTCGAATTTAGTTCTTCTTTCGGCCGAAAATGAGCACGATCTTAAGAACATCGCTGATGAATTAGATTTAAGAGGAATCGATTTTTACATTTTTCATGAACCAGATAACGATATGGGATTGAGCGCGATTTGCACCAGACCTGTTTATGAAAAACGAGAAAGGTCATTCTTTAAACGATGGAACTTGTTTAAGCATGGTTCTTGACAATCAAGATAAAATATTTTAAAATTTATCGTATGAGTAATACCGTAATAACTGGGGTTAACTGACCACTTGGTAGCGATACCAAATGTCGGAGGGAAGGTTCGATTCCTTCTATGGTTACTTTCAGCCCTGTTAACTCAATTGGTAGAGTGGAGGCTTCTAACACCTTGTTGCTGCGGGTTCGAGTCCCGCACAGGGCGCCAATTTTAGGAAAAAGAAATGGATATTCCTTTATCAGATTTGCCACCAGAGAAATATTGGATTACAGAATTGAATATAAGTTCTGTAAAATCTCCATATGAAATAAAATTTACCTTATGTCAAGAACCGGCAAATATTAAGGAAATTTTAGAATGGTGTAATCAGTCCCTTGGAAAATACGGATATCTATATAAGAGTTATGGAACTGATTATTATGTTGAATTTTTCTTTAAGAAAAAAGAAGATCTAACAATGTTTTTAATAAAATGGGATGAAATACTTTTTAACGAATAATGTTACCAGAAACCTGTGAGGACAGAAATAATCAAATTATTGTTCCAATTTATAATTGGAAACCGGATATATCATTCTGGTTAGGACGAAATTGCAAAGGTGACCATTTCTGTATCAGAACCAATGACAGTCTTATATTTGTTTTTGCATCATCATTAGATGCGTTAGCATTCAAATTAAAATTTCAGATATGAGAATTGGATTCACCGGTACACAAATAGGAATGACTTTACTCCAACAGGAGGAGTTTGTTTTATTTTGTCAGGAAAATAATATTATTGAATTTCATCATGGTGATTGCATTGGTGCAGATGAACAAGCACATAATATTGTTCGAGAATTTTTTCCATTAGTTAGAATTATAATTCATCCTCCAATTAATTCGTCTAAAAGAGCTTTCTGTAAAGGTGATGTATTGTGGACACCTAAAGAATATCTAGATAGAAACAAAGACATTGTTAATGAATCGGATACCGTGATAGCTGCACCAAAAGAAAATATTGAAGTGCTTCGTAGCGGAACTTGGTCAACAATTCGCTATGCCAAGAAAGCAAATAAACTTGGTAAGATATTAAAACGATAAATCATCTAAGTCGATAGCATTGTTAATTTCATTTTAATACGATATAATAAATAAGGTTTTGCGGATGTGGCGAAATTGGTAGACGTACGAGTCTTAGAAGCTCGTGTCGAAAGGCGTATGGGTTCGAGTCCCTTCATCCGCACCAGTGTTATAGTTTCTATTATATAGATATCCGGCGGGAGCAATGGTCACTATCAGAAATGATATATCGGGTGAGGTGCAAGTCCTCCAGCTTAATCGAAGAGCCCACACGGCCCGGGGATTTCGATAACTGTAACCTTATGAATGAAATTATAAAATATCTTTGTCCAGATTGCCATGGTACCGGTCAGGTAATGATAGGAAAATTATATCCTAATGGTCACACCGAAACATGGGAAGATTGTGAATTTTGTGAAGGCAACGGTGATTTTGATGAAGATGAATATCTTATACTAAGAATTTCGGGAAAGATATAATGGCCTGGCCGAAAGTTTTATCTGAAGTTATTTGTTTAGGATTCACAGAGAAAATATTACCTGTATTAAAAAATGCAATTGATAAAGGCGATATTCATTGGATTCCTAATAAGGGAATTTATAGTTATACTGTTTGTGATGCATATTTTGAGTTTGCAGATTGCGAATGGAAATTAATAGAAGTTCATGAACTTGTTGTATCAATAGAATTGATATCTGGTGTCTTAGGAGAACAATTGACACTTGAGGTGCTAAGGTATTAAAATACAAATTGATTATAACGATCCACCGTGAGCATCAGTGAACACGTTAAATTCATTGGTAGCGACCAAGGCTTTATACTTGGCTGTCAGCCCACACGGTTCGTGGGTCCGTGGTTAGACATTTCTACGTTGGTGAAACCGTGACCATAACACGTTCTTTCTAGATAGATAAAAAATGGCGTATGCTAAAACGTTAGTTATTTGATAAATGTGGAGATCATTTGACGGGCAAGAATTTTTAGATATAAATAGTCATATAACGGAGTGTAGCGCAGTCTGGTTAGCGCATCTGGTTTGGGACCAGAGGGTCCAAGGTTCGAATCCTTGTACTCCGACCATGAACTTGTGGAATGGTACACCTTAAGGGTGCCACAATCCTTCGCCGGGGAAACGGTAGTCGGAGTTAACGCTCGACTTAAAGAGATGGCGTTTAAAGTCTAGGGTGCAAGACTAGAGGGACTGGAAATTCCTGCACTTAGCCTCGCTTAAGGCTAGACATTTATTATTTTCCATCCGTTTGGAGTGGTTGGCTATTTTTACCGTAAAATAATAAAAGCGAAGGCATTACCTCCCGTAGCATTTTTTATGAAGAGAAAGGCCAGAACAGAAAGGTGCCAGCCGGTAGAATATATTATATCCTTGATATCCTGGTTGATAGATGAGAGGTATGGTTAATATTCTTTTCTTATAGGGGCACCCTGCCGATACCGGGAAAATGTTCAATAATTAACTAGATTAGGTTGGCAATTAGCATTTCGAGATTTGGAATGTGAAACCGTTGGAATCTAGATGAAGCTAAATGTCCGATTAGCGAGGTATCCTTCAATTTTTATGAGTGCAAAATTTTTCATATATAGAAATCTTCACACAGGTGGTTTTTCCATTAAGCATAAAGGAAAAGTCATTGAAAGAAGTAATAGTTTTGTTGCAGAAGATATAGTCTTTAAGGTTAACGAAAAAGGACGTCAGCGTGTAATAAAAGAAAAGAAAAAGAATGTTCATGCCTATTCTGTTGCAAATAAATATAAGATAACAAAGAGGGTGAGTATTAAGGGTTCATCACTAGCTACTTATAATCCTTATTCCTCACCTAATTTTATCAGTGATGGTGTAGAAATATTTCAAGCTAAGAAGGTTGCATTTCTAAATGGAAAATGCTATATTATTGAAAAATGAAAAAGATCCTCCGTGGATATCTGAAAGAAAATTTCTTTCTAAATGGGGTTGGTAGAAATATAAGATCTGGCGATAGAAAAGCAATTAATAGAATTGAGGAAGCTTTTGAACCAGCTCAAGAATCTCCACATATTGTGTGGAAAGAATGGACAGATTGGCAAAATTCTCGAAAGAAATAAATAAGTTAGGAAAACAACGGGCTGTTAGTTAAACGGGATAACAGTGGCTTTGCAAGCCTCAATTCGGAGTTCGATTCTCCGACGGTCCACCATAAAGATGAAATTATTATATATTGATAACAATGGTGATCTTATATTTACAGAATATAATTCATCACATATACCACGAATTGACGATAAGATTTGGTTACTTCAGGACATTTGGCATATTCACGATATTATCTGGTATCCAAAAGAGGGTGAGATAAGAATTTATTTAACCGAAGAAGAACCGAAGAAGGTTAAGGTCGCAGAGTCTAAAGAAAATAAGGTACAATTAGACATTGAGCCACTTAAAAAAGATATTAATAAAGCATTAAAAGAAACATCTAGTTTAACCAGGCAAGTTGCTTCAATGAAGCAACACATTAATTATCAACAGCAACAGATAGATAAAGGAAGAAAACAGTGACACCAGATAAGCACTTCAAGATGAAGAAACCTATTAAGAGAATGATTGCTCTTATGAAGGGATCCGATGAAAGCCGTGCCCAATTTAAGGCTATGATGATTGATGCTCAACTCTCAGAAGAAGCTGCCCGCAGATCTTATCTAAGATCTAAAGATAGCAGAAATACAGATTTAGAATAAATAACTATTATAAGGGTATGATATTGATTAACAATGTCCACAGGTATATATTATAATAATATGCCCTACCCAGTTTTTAGCTCCTATAGTTAAATGGTATAATATTATCTTGGTAAGATAGCGTCACAAGTTCGATTCTTGTTAGGAGCACCATGAATAAACTTTGTTTTCTTGTAAGAATTATTGTAGATGAAGATATCGATTTTTTAAACGAAACATCGATTAATCATAAATTTCATACTATATCAGAGAATGATTCTGGTTGGTGTGATTTTATGACAGGTAGTAGAATATTATCTAATAATGATGAATTTTTATTTTATCCAGAAAACAAAGAGGATGAAACCATACTACAGTTAAAGTTTGGTAATCGACTTACTGAAGTTTGATAATTTTGAAGCAGGCGGGTGTCCGGCAGACACACTAGGTCTCATAAGCCAAGGAAGAGCTCGGTTCGACTCCGAGGCACTGCAACCAATTTTGTGCCTATGTTGTAATTGGTAGCCAAGCCAGAATGAGAGTCTGGTGTCGAAAGATGTGCTGGTTCGAGTCCAGTTAGGCACACCATATATCCAATAACGGAATAAATATAATTTATTCCGGAGGATATATGCGCTACGCCAGCAGAAAGTTTATTCTTGCAGTTCTCACTCTCCTAAGTTCAACTGTTCTTGTTTATATAGATTCTATCAGCGACGGTGTATATTCTGCGGTGGTAATTGCAACAGTCGGTGCATATATCACTGGAAACGTTGCACAGAAAGCAGTTCAAGGCAAGACATCCAATACGGGTTAAATCCCGAGAAAAGTTTCCAACTACTTCCGATAAATATTTTTGCAGGAAAATTAATTTCCTAGGAGTAGTATGTCGACTTTTATTGAACAGCTTGGTCTTTTACAAAGATTCTTAGAAAAACTTACATGGACAAAAATTATTCAAATGACAGTTTTGTTTTTTGTAATGTTTTCAGCATGGATTGTCTTTCAGGCCAGAAATGATATCGCTCTAGGTATCAAAAATTATAGATTTGATAAATACGCCACTCCGTTGCATCAACTTTCGAAGAAAACATCTGAAGAACTTGAAAAAACTGTAACTCAGAAAGATATTGTTAATTCAATATCTGTTGAAGTTATTGATTTTAGAACAAATACCAAATATGTTTCTTATCTTTTTACTAATGTGAAAGATTTGAAGGATATCTACGCTAAGTATGATTTTCAAACATCAGAACAGCCTCTATTTACAAATAATGCAAATCAAAATAAAATTATAATTAATCTTATCAATGGTGAATTTATTTGTACTAAATATTCGACTACTGCAAATGGTATCAGTATGCCGGAATCGAAAGATTATATTTCAACTGTGTGTTCTAATAGTATTCCACCATACTATGGAAAAATAGTTGGAATAGTTAGTATATATTTGAAAAGAGATCCTACCCCAGAGGAGGTTGATCAAATCAGGATATTGACAAGAAATCTGTCAATAATGATTTATGATAAAGAACTGAAATGATTAAAAATAGTCTAGAGTGGAGTAGATTAGAACAGTCTTTGAAGTCCCGAACAAGGGGGCTTTCTCACGGCCGTGATATTATTAAAATGATAGATAATATCAGAAAAGAAATAACAGAGCTCTCTAGGGAAGAGGTAAATCTTAGATGTGGAAAGAAACATAGTACTGATAAAATCCTTATCAAAATCAATGAAGATATTCAGATGGTGGAAGAATATATCTTGATTGCCAAACTACTGGGGTGACCATGACAAGTAAATCACAAACATACATTTTTGGTCTATTAATTATCGCATCAATATTATTTTCGGTTAGTTCGTTGGCCTATTCTTATCTTCATCTAAAAGAACCATCAACTGGAATAAAGAAAGAAACTCAGATGCAGATTTCTAGAAATGTTCAGCGTATTCCTAATTTTGTTGGTATTGTTATAACCACAACAGATATTCAGAAAAATAGTCAGCGTGTCATTTATAGATATATAACTGACAAGGATGTAAATAGAGTATTTGAGGAATATAACAAGTATAGAAGTATTAGTGACGAGGAACCATTATTTGATTTAGGTGACGATAAAGTTAATCAACGAATTGTTCGATTAATTAATCATGAAACCGATTGTTCACCATGGAACGAAGTGATTAGTTCCAAATATGTTCCCGAAGTCGGTAATAAGGTTGTTTATGCTTGTGGTGTTGCTGTTCCGCCATCATATGGTGGATTTGATGGAACGGTTACAATTTTATTAACAAAGCAACCAACCGATGAAGAAATGTTATCATTAATAACAATTCTTCGCGATATCGCATTTCATGTATCACCAGATATCAAAAAATTATCTTGACGCATAATTAATTATATTGTAAAATAGGTCTGGGAAGTATAGTAGACTGGTGTCTATCACTTATTGGAAATAAGCCGATTCTATGAGAATAGGATCCCTTTCGATTAGGGTGCTTCCCTCCATAGAAAGGAATACAAATGAAACCTATTACAATGAAGCGCGAGGCACTCCTTAAGATTGTTAAAGATAATAAGGAAAAGCATATCAAAGATTTTCAAGAATCCATAAACGATTATAAAGAAGCAGTTCTTAAAATTACACAAGAAAATTTCAAAATCGCAAAAACAGCCGATCTTGAAAAATTTAAAACCATGAAATATGTGCCTACAGCACCAACTTCGCACGAGGATAGCTACACCAAGGCTATCAGCATGCTCGAACATTCTATTGATGATACACTCGAAATTGATGAACAATTATTCAATCAACTTGTGCTTGACGAATGGAATTGGAAGCCTGGTTTTGTAACTGCCAGTGCTCTTTATAAAAGCTTCTCAAATTAATGTCTTCTAAACAGGTCATTGTAATGAAACAGTTTCCTAAGGAGAGACACCTTAGAACTGGAAAATATTGTTCCCAAGCGGCTCACGCCGCTGTTGGAGCTTTGTTTTCTATAGCCCAAATTAACGAAGATAAACTTATAATTGATTTATCTAATGAATTTATAAGAGAATGGATTGTTGGTAGGTTTAAAAAAGTAACCGTTTATGTTAAAACAGACCAAGAACTTATTGACATATATAATAATGCAAAAAGTGCCGGTCTTCCTTGTTGTCTTATCAAGGATGCTGGATTAACTGAATTTTCAGAACCGACATTAACTGCTGTTGGAATTGGTCCCGATAATTCCGACAAAATTGATTTGATTACGGGAAATTTACCTCTATTCTAATAGAAAGGATTATATGGATTTGCAACAAACATCACAGGAGTTAATTGACAAACGTGACAGGATGAAAAAGTATATCATGGTTGGTGGTGCTGCCTTAGTTGGTTTAATTGTTGCACCATTTGTTATGGTTGCAATCGGTGGATTAATAGGATTAGGTGTTGCTGCCGCAATCGGTTTCACTTTAATTCAATTAGCTCCCTGGTTTGCACTAAAAATGTCAAATTTACGTTATCGATTAATTGAAACTGAAAAGACAGATCATATTAAGAAGGTAACACAGGCCGCTGCACAGAACCCCATTGAGACACTTACCAATCTTCTTATTTCTAAGAACAAAGCATTTCAAGAGTTTAAAACTAGTGTTGAAAATGCCGCCGCAGCAAGGGACACATTTAAGGGTAAGATTGAAAAATTTGCTCTAAAGTATCCTTCTAGGGCATTGGAATTTCAGAAACAATATGAGAGAATGGCTGCTCTTGTTGAACAGAAAAAGAAGGCCTTACAGGAAGCGAAACAATCACTTGACGAAGGTAATTCTAAGCTCGAGGAAATGAAAGCGTATTGGGAGATGTCCAAAGATGCAATGGAATTAAACAGAGCCGCTGGAATGGACACCGGCGATATATGGGAAAAGCTGAAAGCCGATACTGCCTGCGATGCGGTATTTGAATCAATGAACACGGCATTCGCTCAATTAGAAGTTGCTGCCGCAATCGATGTGAATTCGGCTGACAATACGAGTGCAACTATGGCACAATTAAAAACTAGTGAACCGGTTATATTGGATGTTCCGGTTAAAGAAAGTCAGAAAGTGAGAAACTAAAATGAAATATAGAATTATCGGAACAATTTTTGTTCTAGCAATTCTGTTAGTGTTGTTCGTTCTAACTGGAAACGTTCAACATACATCTCAGGTATCACAAGATAATCAGACAGTTCCGTCTAATTCTTCTGATAATGATTTGAAGAACCTAAAAATCCAGTAAACTTTTTTGAAAGAGAGACACACATGAAAAATTTGATTAAGGTTGCCCTAATTGGCGCATTGCTTGCGGCATCCACGGCAATGGCACAAACTCAATTGCGAGTTGCTACTGGTGGACCGAAAGGAAATTACCACAGGATGTTCACTGAATTTCAACAAGTCTGCAAAGATCAAATCATGCAGATTGAAGTCCCCTCAAAAGGATCTGTTGATAACATGGATAAATTGTTAGGTAACGAAGTTAATGCTGTTATCGTTCAAACTGATGTTCTTTTCTATAGAGCACGAAATGAAGATCTCGGCGGAATTAAAACTTTATTTTCACTATACCCCGAAGAAGTCCATGTGGTAACTGAAGTTGTTAGTCCAATTAAGACGGGTGGCATGATGGGTATTGGTTCTAAATCAATGGAATTTAATACTTTTGCTGATCTCGCTGGTCAGAAGGTAGCCGCATGGGGAGGATCGATTGTTACAGCACAATTTATTCGTCTTCAAAGTGAAATTAATTTCCAGATTGTCGAAGTGAATGATTTTGCTGATGCACAGAAGAAACTTAATTCGGGTGAAGTCGCTGCATTCTTAATGGTTGGCGGACAACCCATGGACGAAGTAAAATCACTTCCAAAGACCTACAAATTGCTTCCTTTCTCGGATGCTCTTGTTTCGAAATTGAAGAGTGTTTATGTTCCGGCTAAACTGAATTATTCAAACCTTGGAATGGGCGGATCGGGTGTTCCGACTATTGCAACCGAAGCATTGTTTGTGACACGTGCCTATAAGTCGGAAAAGTATGCTCAAGCCTTGGCAGAACTGAGAGGTTGTTTCAAGAATAATCTTGTTACACTTCAAGAAACCACCGGCTATCATAAGAAATGGGCTTCTGTGAATGCAGATAATACTGGAAAATGGTCCTATTACGAATTACCGGCTACTACGGTAAAGAAAACTAAGTAAGATCAATTCTTAATCTAAAAATACCGCTTGACTCTAAGCGGTATTTTCTTTTATACTATATCATATGGGAAAATTACTTTCACTCGACGAAGATAAAATCGATCCGCAATGGTATTTTAAAGATGCATATTGGAGCGGTACAAGGCAACGATATGTATTTAAATGGCCTTCAGATGATTTTCCTTTTATACTTTATATTCATGATGAAAATATTAATAATTCAAGAAGAATTGAAATTAGAAAATATATCGAAGAAATGTCTTCTGGTACTGTCTTTTATGAATTAGTTCGCAAGGATTATAGAAAATTTTATGGCGAAGAAAGTGACTGGAGTAAAAGTTACGAAGTCGATAATCGATGGATTATGTTTGCATTTGAAAACGAAGAAGATTTATTATCATTTAAATTAAAATTTCCATATTCTACTATGAATGCTACAGCACATAATCCAAAATATCCTGAAGACGAAGAATACTTAAAAAATAGGTTATAAAATGAGAAAATTAGCAACAGTTCGAACAATTTCTGATATTCGGCCTATTGAAGGTGCTGATAAAATTTGTTTGGCTATTATTGATGGTTGGCAAGTTGTTGTTAATGTTGGAGAATTTAAGGTAGGTGATTTATGTGCCTTCTTTGAAATTGATAGTTTTCTTCCAATACGACCTGAATTTGAAAGACTAAGAAAAAATTGTCTTCGTACCTTTCAAGGCGAACAAGGATATAGAATAAAAACAATTCGTTTACGTGGACAATTAAGTCAAGGTTTTGCACTTCCAATTGGTTTATTTATTGATGATTTTATTGATTCCGATGAGGATGAAGGGCAAGAGCTTTGTGAATTTTTCTTTCCTGGAAGTGATCTAACTGACTTATTGAAAGTTAAGAAATACGAAAAACCTGTCCCGGCAGAATTAGAAGGACAGGTAACAGGTACATTACCCAATTTCATTCCAAAGACTACTCAGGAACGTTGCCAAAATTTAAATAAATATATCTTTGATTTTAAGAAAAATGCTAGATATGAAGTTAGTCTAAAGATGGACGGTTCTTCTTTCACTAGTTTTTACTTCAACGGAGAAGAAGGTGTTTGCACACGACGTTGGCAGGTAGAAATTAATGAAAAAACGCAACAAAACAAATTTGTTCGTACATATATAGACAGTAATCTACGTGAAGCTTTAATTAAATATGGCAAAAATATCGCCGTGCAAGGCGAACTCGTAGGCCCGGGCATAGAACAGAATCGAGAACGATTTGATTCGCATAAACTGTTTGTTTTCGATATCTACGATATGGATAACCATAGATATTTTACGCCCGAACAAAGATATGAAATATTTGAAGAAATAATGTCTTTAGGTATTGATAGAAATATTATTTCACATATTCCTATTCTTTTTAAAAATGTTTCTATGGATGACTTAGGAATAGAAAATATAAATCAATTATTATTTTTTGCTGACGGACAAGGTTATAATCCCGGAGTAATAAGAGAAGGTGTTATCTTCAAGGATTGGACTGATCAATTTAGTTTCAAGGTAATCTCTAACTCAATGCTTCTATCCGAAGAGGAATAACACTAGTTTTTTGATAAATAGCATAATCGGAGATGCTATGAGGCTTAGTGAAATTCTAAACGAATCTGTTGATTTCGGTGCTGCGAAATTAATTAAAGATGATCCGAATTATCCAGATGGACTTTATTCCGGAATGGAATGGGGTCGTTACGTGGACGAACCATGCGATATATGTAATGGTACAGGAATGGAACATAGTGATGCATATGACTATGAAGGAAAACATTATCCTGCCCAAGATTGGGTTTGCAGAATGTGCGATGGTAAGAAAACCAATAAGACATGGGTTTCTGATTATCCAGAATTAAATGTCACAAATATGAATGCAGTGGCAATTCTAAATGCATTAGGATTAGATTCATCAGAATTAGTCGGATCAGTTCCTAATAGTCAGCTTCCAGAATTACGTCGAAAACTGATAAAATTGAAAAACAATAACAATTCATTACTCGCTGATCCACAAGAATTTGGTGGAGAAATGAGAAGATATAAAGACGACAATGGAATGGATAAAATTGGGCGTAGTGGCAAGATGTATGTAGGTGGAAGAACGAATTCGCAAGTTGACCGTTATATAGATAGTCTTTTAAAATTATGTGATTGGTGTCAAAAAAATGGTGCAGATCTAGTCTGGGGTTAAGATGCATTTAATTGAATTATTTGTTTCAGAATCAGTAAACGAAGACAGAGCAATTATTTCTCTTGCCCGAGAAATAGCTCACTATCTTTCAAAGATGGATCTAAATGAATTTTGGACAGATGATGAAATTGAACCAGACGATGAATTTGATTTTGAAGGAGATTATGATGCTCCTGAAGAAATTGGTACTATTGGAGAACTTTTTGATACTCCATTATATATTTTAAATCCTATTAACATTCAAGTTCAATCCGATTACGGTATTAGACAATACCAAAAAAATCATGAGGCAGAGGCTATTACACTTCCCGGAAATAAAGATATTATGGGATTTTGGTTCTCTGATAGTAAAACAATGGTGTTAAATAAAGATTACATCGGAACAAAACTTTTAAGTACCATTATTGCCCACGAATTAAGACATGCTTTGGATGATTTTAAATCTAATTTCAAAGCAAATGCAAGTAAGAGATACTCTACACCGAAACAATCTAAACGAAGCGAAACAAATACTTCGTATTTCGATAACAATGAATATCTTGCTCAACCATCCGAAATAAATGCTAGATTTGTTCAAGCATTATATGGAATGGTACCTATTATTAAGAAAGAATTTCAAGATCAAGAAAAAATTGATAAAAGATCAATATTCGATAAATTAAAACATCAGCTTGAAATTAATAGAATTTCTAATCTTTTTCCCGAGAAAGAAAAATCTAAGGATTATAAGAGATTAATGAAACGTGCAGTCGATTTTCTCGAAAGAGAAATAAAATATCAAGAAAACCTTACTGGAAAAACAGTAATAGGTTCTTATTAAAACCTGTAAAGTCCTCTTGACAGGTTTCATTGAAAATGTTACACTTAATTATTAAGATTAGTTACAGCAATCCATAAATCAGACTCTCCTGGTTTTTCCAGGAAATCCTTCATGAATGAGGAAGTAAAATTTGTTCAAAAGCTAATCTGATAGATTTTAAAGAATCATTTCCGCATAATTTTAGCATAAAACCAATCTGATTCTGAAAGGAATAAAAATGACCACATTATTTGAAACAACAAATGCTTCTGCAGTTACCTCTAACGGTGCTGTTACCAATGCGACCTCTTTGAACAAGAACGTCGATCTTTTCTTCCTTGCTGGTGCAAGCCGTGATAAGGATATTACCAACACCTTCGCGGGTGCATTAATGGAAGATTCCGAAGTTGCTGTGCGTATCCTACAGTGGACTCGTGATGCCCGTGGTGGAAGCGGTGAAAGAAAAACTTTCCGTGATCTCTTTGGTTATCTGATCAGAACTGATGCTACCTTGGCATCTAAGGTTCTAGTGAAGATTCCCGAAATTGGACGTTGGGACGATGTTTTAATTGCCTTCGGTACATCTCTTGAAAATGATGCTCTGCATATGATCGTATCAGCATTGAATGCAAAAGATGGTTTATGTGCAAAATGGATGCCAAGACAGGGCGCAATCGCAGGTAAGATTCGTTCTTATATGAAGTATTCTCCAAAGAGCTTCCGTAAGCTTCTCGTTGGACTTTCGAATACTGTTGAACAGAAAATGTGTGCAAACGATTGGAGCAACATCAACTATGAACATGTTCCTTCGATTGCCGCTGCACGTTATCAGAAAGCCTTCACAAAACATGATGCAACTGGTTATTCTGCCTATAAGGCAAAATTAGTCTCTGGTGATGCAAAGGTTAACGCTTCGGTTGCATATCCGTATGATGTTATTCGTTCCTTAGTGAATGGTGATACTACGGTTGCAAATGAACAATGGAAGGCATTGCCAAACTATCTAGAAGGTTCTAATGAAAACATCTTATCGGTAGTTGACGTTTCTGGTTCTATGTCTAGTGTTAAGGTATCGGGATCTGTGACAGCAATGGATGTCGCAATTTCTTTAGGACTTTATACATCGGAACGTATGGGCGGAATCTTTAAGGATTCGTTTGTTACCTTTAGTGGTAAGCCTTCTATTGTAAAGACAACAGGATCTTTACAGGATAGATATAATCAGATGCAGAGAGCTGATTGGGGCATGAATACCGATATTCAGGCTGTGTTTAGGTTAATTCTTGATACCGCTGTTAAGAATAAGATGCCAAATGATCAAATGCCAACAAAGCTATTGATCTTATCGGATATGGAATTTGATAACTGTATTTCTGTCGGGTGTACTCCAAGCGTGTATGGTTCTCATTATCATGCAGGTGGAACTAACCTGAGTGTTAGTGCCATGGAAATGATCGAACAGTCCTATGCGACTGCTGGATATAAGGCACCACAGATTGTGTTCTGGAATCTTAATGGACGTTCTGGAAATAGTCCAGTTACTTACAATAAGACTGGTGCGGCATTAGTATCGGGATTCAGTCCGAGTATTGTAAAGTCGATACTCGGTGGTGATGAAATGACACCAATAAGCATTATGCTTAAAACTGTCATGATAGAACGATACGATTTCTAATAGAAGTTACTCCAAAAAGCCCCTTTTAAAGGGGCTTTTTATTGATCTCATCTTTTATATTCCTATGATGATAAATACTAATGGTAATTTCGCTTATGAAAACAAGAATTTATAAGAAATCTTTCGAGGGAAAATAAATGGAAAAATGCAATGCACTTGAATTGGTAGATGCTTCTGTGGTTAGAGGAAGTGGTAGTTTCATAGAAACTGCAAATGCTGAGGGTGTTTATACGGTTACCTGTATCGGGGCTGATGGAAATATTAAATGGTCAGAAGATATTCAGAATACTGTTGTAACACAAGGTAAGAACTATCTTTTAACTTTAATGACTTCTGCTTCATCAACTAACGTTCTAAGAATGGGCTTGAAAGGAACTGGTTCAGCAGCTTCAACCGATACTTATACTTCGCATGCCGGTTGGTCAGAGGTAACAGCATACACAGGAAGCAGAGGAACACCAGCATGGTCAGCTTCTTCGGGTGGCTCGATATCGACATCGTCTGCGGTATCTTTTTCGATCAACGGAACAGCTACGGTTGCAGGTTGTATGTTGGTTATGGCTCCTACGGCTACAACATTAGGTACAGCCGGTGATACAGCAGCAACTGGTGCGGTTCTTTATTCCGCAGGAGATTTTGCTGCATCTAAATCGGTTACATCTGGTGATACATTAAACGTAAGCTATACCGCAAGTCTATAATTTAGATAATAGCATATTGAGTTGGGGCTGGTAAACTTTTTAGATTGAGATTATATTTCTTCTGTGCCAGATTATAGATAGATCTCTGTCTATAAGAAACCAATTAAGGTGTAAATTATGGCAGATAGATATTGGCGCGGAGGAACCGGAAGCTTTTCCAGCACCAACACTGTTAACTGGTCGGCCGCAGCCACAGCGGTTCAGTTAACAGGTTCAGCATCTAGCAGAGTGCTAACTGTCACTGCGGTGGCCTCGGGCACACTGGCTGTCGGCATGACAGTTATGACTTCTGGTGGTAGCAACTTAGGTACCATTAGCTCTTTTGGTACGGGTACAGGTGGTACCGGTACGTACAACATGAGTTCCAACGTTACACAGTCCTCTACTACCTGTTCTGCATGGACAGGTGCTGCTTCTGTTCCAACAACCACTGATAACGTTATTTTTGATGCAAATTCAGGTATCGGTACCACAGCATTCACAGTAACGTTAGGTACCACCCGTACAATTATTAATTTCACTGCCAGTGGATTATCGCAGGCTATGACTTTTGCGGGATCGAACTCACTCACCGTGTCGGGTAACTTCGCCATTCCAGCAACGGGTTTTACGTGGTCTAACACTGTGGCATTGACCTTCAGTTCCACAGGTTCGGCTACTATTGATGCTCAAGGAGTCTCTCTTGCTTCGCCGATCACCTTCAACGGCACAGCAGGAACTTTCACGTTACTTAGTGACTTGAAGTCGACCGGTACAATAACGCTGTCAGCCGGTACAATTGCGTTGTCTACCTTCACGCTCACCGGCTCGGTTTTTTCCAGCAGCAATAGCACCACACGCAGCATCAATTTTGGCACGGGTAAGATTTCCTTGTCGGGTACTGGTACGGTATGGTCGGCGGCCGTGGCAACAGGATTTACACGTACTGGAACACCAACAGTGCAGTTAACTTCTTCGGGTAGCGTTGGAATTACTGTGACACATGGCACTACCGGTGGCAGTGAAGCAAATTCTATGAGTTTCAGTCTTTTAGCTGGAACTTATGCGTTCACGATTACCACAGGTTCGTTCATTTATGATTTGCGTTTCCAGGGCTTTACAGGTTCCACTACTGGTTTTCCTTTGAGTATCTATGGTAACTTTGAAATCAGTGGTGGTTCATCGGCTATGACGTTGCCTTCAACCACCACTGCTTTAACTATGGCAGCAACGTCCGGTACCCAGACACTTAGTTCGAACAAGACACTCACGTTTCCGATTACCGATACAGGTGTAGGAGGCACGACACAACTTCTAAGTAATGTAACACTCACCTCCTCAGCAACACAAGGTATTTTCACATTAACCAACGGTACATTGGACTTAAACAATTTCACCCTTACGTGTTTTAGTTTTTCATCCAATAATTCTAATACTCGCGGCATCACTTTTGGTACGACTGGTAAGATCTCGCTATCTGGTAATGCAGCAACAATATGGGATTGTCCTGATGGTTCAACTATTACTATTTCTGGTACACCGACAGTAGAGTCAACTTACACCGGATCAACTGGTACACGCACATTTAATAGTTCCAATACAGGACAAAATGCTACGAATGTAGACGCTACAGCGATTCAGTTGGTAATCGATGGAGGCAGTGATACATTGTCCATTAATGGCTATGTTGTTAACATGACATGGGCATCCTTTACCGGAACATTATTGAATACGACATTGCGTATTAATGGCAATTTTGCTTTTGCACCTGGTGCTACATTAACGGCAGGTTCACTTCCGGTAGGTTTTCATGACCCGATAGGTACAACAACAAATATCACCACCAACGGCAAGACAATTCCTTTTCCATTATTCTTTAATAGCCTGGCCAATGGTACATTTGTATTGCAAGACAACATGCTGTTCACTAACACAACAGCTGGAATTTGTGCGCTGTATCAAGGAACACTAGATTTAAATGGTCACACCTTGACCACCACCACTTTTTCCGATGGTGCAGGTGGTTTTGGTAACACTCAACCGGTTAGTGTCACGCGCGTAATTGCATTTGGTACCGTAGGGGCGATCGTTCTGCAAGGAAACGGCGCTACTGTCTGGTCATTTGCGGGACTGACCAACTGGTCCTACACGGGAACGATGAATGTTTCGGCTAATTACACAGGTTCTGTGGGTACACGCACCTTTGCACACGGCAGTACCGGTACGGGATTGACGCAGGCCAATGCGCTTGATGTTAACCTATCGGCTTGTTCAGATACACTTGTGCTGGCTGGTGCTTTCAAGAATATTGATTTGTCACCTTGCACAGGAACTTTATCCAATACTAACTCGTTTACCCTGTGGGAGAACTTCACTTTTCCAACAGGTTTAACACTTGGTTCTGGAACAGCGTCAGTGAGCTTTGGTGGCGCAGCTTCAGGTGCACAAACTGTTACCACCAACGGTAAGACATTAGATTTTCCAGTTACGTTCAACGTTACCGGTGCCGGTGGTATTGTTCAGCTTCTCGACAATATGACATTAGGTTCTACACGTACGGCAACCTTAACGGCAGGTACACTTGATTTGAATAATTTAGTCTTAACTGCTTCGGTTTTCTCAAGTAGCACCACTAACACACGTACTCTAGCATTTAACACTACAGGTAGGATTGTAGTAACCGGTAGTGCCACTACAGTAATTAATATGAGTACAACAAGTAACCTATCTGTATCAGGTTCACGACTTATCGAATCTAATTATTCTGGTGCCACAGGTACACGTACCTTTAATATTGGTGGTACGGCTGGTGGTAGTGAATTATCATCTATTTCTGTGTTGATATCGGCAGGAACTGATACCGTAACAACAAGTGGAACAAGTCATTTTTATGATTTAGATTTCACAGGGTTTTCGGGTACTGTAACCAATGTGGCTAGAAACGTTTATAGAAATCTTACACTGTCAGCCACAGCAACCTACACTGCCGGTACGAACACTACTACATTTCAAGGAACAACTGCTACACAGGTGATAACAACCAATGGTGTATTAATAGATTTTCCACTTACTATGGCTGCTGGTGGAAATGGCGGTGGTTCGGTGATGACAATGCAGTTGGCTGATAACCTAACAATGGGTTCGACCCGAACATTTACCCATTCAAACGGTACAGTTAATTTGAATAATTTGACACTGTCATGTGGATTAATGGCTGTTTCTGGAACGCATATAATGGCGTTTGGCACCACAGGAAAGATTGTTATTACTGGTAACGCTGCTACAGTCCTCACTGGTTCAATGACTTCAGCGTCCCAAACCGGAACACCCCGAATCGAATTGAACTATTCTGGTTCCACTGGAACGCGCACAATTAGTTTGGCTACCACTTCGACAGAAACAACATCATACAGCCTTTATTTCACTGCAGGAAGTGACATTGTTTCTCTGTCAGGCAATTTCAAGACAGTAGATTTCACTGGATTTACTGGTTCAGTGACAAACCCAAGTACACGAAATATCTATGGTGATTTGGTTTTTGGATCAGGAATGACGTGTAGTTCGGGGGCATTTGTCCTATCAGCAACATCAGGCACCCATTCCCTAAGTGGACAAGGTTCTACCCTTAATACGACTATAACATTTAATGGTGTAGGCGGAACCTGGCAGTTACAAGATAATGTCACTAATGATACTACCAAGACAGTGACATTAACTAATGGTACGATAGATTTAAATAATAAAACCTTTTCCTGCGGTATTTTCAGCACAAGTAATAGTAATGTTAGAGCACTGACTTTAGGCACAACCGGAGTTCTGCAAGTTACCGCTAGCGGTACGGTATTTGACGCCTCTACATCTACCAATTTAACAGTGGGAAGCACTGGTACAATTTCTATGACCAGTGCTTCGGCAAAAACATTTGCAGGTGGTGGAGGTTCTTATCCGGTATTATCTAACGATGGAGCAGGAACATTAACTGTTACTGGTGCGAATACCTTTAGTAATATTACCAACACAGTTAGTCCAACTGGATTTATTTTTCCAGCTTCTACAACCACGACCGTTTCTGGATTTACGGTAAGTGGAACAGTAGGAAACCTGGTCACACTTAGATCAAGTTCTTCTGGTACACAGGCGACATTATCTGATGCATCGGGAACCAATACGGTTTCATATCTTGATATCGCTGATAGCAATGCAACCGGCGGAGCTACTTGGTCAGCACCGTTGGCGTCGGGAAACGTAAATACAAGTGGTAATACAGGATGGAGTTTTTCTGGAGGAGCTCAAAGTGGTTCAGTTACAGAAACTGCTTCTGCGGCCGATACAATATCGGCTGGTAATGTAACATCAAGTTCTATTACAGAAACAGGTACTGCTACTGATAGCGATACGGTAACCTGGACAGCATCGGATTCAGTAACTGAAACAGGTACTGCCACCGATAGCGAATCGGCATTATGGACAGCATTAGTCTCAATAACTGAATCGGGTACTGCAACTGAAACCGATACAGCAACTTGGATTGCATTAACATCTATCACAGAAACAGGTGCTGCTACAGAAACTGATACAGGTAATTGGATAACAAGTTCAAGCATAACTGAAGCGGGTACTGCTACTGAAACAGATACAGCCACTTGGATTGCTTTAGCATCAGTAACTGAAACAGGTACTGCCACTGAAACTAACACAGGGAATTGGATAACAAATTCAAGTATAACTGAAGCAGGTACAGCAACCGAAACTGATACAGGCAGTCGAGTTACAGCTGGATCAGTAACTGAAACAGGTACTGCTACCGATAGCGAATCGGCATTATGGACAGCATTAACCTCCATAACTGAATCTGGTACCGCAACCGAAACTAACACAGGGAATTGGATAACAAATTCAAGTATAACTGAAGCAGGTACAGCAACCGAAACTGATACAGGCAGTCGAGTTACAGCTGGATCAGTAACTGAAACAGGTACTGCCACTGAAACAGATACAGCAACTTGGATTGCTTTAGCATCAATAACAGAAAGTGGAACAGCTACTGAAACTGATACTGTAAAATGGACAACATCGGCAACTATAACAGAAACAGGTACTGCTACAGAAACAGATACAGGTAATTGGATAACAAGTGCTACCTTGACAGAATCAGCATCAGCAACTGAAACAGATACGGGTAGTCGAATTACAGCTGGTTCGGTAACTGAAACAGGTGCTGCCACTGATAGCGAATCGGTATTATGGACAGCATTAGCTTCAATAACAGAAAGTGGAACAGCTACAGAAACCGATACAGGCAATTGGATAACAAGTTCGAGCATAACCGAAAGTGCAAGTGCAACTGATACAGTATCTGCGGGTGATATCGAATCAGCAATTATAACCGAAACAGCAAGTGCAGCTGATTCCTTCTCTGTTGTATGGACAATTGGTGCTCCTATTACAGAGACGAGTGTTGCCATTGATACCGTATCGGCTGGCAATGTTACATCTGCAACTATAACAGAAACAGGTGCTGCCACAGAAACTGATACAGGCAATTGGATAACAAGTGCTACCTTGATAGAATCAGCATCAGCAACTGAAACAGATACAGGCAATTGGATAACAAGTTCGAGCATAACCGAAACTGCTAATGCAACCGAAACCGATACAGGTAATTGGATAACAAATTCGAACATAACTGAATCAGCATCAGCAACTGAAACTGATACAGGTAGTCGAATTACAGCCGGATCGGTAACAGAAACAGGTACCGCTACTGAAACCTTCTCTGTTATATGGACAGTTGGTGCCTCTGTTACAGAAACAACCACAGCAACCGAAACTGATACGGGAAATTGGATAACCAGTTCCACTATAACCGAAGCAACCACAGCAACTGATAATGTGATAGCTGGTGATTTAACCACCGCTTCAATTACAGAAGCTACAACTGCCTCCGAAACTGATACAGCAACCTGGATTGCTTTAGCATCAATAACAGAAAGTGGAACAGCTACAGAAACCGATACAGGCAATTGGATAACAAGTTCGAGCATAACCGAAAGTGCAAGTGCAACTGATACAGTATCAGCAGGAGATCAAATATCTGTTTCTATTACAGAAACAGGCTCTGCTATTGATAGTGAATCATCTATATGGACGGCAGGCGGTTCAGTTATAGAAATCGCTTCTACAACCGATACAGCATCGGCTGGTAATGTAACAACGACTTCTATTACGGAAGCGACCACAGCAATTGAAAGTATATCTGCAGGTAATATCACTTCAAGTTCTATTGCAGAATCTGTATCAGCAACTGATACAGTATCAGCAGGAGATCAAATATCTGTTTCTATAGCTGAATCTGCATCAGCAACTGATATAGTATCAGCAGGAGATCAAATATCTGTTTCTATTACAGAAACAGGTTCTGCAACTGAAACTGGTTCTGCAACTTGGATTGCAGTAACATCAATAACAGAAACAGGTGCTGCTACAGAAACCGATGTAGGTAATTGGGTAACAAATGTTACCTTGACAGAAGTCGCATCAGTGACTGATACGGTATCTGCGGGTGATATCGAATCAGCAACCATAACTGAATCTGCATCGGCAACTGATACGGTATCAGCAGGTAATATAACCTCAGTTTCTATAACTGAATCAGTCTCGGCCACCGATACTACATCGGCTGGTGATTTAATATCAGTATCAGTAACTGAAACAGGTACTGCCACTGAAACAGATACAGCAACTTGGATTGCTTTAGCATCAATAACAGAAACTGGTGCAGCAACCGAAACTGATATAGGTAATTGGATAACAAGTTCAAGCATAACTGAATCAAGCATTGCTACCGAAACCGACACAGGCAATTGGATAACAAGTTCAAGTATATCTGAATCCGGTACTGCAACTGAAATTGATTCCGCAACTTGGATTGCTTTAGCATCAATAACAGAAACTGGTGCAGCAACTGAAACCGATACAGGTAATTGGATAACAAATGTATCTATAACAGAAACTGCAAATGCTACAGATGATAATATCTTAGGTATTTTCCTTGAAATTACAGAAACCACAAGTGCAACAGATAACAATATTGGAAATTGGGTAACTGCTGATTCTGTCACTGAGTTGGTAACGGCTACAGATATAAATTCTAGTGCCTGGATAGCTAATGCCTCTATTACTGAAACAGCCAATGCTTTAGATTCTGAAAATACAAATAATGTTTTATCTGATTCTATAACTGAATCAACGATAGCAACTGAAACAGATACAGGAACTTGGATTACGTCGGATACGGTAACTGAAATTGTTTCTGTAATTGATAATAGTTCTGCCACTACATTAACATCAACTTCAATAATCGAAACAGTAACAGCAGTTGATGCGGTATCGGCTGGTGATCAAATATCTGCATCAATAATTGAAGCTGTCGCAGCAACTGATATTGTAACTGTTAATGATCAATTTTCTGTATCCATTACCGAAACAGCAAATGCAACCGATAGTAATTCAGTGGGAATATCTGTTTCTATCAATGAAACAATTAATGCAGTTGATAGCTCCTCTGTAAGTGTAAACTATCATGTAACTATAAACGAAATAGGTGTGCCAACAGATTCAACATTTGAAACTGTTACATATACCGAATCAAAGACTGAAATTGCAATAGCAACAGATACATGTGGATATTCTTCGGATACTGCATCAATAGATGAAACAGCAGATGCACTCGATGGTATCTCCTCTGATGTTCGGGAATATACTTCTTCGGAATATTCTTTACCTGAGGTAACAAATGTATCGAAGAAGTATATATCAGTACTAGGTGGAAAAGTTATGATAAGGAATAAACCCAAACTGTTTATGATATTTCCCGACATAACATAAGAAATTATGAATATGTGGGTTTGTGGTGGTGTTTTCTATATTCGTGGCAAATATTTCCGTTGTGATTGTAAATTTTGAAACTATGACAATCTTGTCTTTCTCCATGTCTGATAGCAGATTCTATACTTTCAAAAATTATATCCTCGCTAAATAGTTCTCCCTCAATATATCTAAACATTCTAAGTAAATAATTATTAATTCTCATTGTGTTTTATCCTCTAAAAAGTATCTTAACCAAACTTGTTCGGTATTATCGGTATATTTCTTTAAATTCTGTTGATTAATTTCAACATTGTGCTGTGGCCAATGATGTGTTAACAATAAAGATTTGTATATATCATCACTATTCACTGCATCTGCTGCATAGGTTTTATCAAACCACGGTATCTCTAATGATCCAACTAAGGGAACTCCTTGTGAAATAATATCAGCACCTACAATATTAAATGTTTCACTAAATGATACCTGTAAACCAATATCCATTGATTCACATATTTTTAGGAATTCCTGTCTGGGTGTCCATTCGATATGAATCAACTTATGGCCTCTATGATATAATTCTTGAAAGAAATCACGTAGGTTTGATTGAACAGGACTACCGTTCATTTCGATTCGTCCTTCATTAATACAAAATCTTAATTTCTTTCCGATATGTTCTGCAAACTTGACTGCCGCCAATGCTTGAACCATATGGTTTTTGAGTGGTCGAATTGCACCAAAACATCCAATATTGATATAATCTTTATCTATGTTGTATTCTTTATATTTATATTCTTGCGGATAATAGTTCGGCATGTAAAAAACTCTATTTTCTGTTTCTTCTTGTGTCCAATTATTTCTTAATTGAAGATAGGTTCTTGTTTCACTTAACATTCTTGGTGCATTTACACCTATAGAGATATTTTTAAATGAAGAATATTCTGCAATCCAATCCATTGCAATGCCTTCGCCTGCAAGAAATGGTAGTTCGGAATGTAACCGAATTATCCATTTGACATTTGGGTGTAATTTTGTTAAAATTACAAACTTAGTGGGAACAACCCAGAGTGCTTCAATAATAACATGCGTTGGTTTATGTAATGTTACTAATCTATCAATACAATTATTATCAATAGCAACTTCTAAATGAGATTCGACATCATTCTTAGTTAACATATCAGACATGAAGGTTGCTGAATTAAATAATCCAGTGCTTAGTCCTTTTGGACTATGTTTAATTGGATTATAATCATCCCGACGCTTAAGAATAAAAAGAATATTTGGATTTTTCATATAGGACCTTTCAGACGAACTCCTATATTTATTTAAAAATTTAGTAGATTGGAATATAATGAAAAGAATTGTAATTTATATGGTTTTAATGGTTTCTGCTGTCATAACTTTTCTTGTATTGACACAGAAAGAAACAAATGCTGCATTATCTGGACCGTTATTCAGTACAGAATGCAATGGTCAGGTTCCTTTTGGAAAACCTACATCAAACAGAACAAACACAACATTAGTTTGCAGAAAAGCATATATGTTAGAACATGATAATAATTCTAAAATTCCTGTGTGGGTATCGTATGTTCTTACACCAGAACATACTGTTGGATGTGTAAGACGTTCGAATGCATTTCGTGCCGATACAAGTTTACCTGCATATTCCACACCTAAAGATTATTCGCATTCGGGATATGATATTGGACACCAGGCAAATGATGAAGATATGAGTTGGGATGTCGACGTAGAACGTGAAAGTTTCTTATTGAGTAATATGGCTCCACAAGTTCCGGGATTTAATCGTGGAATTTGGAAAGATCTTGAAGATCAAACAAGAGCATGGGCATCAAATCGTCAACATTCATTGCTTATCTATGTTGGACCAATTTATAATAAGAACGATAAGACAATAGGTAATGGTGTGACTGTACCTCATGCATTCTATAAGATTATTTTTGATATGACAACACACGAAGCAATTGTGACTGAATTTCTAAATCAAGCTTCTAATGCAAATTTGAATAGTTTTATTGTTCCGTTTGAGAAGGTTGAGGCAGATACAGGAATTAACTTTCCATTATTGTTTAATGTACAATTCTCTAAAACAATGTGGCCTTCTCCGACAAAGAGTATTAGAAAACAAAAAGCAACCGTCTGTTCAAGTTGAAAACAATTTGATTTATTATTTTTAATATCGTATAATAAATATTGTTACGCCGGTGTAGCTCAGTTGGTAGAGCAACTCACTTGTAATGAGAAGGTCGAGGGTTCGAATCCTTTCTCCGGCACCAAATATGAAAGTTTTATATGTCTAAATTTAGAATCGATGCAAACGAAAGCTTCTATACAGAGATCACTGTAAACGAGAGTGATAAATACTCTAAATTAGTATATATGAAATTTGAAAGGAATTATGTTGATGAAGGTCGACGTGGCATCGATGAGATGTTTATTACTCCGAAACAATTAAAAGAATTAGGAGAATTTTTAATCGATCAATCCAATAAAATTATTTCTGAACAGAAAATTAAAGAAAGAAGCGAATCTTTTAAAAATACAGGAATTAAAGGATTTGCTGGTTAAGAATTGCGTTCTATTGATATTAGTTACAGTTGGGAAATATCAATAATCAGAACGAAATATCTCCTCTAATGTCCAATTTTATGGGAAGATTGGAAAACATTATGGGAAATATATTAGATAAATTGCGGGATTAGTTTAATGGTAGAACGAGGTCCTTCCAAGTCCAAGACAGGGGTTCGATTCCCCTATCCCGCTCCAGAGATAAATATAATTCTAATTAGGAGAAAGTTATGTTAACATCAGGTGTAGTGGTAGTTTTAATTGCTGTGGTTGTTTATTTTATTGTAAAGAAGACTAAGAATAGTGGTAATGTAGTTCCAGGTCCGTCACAGACCGTAAGTGAGGAACCAACAAAAGCTACTAATACAACACCAGGTCAGCTACCTAAATAAGAGGTAAAATATGGATTTTATTTTTGGTATTATAGTTGGTGCAATATTTTCCCCATTTTGGATGAAACTTTGGGGAGTAATCAAAGATAAGGTTCTTCCTACAAAAGAATAATCTTAATTGTCCCTGTAGTTTAATTGGTAAAACACCACTCTTATAAAGTGGCACTTCGTGGCGCCAGATTAGCGCACGTTCTGGGTTCGAACCCCAGTGGGGATACCATTTAACAGAGATGCTTTTCTAATTCAAAAGGATTAGATGACCCGTAAGAAGGGAGCGCACCAGCTCTGAATTTTTAGGAAATGCAAATCGATTGGTGACGAAAACTGTCTTGAAAACAGCCGAGTGTTAATAGCGCCTTGGGAGTTCGACTCTCCCCGTTTCCGCCAGATTTTATGAAAAACAAATCTATTCAAAAAGATGCATGTGATATATTGAGAAAGTTAGTAGAAGATGCTAACATCCATCGAATGTTACATGGTACTAGAAATGCAAAACCCGGTGAATTTATAGAAAGATTAGGACCTGTTAAGAAAATGGTTCTTAGTCATTTAAAATCCGATTCTATTAAAAATGATAGGTGGCCAAAATGATTACACTCATTGCTGCCATAGGTAGAAATAACGAAATAGGATTTGCCAATAAATTACTTTGGAAAATTCCCGAAGATATGCAACATTTTAAAACCTACACTATGGGTAAAGTGATAGTAATGGGTAGAAATACTTTCGAAAGTATTGGAAAACCATTATCTGGAAGACGAAGTGTGGTAGTAAGCCGAAAAGAATTGCTCGGGCATGGTGTAATACGTGCTGAAAATATTGAATCAGCTTTATCTATCGAACATTGTTATAATGAAATAGTTGTAATTGGTGGTTCGTCGATTTATGAACAGACTATAGAATATGCTGATAAGCTAATTATCACAGAAATTGATGCAGAAGCAATGGCTGATGCATACTTTCCGAAGATAGATAAGAACATATGGAAGGTAAATACAGTTACCGAAGGTGGTACAACACCTTATAACTTTAAATTTATTGAATATATAAGAAATGAGAGCAGTGGAATTCCTAGGAGAGAAACCAGTTGAATCAACCTGGATAACTGACCTCATCTATAATCGTCCGAATAAAATTCTTACTATGTGTTTATCAAATGGTAAGGTTTATTCAATAAAAGGAATAACTAGAACAACATTTGAAAAATGGAGTAAAGATAGATCTCCGGGGCATTTTTATCACAATAACATTAAAGATAGATATTTAATAACAAGAATTAGATAATATGCCGAGTGGTTATAAGGGAAAAAGGCAATATTCCTGTCTAGCATGTGGTAAGAACAATGATTGGTGCCGGGGAGGTAAAAATAAATATTGTAATAATATTTGTCAATGGAAATACAGGTATGAAACCATAACATTACCAGCAATACTTGAAGGTAAAATTTCTTCAAAGGCAAATAAACCAATAGTTTCTAAATTTCTCGAAAAAAGAGATGGTTATAAATGTTCGATCTGCAATATATCAGAATGGTTGGGTGAAAAACTTATCTTAGATATAGATCATATTGATGGTAATAACAATAATGAGTTACCATCAAATTGGAGATTTTTATGTCCAAATTGTCATAGAATGACACCCACATGGGGCAATAAGAAAAGAATTTAGCGTCTGTAGCTCATTGGAAGAGCATTACTTTGACATAGTAAGGGCAGAAAGTTCGATCCTTTCCAGACGCACCAATTATTGAAATTACCTACCAAATTCACACAAAGGAAAAATAATGGAAATTTTCGTTTCAGTTCTTGTTTTTGTTGTCCTTCCGGGACTTATTGGCGCAGCATTTGCCTGGCGTAAACAATCTAAAAATTAAAAATCAATCCGGGTGTGGTCTAATTGAACAAGGCATCACTCTTCTAAAGTGAACGATGTGGGTTTGAATCCTGCCATCCGGACCAACTTAAAATAAAATCATGTCAAAATTTACATTTTTCTGGAGAAATAGAAGTCCTTTCTCCAATTGGTATCCTAGCAAATTCACATGGAATGAAATTACATTCTCTTGTGGTGAACAATACATGATGTATCGAAAGGCTATGCTTTTTAATGATACAGAAGTTGCTCAATTGATTTTAGAAACTACTGATCCAAGTGTGCAGAAATCTCTTGGAAGACAAGTAAGAAATTTTAATAGAGAAGAATGGGATCGAGAAAATATTGATATAATGGTTGACGGATTATATCAAAAGTTTATTCAGAATGAAATCCCTAAGTCTGCATTATTGGCAACTGGAGATACAATTATTGTGGAAGCTAGTCCAGTCGATGATATCTGGGGAATCGGCCTTGCCGAAGAAGACCCGAGAGCACACGATATGGCAACCTGGAAAGGTGAAAATCGTTTAGGAATTGTTTTAATGAAGGTTAGAGAACGAATTTTAAAGGAATTTCCAAATGAATGATAAAGATATTGAAAAATTTCCTAATTTTAAGTTTATGGATGAAAGCGGAAGAATTAAATTCTTATATAATGGAATTCGAGATAATAAAATTTCAAAATCAGAATTTGAAAGATTATTGCAAGTACACATTGAATTAATGAAGGTATCGTAATGTCTTGGAATTATAGAGTTTGTAAAGAAACTGTAAAATATAATGAAGATGAAGAAACTACATTATATTCGATAAAAGAAGTATATTATAATTTAAAGGGCGAAATTGAAGGACAAACTGAGAATCCTGTTAAGATGGAATTTGAAAGTCTTGAGGATTTGAAATGGGCGTTAGATAAATTTCGCGATGCACTAGGAAAAGACGTTGTAGATCTCGATACAATAGTTTATCCTTCGCAGAAACAATAAATAAAACAGAGCCGAAATCGCATAGTGGCAATTGCAGTTGTTTCGTAAGCAACCGAGTAATCTTCGTGAGTTCGAGTCTCACTTTCGGCACCATGGAACCATAGTTCAACGAAAAGAATCGTCGAGTCCGAATCGGCAGATATGAGTTTGATTCTCATTGGTTCCTCCATTTTAGAGAAACAACATGGCATCATATTTCAAAGAAGGGAACACCCTAAATTTTAAAGGATTCAAAGGCACAATAATTAGAATTACAGAAACATATAGAAAGAATGTTATTGTAATGAAAGTCAATGAAATGCCAAAGAATAATCCTTTTTCAAACAGAAAAATAAGCACTATCGGATTATTCGAATTACCCGATGGTACTTTAGAATTTATGAATATTATAGAATGATCTCTCTATGTTTTATTTCTATAACAAACATGATAAGTAATAATTCCAATGGAGAGACACTATGAAGATTGAAATTTACGGCGCCGAATGGTGTGCCTATTGTAAGCAAGCTATTTCTTTATGCAAATCTAGAAACATTCAATATGAATATTTTGACGTAGATACAGGTTCTACCTTAAAATTGCTTGAAGAGAGAATTAATAGTAAGGTAAAGACAGTACCTCAAATTTTCTTAGATGGAAGATATATTCCGGGTGGATTTTCCGGATTACAACAGGAGTTAAATAAAATTCAGGTGTGATATGAATAAAAGATATACGTATGACGAATACGAATATAATGATGACGTAGAAGATGAATACGAAGAAAGAAAGAGATTTGAACGTCATTATAGAAAAGAAAGAAGAGACGAAAAAAGAAAATATTGGGATAAAGAAAGATTTCGAGAGAATGATTTTTCTCGAAAGAGATAATTTTATCGCTATAGTTCAACGGATAGAATAGGGTTCTCCTAAAACTCAGATGTGGGTTCAATTCCCGCTAGCGATGCCATAGGTATTATTATGAAGAAAGAATTTTCTGTATCACCAAAAGAAATTTTAGCACTTGAATATGTTCTTGCAACCAACGGTTTCAGAAATTCTTCGGTATGTGTATCTGATAATGGACAAGGTGTAACAATTACATTTCATGATGATCTTGAATACACTGCCTTTCTTTTGAAAGGCATTTTAGTTAAGGTTCAAGAGGAAGCAAGATGTAAAGACATTGATTTCGATCTCATGATTAGGTTAGAGAAGAAATTAAATACCTATAGTAAGTTTGATGAATTTATCCTTCGGAAAATATTAAAAGACACGTAGATAAACAAAAAAGGGGCAATTGCCCCTTTTTTATTGTCCACAAAATTTCGATTAAGCGAAATATGTTGCGGAAGCTGTTGCTGTAGAAACAGAACCAGTTGGTGCAGATAATGTAAATGTATCTGTACCTGCATAACTTGTTCCACCACTTACAATATTAAAACCGGTAACGGCACCGTTTGTCAATACTGCTTGAATATTAGCACCGGAACCAGTTGATGTAACAACAGTTACCGTTGGTGGAGCAGAATAATATCCGCCGCCTGTTACAATAGCTGGAGCGGCTGTAATTGTACCGCCGCCGTTAACAGTTACGGTATTTGATCCAGTTGATGCTGTTACAAATGCTGGAGGTGCAGCAATTGTCATTCCACCGGATGTATATCCAGTTCCAGCAGCAGTTAAGGTAAGACCTGTCACTACACCACCAGAAACGGTTGCTGTTGCTGTTGCACCAGAGCCACCACCTGTGAAGCTCACGGCTGGTGCAGTAAAGTATCCAAAACCGGCTGTTAATAATGTAACAGATAAGATACTTCCATTACCGGCAACTAGATTTGCTTCGCCGGTTGCTGTTGGTGGTCTTGTAGACCAACTATAGTTTCCAATTGTACCATTAGTTTCATATGTGCTAAGACGGAATTGTGTAATTTTTTCACATGGAAGTGCCGATCCGCCATACGGTGTTGCAAGAATGAAACATTGTCCAGCCTGTAATGCACCTGTCGAAGATGCATTTACCATAAAAACAATTTCAGCAGCATGAGTTTGGGCTACGTCCTGAACAATATAAGCGGTAGATCCTACCTGTTTAACAATATATGCATTTGTTGAAGTAGTACCATCGGCAAACTTAACTCCGTTTACTTTGATGTGTCCACTTCCGGCTGTTACTGGTGAGCCAAACCATGATTTTTTTATGGGTTTTCCTATAATGACCTCCTGCGGATATAAAATATCCCTTATGAATTTATAAGAATATTTATCTATTTAGATATAAATATACAAGGAAACATTCTTAATAGGACGTAAAATATGAATTATTTTAAACATTATGAAACATTAACTGAGAGGGCAAAAAGTAGAAAAATCGAAGGTTATAAAGTAAAACATCATATAATTCCAAAATGTTTAGGAGGATCCGATAGCCCTTTAAATATTGTTGAATTAACACCAGAGGAACATTTTGTTGCACACCAGTTATTGGTAAAAATGTATCCCGGGCACAGAGGGTTGATTATAGCGGTTCAGAGAATGTGTACCGGTAGTTCCAAAAATTTAAGGAATAAATGGTATGGTTGGTTAAGAAAAAGATATTCCCATTCAATTTCTGGAGAAAATAATCCAAGTTCTAAATTTACAAATAATCAGGTATTAGAAATTTATCATTCAAATGATACAATCGATAATCTCTCTAAAAAATATAATGTCACAAGATATAATATTATCACAATCAAAAGGAAGATTTATTATACAAATATTACTAAAGATATAAAAGAATTACCAGGATGTTCAGATGAAGATTTATTTAAGAAGGGAGGTGGATTTCCATTACCGATAGATTTAATTAAAGAAGTCTTTTATGATTCGGGAGATTATTCTTATTTTTGGGAAAAATATAAGATAACACCAATTGTGGTTAAGAGTATTAAAAATAAAAAATCATTTAAAAAAATAACCTCAAAACTCGGAACACCAGGGCAGGTAAAGAGGTATGGATTAACAAGGGATATGATAGAAGAAATATTCAATGAAGAAGGAACTAATTCAGAAATAGCGGAAAAATATGGAATACATTACAATACTGTAAGAAATATTAAAGGAAAATATTCTCGCGCGTATGATATCTGGGAGGATTTTTAAAATCGTACCTTGACGCAAATTAGCGATGTATATATAATTGCGTCATTAACAGGACAAAATGTAAAATGAAGCTTGAAGTCGATACACAGGAAGTTACATTAAATAATGTTTCTAATGTTGGCGAATTTCGTATTAGAAATTCTGCAAAAGCATTCAAGATTCTATCAGATGGACTTTATTCTAATAAGATTAAAGCTATCATTCGTGAATTATCTTGTAATGCAGTTGATAGTCATGTTGCTGCAGGAAAAGGTGATGTTCCTTTTGAAGTTCATCTTCCTTTTGTATTAGAGCCTTGGTTCTCCGTTCGTGATTTTGGTATTGGTCTTGATCACGATCAGGTTACAAACATTTATACCACTTATTTTGAATCTACCAAAACAAATTCCAATGATTTTATTGGAGCACTTGGTTTGGGTTCTAAGTCCCCCTTTAGTTACACTGAAAATTTTACCGTTACTGCTGTTAAGGACGGTAAGAAAAGAATTTATACTGCTTTCATTAACCAAAATGGTGTTCCGTCGGTTGCCAGAATGAGTGAAACCGATACCGATGAGGAAAATGGTGTAGAAGTTAAATTTAGTGTAGTAAATCAATATGATTATCATTCTTTTGAGCACTATGCTCAGGAGGTTTTTCAGTGGTTTAAATTAAGACCAAAAATTACTGGAAAAATTATCGAGATTAAAGATGTTAAATATCGGGATCGAGATATTGTTCCCGGTGTCCACTCAATCGATGGATATGACTCCTATGCAATTATGGGTAATATCTGCTATCTCTTGAATGTTCCCGAAGCTAAGAAACATTTCGGGAATTTAGAAAAACTTTTAGACTGCGGATTGGTTATAGAATTCAATATCGGTGAATTGGACTTTGCAGCTTCTAGAGAAGAACTTAGTTATGTTCCACTGACTATTAATAATATCAAAACGAAGCTTGAAGCAATTAATAACAATCTTGTTTCTGTATTGGCAAACGAAGCTGATAAAATTCAAAATGAATGGGCTCGTGCAGAATTTCTTTCGGTACGATACGGTTCTCATTTGTGGTCGGCAGCGGTTACCGCCTATGTTACAAATACCAAATTTGAATTAATCGATATTACAAAATATCACGGCCAGAAGATTTTTAAGTTCTCTAAAGAGGAACTTGAGAAGCGTGGCCTGGAAATTACCGGATTGTATGTTTCCCCGCACCAATCGTATAATCTTACAATGGATAAAGAACACGATTGGCAGAAAGGAACGAATATTATGTATCGTTCCATACAAGTTCAATTGCCAACGGTTTTTGTCATCAATGATTTAAAAACTGGTTGTGGAAATAGAGCCAAATATCATTATCAACAGATGACTGATTTTAGAGGAAATATTTATTGTATTTCCAGCACTGCTACCTTACCAGAAGATCAAGAAAGATGTGTTAATTCCTTCCTAAAGGAACTTCATAATCCTCCGGTGATTGTGAAAGCTTCTTCGTTAGAAAAACCTGAACCCAAGAAAAAGACACCTACTGCTAATGGAATTCTTAAATTAGATAGAAAAGGAACTTCTCGATATATTAATCGGGAAGATTATACCTGGACCATTGATAATTTTGTTATCGATGATAAGACTATTTATTATTATATCGAATTAAGTAATTTCGAAGCATCATATCTAGACGGTAGTTCTATGGATGTATTTGGGATCAAGGCTGATCTTGATTCCAGTGGTTATAAGGAGTTGTCTGAAATTCAAATTTGGGGTGTTCGTAAAGGTAAGATAAAAGAGATTAAAGATCTTCCGAATTGGATCCCCTTTGAAACTAAAGCGAAAGAAATTGTTTCAAAGATTTCTTCGGATTATATAGAACAAATGATGATTTCAGAAAATATTGACAGTACATATGATAAGTTTTATAATAACGTTAAAGCTATAGTTGAATCAACATCAATTACAAAGTTATCGATAGATTCTCCATTTTTGGAGCAATCTAAGATTTTTAAGAAGAAGAAAATAGAGAAAAACATTAAATCTGGAGTATTACTTACTATTTGTAAAAGATTTGGAAATCAAATTGTAATTGGCGATGTGAGAGAAAAATTAAAGAATGCTGCATCAAAAATTAAGACCAGATATCCAATGATTGAATATATAACTGGTGCACCGGATATAAAAATGGTAGATTACATCAACCTAATTGATAAACAGGAGAAACAAAATGACTGAACCCGTTCCGTATCTTATTCAAGGTAAGAATATTATCCTTGTGGTAGACAATAAGAGTCATACCATTAATAAAGATACACATATTTCTTATGTGAAGATTCTTGAAGCATTAAAGAATCAAGATTGGGACACTTTGCGTGATCTAGTTGAACCTAAGAAAGCTCTTGTTAATTTTGGACAAGGTTTTGTTTCAATTGTTGGTAATAAGGTTATGTGGAAGGGTGTTGAGTTCCATAACTCGCTTGCTCAACGAATGATTGAAATGTATCAAGATGGTTTTCCTATTGATCCGATGGTTCGTTTCATGGAAAACCTTATGGAAAATCCTTCGAAGAGATCAGTTGATCAAATGTATGGATTCCTTGAAAAGAATAAATTGCCTATTACAAGCGATGGACATTTCTTGGCCTATAAGAGAGTTCGTAAGGATTATAAAGATATTCATAGTGGCACATATGATAATAGTGTTGGGCAAACTGTTTCTATGTCACGAAATTTAGTTGACGATAATCCCGATTCATATTGTTCTGCAGGATTGCATTTTTGCAGCGAAACTTATTTGAATCATTTCGGTTCTCAAGATGAGCCTGTTATGATTTTGAAAATTAATCCTGCTGATGTAGTTAGTATTCCGAAGGATTATGATGGTGCAAAAGGTCGTTGTTGCAAATATACGGTAGTTGGACAGGTTAATGGAGATCCGGCAGAAGCCTTTACAAAGGCAGTTCAAGACGTTTCTCCGGCACCAGTCGATACCAATACATCGTCCGATAATTTGTATGATTTGGTTCGGGTTAGCAATAACCAACTTGAATACCAGGGTATGACCTTTGAAGAAGCTCAAAAGCAACTTGAAAAGAACGATAGACAAAAGAAAGCTAGATTGAAGATGGTTCCTCACGGTACTGTCTAATGTGTGTTGAACAATAAAAGAGGTGTGTGTTGATGTTTGCTGAGTATATGGCCTGATAGGGCCGGTTGAGAACCTATGGTGGGGTTTTGGGGCCTATGTGAAAAATGTCTGTTAACGGGCAACATGCTGCTAAAAACCCATGGCGCGGCACTTTCTACTATCATGGAAATGTAACCGCGGTGGCACCTTTTATATAGGTGGGGGAACTGGGGCAATTTGACATTGCAGGGGAATCCAGTATATACTCGGTGGTAGCAAGATGTAAAAGTCTTGCTACCATTTTTTTTTTGATATGAAATATCTTTTTTTAGACGATGTTAGGGTTCCACATGATGTTACGTGGGTTAAAATTCCACATAATGTCAATTGGGAAATTGTCCGATCCTATAAGGAAGCTGTAAATTGGGTAAATCAAAATGGGTTTCCTAATTTTATTAGTTTCGACCATGATTTGGGATTTGATATTTATGATACCAATGAACATGGTATTATCGTGATGACAGAAGAAAGTAAAGATCCTTCTGGCTACGATTTCGCTAAATGGTTAATAGAACAAGATATGAATAATCAAACGATGCCTAAGGATTTTAATTTTTCAGTTCATAGTAAAAATCCAGTTGGGGCAGAAAATATTCGATCAATTCTTACAAATTATCTACATTTTAAGAAAGATCGATAAATATTGATAACCCCCTTAGGACCATTGTGGGTTACGTCGAAAGGCGTCTATGGGAGGCATTCGCTACCGCCTCCCATATTTTTTAACTATGAAATTAATAGAACTTTTTGAAAATAAATCTAGTAAGAAGATTGTAAAATCACCTCCTGCTAGAAATTTTGTTGCTAAGAATGCCCAACATTCTGGTGCAGGTTCTCACGAAACAAAGAAATATTCTCGTAAAGAGAAGCATAAGAACAAGAATAGAAACGAAGATTAAACCAAGAATCTTGCATTGTTCGATTTGTAACAACTAAAATAAAAAAGTATTACAAAAAGGGATAGGTATGGGATCTAAGAATAAACCTGCGGCTGTATTTTTCGGCTGGGCTAAACCAGATTTTTCTATTTTAAAGAAGGAACATAAGAATTATACATCTAATTATAATGCCGCATTGATGTATGCACATTATGAAATGAAATCTTCAGAATTGAAGAAAGAGGTTATTAAATATCTAAAAACTAAGAATGCTAAAGATCCTCTTTTAGATAGGATAAAAGATTTAAATGAAAATAGATTCATTACAATTGGAAAATATTTTTTCATTTTAAATCATGGTGGAGAATTGCCTGATAATGTAAACGAGAAATTAATTGAATCACTTGAAAAGATTATCGAGGAAGAGGAACAACGAGTTGTTAAAAATATCTCCTTGATTGAAGAAAAAGAAGAAAAAGAAGAAACATTCAAAATTACAATTCAAGATAGACTTAGGGAAAAGGCTAGGGAAGTTGCTGGAGAAATCGAAGGTTGGGTGGATGATTTTTTTATTATTAAGGAACATCCGACTAAAACAATAGATGATTTTGTTGCATTATTCAAAACTAATGATTTAAAATCTGTTCATATGAATTTTTTAAGAAATGCGTTATCTAAAAGGATTGAAAACTTTAAATTTTTATCTGAAACAAAAGATAAAGAATTATTAGAATGTTATCCTAGAGTTGGAAGATCGGATTTTAAGAAATTAAATTCTATGTTTGATAATTTTAGTTCTGCATGTGATATGCTTCAGGAGGTGGCTAAGGCAAATAGAACACCAAGAAAGAAAAAACCTGTATCGCAAGAAAAATTAGTATCAAAACTAAAATATAAGAAAGAAGATCCAACGTTAGGTATTGTTAGTCAAAATCCAGTTCAAATTTTAGGTTCTAAGGAACTCTGGATCTATAACACCAAGACTAGAAAATTAGCACATTACAAAGCAATTGACGAACGTGGCCTTGCTGTTAAGGGCACAGGATTAGAGAATTATTCGCAAGATTCTAAAGAAAAAACGCTACGTAAACCTGCAGAGACGTTAGCAGAGTTTAAGAAGGCAAGCAAGGTAAAACTTAGAACATTTTTAAAAGACCTTTCGACTGTTGATGTTTCGGCAAACGGAAAGTTAAATGAACATTGTGTGATTTTAAGGATCGACAAATGAAAGATAAAATTGTAAAAGTTTCTTGGATAGATTCGGGTGTGGTATCATCCGGATGGGTGCAATTATCCGAAATAGAAAATTATAGTTCCAATCGAATCGAAACGGTAGGTTATATCGTTAATGATAATGATGAAAGATTTTTAATTGCCCAGAGCATAGGTAAGAGCCACATAGCGGGTGTAATATCTATACCAAAAATACAAATAACGAAACTAGAATTTTTAAAATGACCGAAGAAGACACTCTTAGAATTTTAAGACGACCTAGCTACCATGAAATGAAAAATATCTGGATAAATTCAGAAGAGTATAAAGATAAAATTTCGAATTATCCCGATTTGCAAATTGCAATCAGACGTTTATTTCATTCTTATGGATGGACAGTAGAAGAATATACAAATAATTCTATTCGGTGTAACTTTTAAAAAATGATAAAAACCGAAGAAGACACTCTTAGAATTCTACGACGCCCTACCTATAATGATATGAGAGAAATATGGGCATCTTCTGAATTATATTCTGATTGTTGTAAACTTAAATTTTTCTCTCCGCATGTGGAGAAAAAGATTGATGAATTTTTTAAATCATATGGGTGGGACGTTAATGTCTATTCAGCATATAGAGACAAATAAATAGGATAACATGAAGCTATTTTTAGATACAGAATTTACCGATCTCAGACCAGGTGCAAAGCTTATCAGTATTGCTTTGGTCGATGAGAATGAGAACTATTTTTATGCTGAATTAACTGATACATGGAATATTTCCGATTGTTCTTTGTTTGTTAAAACTGATGTTCTGCCATATTTAAAAGGTGCAAAATATCAAATGTCATGGTATAAATGTGCCGCTGAAATGTGTAAATGGATTGAAGAACGAAATGAAGAATGTATGTTGGCAATGGATAATCCGGGATGGGATTTTCCATTCTTAAAACCAATGTTAGATACACTGTGGCCACCGAATTTGCTCAAGAATTATTATCTTGTATATGTTCCCAGTGAAGTAAGCGATAAATTGTATAAACAAGGAAATCTTAAGGTGCATAATGCATTAGATGATGCCTTGGTGATGAAGCGTGGAACATTAGATAGTTAAAAATTGATAAATAGTGTATCTTAGGAGTAGATACACTATGTCTTCACAATCAACACCAAGGCTAGAATTAGCCAGAGGAATCCGATTAGCACTCGGTGACCAAATGACTGATATTGAATTGGATTCTGAACATATTGAACTTGCTATTTCTTTTGGACTTCAGAAACTAAGACAAAGATCTGATGGTGCTCTTCTAGAAAAAGATATTTTCCTTCATGTAACAAGGGATGTTGTAGAATATACCTTACCTGAAGAAGTTCAACAAGTAAGACGTTTATATCGTCGTGGTGTAGGAGCATATACAAACGGTGGTATTAATTTTGATCCTGTTGACGCTGCTTTCTATAATATCTATCTTTTACAACCAAATAGAACAGGTGGATTAGCAACCTGGGATTTTTATAATGAATTCTTAGAAACAACAGAACGTCTATTTGCTAGTCAATATAATTTTACATGGGATCCAAATATGCACCTTCTTACTTTAATTAGAAGGCCAACAGCAGATGAGGATGTTGATGTACGTGTATATGTGAAGAAATCAGATGATGATCTAATTTCAGATCCTTATACTTCCCCATGGTTATTTTCTTATGCTACTGCCAAAGCAAAATATTATTTAGGTGAAGCCAGAGATAAATTTCCAGGAGGATTTCCTGGACCCACCGGAACAGTTCAATTAAATGGAGCAACTTTAAAACAAGAAGCTCAAACAGAAATTGATAAACTAGAATTAGAATTGTTGAATCTAGTTACAAGCGGAGACGGATACGGATTTGTTATTGGTTAATTAAAAAATCATATAATTCAAGCCCCTAGTGATAATTACTACAACATTAGGGGCTTTCTTATGATTGTTGGAATACTTGGATTTATTAATAGTGGCAAAGGAACCGTTGCAACCAATTTAGTTAGGGATTATGGTTTTAGGCAGGATAGCTTTGCAACAAGTTTGAAAGATGCTTGTGCAGTTATGTTCGATTGGCCAAGAAACATGCTCGAAGGCGATACAGACGAATCCAGAGAATGGAGAGAAATTGTAGATCCATGGTGGTCGTCAAAATTGAATATTCCTAATTTTACTCCGAGATTGGCTTTGCAATTAATTGGCACTGATGCATTAAGAAATAACTTTAATCCCGATATTTGGTTTTTAACATTAGAAAATCGAATTAGAAAAAATCCTAATCAACATGTGGTAATTAGTGATGTTCGTTTTCCAAATGAAGTAAAATTTATCAAAGAACAAAATGGTATTCTAGTTAGGGTTTCTAGGGGTCCATTGCCTGTCTGGTATGAAACTGCAATTAAAGCAAATCAAGGAAATTCTTTGGCCAAAGAGGTTATGACCAAAACCTATTCGGAAGCCCATTTAAGTGAATGGGCATGGGTCGGTAGTGAAGTTAATTATCAAATTGATAATAATGGATCCATTGAAGATCTAAATAATCAAATAAGAAATATTATTGATGTGATTTTATAAATAATCTAATTCCTATTGGAAATTATCTGGTGGTATTTCCATTATATTTGTTAGTTGCCTTGATAAATACTCATAACAAAGAATATAATTCTTCTAAGGAGTTAAAATTACAATGGCAACTTTACTATCTCCAGGCGTAAGCATATCAGTTATCGATCAGAGCATCAATGTTGGTGCAGGACCTGGTACAGTACCTTTAATCTTCATCGCAACTCAACAGGATAAGGCAGATCCTACCGGCCAGGCAACCGTTGCACCAGGAACCACTAAGGCGACTGCTGGAAAGGTATGGTCTATTACTTCTCAAAGAGAACTAGTTTCTACTTTTGGTGATCCTGTATTTTATTCAATTAGTGGTACTTCATTAAATGGATATCCATTAAACGAATATGGTTTATTGGCATCTTATTCATATCTTGGTTTATCGAATTTAGTGCGAGTAGTTCGTGCTGATGTTGATACATCACAATTAGAACCAACCCCGATAGCACCAACTAGTGCTGCCGCAACCGGTACATATTGGTTTGATGAATCTGCATTGCCAACTGGTTCTTCATATGGTTTATTTGTTCGTACAGGAACTTCACCCAACGAAGTATGGACAGCAGTAACACCAAATTTCGTATATAATTTTTCGACTGGTACAAGCAATACACCAATTAACACTGATGGTGTTGATGGTAATCATGCAGTTGTATTCCAGACCGCATCTGGTATGCTTTCATATTGGAGAAAGGTGGGAAGCACATGGACCCAAATTGGAACAACCGCATATACTTCTGCAGCCGGCGCCACATCTGCCAGCACAGTTATTACGGTAGGAAGTACCACAGGACTTGCAGTTGGTATGATTCCAACAATTTCGGCCGGTGTAGGTACTTTTGCTGCTGATACAGTGATTACCGCAGTTAATAGTTCTACTACTTTTACTGTTAATAATGCTCCAAGTGTTGCTTTATCCGGTGGTGCTACTGTTGTAAAAGCATCTTTTGAAATGACAATTCAGGCTGTTTGGCCAGATTTAACAAGTTCTTCAACAACACAAGAATATTGGGTTAAGACCACATCTGCAGCACAAGGAGCAAACCTTGTATTGCGTAAAATGGATGCAACCGCACAATCATTCTTGCAGGTTGAAGCTCCAATTCTTGCAAGTGACTCGGCAGCTAATACATATTATAGTACTGATACAAATGGTTCAAATGGAAAGATTTACATTGAGCCAGTTCAAAGTGGTACAGGCGTTACAGCAAATAATACGTTTGAATTTAGGTTATCCAGTGGAGCTTCGGGCCCATGGAGTGCTCTAGAAACTATCGTTGGTTCAAAGACAACACCAACACAAGGTCCGACAAATGGACAATTGTGGTTTAATTCGTTGCTTGGACTTAATAGTGATGGTACTTCAACAATTGATATTTTAATGGCTAACGGTGTTGATTCTTGGATTAATATTAATCTTCCAGGATTTAATGCTATTCCGGTTGATGTTGGTTCTCCAACATTGTATCCACAGGCGGATGATCCACAGGACAACGTTCCAGCACCAACATTAATTAAGGGTGATATTTGGGTTAAGACAGATGCTCAACCATATCCTGTAATTTATCGTTGGAGTGGTTCGGCATGGGCACTGGTCAGTAATTCAGATCAGACTACCCCAAATGGTATTATTTTCCAAGATGCTCGTCCTAACCCATTATACCATAATGGTACATATACTGGCGAAAACAACGGCGGTGGAAATAATCCAGACTTGGATCCAGATGCACCTAATGCAGCACTTTATCCAAAAGGATTCTTGCTATGGAATACAAGATACTCATCGGATAACGTGAAAGAATGGCATTCTCCATATGTATTTGATGGAGTAACAGCTTCTGCTGATGATACAAATAATAATTCAACAGGTCGTTGGGTTAATAAGTCCGGAAATCAAGCAAACGGTGTTCCATATATGGGTGCCGCCGCTCAACAACATGTTATTGTTGATGCAATTCAAGCACAGATTGTTGGTAACGAAGAAATTAGAGCAGAAGATTTATTCTTTAACCTAATTGCTGCTCCGGGATTTGTTGAAGCTATTGATGAAATGTTAGCACTTAACGATGATAGAAAAGATACGGCATTTGTCGTTGGTGATACACCATTTACATTATCTTCAACTGGAACTTCTTTACAAAATTGGGCAACCAATAGTTCTGCGGCAATCGATAATGGACCTGATGGTTTAATTTCGGCAAGTAAGTATTTTGCTGCATGGTATCCATCGGGATTGAGTACCAATGTTGATGGAACAGATGTTGTTGTTCCACCTTCGCATATGGCTCTTAGAACTATTGCTTACAACGATCAGGTAGCATATCCATGGTTTGCACCAGCTGGTCTACAACGTGGTGTTGTAAACAATGCTGCATCAGTTGGTTATGTTAACAGTTCTGGTCAATATGTTCCGGTTAAGTTGAACGAAGGTCAACGTGATATTCTATATCAAAACGGAATTAACCCAATTAGAACAATGCCAAATGGTGGTATTGTAATTTATGGACAGAAGACAAGACAATCGTATGCGAGCGCGACTGATCGTATCAACGTAGTTCGTTTAGAAAACTACTTGCGCTATCAACTTGACCAATTAGCTCAACCATTCTTGTTCCAGCCAAACGATTCAATCACACGTAAGGCTGTAACAGAAGCGTTTAACAGATTCCTATCTGAGCTTATTACGTTACGTGGTTTATATGATTATTTGGTTGTGTGTGACACAAGCAATAACACACCAGCTAGAATCGATAGAAATGAACTTTGGATTGATGTTGCAATTCAACCAACCAAGGCTATCGAATTTATCTATATTCCAATCCGTATCGTAAATACTGGTACAAGTTTAACAAATACCTAATAGGTATTTTTAGGACTCTAGATACCCATACTACTGTATGGGTATTTTTTTGACCACTGGAAGGAAAATTTCTTCGAATTGATAAATAGTATTAGCTTTTAGAGCAGGAGAAATTATGCCAAGTACATTAGGTAAATTCGGTGTCCCATTAGACGGAACTCCATTAGGTATTCTTCAACCAAAACAAAAATATCGTTTTAGAGTAACCTTTCAGAATTTCGGTGAAAATAATGGATTACGTGAAATGACTGCAAACGTGGTTACTTGCACACGACCAAAAATCACCTACGAAGATATTAAACTTGATTCCTATAACTCTGTTGCATGGATTCAGGGTAAACACTCATTTGAACCAATTGAATTGAAATTACGTGACGATATAACAAACTCAGTTATTTCGTCTGTAGGTGCTCAAGTTCAGAAACAAATGAACCATTTTGAACAGACAAGTGCTGTTGCTGGTATCAATTATAAATTTACCATGACTATTGAGTCATTAGATGGTACTGATAATGATGCTCTCGAATTTTGGAACCTTGAAGGTTGTTGGTTAACCGGTGCACAATACGACGATGGAGATTATGCGAGCGGTGAATCACAAATGGTCACACTAACCATTCGTTACGATAATGCTACCAACATTGCTGGTCCAAACACCAACGATGGTACAACAGTTGGTGGAAATCCATACCCAGATATCGCCAGCCCAACTGGTGGTACAACTTTTGGATGATAGTTATTTCACTAAACAATACCCCGATTTTCGGGGTATTTTTTTGAATATTTTCTGATGATAAATAGTTAATTATGCCATCTATCTCAAGTTTATTCACAGGTCTAACCGGTGCCGGTTTCATGTATGAAAAAAGCACGCGCCATGCTACGTATAATTTCAATCAGACAGCGCAAACTCTATACATTAACCAACCAAGGCTGCCCTTTGAATATTATATTAATATTAGTTTGAATAATGTAGGAACGGCTGCCTACTATATTCAACAATATTTTAATAATACTACCTGGGATCAAATTGCTCCACTTGTTAAGGCAGTGGAAATGCCATCGTTTAAAATCGAAACCACACCCTTAAATCAATATAATAGAAAAAGAATAAGTCAAACTAAAATTCAGTTTGAACCAATTAAAGTTGTATTTCATGATGTAGTGGATGGAAAGACATTAAAATTTTGGGAAATGTATTATAGATATTACTTCGGTGATGGAAACGAACCGGGTAAGAATGAAGCAAAACAAAGTCAAAATGGAAAGAGCAGTTATTCTGTAGAGCAATTTTTAAATAATATCACACCATCTTTCAATCCAAATTTATTAAATTTACCAGCTAGTATAACAAATCTATTTCAAGGGAATACATCATCAACATTTAATTCTCCAACAGATACGGTTGGTAGTAAACAAGATACACAGAATATTGTTTCAGATACATTGAATAATCATAAATTTGGATTTAATTTACCTACAGTTGCCAATGTCAGAAATCTAATTCAAACAATCGATATATATCAAGTTCATGCCGGAAGATTCAATCAGGTAACATTAGTTAATCCAAGAGTTGCGGCGTTTAATCATGATATATTAAATTATGGAGAGGGTGGTAAGACTTTAGAATTAACCTTTACCTTTGAATACGAATATGCCTATTATAACATTCAAAATATGAAATTAGGTGGAACAGAGGCAAATAATAATTCTAATATTGACCAATATTCGCATGGTGATTTCCTTGAATTACCTGCCTTAGCATTTACTGCAACATTGAATAACTTTATTGATTCGAATAACCCATTATCGCAATCAGATAATCCAATACTTCAACAGATCGGTAAGAATGTTCAATCTACAATAGGTTCAGTAGCAGGTGCATTTGCTTCTGACCAGGTAGTAAGACGTGTTAGTGCCAGTGCGTTAGATGGATTAGCTAATATCTCTCCAACACCGTATCATCCTCAAAGTGCTCCAGATATATTGACTAGACCGTTTTCTTCGACAGCTTCGTTATTATCAACTGCTTATCAGGATATTAGCAGAATAGGAGGAAATCCGGGTGTCTAATTCAAATATTGCATCTCTTGGTCGTTTTAGTTCACAGATGCTTACATATCTTGGAACTCAGCGAACAGTTAAAATTATAAATGGAGTTCCAACAAACACATTTAAATATGCATCAGGTCCGGTAGCTTTTCCTAATGCAGGTTCCTTAACTCAATCTGCGCTTGGTGCGGGTGTTGTCGGTAGCTATTCACCTTCGGCATATGATTCGACAAAATCTTTTTTCTTATCCAGAGGAGTAGGTAATCTGTATGCTGATACAATGGCAGCACTAGTTATTGATATGGCAGCAATGACTGGGCAAACTCCGCAATCATTAATAGAAAAATCAGAAATAAATGGAAGATTATTGTTTTCAGAAAATGCCTATCGTGCATTTAATAATCTTCGTGATCCGGGTAATCAAGTTGGTATGGTTACGTCAGTGAATAATAGTTTAAGTCCACAGGCCAGACAAATTCGATCATGAGTCGTTCATATGTGCAAGGAGTTTATAAACCTGTTAATCCAGACAAATATGTCGGAAAACATCCTATAATCTTTCGTTCCTCGTGGGAATTTAAGGTAATGCAAAAATTTGATGTTCATCCAAATATTATTCAATGGGCTAGTGAATCATTGAAAATCCCTTATCAAAATCCATTTACTGGTAAATATACTGTGTATGTGCCAGATTTCGTGGTTACTTATGTAGATGCTAAAGGTAATCAAAAAACTGAGATTATTGAAGTAAAGCCCGCCAAGGAGACTTTCTTAGAAAAGGCTAAATCTCAAAAGGCTAAGGCAGCGTTCGCATTGAATACCTATAAATGGGCAGCAGCACAGGCTTTCGCCAAATATCATGGCATGACATTTAGGGTAATGAACGAAGAAAATATCTTCAACAACCCGAAAGGTAAAGCATGACAAAAAAAATAGAGGATTTTTTCCAGATTCCACCTATGTCTGAAGAGGCAGAATCTGCCTCGACTGAAGTAGTTACAAAAACAAAAGAAGAATTATTTTCTGAAGCACAGCAAATATATTCTTCACTTACTAATGCTGAAAAAATCGACTCTGCACTTCCCACAGTCAATGGTTTAGATACTCATGATAATGAAATGGATGATATTGCTGATAAAGCGGTTAAGACATTCGATGATCTAATTACGCTTGGTGCAAATGTTCCTGATATGCATGCCGGAAAGATATTCGAAGTAGCAGGACAGATGTTGAAAACAGCATTAGAAGCAAAAAATGCAAAGGCTGAAAAGAAACTTCGAATGATCGAACTTCAAATTAAGAAAATGAGAGTAGATCAACAAGATGAAGACAATCCGGCTGCTTCTAGATCCGGAAATTCCGGTGAATTTGATCGCAATGAGCTCCTTAAATATATAGTATCCAGTAAAACTGAAAAATCTGATAAATAGCAGTAATACTGGAGTTATTATAATGGCAGAATTTAAATCATTTGCGACTTATGTTGCTGAAGTGAAAACAGACTATAAGTACACCCTTAAGTTTGCAGTCAATGAAATGACAGATGTCATGATTGATCAGCTTGAAACATGTCTTTCAAAATATCAACTTAAAGAAGCTTCACCTTTTAAGAAGACTCCTATTCAGGAGAGTCCTCTAGATTTTCCTAATGTAAAAAATTCGGAAGTTTTTATTTGCCAAATTACATTAGAATATCCTGCTTCTTTAGATTTCTTAAGAACATTTATTTCTAACAATCTTGGAATTTCACCAGCAAATCTTGCTGTGTATTCACAAAATGATCCAAGACAAATCGAAACCGATCTTTTCCTCGATCGTAGTTCCCCAGAGTACAGAGAAAAGTATAAAACTCAGCTTGGAAGTGATTACGAACAAGTTGAAGGTGCTGATCGTGAAAGATATGGGGAAAAATATAATACTGATTTCTTGAAAGAATTAGAAAAAGTCAGAAAAGAAAGAGAAATGGTAAAGGTTAATACTCCACTTAGTCCCGATGAACAATTTGACCAATCAATGATGCCAAAAGATTATCACGGTTTTAATGATGCTAAGAATTTAGATCAACACCAAATTGGATTGTTCGGTAGAATTAAGAGACCTAACGTTTTTAAGGCAGGATAATATGCAAGAATTAAAAAGATTACAAGAATTAGCTGGTGTCAATGTTCAATCAAAAGTCATTGTTAGAGAATCTAATGAATTACAAGAAAAAGCACCTCCCGGAATGGAAGATTTAGTAATGAAACTAAAAAAAGAATATCCGGGTAATGAAGAAAAGGCATTTGCAACAGCATGGTCTATCTATAATAAAAAGCATGGCAAGGCTGAGGAATCTATGGAATTTGAAAACGAAGAACCAGAAAGCGAAGCAGATCCAGAAATGGAACAATGGCAAACACGTTTCAATGAATTAATTGATAATTTCGTTGATGTTCAGGATGCACTGAATACTGTCGAACACGAAATGGAAGAAGCAGGATTAGCTCCGGAAAAAGTTGAAGAAATTAAATATGCATTGTTATCTGATCATGTCGGAACAGATGAACCATACGATATGGATTCAGTTCAAGCTGATGCAGATACATTAGCAAGTGTTGGTTGGGGAACTGATGAAGATTATGGCGATTTCGGTGGTCATGATGGTTTCGAAGAAAGTGCTGTTGAAGAAGATTTTGACCTAACCAATGGATATGATGATATTAATCATGCACGCGGAAATGATTATTTTCCAACTGGTGCAGATAGTCCAGTTGTTAGAGATACCGGCCCATCTGGTGCAAGACAAGGTGATAACCCAGAACAGAAGCGTATGCAGGTCTCTGAAGTTCAGAAAGAATTGGTTTATAATTATAGACGCTTCTTAAATGAAACTAAGTAAAAGATGGCAATATATCAAGATGATAAACTCGTTAAACGAGCCTATACAAAGGTTTCGTACACTAAAGAGCAAATTGATGAATTAAGAGCTTGCATGGATCCTGCCACAGGGGCTGAATATTTCATTCGTAATTTTATGTATATTCAGCATCCATTGCGTGGAAGAGAAAAGATTCAATTATATGATTTTCAGTTTGATTTAATTAAAAATTATCACAAATATAGAAAATCAATTAACATGATTGGCCGTCAGATGGGCAAGGCTCTTAGCCTGGATACACATATTATTACTCCTACTGGATTTACAACAGTGGGTGATATAAAGGTAGGAGATACGATCTTCGGTCCTAATGGAAAACCTACATCGGTTACATACATAACCGATATTATGAATAATCATCAATGTTATGAAATTGAATTCATGCACGGTGAAAAGATTACCGCAGATAAAGATCACCTATGGACATATAATGTTCCACACAAGGGTTCTATTACAACAAATACAGAAGAATTAATTTCTAATTTTAAGAAGTTTAACAGAAAAGGACAATCGGTTTTTATTGAATATACGAAACCATTAGAATTCAATGAAATAGAATTACCGGTAGATCCATATGTATTTGGAGTCTGGCTTGGAGACGGAGGTACTTCAGATGGAAGAATTACCTGTACCATTGATGATTATCCTACTTATAGATCTAAATTTGAGAAGGCAGGATATCGAGTTTCCGATTTTAGATTAGATCCTAGATCAGAAAGAACAGGAAATTTTACAACATATGGATTGGTAACTGATTTAAAGAAAACTGGTGCTTGGGGAAATAAACACATTCCTCAACATTTTATTTTTAATTCCATTGAGAATAGATTAGAACTACTGCGTGGGTTAATGGATACCGATGGTACCTGTGAAAAGACTGGAGTAAGTAGGTTTTATCAGTCTAATAAAAAGTTGGCAGAGGAATTTAGATTGTTGTTATCTACCTTAGGAATTAAGAGCACAACAAAGAAACGCACTACAACTCATAAAGATAATTATCAATTTGCATTTTCAGTGGATACAAGTTTTCATAAGATTTTTTGTCTCCCGAGGAAGCTAGAAAGACAAAAAAGGTTAAAGAATCATCCTAAAAATAGAAGAATTTATATTAGGAATATCAAAGAAATAAGTTCGGTTCCTGTGCGTTGTCTACAGGTAGATAATAATGACCATTTGTTTTTATGTGGAAAAACGCTTATTCCTACTCATAATACAACCGTTGCTGCAGGTTATCTTCTTTGGTACGCAATGTTTAACGAAGATGCAACAATATTAATCGCTTCAAACAAATACGATGGTGCACAGGAAATTATGCACAGGGTTAGATATGCCTATGAATCTATTCCCGATCATATTCGTGCTGGTGTTAGAACATATAATAAACGTTCCTTAGATTTTGATAATGGTTCAAGAATTATAGCTACCACAACTACAGAAAATACCGGTCGTGGTATGTCATTATCACTTGTTTATTTGGACGAATTCGCATTCGTAGAACCGAATATTGCGAAGGCATTCTGGACATCACTTTCTCCAACACTTTCAACAGGTGGTAAGTGTATTATTACATCAACACCAAATACAGACGAAGACCAGTTTGCTGATATTTGGTTTAATGCAAATAAGATGATTGATCACCATGGAAATGAAACTGAAATTGGAATTAATGGATTTAGACCATATATCGCAACATGGAAAGCTCACCCGGAAAGAAATCAAGAATGGGCAGATAGTGAAATGGCTTCTATTGGTGAGGATAGATTCTTAAGAGAACACGAATGTCAATTCATTACATTCGAAGAAACATTAATTAATCCAATTAAATTAAATCAAATTAAACCAATCGATCCAATACATCGAACAGGTCAGGTTAGATGGTATGCACCAATTAGGTCAGATGCTATCTATGTTGTTTCTCTCGACCCTTCAATGGGAACAGGTGGCGACAATTCTGCAATTCAGGTCTTAGAATTGCCATCATTAACGCAAGTTGCCGAATGGAGTAATAACAAATCGCCAGTTGAAGAACAGGTTAGAACAATGAAGAAAATTTTAGAAGAAATTTATCTAAATGGAAAACCTGAAATTTATTGGTCAGTTGAAAGTAATTCCTTAGGTGAAGCTGCATTGGTTGTTATTAGAGACACTGGAGAGGAAAACTTTCCCGGAACAATGCTTCATGATCCGAAAAATAGATTGCAAGGTAGAAATGGAAGACGTTCTGGATTTGTGACAACAAATAAATCTAAACTAGAAGCCTGTGCCAAATTAAAGTATCTTGTAGAATCTGGTAAGATAACATTAAATTCAAAACCTATTGTTTCTGAATTGAAAGTATTTGTTTCCAGAGCTAATACATTTGAAGCCAGAATCGGACATACAGATGATTTAATTATGGCAATGATTTTAGCAATCAGAATGACAGATTATATTTCAACCTGGGACAATGATTCGCATGCAGCCATCAATAGCAATATTTCAACTGATGACGATATTGGATATGATGCACCAATGCCGATCATGATTTAAAGTATTTAGATAAATAAGAGGAAATAAGGAAAGATATGGTTGAAATTAATGATCTAGCAGAAAAGGTATTTGCCCTTTTAAAGGGAAATGGCCTTCAGATCAAAATTTTTAACGAAGAAGGAGCAGAGACTACCGATCCAACTCAAGGACGAAGATTCTTTGCGATCGATCCCAATATTATGGTTACTATCGATGAAGATAGTAACACAGTGGAATTTAGTAAGGGAAGAACCACAGGAGATGAGGTACTTTCTTTACAAAAGAATATTAGAAAACTTGCTGATGAATTTTTAATGAATTCTTCAATTAAAGTTTTTGGTAAGACAATTCAGCCAAAGGATTATGCATATCAGGCTAAAATGAGGAAGGAAGAATCTGTCATGGAAGATACTGTAAAACCAATTAATCACCACCTTGTTGGAAAAACTCTAAAGTTGATAAAAGACTGTGGTGGAAGCATGAGTGAAGTTGATTTATTGGGAACACTAGGTCTTAATGACGTAAGTGAATTACGTCCTGTTGTAAATCGATTAGCACAATTAGGAAAAATAACAATCGAAAACGATGGTGTCGGTCCTATCTATTCTGTTAAGGTTGAAGAAACAATGATGGAAAGTTTTAGCAAGATGTTTGGAACATTGCGTACTTCCCAACAGACATTAGAAAATGTTAAAATTTTAGTTCGTCATAAGACACCAATTGATGAAAATGTTCGTGGTGCAAGATCTCGCCATATTAGTGCGATCTTCCTTGAATGCAATGGAGAGAGATTCCGTTTCCCACATAATTATCTTGCTGGAGCAAGAGCCATGGCTCAGCATTTAGCACATGGTGGAGCAATGAACGATAAAGTTGGAAGCTATATTTCAGAAAGCACCGGACAATTACTAAAGCTTCAATCTTTTAATCGTTATGTTACCAACAATAAATTAATTAATGAAGATAGTTCTTCTATAGTTGAAACAATCAAAGAAAGTATCGAAACACTTAGAACTGAATTAAGAAAATTAACCGGTGTTAAAACATATGAAAGTGTGAAAGCAAGACTTGAAACATTTGAAAGAGAAACTCTCGAAGAAGATGATGTTTCAAACTTGAAAGAATTATTCACAATTCGTAGATTTGATGAAAAGTTTGAAGAAGTTCTCCCGATTGTTAAACAATTGGTTCAGGAAAAGGACACTTATTTTAAGAGAATTGAAGAAGCAGCCGGTAATACAATTTTCCTAAAACCAGAAACAATAAATACAACTCCAATATTTGAATTCTCAAGCGAGAATGCGAAACTTGGATTTAAGATTAACGAATTAGCATTAAGAATAACTGAAAATGATGAATTGGCTGGTTTTATTAATAAGATTGGCACCAAACTTTGTAAAGAATCTGCTGTTAATGATTTTGAAAAAGCTATTCTTAGACAGGTCTTGGAAAATGCCAAAGTTAAGGATCACGAAGAGGAAAAAGAAAAAGAATTGAAAGAATCAATTGAATTATCAACATATTTTAATCGATTCGATTTTACATTTCTAAATCGTAATTAATAAGAAAAAGCAAAAGAAAATGAATACAATTATTAAATTCATTTTCTTTTTCCTTGCTTTTTTCTTAGCGGATAGTTTCGCAAAGGAACAATTGATTCACCATCAGGTGAGACAATATACCGATTTCTGTAACAATTGTGGTATTACGAAATTTTTTATCGATATTACTAGTTTTAGTTCTATTGATGGAAAAGATACCTCGCCATATTATGGTACTATTCTACGGGCTGGATTCGAAGCAGATACCTGGGAAAATCTTCAAAAATATGCATTCGTTCAATATATACGTGGATGCACTTATGTAACGATTATTGGTCCAAACGGAGCAAATACATATCGAATTGGAGAAATTGTTAAACATCTTGATAAAAGAAGATTATTTTCTTTTCATGAATGGTCAATCGATTCTGTTTCAAAGGATCCGTTATATTATGGAACTCCGGATGAAGAAGAAAGAGAATTAATTGGAGGGCGATTAGCATATTATCGTTGGACTTCTAAGATAGGTGAGTATTCAATGGATCATACCATTCCATTATATGAATTATTGAAAAGATCAGATTATAAAACACTTCCACCACGGATATTTGTTATTGATACACCATCAATGGCATATGAACGTGAACCAGGTGAATTTAACAATGTCGGATTAGACTTCAAGATGTGTATCTATAGAATAGAGGACATTCCGAATAATGTGGAAAATGATATGGAAATACCAAATCCTATTGTTTGTCATGCATGGAGTAGTCATTTTGAATACGATAATAAAACTCAACGTATCATTTATCATTCAAAAAATCAAGATATGATCTGTAGAAAATTAGATCAGAAAGAATTTTAAAGAGATAAATAAATTACGATTACAAGATTTTCGTAGAAGATCTTGAAATTCTTGACACACAGATATTAGTTTTCGTATAATAGTTGCTATACGAAAAGTTGTACATCATAAAGGCGTGAACAGGCGTAACGTGGCCTAAGTAAGCTGCAACTCGGGGAAATTGCGTTCAACATAAGGAAAATTTATAAATCATGTCAAAATCTTTAGAAGAAATCCGTGCTAAATTACGTCAGTTAGAAGGTAAGAGAAATTCAACAGGTTCCATGGATAAAACAACATATCCACACTGGAATATCCCAGAAGGAACATCGACAATACTTAGGTTTTTGCCAGATGCTAATTCAAACAATACATTCTTTTGGTCAGAAAGACAATTATTTAAATTTCCATTTCCCGGCATAAAAGGACAGGACGAAAACAAGAAGGTTGTAGTTCAGATTCCGTGCATTGAAATGTGGGATGGAAAAAATTCGTGTCCTATTCTTAACGAAGTTAGACCATGGTGGAGAGACGATTCACTTAAGGAAACCGCGAGCACATATTGGGTAAAACGTACCTATTATATGCAAGGTTTTGTGAAGCAAGATCCACTCAATGAAGCGACACCACCAGAAAATCCAATTCGTAAGTTTATTATCACACCACAAATCTTTGCAATTATCAAAGCAGCATTATTGGATCCAGATATGGAACATAGTCCTGTTGACTATATCAATGGTACAGATTTTATTGTATCAAAGACCAGTAAAGGCGGATTTGCTGATTATGGAACTTCGAAGTGGGCTAGAAAAGAATCTAGTCTAACTGAAGAAATGCAAGATGCAATTAATCAATATGGATTAGTAGACCTCACTAGTTATCTACCAAAGAAGCCAACACCGGAACAGTTGGCAATACAATTCGAAATGTTCCAAGCTTCACTTGATGGTGAATTATATGATCCAGATAAATGGGGCCAATATTACAAACCAAGTGGGTTTGATTCAGTCTTCGACGAGGAAGGCACTGAAGGTCGTAAGAACACATTTACAAGACAAATGCCTGTTTCGAAACCAGCACCAGCACCTATTGTTGAAGACGACGAAGATGATTCCACAACTTCGACAACTGTCGTAGAAGAAAGTACCGAAAAGGTGGAAACAACTGTTTCTTCTTCTGCTGCAGGAAAGAGTCCGCAAGAAATTCTTGCGATGCTCAGAAATAGAAATAAGTAAATTCTGATTGGGGCGTGAAGGCGCCCCTCTTATGACAATTATTTAAGAAGGAGGCTTATGTCGAAGCCAATTGATATCTCAAAATTTAGAAAAAATTTAACAAAGAATATTACAGGTATTTCAACGGGATTCAATGATCCTGATATCTGGATTAGTACTGGTTCTTACGGATTGAATTACTTAATTAGCGGAAATTTCTATAGAGGAATTCCAATGGGTAAGGTAACTGTATTTGCTGGAGAATCTGGTGCAGGAAAATCCTATATCGTATCTGGTAATGTTGCCAAGGCGGCACAAGAACAGGGTATTTTCGTAGTTATGATTGATACTGAAAATGCCTTAGATGAAAAATGGTTAAAAAATCTAGGTGTCGATACTAGTGAAGAAAAAATGCTTCGTATTAGTGCATCGATGGTCGATGAAGTTGCAAAAATTGTTCATGATTTTGTAACCGAATATAAACAAAGTTATTTTGATTTGCCAAGAGATGATAGACCAAAAGTCTTATTCATTGTTGACTCAATCGGAATGTTATTAACACCAACAGAAGTTAATCAGTTCCAGCAAGGCGATATGAAGGGAGACATGGGCAGAAAGGCAAAGCAGTTGAAGGCATTTGTTTCTAATTGCGTTAACATGTTTGGAGACCTAAATATCGGTATGGCAGTTACAAACCATACATATGCAAGTCAGGATATGTTTGATCCCGATGATAAAATTTCCGGTGGATCGGGGTTTATCTTTGCATCGAGTATTGTTGTTGCAATGAAGAAATACAAATTAAAAGAAGACGAAGATGGAAGCAAGGTATCAGAAGTGCGAGGAATTCGTGCAACGTGTAAGGTTGTTAAAACTAGATACTCAAAACCATTTGAATCTATCAAGATTGATATTCCGTGGGAATCGGGTATGAATCCAATTTCCGGCCTGTTTGATTTATTTGAAAAATCAGGAGTTCTTATAAAAGAGGGCAATCGATATAAATATGTCTCCAAGCGCACCGGAGAGGAAATGAAATACTTCCGTAAAGAATGGAACGATATTGAAAAGATGAAAGTAATTATGGATGAATTCACAGACGATGATTTTAGGGTGGTGATTCATGATTCTCCTGAAGATGGTATTCAGGTACCAGTAATGGTGGACCAAGAGGTTTGATATGATAAATGATCAACACGATTTATTATTAGAGCTCTGGGCTAGAATTAAATCATATATTCCGGCAAAAGAAAGATTAGAGGCAGCCGATACGCTTATTGCTGTGTTCGATGAATTTGGATTTATCGAAAATAGTTTATTAGACGAAGATCTTGATAAAGAACTAACAGCAGCAGCCAAGAGTCATCTATCAAATTCGTATGATGAGGAAGACAATGACTGGAACGATTAATTCTGGAGAAATGCTACTTGAAGCAATTAGACGTAAGGATGTTCAAGATACTATAACGAAAATCCAGCAGTTTAAAGAAGGAATGAGAGATACAACTGTGGGCGCTGATTACGTTGCATGGATATCTGAACCTGCCAATCTGACAAGGGTACATAAGGCTCTTGCAGAAGACCTAGGGGTCCCTCCACGAGCTATGGCTATCAAGAGAATGCAAATGACCAGAACACAGAAAGCTGTTCTTTTAGTTCAGGCTATGGAAATTGCGATTAAAAAAGTACATAAACTGATTTAAGAATGGCGGTTTTAAATAAACGAAACACATCTAACGGTGTTTATATCGGGCGACCTAGTAAATGGGGAAATCCTTTCGTAATAGGCAAAGATGGAACACGCGAAGATGTGGTTCGTAGATTTGAACAATATCTATTGTCAAATCCTGCTCTAATAGAGGCAGCAAGAAAAGAATTAAAAGGAAAAGATTTAATTTGTTTCTGTGCACCGTTAGCATGTCATGGCGATATTCTACATCGCATTGCAAATGAAAGTTGATTACGATTTATTATTAGTAGAAATACTCAAGGGATATGTTTATAGTCATGAAGATCTTTTACGTGAAATAAAAACAAATTCCGAATGGTGGCAAAGAATAACAAAAGATAACCCCGATGTCATTGAAATAATTAGACGATGGCACATTTCATTACTTTATTAAAATGTCAGATTGGTATTACAAAGTAGTTTCAAGTTTTAACAATGTACCTCCGTGCATTGTATATTTTGAAGGCGAATTAGAAGAAGCAAGAAAAGAGTTATCTTTAAAAGGAAAAACTCTTGAAAAACATGCAGCAGAACTTCCAGGTTTGGTTGAATATAGATTCTCACAGCTTCAGGAAATTGAAGCTATATTAGAATTTTTGAATATCGAATTAAAGAAGAAAAGATCGCAGGAATTTAAGAAATTTTTAGAAACCTATAACAAGGTATTAAGTTCAAGGGATGCTGAAAAATATGTTGATGGTGTTCAAGATGTAATCGATTTAACATTATTGGTAAACGAAGTCGCATTGTTAAGAAATAAATTTTTAGGAATTTCAAAGGGATTTGAAACTAAGAATTTTATGACCGGACACATTATTAAATTGAGGGTTGCTGGATTAGATGATGCAACTCTATAAGGAGAATAAAATGGATATTGATGAAATGGTTAAAATGGCAAATGAATCTGTTTCTAAGAAAATTGATTCAGACATTAGAAAAGCAAAGAAAAAATTAAAAGAGGATGTCTTGAATCTAGTTTCAAAACATGGAGTCTCAAAAGAATTTCATATAATTAGAAACCTAGATGAAAAAGGCAAAACAGTTAATATCGAAATTGAACCAGATGAATATGCAGTAATTAATAATACAGATAATGCATATATAATCAGCAAGGAGATGATAACACTTTCTGTAAAAACCTCTGCAACAATTGAAAAACGAATCGACGAAATTAGCTTTGTTGCAAAAATTTCCGATGAAAATACTTTTCTTCTTGTTGGTACAGCAGATTTTGAATTAAGCGAATAATGGCAAAAACAACCTTACAGATACTCGATGAGGTAAACATCCGGTTTACTGACCTTGATGTATCAACACGACGTAAATTGGTTCAAGCATTGGAATTTATGGTTCCGTATGCAAGACATACGCCAGCATTCAAATTAGGAAGATGGAACGGAAAGATTTCATTCTGTGATATAGGTGGTAGATCTTATCTAAATTTACTTGATAAATTGCTGCCTGTAATACAACACGAAGGATATGAAATAGAAATTGACGATCAACGTCAACCATCTCCGGAATTTGAATTTGAAGAAGTTAATGAGGATAGTTATGCTCATATTATTTGGCCCAAAGGTCATCCTAAGGCGGGAGAATCTGTCTTACTTCGTGAGCATCAACTTGATGTTATAAATTCCTATCTAACAAATCCAACAGGTATTAATATTGCTCCGACAGGTGCAGGAAAAACAATTATTACTGCTATTTTAAGCCATAAAGTGGAACCATATGGTAGAAGTATTGTTATTGTTCCTACAAAGGATTTAGTAACTCAGACAGAAGAAGATTATCGAAATTTTGGTTTAGATGTCGGTGTATTCTTCGGTGATAGAAAGGAATATGGAAAAACCCATACAATCTGCACATGGCAAAGTCTAGAAAATTTAGCAAAAAAATCGAAATCCGAAGAAGATTTACCAATCAATATAGAAGAATTCTTCAGCGGTGTCACAGCGGTTATCGTAGACGAAGTTCACAAAGCAAAAGCAGACGTTCTAAGAAAATTATTGAGTTCTTATTTGAAGGACTGCCCAATTCGATGGGGGCTAACGGGAACAATGCCAGAGGAAGAGTTTGATAAATTAGCCGTTCTTGCTTGCATTGGGCCTATGTTAGGAACAATTAGGACCAAAGAATTACAAGAAAAAGGAATATTAGCTAAACTTCATATTAATGTTTGGCAACTTCAAGATCTAGGTGATGTCTTTGATAGTTATCAACAGGAATTGAAATGGTTAACTACCAGTGAACATCGTTTGAAATTTGTGGCAGAAAGTGTTAAGAATATTTCCGAAAAAGGCAATACCTTAGTTCTTGTAGATAGAGTTCAGACGGGAGAAATGTTAGAAAAATTAATTCCAGATTCTATTTTTGTTTCGGGTAAAATGAAATCAAAAGATAGAAAAGAAGAATATAAAGAAGTACAAGAAGTTGATAATAAGGTTATTATTGCAACATATGGCGTGGCTTCAACTGGTATTAATATTGTTCGAATTTTTAACCTTGTTTTATTTGAAGCAGGAAAGAGTTTTGTTAGAGTTATTCAGAGTATTGGTAGAGGTATTCGAGTAGCACCTGATAAGGATTTTGTAGATGTCTATGATATCTGTTCTAATTGTAAATTCTCTAAGAGGCATTTAACAAAACGAAAAAAATTCTATAATGAATCGGAGTATCCATTTAGCGTTACAAAGGTAGAATATTAATGGAAATAGAATATAGTAAGGTAATTCAAACAGGTATATTGGCTAGTCAAGAAAATCTTGGTCTACTCGATATTTTTCTTGATGCAAATAAACTAAAAGAAGAGATTTATATTTCATCTTATCAGTATGTAACCGATCCGAGACAGAAATGGGAACTGAAATATGATTTAATTGAAATTTCTTTCGACGAACATTGTGATTCAGCAACTCAACTTTCATATATGGCAATAGTACATAATGGTATCGAAAATATGTTGGTAGATTATCTATTAAAATGCCAACGAAGCCCTGAAGGAATCTATGCAAGATATGAAAAAGAAACTAACAAATTAAAAACCAAATTGATAAGAGAAGATGAAGAATCAAAATGGTTGAAAGGAAGACATGAACATATTAACCAATGATAATGTAGCGTATAATCTAGATAAGATTCCGAACGAGGTAGATGATATTCGTTATTGTGTAATGGATTATTCGGATCCATCAGATCCTGATTATTTCTTTATTCCGTTGATTTTCTTAGAAAGTTTTTATGCACCGGCGGTTGTGTTGAAAATAGGGGAATATACTATTCAGATGCCGTTGGATTGGTCTATATTGGTCTGCGATGAAGATTATAGCGATTTAGAAGTGATGCCTCTGACTAGTTTAAATGATAGAGGATTTCATACAATGGTATTCAATCCACTTAGACATATGGTTCCTAGGCCACATGAAATTAATATTACAAATGTTTATTCCGAAGTTAAATGGTATTTTCCGAAATTGAAGAACGGAAATATCTTAGTTGTTCCCTTAGAGAATAAACCAAATCCGAATTGTGCCTTATTTGTGAAAGAAATCAATAAATTACCTGATGTAATCGATATTGGAGCATTATTCGAATGAATGGATTTTTTGAAGAAGAAGATAAGGTATTTCTAACTCTTAAACATCCATGGTTGCCTAGGCCACTTCCCGACTATACATTAATCGACGGCCGATGGTTAACATATTCTGGAGTACCTAATATTACCTATGATGTTATTGAATTAAATTCACCCACATTGGTTACTAGGGTTGCCGGTAAGAAGAACATTGATTTTAGATTTAATAGTACACTTGTTCTGGAACCCGGTGAAAGGTATTGCATTATTACTGAAGAAATGTGTATAGTAGGCATGTTAACAGTTCGACAATATTATTATAATAATTTTGATTATGAATTTAGTGTCGATTATTTTGTATCTAAAGATGGACTCATTTGAAAATTGGTTATTGCCTGAAGAAAATATAGAAGAAGAAACAATCGCTTCTGAAAAAGAAAATTCGTTGACATTAGCAATGGAGTTACCTGCAATGGATTATAAGAAGATGGATTTTTACGAAAATCTATCTCCACAACATAAGAAAGAAATAAGCCTATGGGTTTTGATGAGGTTTATGAGTTCTTCTCAAAGTGATCCCGAACATCATTTATTAATGGTAAATGATTTGGTAAATCATAATTTCAATTTAATTTCTAAACATCCAAATTTACAATGGAAGTTATTGGCACTTTGTGGAACAAAGAGGAAACAATTTCATCCATGGATTGCTCCTGGTAAAGGCGTAAAGAAAAATAAACTAGAAGAAGCCATTCTTAATTTCTATCCAACATTTCGAGACGAAGAACTAGAGCTATTTTTTCAACTAAATAGCGATGAAGAACTTAAACAGTTCTTTAAAGATAACGGATTCGATGATAAGAGTATAAAAGAATTATTTTCGGTTCAGAAGGAAAAATAATTGAAGGCTAAAATGCAACAGAATTATGAATGTCAATTCTGTGGTACTAAATTTCAGAAAGAAACTACTCTTTCTAAACATATGTGTGTTAAGAAAAGAAGACACATGGATTTAAATGCCACAGGTTCTAGAATCGGTTTTAGAGCCTTTCAGCGTTTCTATGATCTTACAACTAAGTCCAAGAAGGTAAAATCTGCTGACGAATTTATTAATAGTCCATATTATATTGATTTTGTAAAATTTGGAAATTATCTTGCATTATTGAAACCAGTATATATGGAAAAATATATTGATTTTGTTATTATGAATAGTGTCAAATTAAAGGATTGGACACAGGATTTTGTATATCAACATTATATCGAAGATTTAATTAAAAAAGAACCTGCCGAAAGTGCGGTAGAACGAACTATTACTGAAATAATGAATTGGTGTAATGAAAATAATTGTGAATTCTCGAAGTTCTTTAATATTATTAATCCGAATGAAGCAGCATATCTTATCAACACAGGAAAAATAAGTCCGTGGGTATTGTATTTAAGTTCAACTGGTGAATTATTAATGAATAAATTTAACGATGATCATGCAAAGATGATACAGAATATTATTGATCCCGGTTTTTGGATGAGAAAATTTAAAAAATCCGAGGATGATGTTACATATATAAAGAACCTATTGGAACAGGCAGGATTATGAAAAAGAAGAATTTTATATTTCCATATTGTATTAGAATTCCTTTTAGACAGAATCCATTTTCTTCCCGGCATTATATAGCACCATCTGAAGAGGAAATGAAAGTATATAAAAATTGGTTAGATGAATGTGTGAACCCAGAGAATTATCGAATATCAAAAGATAATTTAAGTATCGAATTTGCAGATGAAAATGATCTAACAATGTTTACTCTTCGTTTTGGCATGCATGAAAAAACATTATCGAAGTTAGAAAAAATGATATTGCATGAAAATAGCTTAGAACAAGAGAAAAATTACAAATGACAGTTGTTGTTCGTTATCCAGTATGGAAATTGGGGTATCGTCGCAAAGATTTACCAGAAGAGATTGAGGAATGGCTGGATCAAAATACAGATTGTATCTATCAAGATAATTTAAAACAATTTGGTTATCATGTTTTTACTTTCTTTGATGAATCAGAAGCCTCACTCTTCAAATTGAAATTTGACAAATTATTGAAATGAAAATTCAAACTGACGTAGATATCGATGTTTTCAATCGCGATGAAATATTATCGGGATTAGATTGCGTTTTTGGACGAATTGATAGGAATGAAGGAAAATTTGATAAACATCCAACGGGTGTTTATTTTCAGAATATTCCAAGAGATCCTAGTACAAATATCTCTAGTATCGATTATAAGGATGCCGGAGAATTGGGATATTTTAAAGTAGATTTTCTTAATGTCAATTTTTATGAAGGAATTAAGAACGAAGAACATTTATTAGATTTGTTGAAGCGTGAACCACCTTGGGAATTCTTTGAATTTCCTGAAATAACAGATCAACTATTTCATTTGAACGGTTATAGTGAATTATTGATAAGATATAAACCCAGGTCGGTAGAAGATCTAGCAATGATTTTAGCTATAATTCGCCCATCAAAGGCTTATTTACAGAAAGAAAATTGGGAAAGAATACGTAAAGAAGTTTGGGTAAAAAATTCAGCAGATAGTTACCAATTTAAACGTGGTCACGGACTTGCCTATGCATTAGCAATTCTTGTTAATCTGAATCTTCTATTGGAAAAAATGGGAAATGAAAATTAATCTGCTTTTCTGATTAATTGAATTTGGCGCTTTTTGATTCGTTTCTTCATTATGTTATTTAAACTGGTAACGGAACCAAACATAATTTCAACATCTTTATTCATTATTGTTTTTAGACAATATCTAAAAGACGACATCTGTCCTTGAAGAAATATATTAATAGGTAATAATCTATTACTTTCCCACCACCATGTTTCGCCATGTTGGAGAAAGAGAATTTTTTCCTCTGATGTTTTTATTGACTCGTAATCATAGAAACTGATGATTTTTTCATCAGAATTTTGAATTATGCCAATAAATTCTTGATTTTGACACCGTATTCCGGTTAAAAAGGGAAATTTTTCTTGTATTTCTTCTAAATTTATCATACGGTTTATTTATTATAATTCAATCGAAGATTGGATTTTTTTGGTTTACTTTGTGATAAATACTGAAAAGGCAGGATCGATAATGAATGTTAACATCAATAAAGTTTACCTCTATGACCATGTTTGGGAACTACGTGCTATTGGTGATACTCTTTGCCTTTGTAAGGATACAGGGCCAATGAATAATTTACAACCATTGAAGGCGCATAAAGGTGTAGACAATGAATTAATTTTCAGAGTTCTAGGACCTGATAGAAATCCAGTAGATGTCGCATGTGGATATCAGGTTTTTGCTAGAATTGTTGATACGCAGAATAGAGATATTGTGTTCGAGAAACTATGTTATCTTGGACCTGCTAAGGGTCTTGTGAAATTGAAGATTGATGCCGGTGATATAATTGATTTACCAGCCGGTATGTATCAGATGGTATTGGTTAGAACGCAAGAATTTATATCTGATATACCGGGGTACTATGTCGAGAAACCACTCTTCACTGATTACAATGATAATATTACAATGCAAATTGAAATCACCGAACAGGGACTGGTTAAACCACCGGTTGGTATAACACTTCTTCCGGGTGATTGGACACCAGATTTAATTGTTCCTATAATGGGTGCTCCACAACCTTGTTTTTATTCTCCACGAATTCCGGGTGCAAGAGTTCTTAATCATAAAGATTCAGTTCATAGTTTTTCAACTTATACACAGGGATTCACTGGAACTTTAGAAATCTGGGGAACGTTAGAAGAGACTCCGGATGCCTATTTAAATAGCACTCGATGGGTTAAAATTTATCCATCATCGTTAGCAACCGATATACAGTATATCAATTATACTGGTACACAGGCATGGACATTCCAGGCAAATTTTATGTGGTTGAAATTTAGATATTTCCCATCTAAGGCTGTGTTAGATCCCGGAACATTAGATAAACTTATTGTTAGAATGTAAGATAAAGGTATAAATAACTGCCCAACAGAAACGTTGATTTTTCGACGAAAATCTGTTACAGTTATTCTATGATTACAGATCTATTAAAAGAATCCATACTTCAAAATATCGGACCACTTAAATCCGCACCAAAGAATTGGCAGAAGAGGTGCTGTTTCTTATGTACATCTCGTGGCCACGGAAAAGATACAAGAAATCGATTAGGTATCCAGTTAAATCCACAATCAATTGCAATTAATTGTTTTAATTGTGGATTTTCTGCTGGATATTCAGAAGGAAAGGAACTTTCAGATTCATTTAAATTTTTCTTAAGACATCTTGGTATTGATGAAAAATTTATCAAACACATTGAATTCGAAATTTTTAGAGAAAGAAATAATCTTAGAATAACTAAAGATGGTGAAGAGGATAGAGAATCGAAATTAAGATCATTATTTCAAAGATGGGAAGGAATCGAATTACCTGAAAATTCACTATCAATAAAACAATGGTTAGAACACGGATTAGATGATCCGAATTTTCTGAAAGTTGTCAATTATGCACTTCAGCGAAAAATTTATAATCTTGAAAATTTTTATTGGACGCCAATAACAGATAATCATTTAAATGAACGTCTTATTATTCCGTACAAATATCGAAATAATATAGTTGGATTTACGGCAAGACTTTCATACGATATTGATCAGAAGATTATACCGAAATATTATCAACAATGCCCGACTGATTTTGTTTATAACCTTGATAATCAACAAGAATGGTCACGTAAATACCTTATTGTAACTGAAGGTGTTCTTGATGCGTGGGTAACTGATGGTGTGAGTGTACTTGGAGAAGTCGGTCAAAATAAGGTCGATATTATTAATAAGTTAAATAAAGAAATAATAGTATGTCCAGATAGAGATAAGAAAGGCGAGGATTTAGTTAAAGTTGCAATCGAAAATGATTGGGCTGTTTCTTTTCCACGCTGGGAAAGAGATATCAAGGATGCTGCAAAAGCGTCTGAGAAATATGGAAAATTGTTGACTCTATATTCTATAATACAATCAAGAATATCAGGAAAAGAAAAAATTACAGTTAAATGGGATATCGAACAACACGAACGAATGAGAAGAATAAAATATGCAAAGTGAAATTTTAGAATATACACCCGAAGTAGAAACATTATTTCTACAATTTATGTTGAGTAATCACGAATTATTTGTTAGATGTTCCGGAATATTAAAGGACAGTTTCTTTGATAATAATCAAAACAGAGAAGTTGTGAAAATAATTAATTCACATTTTACACAATATTCTGCAATGCCTTCTGTAGATCAGATTAAGGCAATTACAGGAAAAGATATAGAATTAATTCCAGAAATTGCAGCCAAGGAGGATAGATGGTTTCTAAAAGAAATAGAATTATTCTGTAGATATAAGTCTTTAAGGGATGCTATCCTGGCATCTCCGGAATTACTCGACCAGGGTCGTTATGGAGAAGTGGAAACAGCAGTCAAGGAAGCAGTTCAGATTGCATTGGTTAAAGATTTAGGATTAGATTATTACGAAAATCCAAAATCTAGATTAGAGGCATTGAAAGAAAACAAAGGACAATTACCAACCTATTGGAGAGCAGTTGATGATAAACTTTTTGGCGGACTGAACAGAGGCGAAATAACTATTTTTGCTGGACAGTCTGGAGCAGGAAAGTCATTATTTTTGCAAAATTTGGCAGTAAATTGGGCAACGGCTGGATTAAATGTTTTGTATCTATCATTAGAACTTAGTGAAAAACTGTGTGCCATGCGTATTGATGCAATGCACACTGGTTATGAAACAAGAGAAATTATGAAAAACATCGAAGACGTTCATATGAAGATTAGGGCGTCACAACAGAAGAGTCATGGTTCGTTAAGAATTAAGCAATTACCAAATGGATGCACTTCTAATGATGTTAGGGCATTTATTAAAGAATACGAAATACATTCTGGAAAAAAAGTTGATGCAATTCTTGTTGATTACCTTGACTTAATGTTCCCAATTTCAAGGAAAGTATCAGCAGAAAATTTATTCGTGAAGGACAAATATGTTACTGAAGAATTACGAAATCTTGCAGTTGAACTGAATATATTATGTGTTTCGGCTTCACAGTTAAACAGAGGATCTTATGAAGAAATTGAATTTGATCCGAGTCACATTGCTGGTGGTATTTCGAAGGTTAATACAGCCGATAACGTAATTGGTATTTTTACCAGTGCGGCTATGAAAGAAAGTGGACGTTATCAAATACAATTTATGAAAACACGTTCAAGTTCTGGTGTTGGATCAAAAATCGATTTAGCATTCAATAATAAGAGTTTGAGAATTTATGATCTCGAAGAGGACGATGATAATACCGTTACGGCAACTTCGAAAAATATCTATGAAGCACTCAAGAAAAAGAGTGTGGTTAAGGCAGGAGAAAAAATTGACCCAGATTCTGGGGAAATTACAAATATGGGCGGAATTAAAGAAAAACCGAACACATTAGAATCAGCTGCCGTATTAAGATCCTTCCTGAAGAAGCGATAATATGACTATAATTGAATTCCAATGAATCTTGATAAATAGTTGAAATAAATTGGAGACATAAATTGTCTATAAATCGTAGAAGTAGATCTATTTTAGAAGAAATAAGTTCTTATGTACCACAAAAAAGTAAAGAAGATCTTATCGAAACTAGAGCTCAGCATATAATTGTTTCGGCGATAAACTTATTGGAGTCTATCGACGAAACCTTTTCTCCCGAAGAAGCTGAATCGTTGAAGAAAAGATTTATGTCCAGCATACGCGGCTCAGATCCGAATAGATTTACAAGGATGGTAAATCGAATTAAAAATGGATGCCCGGACGACGATCTAGATGCAAGTTGATAAAAGAATTATTAAAAATTGGATACAATATCTAAAGAATAGTCAAATTGTTTCCATGAAATCTGATCCAAGTGGAAAATTAGATTATCGACGACCAGTGCGCGTTGAAGATTTATTACACTTTCTAAGGTCGTCCACTAATTTTGATGAACAAAAAATAACATCAGCAATTGAAACAGTATTGAAGAATAAAATAAGTTCTTCTACAGAATTATCTACCACTTCTAATCAACAAACAAACAATACAGATGATATTCAAGATGTTGAACCTAAAGATGTTAATCCACAAGATGTAAAACAAATATCTGCACCTACACCGGCACAATTGCCAGCACCAACACAGAATACACAAGCACCTGATTCTGAAGAAGACGAATTATCTCAGACACCGGATGCTATAAGAAAAAGACAACGTCGTGCTGAAATTGCCAACCAAAAGAAAATGGGTAAGCAAGCGTTTTCACAAATGGCAGGTCATTTAAAAAGCCGAAATTTAAAAGAAGAGATCACCGACGAACAGGGTGCGACATTATCCGAAAAAGATGTTGAAGAAATTCTTAATCTTTTATCTAGTCAGCAAGAACCCGAACAGGAACCTAAAAAGGAACCAACTGCTGATCCAGAGAAAGAAAAATTAAAAAAAGAAGAGGACGTTAGAAAATTAAAAAGAACAATTCGAGATGTAATGACTCCGGAACAAAGGAAACAACTTTGGAGAGCGTTAAACGAAGTTGTTCAAGAATCGCAGGTCACTTCTGCAGATGCTAAGGCTGTTTTTAAGGCCGCAGCGGAATATAAAAACAATGGAATTTCATCATTCTGGAAAAAGACACCGAAAGTTAGCTTTGAAGATCTAATGCAAGCATGGAAAGATGCTGGATATCCCGATGATACACGTGATCTGGAATATATTTTAAAGAAGCGTTTCTCTTTTGAAGATTCTGATATTAACAAGGTGTTTCAACAAGTATTTGGTGCTGATAAGAATGGTTATGCTTCTCCTGGAAATAGTGAAGCAGTAATGAAAATTGTAAATTATATTAAGAAAAATAATCTTCAGAGTGAGATTATTAGTTTCATGCAAGATGAATTTGCTGATGAAATTCAGCCGAAGCAAAAACCTAATTGGTTTGGAAGAAAGACCACTAACGAAGAAATAAAAGATCTATTCTTACTATTAAGTGAAGGACTGAATAAACAATCAGAATTCAAACATCTAGGAAGAAACAAAAAGGATAAATAAGTATTTTGGAACCGATATGCGTTTAGATGAATTTGTGTCATTGAATGATGTCTTAAAATCAAGTCAATATCTTAAGCTTCTTAGTAGACTTAAGACTGATACAGGTTCCGATATTAATTCTACTAGAATTAAAAATCAAATTATCAAATCTTGGAAACAAGGAATGAAACAAAGAAAACATTTTGATAATTTACTCAAACAAATCAATCTCAGCCTTAACGATTTAATTGATTGAAAATCGGCAGAAATTAGTCATTATTTTTCCAATTCTGATAAATAAAATTATGAACAGGTGAATCCTGTCAAAGATTAAGGAGATTTTTAAAATGACACAAAAAGTTAATGGCGCAGCCTACCAAGGCATTTGGGTCGAAAAGCAAGTAGCTTTTGTTAAACTTGTTTTCAGTAAGGATATTTCTGCTCTTGCAGCAACCGATTTGTACGTTCTCGGAACTACAACTGCCGCAGGTGCTGGAACAGTTGCCGATTCTACTTTCGGCGTTGTTGAAAGTGCTTTAGTTCAAGCTCTTAAGATACTCGAAACAAAATCTACAGTTCTTGGCGTTTCCAAATACGATTCGTCTTCGTATAGCGTTGATGTTATGTTAGGTTTTGCACAAGGTTGGATTTCTGATGTAAACGGTATTATCTCTACAGGTAATGCAGTTTCAAACGCAGAAGCGGTTGTCACAACAGCTGGCGCAGCACCAACAAACGTTCTTGGTGCATTAGTTACAGTTAAGCCAAGCGCAGTTACCTTCGATATGAAGTTTGCTGCATTTGACGGTAAGATGTCAGTTGCTACATATGGTAACGGTGATCTTGACCTTTGGGCTGATGGTAACGGTCCTGGTACTGCTACTAACCCAATGGGTTCCTCGGGTTATTACCCAACTGAATTGGCTTCTGCCTAATTTAGGATTAATCCTAACAATAAAAGGGACTTCGGTCCCTTTTATTATTTGTAATTAAACAAATATTGATAAATATATTCGAACTATTCTTTTGAGAGAAACAAATTATGACAATTCGAGTAAATGGTGGTATTATAAATCAACAGACATTAACTGGTGGTATGAGGTTCTTTAAAATTGTGGGACCTTTTGCATGGACAGTTTCTGATGGTACTGTAAATTTACCAGTTAGCGTCACAGGTGGCGCAACACCTGCAACTACTTATTTTGTGGTAGGCAGTGGTGATCCGGTTCCGTTAAGTGCTGCCGAACTTGCATTAAGAGAAGTAAGTAAACAAGCGGATATTGTATTAATTGGACTTGCTCCGTCATTAGCCGGAAATACAACGGAAATTGATATTGCAGTTTCAGCTTCAAGTTTTGGTTGGGGATCTGATTATCCAGATTACAATACAGCACCAGCAAATGCTGATGAAGATCAATTACCAACAACACCAACACATGCTGCAACCGAAATGCAAACAGCAATTCGTGCATTAGGTAGCGTAACCGTGTATGTTTCAGTTGGTGGTGCGCCTAGTCCAACTACTGCTCCTGTAACTGCAACAGCAAATTTCAGCACAGCAACGGTAACTGAAGTATCATTCTCCCTTGGATCATTAACATATTATACCTTGGCCTAATAAGCTATTGATATTAAAGAAGAAGCACCTTCGGGTGCTTTCTTTTTATCTAAGAACTCAAAATATTGATAAATATAGAAAATTGATAGAACTTATTTACTGTTGGTAAATAGGATTAGAAAAAGGGTATCTATGGTTACAAAAGTTCATGGTGCAGCTTCTGCAATGCAGAATTTAACGGCCGATTTGCAGTATTACGTCTGCTATGCTTCTTCTCCATTGTGCTTTACTGATCCTAATCCAAATCCTCCGGTAAATGAAGAATTAACAAGATTAGTTAATATTCAGGTAACAGGAAATCCATTAGACGAAAGTCAAAAGAATTTTGAAGTATTCTTGATGAGCATCGGATTACGAGCCATGCCGGTAGTCCTTCAAGATCCAATTCCTGTCGTTCAGCTATCAGATTATACTTCGGAATTATCAGGTGAAGGATTCATTTGGAAATTCGCTGTAGAAAGAGGGGTTCAATTTTATAATTTCACCCCGTATGGTACTCCCGGACCTGTCGGATTATTAATTGATGATCTAGATGGTGTGATTATTCCGAGTGGTGTTAGAATTACAACTGTTACAGGAAGTCCAAGTGGGTGGGCACAAAATGTGAGCTTTTCAAGGATAGATACAATATGAAAAATAAATCAAGAGCGTCATGGACATTATATCAGAATTTCCTTCAAGAATTATCAGAATCTAGCGGAATGAATATAGACGAAGTTAAAGAAAAAATATCAACTATGTCATTTGCTGAATATTATAATTTAACAGAAGCTGGCATTGTAACACCTCCATCTGGGCAGACTATTGCTCCAACAACTCAACCAACATCACAACCTAGCAATAGTCAGCCAGCTGCTAAATCACCTCAAACAATAAATTCGTGGGCAGGAAAAGGAACGCCTTTACAACAAGGAATGGTAGTTGGATTAGCAGGACCTAACGGGGTACCAATGCCGGGTGAAGTATCACAAGTTGATATTTCGGCCAATGGTTCTAAGATCAAGAATCCCTCCACAGGAAAGGATCAGTGGATGGATATAGATAGCCTTCAACCTTTTGCGGCAGGTGCAACACCGGGACAAAATCAACCAGGACAAAATCAACCAGAACAAACTGTATCGGAAGATGAAGAATTACAGAGATTAAAAGAATTAGCTGGAATTCAAGAAACCTGCAGTGCCGGAGCAACAGGTGCCGGCGGAATAGCTGTAGCACCAACAGCACTGGGAAAAATGAAAAAAAGAGAACCAACTGAAGAGGGACTCTTAAAGAAAGAATATACACCAACTGTTGCTAAAACTGTTGCAGGAGATACAAAGCCAAATCAAGCCACTGGTGCATTATCGGCTAATCTTGCCGCAACAGGATTAAAGACTGCAAATAGAAGAAATGTGAAGAGAAAATGAATAAGGTTGAACTTATAAAATCATTAGATCAGGCTACCGATAGGGCAGTTACTTATGTAATTCAAAGTAGCTATCCTATTCCTTTATCGAAAAATTCGATGTTAGTTGGAAATCTATTTGTTCAGAAAAATTCTAATGGATTTTATGATGTTTATTCAGTTAATAAAACACCTATTTTCGAGAATATAGTTAATTTCGAAATTGCTATTATTCTGGCTCAGCAACATTCAATGGGTGAAAAATCTATAGTTAGAAAAATTCTTTATCTTGAAGAAAAATATTCAAAATATCATAATGATATGATTCATTATCTTAATTGTATGAAGACAGCCAAGAAAAAGAATGACGATGAGAGATTATTAATTCTTGAGGATAAATTTCAAACAACAGAATTGCTTGCTCGTTCGATCAAAGAAAAGATCAGTTCTTACAAGAGAACGAAATAATAGTTAGAATGATAAATACTAGAAATAAGATTTAACAGGAACGGTATATGCTCTTGAACGATATTGGTAAGTCTCCAAATACAAGGTTTAATAGAATTAATCAGTATTTAGAAACTAATTATGGTTTTAAAATTTATGAAGATGTGAGCGATAAAGATCTTGTTTCTATTATGGAACAGATTGAAGGCGAAATCATTGAATTAAAAGTTAAAGGCGAAGATTCCAAAACATCTCCAGAAATTTCCAAGAGACTTTTAGTTCTCGAGGGAATGAAAACTCTGAGAGAATTTGCAATTTTACAGCTTCAATCTCCAGACCTCGATAAGGTAGTTAATGGCCTATCGGATTATGTAGCAGATTGTTTTAGATTATCTGGAACAACTCATCAAGATTTTGAAGAATGTTTAAGAGATGGTATGAAACATTACCGTTCGAGTAAATATCGTTTTCCAGATGAATTAATTGAGCAGAAGGTTAGACAAGAAGCAATGTCTAGAATTCATTCACCTATTTCTTCTGAAGAGCCTGTTATAACTGATAGTTTTCATATTAATGAATTTAAGGAAAGTCCAATAATGACACGCGACGAATATCTTGCAAAAAGAAAAGAATTACAAAGAATTCAAATGGATCCCGAAACAGCAAGAGATCCGATGATGAAAAAAGAATTAATGCGAAAAACAGCTGAATTAAATAAACAGGCAGCCGCAGCTGGTCTTGTTGAAAAGAAAGAAGTTGATGGCGACGAAAGTATCGAAGAAGCCAAATCAAATATCATGAAAGAACATGCTAATTTAGTTAAGAATCTTCGTCGTTTACTTGAAACGGAAGTTAGCCAGGCAGAAGTTATGATGGCCGCAAAAGGATTTGCTCAAGAACTTCAAGAAATGGTTGAAAAGATTGGACGTTTACAAAACGAAGATCTTCCACCTGTTGTCGATCAAATGAGAGAAACATACGGTTCAGAATCTTCTTCTGCATTCCAAACTCAAATCTATGGTGCTCTTCAAGGTGTGATGGATGCATTATATACTGCTAAGAGCCAGGTCGATGATGCTGTTTCTAATCTAGCCGAAACAGGACACATTGGTGCTGAAATCGATATGGATAAGGGACTCGATGGTGATTTAGGTGTTGTTGGCGATGATATGCCGATGGATGAACCTGAACTTGATTTAGATAATATTGATGACGAATTAGGTGGCGAGGATGAATTTGGCGGTGCAGAAACCGAAGAACCACTTGGTCGTGCAATGAAATCAGAATCAGTTGAACGCTTGCAGAGAAAGGTTACTGAAATGAAAAACCTTGTCGAAAGAGCAAGAAAAATTAAGGAAAGCAAGAAAGCCTGATGAGAGCATGGGAAATTCTCAAAGAAGACTATAACCAAAGCCTCCAATCAGATTTACAGAATATTTTGATAGGTGCAAAAGGTTCTGGTGCTTCTGAAATTAATACAAACGATTTAATAACCCAATTGCAAAGCATGGGTTATTCTATTGATGTGAATAGCTTAATTCCATTATTAAGCAATGATCCATCAATTGCTAATGTTACGCCCGAAATGATTTCTTTAACAAATCAGGAAGGTACAGATGGAATGGATGGAGAGGATAGTGCTAGTAGAGTATCCGATATGGCCCAACAAGCAACTCAGAAACAGGTGAAATAATGTCTTGCAATTCATCAACATCAGCATCAATTCCTTCTTCTTCATTTCCTAATGCTTCTACAATGGAAACATTGGCAACTAATCTTCCAGTTGTGTGGGAAGAAATTTGCGCAATTCAACAAGCAATTTTAGCCGCATCCAGTCAATGTTCGCCTAGCGGCGGACAGATGTGTACTACCGTCGGCGGAACAACACCTATGACTTTTGTTTCTGGTGTAACTTCAGTTACCGTTGTTAATGGCGGTTCTGGATACTATAAGGATACACCTGCAGTTAAGTTTATTCCACCAAATGGATCATCGGGATCCGGTGCTACAGCCACAGCTACTACAAATGGTGGAGCAATTCTTTCTATTAATATGACCGCTGGCGGAACTGGCTATCAACCAGTTAATTCAACAATGTCTGTTACTTCACTTGGCGGAACTGGCGCTGTATTGCAACCGTTGGTAGATTCAATCGGAGCTATTGTTAACATAAATATCGCTAATGCCGGTTCCGGATATACAATCAATGATACTGTGACCGCTACGAGGGCAGTTCTCCCGAATATAAATTATGTTGATGCAACATTTAAAATTACTTCAGTCGGTATATCAGGGGATATTCTTGCAGTCGCTATTTTAAATCCAGGTTCGGGTTATCAACCAAGTGTTGCTCAAGTTGAAATTGTATCATCTCTTAATAATGCATTACCATATCCTGTTGGTAGTGGTTTTCAAGCAACTGTTCTTACTGATAATAGTGGTGTAATTACACAAGTGGTAGTTAATAACAGTGGTGCAGGTTATGCTGACGTTTCACCATTTCTTGTTATTTCAAATCCAGGTTCTGGAGCAGATACAACAGTAAATTTAACAGGTACATCAGTTTCTTCGATAGCTGTGAATAAATCAGGATCGAATTATGTTACTCCTATTACTGGGACAGTGTTTAATCCATCAACTGCCACATTGCCAAATCCACCAACTTCCCAAGCTGTAGTGACTGTGAATATTTCAACAAATACATACGGAACTACCCCATCACTTTATTGGCAAGTTTGGGCTGGTACAGTTACCAATAAAGCAATTCAGCTTCAGTTAAATCAAGTATTGTCTTATTTTCAAAACTTGAATTACACAATTCAAATACAATCTAATCCGCAAACAGGCAGCACAATTCAATGGAAAGTGTGTTGGTAGATTGACCTCTGAAAACCGAAATGTTATAATCAATTATGATTATAAATAAGAAATTTGATTATAAACCATTAGAGCGTGTTGAGTCACCCGAAGGCCGACGTTATATCGTTGGAGAGGGAAGAGCATTGCCATCGGTCACAACTATCCTTTCTAAAACCAAAGACATGACTCATCTGAATGCCTGGAAAAAGAAAGTAGGAGAAGAACAGGCTGAAAAGATTAAAGTGGAGGCCAGTACACTTGGTTCTGGTATGCACAAAAATCTTGAAAGGCATATTCTCGGAGAATCTCTTACTGGTTCCTATATGGCACAGACATTGGCGAAGGTAATTATTAATAATGGACTTACAAACATAGAAGAAGTTTGGGGTTCTGAAGTTTCCTTATATTCAAAAGATCTATATGCAGGTTCTACTGATTTGATTGGAATACATAATGGCGAGCCAGCTATTATTGACTTTAAGAATAGTTTAAGAGAAAAGAAAAAAGAATGGATTGATGACTATCGTGCGCAGATTGCAGCCTATGCATTGGCTCATAATGAAATGTTTGGAACAGATATAAAGCGTGGTGTAATTATGATTGCCACTAGAGATGCAAAATATCAGGAATTTGTGTTCGAAGGTAAAGAATTCGATCAATGTATTAGTATTTGGTTAACCTCCTTAGAAAAATATTATAAATTATATTCTAACGATAAATAATAGATTATAAGGAATAAAGTCTAATGACATCGCCAACGTTAGCTCCAGTTGTTGTTTCGAGAATACAGAACAGAAGAGGAACACAAGCCCAATTTGATAATTTATATCCAGCAGGATACACCGGAACCGGTGGATTCGGTAGTATTGTAGGTTTTAATCTAACAAATTACCCGAATGTCTTGATGTCGGGCGAACTTGCATTCTGTACTGATTCAAGAAGACTCTTTATTGGAAATATCAACGGTGAATATGTTGAAATATCTGAAGCAACCTCTGGTTTTATCCTTAATCCTTTAACTGTTTCTTTGGCACCGGAAGGAACATTTACATTAATTCCCGAATTAACTTATTCGGCAACACCATTTTTCAGCTTTTTATATTCTGTCTCTGATTCCGGATCAGTAGATTGGAATGCCGTTGGAGCAGGATTCTCGAAAAATGGTGAATTGGCTATTACAGCCATTCAATCTGCTAATCCTAATCCTGTATCTTTAACAGATACAGGAACAGAGGCAAGCATTTATCCTACTTCGTCAATAAATTTTATTGCACAATATGATATAACAGGAAATTTTATCGAAATCTATTATAAGCACAATTATGGATCCACATTGTATTTCAATACAAGTACAATTAAATGGACCACCTTCGCTTAAGAAAAAGATAAGAATGTTCTGGAATACAATACCTAACGAAGAGAAGCTTCTTATCTGGAAGAAATTTCGAGATAAAATAAAAGAACTCCCATTACAGGACCAACTGAATGAAATTGCTAAATTTTGTTCAAGTATGCCTATCGGTAGTAGAACCTTAGATTATTATAATTCGGAAAATTGGCCGACGCCATGGGAGATATTATTCTATGGTTCTTTCTGTAGTAGTTCAATAAGTCTTCTAATTTTTTACACTCTTTCACTTATGCCGAATGAAAAGAAATTAGAATTGCTTCTCATAGATGATGAAGGTGATATTTATCTCTTACCATTGGTGAATAATACATTTGTTTTAAATTACCACCTTGGAGAGGTAAGTACACATTCAGAGATAAAGAAAAGTTTTAAAATACTAAAAAGATATTCACAAGATACTATAAAGTCTATAGTATAAACCAAAAAGGAATTTAGATTCATGAAAGATATCATGGTGGAAAAGAGAGATGGTTCCAAGGAGCCGTATGATGTTGCAAAAATAAAAAAATCAATTCAAATGGCAGCAGAGGGACAGGATGTAAATCCCTTAGAATTGGAATCTAAATTTGACCAGTTTTTGAAAAATGGCATTAAGACTAAAGATATTCAGAGAAATGTAATACAACATGCAATTCAATTGGCTACACCGGCTGCTCCCGATTGGGTAAATGTTGCTGGAAGAGCTCTGGCTATGGATGAATGGGCAAATTTTGCACTTCGTGGAAAGTCTTTCAAGGAAGTGGTCCAATATAATGTTAATAAAGGATTCTATACAAAAGATCTTCTTACTCATTATTCTGAAACCGACCTAGATGAATTAGGTGCAGCGGTAAAGATGAGCAGGGATTTGGATTATAGTTATGCCAGTCTAATTACCGCAAAGAAAAAATATCTTGGAAAGTTTGAATTAAACCAACACATGCATATGGTGAATGCAATGCGTTTTGGGCAATTCGAACCCCCAGAAACAAGAATTAAATTTGTAAAAGAAGTTTATAATGCACTTTCTCAAAGAAAGATTTCACTTGCCACACCATTCTTAGCTAATCTACGCAAAGGTGGAAATATTGCTTCTTGTTTTATTATTGCCGTTGAAGACGATATTAATAGTATTTTCGATAATGTTAAACGTGTGGCATTAATTTCTAAGAACGGTGGTGGACTTGGAATTTATCTTGGTAATCTTCGTGCTAAGGGTTCCGATGTTAATGGATATACCAATGCGGCAGGAACAATTGTTCAATGGATTAAAATTCTAAATGATACACTCGTTGCTGTTAACCAAGGCGGAAAGAGAGCCGGTGCTGGTACAATTGCATTACCAATTTGGCACAACGATATTTTAGATTTCTTAGATATGCAAACCGAACATGGTGATCCAAGAATGAAGGCATATGATATTTTTCCACAGGTTACAATGCCTGATATTTTTATGGAAAGGGATAAGAATAAGGAAAAATGGATTACATTCTGTCCCTTTGAAGTGAGAAAGAAATTAGGCATTGATGTTCGAGGATTGTATGGCGAAAAATTTACAGAAGCATATTTGAAAATCGAAGAAGCTGCCGAAGAAGGCAAGTTACAAATTATTCGTAAATTTGAAAACGCACGAGAACTCACTAAATTAATGATGAGAGTTCAGTTTGAAACAGGATTGCCTTATCTTTCATTTACCGATACAATTAATGAATATAATCCTAACAAAAATGACGATAATGGCCACATTGGAATTCCATGCGTTAATCTCTGTACCGAATCCTTTTCTAATGTGAAACCAGATGAATTGGGTCACGTATGTAATCTTGCATCTATTGTTCTTGGTAATATTAAAGATTTCAAAGAACTAGGTAAGATTTCGGGACTAACGGCTAAAATTCTTGATTATGGAATTAATCTTACTAATCCACCTGATGAAATTACCGCAGCTCATAATAATAGATATAGAACTATCGGTATTGGTATTCAAGGTTTACATGATCACCTAGCAAGGGAATACATGAATTTTAGGGATCTTGATTATATTCGAGAAATCGCCGAATGTATCGAATATCACGCTGCATTATCTAGTGTGGAATTGTCTAAACGCTTTGGTAGTTTCGGGGCATATGAAAATTCTGATTGGAAGAATGGAGAAAGAGTTGCTAAATTTGCTTTATATTCTTCTGGAAAATATGATTGGAAGCATCTACAAGAACAGATTGATTTATATGGAATTAGAAACAGTCAATTGACAAGTCCTGCTCCAAATACAAGTACCTCAATCTATATGGATTCTAGTGCAAGTGTATTACCTGTTTATGAATCTTTCTTCACAGAAGATAATAAGAATGGAAAACTTGTTGTTGTTGCAAAATATCTTAAGGAAAATCCTATTGGTTATGGTAAGACATTTCCTAAGCATACAGCAAAAGAAATCATTGATGTGGTCTCGGAACTGCAGAAGTTCATTGACACGGGGTGCTCTATGGAGTTAATATTTGATCAGCGCAAAGAAGACTTTAATGCCAGAGATCTATATGATGCAATTCATTATGCTCACGAGAAAGGTATTAAGGCAATCTATTACATTAGAGCAATCAAGAATAACGCTACAGTAGATTCGGTTGTGAAAGCAGAAGAAAATTGTGCAGCTTGCGCCGGATAACACAGAAAGGCTTATATGACAGAATTAATTCATAAGAAAATTTTTGATGAATTAGGAAACGATTCTATTACCGAAAGAAATATTATAAATGGTAATGCTACAGGAATCTTAAACTTAAATAGCGTCAAATATCAGTGGGCTACCAAACTCTATAAAATTATGGTGAATAATTTTTGGATTCCAGAAAAAATTTCCTTAGTTGATGATAAGGTTACAATTAAAGAATTGACTAGGGACGAAATGGAAGCATTCAAGAATACATTATCGTTTCTTATCGCTTTGGATAGTATGCAGGTTGCTAATTTGCCAAATATTGCAGATTATATCACTGCTCCTGAAATTAGTGGATTATTTACAATTCAGGCATTTCAGGAATTAATTCATTCACAATCATATCAATACTTATTGCAAGAATTATTTCCGAATATTGAACGTGAAGAAATTTATAATTATTGGAGAAACAATCCGTTACTTCTTAAAAGAAATAAATTTATTGCAGGACAATATCAGAAATTTAATGATAAGAAGACACTTGAAAACTTCAAAATTGCTTTAGCGGCAGATTATGCATTAGAAGGAATTTATTTTTATAATGGATTTCAATTCTTCTATCAACTTGCTGCTCGCAATAAGGTTGCGAATGTAGCCAAGATGATCAAATATATTGAAAATGATGAGGTCACTCATGTGAATATGTTTGCAAACATCATTAGAGAAATCTTTGATCTAAATGATACAAAAGATAGAGAAATTCTTCTTGAAAATATTTCTTACGCCGCCGAAGAAGAAATCCAATGGGGAACAGAAATATACGGAGATAGAATCTTAGGTATATCAAAAATAAGCACCGAAGAATATATCAAATTTTTAGCAAACCAACGTGCCAAAATAATTGGCCTTGGTGTAGTATATAAAGGATTTACAAAGAATCCATATGAATATTTAAATGCTGAAAAGAGAGAAAATTTCTTTGAAACAAAAGTAACTGAATATAGTCGTTCAGAAGCAGTTAAAGGATGGGATGATTTTTAATGTTAGTTTCAAAAGTACCTTATACAGCAGTATTTAAATTCACAAGTGGAGAAGAATTTGTTTGTGAAGTGCAATCAGTAGAAGAGGATGTGTATATAATTACTAATCCTCTAACACTTGGAATGGGAGATAAAGGAGTTCAATTTATGCCCGTTTCAATTATGTCAGATCCAAAGAAGCCATATACGGTTCCTAAAAAATTAGTTATAACAGGATCTCCAAACGAAGAAATTGAGAAGAAATATAAAGCAACACTTTCTCCGATTATGGTTCCTGATAAGAAGATTATTACATAATGGCAGCAGTAGCAAGATTAGGTGATTCCTCTAGTCACGGAGGAACAATAGTTTCAGCGAGTTCGGATAGTTTTGCAAATGGAATTGCAATAGCTAGAGAAGGTGATTTACACAGTTGTCCTATACATGGACACGGTACAACAGCATTGACCTCAATTGTTTCAGATGTTGATGTCGATGGCAATAAGATTATCACCGTAGGCGCGCATGCCGCCTGTGGAGCGATAATAAATTCCGGAAGCCCGGATGTCACAGCACAATAAACACAAAAAGGAGAAAAATAATGAAGGTAGGTAAAACCCCATATGAAATACGTCTGGATCTTTTAAGATTAGCATATGATATTATTACAATGCAGAAAGTATATGAACGCGATAATGATGAACATGCTACAATAAAAGGATTTACGTCCGACGAGGTAATCACCGAAGCAAAAAAATTAAATGCATTTGTTTCCGAAGATACTATAAGACCTAGAAAAGACGGACAATCACATTAAACCTCGGTTGTGATACGAAGAGGGATGCATTTATAATGTTGCTATGAAGGTAACATATAACTTGCATCCCTCTTCGTCTATAAACTTATCTGATTATATCAGATCGAGTTTTGATGGTATTCTTGTTCTGGGAGATATTCATTCTAATATCGAAGCTTTCTTAAAGGCTGTTGATTTCTGTAAGAAGGAAAATTATTTTCTTTTATCTCTCGGCGACCTTGTTGATTATGGTCATAATCCATTTGAGGTTATAGATGCTCTTCACGAATTATGGTTAGAAGAAAGAGCCGGTTTTGTTATCGGCAACCATGATGATAAATTCTATCGTTACTATAAAGGTAATAAAGTTAGATTGTCACACGGACAGGAGAAAACATTAGAATTGGTCGGTAACGATCGATTAGATGATTTCTTCAAGAAATATATGTCTATTATAGAAGATCCTATTTTCTCCTCATTATATCATAGAATTGGTAATTTTGTATTTTCACACGGTGCTTTTCATTCTTCGATGGTCTTACTTGATGAAGGTGTAGAAAACGAAATGAAAGCGTATGCACTCTATGGAGAAACAAATGGCGAATACGAATCAGACGGATTCCCTGTCAGGTTGTACAATTGGATTCATGATATTCCGGAAAACGTAGTTTCGATTGTTGGTCACGACAGGAAACCAGTTTTTGGAGAAACTATTTTTTCACCTTTGCATGTAACAGGAAATAATGGCGGTAAGGTTATTTTTATGGATACAGGATGCTCAAAGGGAGGATACCTTAGTGGTCTTGCTATTTCTATTAATGATAGAAAATTTAAAATTGATAAATCATTGGAATTTAAATGAGTAAAATTGTTGGTATTACAGCCGGTAGTTTCGATATAACACATGCCGGCCATTTTTTGATGTTTGAAGAATGCAAAGGTCAATGCGATTACCTTATTGTATGTCTTCAAACAAACCCGAATATCGATAGGAAAGGAAAGAATATTCCGGTACAATCGATACATGAACGGTATATTCAGGTTCGCGCCTGTAAGTATGTCGATGAAGTAATTGTTTATGAAACTGAAGAAGAATTATACAATATTTTCTGTTCAGTTCATTTTAACAGAAGATTTATCGGCGAGGATTGGCGAGATAAAGAATATACCGGTCACGATATTCCATTAATGGAAGAAAAGGTATTTTTTAATTCCAGAAATCATAGTTTCTCAACCACTAATCTAAGGAAGAGAATATATGACGCAGAAAAGGTGAAATATGAGAAAATTCAATAGACCAGGAAATGTTCCCGACGAGGTTCCTATTCCAGACGAGGATTTTGATGAATACCTTGAATGGACTCCGGAAGAGGAAGAGGAATTTTTAAAAATTGTAGATCACGATATAGATATTTTTTAAAATGTTTAGAAAATTCTTTTATTTTTTTCCATGGCTATGGGGAAATCTTACCGATGATGCTAAGACTATTTTAGTCCTTGGAGTATGGCTATTGATAATTCTATCCTTGGTACTCACAGGACATTATTTGATTGCACTCTATTCTTTTATAGTTCCGGTTGCAATATTATTTCTATTGATATTGTTTGCATTAACGGTTGAACAATGGCAGAAATATTCTAGTCAATATCAATCTCCACAAGAAAAAGTTGTTGATCGTTTAAGAGGAAAATTTTAATGAAGTTTTTTAGATTCTTATCATATTTCTGGAACAACAGTATATCAGATGATGGCAGGATCTTTATTATATTCTTAATATGGTTAATGATAGTTGTCATTGCTAAGGTATTAGGATTTGGTAAGATTTTTTTGATTATTATGTTTGCACCATTTGTGCTGTTTCTTTTGGTTATCATCGGTATGATTATTATGTTTATATATGATTCGTGGAAAGAATTTAGTTATAATTATAAATCAGATAAAGATAAAGTTATTGATCGATTGAAAGGCAATGATTAATTGACAAAAATATCGTTTAGTTTTACAGTTATGGTAAATAGATAGCAAACAAAAGATGTTTGCAAGACAATAGATTATTTGGGGGTCAAATAATGTCAAAGAAATTCGAAAAAGCAATTCTAATTGGTCGATATGAACCTGCCCATCATGGGCATCTTAGAAATTTTGCCTATGCATCTTCAATTGCTGAAAGAGTACAAATTCTTATTGGTAGCTCTTACCAGCCCAGAACAATTAAAAATCCTTTTACAGCCGAAGAACGAAAATTAATGATATCAAACTCGCTATTCCGTTTTCCGAATAGTATGCTTGATCATTATAATACTTTCTATTCATATATTCGAGATTTTGGATATAATGATAATCTTTGGATTAGTAATGTTCAACAGGTAGTAAAGGATTTGCATCCTAATATTCCCGATGAAAAAATTGCAATTCTAGGATACGAAAAAGATGATTCCAGTTGGTATCTTAGAGCATTTCCAAAATGGACATTTGTTCCACTTGAAGGATATGTTGATATTGGATCACATCCAATTGATGCAACCAAGATTAGGGAATTATATTTTGAAGGACTTTTTGATTACATCAAAGGTGCTGTTCCCGAAAAGGTATTAGAATTCTTAGAACAATTTTCTTATACACAAGAATATAAAACCTTAGTTGAAGAATATCAATTCATTAAGAATTATAAGGAATCTTGGGCCGCCGCACCTTATGCTCCGACATTTTTCACAGTCGATGCAGTTGTTATTCAGGGTGGGCATATTCTTCTTGTTAGACGTAAATCGTCTCCCGGTAAGGGTCTCTGGGCACTTCCCGGTGGGTTTGTTAATCAGAAAGAAACCGCATTGAATGCATGTTTACGTGAGCTTAAGGAAGAAACTGGTATAAAGGTTCCGCCGGTAATTTTGCAGAGTAGTATCACGTATGAAAAATTATTTGATAAACCAGATCGCTCCTTAAGAGGAAGAACTGTAACCCAAGCATATCTGATTGAACTTACTGGTGGTGATACAAAATTACCTAAGGTAAAAGGCGACGACGACGCCGAAGAAGCGCAATGGTTTCCTATAAACCAGGCACTTGAAATGAGCGAAGTATTATTTGAAGACCATTATAGTATTATTCAAACTATGGTTGGCAGGGCAAAATAATGTTCTATGTTCGAGTCTATGGAATGTCGGATGAAAGATTTAAAGAATACATTCAGGACATAGATTTTAAAGGAATTGTTAGACTGGATAATGGTGGTTGGTATGATATGAAACCTAGAATGGTCCAGGCACACATTTCTTTTACTGACGAGGAAGATGCATTATTTTATATTTTGAAAAAAGGTGGTAAAATATTCCACGACATACCAGTCAAATGGTTGTCCGGAGATTCAGAAGTGTAAGAAAGTCCACAAACGGATTGTGGCATTGTTTTAAAGGAGATTTAAAATGAAATTTAGAAAAAATTTACTCTTATCAGCTGATAGTTACAAATATTCACAATGGAATCAATTCCCGCAAGGGACCGAGCAAGTTGTTCTGTATATTTCATCTCGTGGTGGTATCTATGATAGACTTGTGTATCTCGGTACACAGGCATTAATTCGAGAGTATCTAACTGATCCCATTACTATGGAAATGATTGATCAAGCAGAGGCAATCATTACAGCACACGGCGAACCCTTCAACAGGGAAGGTTGGGAATATATTGTCAAGGAACACGGCGGGTATTTACCGATTGAAATTAAGGCAGTCGATGAAGGGACAGTGATGCGCCTCAAGAATGTCTTATTGACTGTGACAAATACAGACCCGAAGTGCTATTGGGTACCTGGTTTCTTAGAAACCTTGATTCTTAGATCCATTTGGTACCCGACTACTGTTGCAAGCAACAGTTATCATAGCAAACAAATTATTCTGGAATACCTTGAAAAAACAGGTACACCCGAATTGATCGATTTTAAACTTCATGATTTCGGTTGCCGTGGTGTTTCCAGTAGAGAAAGTGCTGGACTCGGTGGTATGGCTCACTTGGTTAACTTCATGGGGACCGATACTGTCGATGGACTTCTTGCTGCAATGGAGTATTATGATTCGGGAATTTGTGGTTTCAGTATTCCTGCAATGGAACATAGTACAGTTACCAGTTGGGGAAGAGAACACGAAACCGATTCTTTCCGAAACATGATTAAACTATATGGCGGTGAAGGCAAAAATGTTGCTTGCGTCAGTGATAGCTATAATATCTATGAGGCATGTGAAAAATGGGGAACAGAACTGAAAGAAGATGTTCTTAAGAGCAAGGCAACCGTTGTGATTCGTCCCGATAGTGGAAATCCGAGCGAAGTTGTTTTGAATTGCCTTAGAATACTTGATAAACATTTTGGACATATTGTAAACTCTAAGGGTTACAGAGTGCTGAATAATGTTCGAATTATTCAAGGCGACGGTATTGATCACAGTAGCATCCGTTCTATTCTGTTCTGTATGGAAATTGCAGGATATAGTGCAGATAACGTTGCATTTGGACAAGGCGGTGCTCTATTGCAACAAGTCAATAGAGATACGTTGGAATTCGCAATGAAATGTTCCGCTGCTAAGATTAATGGCAAATGGATAGATGTGTTTAAGGATCCTGTTACATCGTCGATGAAGAAAAGTTTCAAGGGTCGTCCTGTTCTTAACAAAGACAAGGACGGTAACTTTGTTACCAACCGATATGAAACACACAGTGACCAGACTGATTATCTTGTTACGAGATTTAAGAATGGTGAGATTATGAATGAAACAAACTTCAATGAAGTTCGTGCAAGAGCAAAAGAATTAGTACATTAAAGAGAGGAAATTATGAGAAAGGTAGCAATACTTGGTGCAGGTCAAATTGGTTCGGCATTAGTCGAAATGATTGAAAATTTCAAATACAAAGATTATGACGAAAATAATGACTTAAACCATGTTCGTTGCTACCTAATCGATTCTGATCTTTCAGCACTTCAGGCTGCCGGGAATTTTTCGCATATTCTTTTCGATATTGGAAACTCCTCTTCGGAAGAATTATCAAAGATTTTCCGGCAGTATGAAATTTCTTATGTAATCAATGCTTTGCCGTTTTTCTTAAACGAAAAGGTTGCTATTGCCGCAGCAGATGCAAATTGTTCCTATATTGATTTTACTGAAGACGATGTAATGGCAGATAAAGTTCAGGATATCTACAAGGATCATCCCGAATTGAATTGTGCCGTTAAATGCGGACTTGCTCCAGGATTTATCAATTATGTAGGATATAACCTAGTAAAGGATTTAGATACTGCTGATAGTCTTATGGTATCTGTTGGTGCTCTTCCGAAAAATGTAAACGGCACTCGTCCGCAAGATCTATATAGCCTTTCTTGGAGTGTTGATGGACTTGTTAATGAATATATCCGTGATTGTAGAATTAAGAAGGATGGCAGACTCTATGATATTCCTGCCTTAACAGGAAGAGAAAAAGTCATTATCGACGGATGTGAATATGAAGCCGCATTTACATCCGGTGGCATTGGATCCCTGATTAAGGATTTAAAATCAGTTCCAAATGTTTCCTATAAGACTTTAAGATATCCTACACATTATGATTATGTTGCAGATGCCGTGGAAAGAAATCACGGAGATTTCGACCGAATTAAGGCTGAATTCTTAAAGGTGTTTCCTTATACTAGACAAGACGTTATTGTTGTCTTTGGCGTAGCAATGGGAACCAAGAAAGGCAAGAAGGTAAGAAATACTTTCTCTAGAAAATTCTATGGAGCAGAAAATTTTACTTCTATCCAATCTACCACGGCTGGTGGCGGAGTTGCTGTATTAGAACTTTTCCTATCTGGAAAAATTAAAGGCATAGTTAATCATACTGATATCTCTCTAACTGATTTTCTAAATACAGAAAGTTTCAAACTCTATTATACTTCAAATAGATAAGAATCCAGATCCTTTATATAATTAAAAGGGTATAGATAAATACACTAAGATGGTAATTTCCATCTAGGGTGTATTTTTATCAACCTCAAATTAGATAAAGGTAGGTTAAATGTCTAAGTTGTTCAAATTATTATCTGATGAGAAAATCGCATTTCGTCAGGAGACTATTTCTTTAAAGGAATACCTTGAAGGATGCAAATCAGATAATACAATGTATGCCACCGCAGCTGAAAGAATTCTTAAAGCAATCGGTGAACCGGAATTAATAGATACACATAGAGATCCACGCCTAAGTCGGATCTTTTTAAATAGAACAATAAAAAGGTATCCAGCTTTCAGTGATTTTTTTGGAATGGAAGAATCAATTGAAAGAATTGTTGGATATTTTACACATGCTGCACAAGGATTAGAAGAACGTAAACAGATTCTCTATCTCCTTGGTCCAGTAGGCGGCGGAAAGAGCTCCTTAGCAGAGCGCCTCAAGGAACTAATTCAGAAATTTCCCATTTATGTACTAGCAGACAAAGACGGAAATATGAGTCCGGTCTTTGAATCTCCATTAGGTCTTTTCAATAAGGAACAATATGGTGATCTTATTGAAAAGGAATATGGCATTCCACAACGATATTTAAATAATGTTCTTAGTCCATGGGCAATCAAGAGATTGAAAGAATATGGACACGATAAGACTTTATTTAAGGTCGTAAAAGTATTTCCAAATAAATTAGAACAAATCGGTGTTATCAAGACCGAACCGGGTGATGATAATAACCAGGATATTAGTAACCTAGTTGGAAAAACAAATATTAGAATGTTAGAACATTTCGACCAGAATGATCCAGATAGCTATTCATTCTCTGGAGCACTATGCCGTGGAAATCAGGGCCTGGTTGAATTTGTAGAAATGTTCAAGGCACCAATTAAAATGTTACATCCATTATTAACTGCAACACAAGAAAGCAATTATGTCGGAACAGAAGGCATTAGTGCAATCCCGTTTAATGGTGTTGTTTTAGCACATAGTAACGAGAGTGAATGGCAAACATTTAAGAATAATAAGAATAATGAAGCTTTTATTGATAGAGTTTATGTTGTAAAAGTTCCATATTGTTTGCGTGTTACAGACGAGAAAAATATTTATGTTAAAATGCTCGAAAGTTCGAGCCTTAGTCAAGCACCGTGCGCAGCAGAAACATTGGATATTTTGGCTAAATTTTGTGTATTAACCAGAATCTCAGATCACGAAAACTCTAATATATACAGTAAGATGCGAGTATATGATGGAGAAGCGATTAAGGATACTGATCCAAGAGCAAAAGGACTTCAGGAATATAAGGACAATGCCGGTGTCGACGAAGGAATGAGTGGAATTAGCACACGTTTTGCATTCAAGATATTATCTAAGACATTTAATTTCGATCCATCTGAAGTTGCGGCCGATCCGGTACATTTAATGTATGTTCTTGAAGATGCAATTAAACAAGAACAATTTGGCGAAGAGAAAGAAGGAAAATATATTAATTTCATTAAAGAACATTTAGCACCAAGATATGCTGATCAATTAAGTAGTGAAATTCAAAAGGCTTATCTTGAAAGTTATAGTGATTATGGACAGAATTTATTTGATAGATATATCGAATATGCTGATGCATGGATACAAGAAATTGACTTCAAAGATCCTGACACAGGAAATCTTTTTGATAGAAATGTTTTAAATAAAGAACTTGAAAAGATTGAAAAACCTGCAGGTATTTCAAATCCTAAAGATTTTCGTAATGAGGTTGTTAATTTTGTACTTCGAGCAAGGGCAAAAAATGGTGGCAATCCTGTAAAATGGACTTCGTATGAAAATTTACGTGAAGTAATTGAAAAGAAGATGTTTGCTAGTACGGAAGAATTATTGCCAGTTATTAGTTTTGGTGCTAAATCAAACAGTGACGATCAAAAGAAACACGACGAATTTGTTCACAGAATGATGAGTAAGGGATATACTGCTAAACAGGTTAAACGCCTGGTTGAATGGCATATTAGGGTGGCCAAGAGCTCTTAATGGATAATTATACCATTATTGATAGACGATTGAATCCGAAAGGAAAAAATCTGTCTAATAGGCAACGTTTCCTAAAAAGGGCAAACGATTGGATAAAGGAAAAGATAAGAAAAAGAGCAATTGATAGAGACATCACATCCGAAGAGGATGAATCTATCACCATCTCTACAGATGGAATTTCCGAACCAGTTTTTGATTATGATTACCAATCGGGAGATTGGGATAGAGTCTTACCAGGAAATAGAGATTTTGTGGTGGGAGATACTATTAAGAGAGAAAAATCTGGACAAGGAAAAGGAAAAGATGCTAGTGATAACGGAGATGGTGAAGATACATTTGTCTTTACTATTTCTAAAGAAGAATATTTAGACATTCTTTTTGAAGATCTTGAACTTCCAGATTTAATCAAGGAAAGCGAAGAAACTGCTATACGCTTCGCAAGGAAGAGATCTGGGTTTTCAACTTCTGGTACACCAAATAATCTTGATTTAGAAAGAAGCTTAAAAAATGCTTTAGGTAGAAGAATTGCATTAGCCTTCCCACTTGATAGAAAAATAAAAGAGAAAGAAGAAGAGATTGAGAAATGTATTGACTCCGAATTATTAATTCAATTACAGCAAGAATTACTTGAATTAAAAACAAGAAGAAATGCTGTTTCATATATTGATCAAGTTGATGTTAAGTATAAAAGATATACTCAAATTCCATTACCTTCGAGTCAGGCTGTTGTTTTTTGTTTAATGGATGTTTCGGGCAGTATGGAAGAAAGAGAAAAGGAAATAGCTAAAAGATTCTTTTTGTTATTATATCTATTTCTACAGAGAAAATATGAGAAGGTGGATATAAGATTTGTTCGTCATACTACGACTGCTGATGAATGCACTGAACATCAATTTTTCTATGATAAAGAATCTGGTGGAACAATGGTTAGTACCGGAGTTAAGAAAGTTAATGAAATTATCAATGAAGAATATCCATTGGATGATTGGAATATTTATGTAGTGCAGGCATCCGATGGTGATAATTTTAGCAATGATGAAAATGATTTAAAATCAGAATTAGAAGAAATATTACCTAAGTGCCAATATTATGTTTATAATGAAGTGAAACCTGGCGGGACTTCTGAATACATGAATTTAGAAAGATCATATCAGACAAATGTTTTTACAACTATGAAGCAAATGACAGCTAATTTTGATAACTTAGCAATTGTTAATATTGGTTCTGTTGATGATGTCGTATCAATATTTAGGAAGGTATTTACAAAACAGGTGAAAAATGGCAAATAAACCATTATTTAAGGGTGCTGAATGGGATTTTGATCTGATTAAACGTGCCATGGATGTGTTGAATGATCTTGCTCCTGAATTAAAACTTGATCTCTATCCCAACCAGATAGAAATAATTACCAGCGAACAGATGTTGGATTCCTATGCAAGTGTTGGGCTTCCTGTAATGTATAAGCACTGGAGTTTTGGTAAGAAATTTTCATATGAGTCCGATATGTATAGGCAAGGAAAACGAGGATTGGCATATGAAATCGTTCTGAATACCAATCCTTGTATTAACTTTTTAATGGAAGAAAATTCAGCAATGACGCAGGTATTGGTACTTGCTCATGCTGCTTTTGGACATAATCATGTCTTTAAGAATAATTACCTATTTAAACAATGGACGGATGCAGCCAGTATTGTTGATTATCTAAATTTCTCTAAAGGTTTTATTTCCGAATGTGAAGAAAAATATGGATTACAGGCAGTGGAACAAACATTGGATTCAGCACATGCATTAATGAATCACGGAGTAGACAGATCAATTCGTCCACCTAAGTTAAGTTTTGCTAAAGAACAAGAAAGAAAACAAGCCAGAGAAATATATTTGCAAGAACAGGTTAATGAACTCTGGAAGACATTACCTAAACAGAAAGAAAAACCAAAAGAAGATAATAAATTTCTTAAAGAACCCGAAGAAAATCTATTATATTTTCTTGAAAAGAAATCACCTAAATTAGAGCTATGGCAGCGAGAATTACTTCGCATTGTTAGAAAAATTTCACAATATTTCGAACCACAACGTGCCACAAAAGTACTCAATGAAGGTTGGGCAAGTTTCACTCATTACTATCTGGTTAATAGGTTATGGGATAAAGGATATTTGGAAGATGGATCTATGCTTGAATTTTATCAATTGCATACTTCGGTTCTTTATCAACCAGATTTCAATAGCGAATGGTATTCGGGATTAAATCCATATTATCTTGGATTTGAAATTTTTTCTGAAATTAAAAGAATATGTACCGAACCAACGGCTGAGGATGAAGAATTCTTTCCGGAATTAATTGGAGCAAATTGGGTTGATGCCTGTTTAGATGCTGTTGCTAACTATAGAGATGAAAGTTTAATTAGACAATATCTTAGTCCAACACTTTGCCGTAAGTTGAAGCTTTTCCTATTAAAAGATGATAATTCATCGGATTATACGGTTAATGCTATTCACAACGAAAATGGATATAAAACGATCAGGAGATCTCTTGCAGATTCTTATTTGATTGAAAATCATATTCCGAAAATTGAAGTAGTTAATGTTGATTACAACACCAGAAAACTTACATTAATGTATCATCAGAAGAACAATAGACGTTTATCTGAAAAATCTTTAAAGGTTGTAAGACATATTGAAAATCTCTGGGGATTTCCGGTTGAGATTATTAACGAAAGTGGCGAAGAAATTAAATTTTAATTTAATTTTTCAGCATCAGAAGAGTTTAAAATACGAAGCATGGCAGCCATACTCTTTCCGCGACCAGTGGTTGTATCATGAAGTCCATCTTTATAGAAAACCCAACGATCAGTTATTTCGGTGATATAATATTTTTTACTTAGTTTTCTTAAATAAAAAATTGAACCCGGTGTTATATCTTTTTCTGTAATGCCGAATAGATTAGAAAGAAATCCTTCATTTATATCTTTATCTATATTAACAATTTTATTTCCAAAATGGAGAACTTCTCCATCGTTCCATAATTCTACAGGATAAAGATCTACAGCAGGTTCGAATTGAATATCAGCTAATGTTCTTCTTTCACATTTTCCGGTATTTGGTCCCGTAAGATATTGTACCGCAGCCTGATTACCTGCTACTAAAATTCTTCTTTCATACGGACTACGTGTTTGAATTTCACTTAGCCTTAAAACATTATTATATGTAACATAAAAGGTAAGATCCGATGTTGGCATTAATCCATGATCTTCTCCATGTTCGGGTCTTTTCGCTTTTGTCCTGGTAGTGGTATGATTTGCATGAACTACATAAATGCTACCTTTCGCGGTCTGGAAGGTATATTCTCCATCTTCTTCTCGAAGATATTCTTCATATTCATCTAGAACTTTTTCATAACTTACATCTTGTGCTGGATGACTTCTATTAATTCCGCCCATCGATCCGTCTTCTAATTTCTGGATTTGAATAATATTTGAAGCCGGAGTTTTCATTAATCTTCCATCTGGTGTTCTGAATAATACTTCAGTATAGCCAACTGGATTTTTTCTTATTTTTTCAACAACACCATCCATTTGCATTTTCTTCGTACGAATAGTATCACCGATTCCGGGAATCTCGTTTTCTTCAAATAAATTGATATATTCGTCTAATAAGTTCGGCATCTTAATCCTTTCGATTTTTGTTATTTATCACCATTCGTATCGGAATTGTTATGAAGTTCATTGACGAAAACATAACTATTCAATATAATCAACAAAGAGGTATCAATGGAGAATTTATTAACTTTGCTTCGTGACATCAAAGAAAATGGTGTTGATAAACCGGACAGAACCGGGGTTGGATCTAGGTCTGTTTTTGGAAGATTATTAAGGTGGAATCTATCAGAAGGATTTCCATTACAAACAACCAGAAAAGTTCCATTAAGAATAGCGTTCGAAGAAACAATGTTTTTTCTTCGTGGATTGACAAATACCAAGATATTAGAAGACAAAAAAATTAATATCTGGAAAGGTAATACAACAAGAGAATTTTTAAATAACCGAGGATTAATTCATCTTCCCGAAGGCGATATGGGAAAGGGATATGGTTATCAGATTCGACATTGGGAAACTCCCAAACTGGATAAGGGTTCCATAATCGTTAAAGAAACAGATCAACTGAAGAATTTAGTCGATGGTCTGAAAAATGATCCTTATGGTCGAAGGCATGTTATTACTCATTGGAATCCCGGTCAGCTTAACGAAGCAGCATTACCTCCTTGCCATATGATGCATCTTTATTCTGTTGAAGGAGACTTCACTGTTGAAGGTGGTAGATTAAATAATTGCTTTGTAATGAGAAGTAATGATGTTCCTTTTGGATTACCATTTAATATCGCATCATATGCATTACTAAATCACATCTTTTCAAAACATTTAGGATTGATTCCCGGTGATCTAGTTTATATGGGATGGGACGCTCACATCTATCAAAATCAAATGAAAATGGTAGATGAAATTCTAACAAGAACTCCGAGAAAATTACCTAATGTTGTTATTAAGAAGGATCTTCCCACATTTGAAAGCATTTTAGAATTACAATGGGAAGATATTGAATTAATTGGATACGATCCGTATCCCGATGTTACAAACAAACCAGGGATGGCAATTTAATGTTAATGTATATAACCGAAAAAGATAAAGAAACCTTAGAGCTATTAGATAAACTATTACATCTGGTAGATAATGAATTTCTTAAAGATCTTATTGAAAAAGAAGAAATTGTAGGGAAGTTAAAAGGTTCCTTAAATGGTGATATTGGTATAATTCGACAAATGGTCGAGATAATCAATAGTCAATCAATTGAGATAACTTCTTTAAAATCGGAACTGATGCTATTACGTGGTGATATGACAACAATGTTAAAGGTTATGAATAAACCATTTGATACTGCTTATACATATGAATTTCAGAATCTTAAATCACGGTATGGTGTATTTTAAAGGATAAATAAAAATGTCACACAACGGTGACAAATTTCAATTAACAATATCCGTTTAAGGAAGGATTCAAATTATGGCATATAATAAAACAAAATGTGACCCCGAATTAGGTCAAAAAATTCACCAACATTTACTTAAATGTGGAGTCGAAACACCGACTACAGAAATGGTAAATGGAGATCGAAAGGAAAAGATCTCAGTTATCGAAGATAAATTTAAAGAAATTATGGAATGTCTTGGATTAGATTTATCCGATGATAGTCTAATCGAAACACCAAAGAGATATGCCAAAATGCTGGTAAACGAGACAATGTGGGGACTTGACTATGAAGCATTTCCAAAATGTACCGCAGTTGATAATAAAATGAGTTATGATGAAATGGTAATTGAACGAAATGTAAGTGTTCAATCCAATTGTGAACATCATTTTGTTGTAATTGATGGATTAGCTACTGTTGCCTATATTCCAAATAAGAAGGTTCTTGGACTTAGTAAAATCAATAGAATAGTTGAATATTTTAGTAAGAGACCACAAATTCAAGAACGTTTGACAGAACAGATTTATCACGCTCTTCAATATATTCTTGAAACCGATAATATTGCAGTTCTAATTCATGCTCAGCATTTCTGTGTCAAATCTCGTGGAGTTGAAGACACGGGTTCATCCACTATCACTAGTAAATTAGGTGGAGTATTCAAAACAGATAATAATGTCAGAACAGAATTTATGAGACTTGTCTCGATAGGAAAGGAATAATATGTTCGGACTCTTTCTAACTCTATTGGAAAAGATGGGAAGGAAAAGAGTAATTTTAGATAGGGAGAGTCAATCTCCCTATCTAAATAGATATTACCTTTTTCTTAAGGATAGACAAAAATTTCCATTTAATATTTTCTTACATCAATTTTTAAGAAGCGACCCCGACGATGAACACGATCATCCATGGCCATATGCAACACTGGTACTAAAGGGTGGGTATTGGGAATGGAGATTAAACGATCCAATGGATTTTTCTAAAGGTGAAACAAAAGTTTGGCGCGGTGCAGGACATTTTAGAACCTGTAAGGCTGAAAGTTATCATAGAATCGAATTGGAAACAGGGGTCGATTGTTGGACACTTTTTATGCCCGGTCCGCAAGAAAGGGATTGGGGATTTCTTACACATAAGAAATGGAAACCTAATACCTTTAAATGGATTCAACACGAAGATTATATATATCTTAGAATGAAAAAGAAAAGGAAAACAGCATGAGGAAATTTAATGTAGCTATTATGGTTGATTCAACTACCTATAAACCTTTTCCGGCTGTTATGGTTATTGAGGATAACCAATCTACCAGGTTAAATATATCTGATAAATTAAAAAATACATTAGGTCCGGGATTTGATAAATTTGAATTCTTGAATGAAGTGTTAATTGAAAATTCATTACCACTCGCAACCGAAGAAGAAATTCAATTTATTAAGCAACGGGATAATCACTTTGGATTAAAATAATGTCTGAAAAGAAAACATTTGATAAACTAAGAAGATTACCAGTTCAAGAAGTTAAGGACAGAATAAGTCGTGGTAAAAATGGAATACCTCCGGTTTTTAAATTAGGTTCGTCTGTTGTTCAAAGAAAAGATTTTTTCGATGATATCCATTTTTATATTGAAACAATAAATATACTAGAGGAATGCGGCTGGAATCCTCAAGATTTTTATTTAGAAATGGAAAAAGAAATACTCATTGATCTTATCAATGAGTATAATGCTTCTATTGATTTCCCACAAGAAATTATAGACAGAGCTACACGAGTATTTCCTAATGCAATATTTAAACCGGCTAGAATAGAATTTCAATAAAGGAACACACAGAATGAATTATGCAATGCTTAGATGGTGGTTATTAACTTGTGTTTCTGTGATTTTTCAGATTATTCTGCAACACAGAGGCATCTTTTCAATTATGTGGGTAGCTGATGTATCCAAGATAAGTTTCATTATTATTGGATTATATTTTATATTAACTTTTTTCACTGGTGTAATCACACATAGATTGAATAAAGAAAATCTAAGTGATGAAGATCGTTCTACCTATATTAGATATCTCGATGCATGTTGGTATAGTTCCGAATTATTAATGGCACTCGGTATGATGGGTACCTTAATAGGATTTTCATTAATGTTGGGTTCCTTGGTTGGATTAGATTTTGCTAATATCGCTGCAACCAAAACAGGAATATTCTCAATGGCAGCCGGTATGGGAACAGCGATTTATGCTACATTATCTGGATTAATCGCTAGTCAGCTTTTGAAGATACAGCTTGTTAGTCTCGAAATATCATTAGAGAATGAAGAATGAAAATTCTAAGACGTAAAAATAATACGTATCATGCCAGTAGTATTAGTTTTATTGATATGCTTTTCAATATCAATATGTTATTTGTGTTACTCTTCATTGGAGCTTTCTTATTAATTAACCCACAAGCCAAGAAGAAAGATATTGAATCTAAGGCCGAAATGTTGGTTATATTGACGTGGCCCGATAATAGTCCACATGATATAGATTTATGGTTAAAGACTCCCGATGATATTATTGGATATCCACATAGGGAAAATACTTATGTTCACTTAGAAAGAGATGATTTGGGTATCACAAATAATTTTGTACCCGGAAAGAGTAAAGATCAGGCAGAAATTTCTGCTAGGCGAGAAGTAATTGTATTTCGTGGAAAACGGGACGGCAGATATGTCGCTAACGTACATTTTTTTATGGCAAAACAAAAAGATGGAAGTGTAGGTTGGGACGGTGTTCCGGTTCCTGTCACAGTTGAATTAATACAGGTAAATCCTACATATGAGATTCTTTCCAAGAAGGATATTATATTAACTGATCCGGGGCAGGAAGAAACTGCATTTTCTTTTATTATTTCGGACGATAAGGTAACTGAAATTGATAAAAATGCAGATGAAAAAATTCGAAGTCATTATCAAGACTATGTAAGTGGAGAACATCCATAATGTTATCATTACTTCCATTTCTTAATGTTCTGATGTTCTTAAATATCGGATTGGCTGCCTTATGTTGTTTCTTGATTATAAGATTACCATTCGGATATTGGTTGAAATTTACAACAATTCCGTTTATTATAGCAATTACTTTTGTATTAGTAATGGATGGTGAAAACCTATTTGGAAGACCATATCCTGGTGTACCACAAGGACAATTCGAATTCAAAGATTATCGAGTTGTTTCTGAATCTGAAAAGAAAATTGAATTATGGGTAATTCAGAATAAAGAATCCAGATTGTATGTTTTCAAATATGATCCAGAATTTGAACAGCAACTTGCAACAGCAAAAGGAAAAACAAGGAAAGGTGCAAAAATGAAGGGCGAATTTAAGGGAGATAGAAAAGGGTCTGGTCGACCCGGCTCCGGAAGCAATTATAAACTCAACATTGAAGAAACACCTTTAACTGAAATATTACCACCTAAGAATGAACAGGAATAAAATGGCGAAATATATATCGACAAAAACTTATAGACAAATTGCTCCAGTAGCATATAGACAATGGAGAGCAGATAGTCATTGTAATTTGATTCATGGTTATGCATTATCATTTCATTTTGAATTTGAATGCGATACATTAGATGCAAGAAATTGGGCAATGGACTTTGGTGGATTGAAACCATTAAAGGAATTTCTAGAAGATAAGTTTGATCATTGTCTTCTATTGGCACAGGACGATCCGAATTATGATGATATTAAAAAACTTGGAGAATTAGGTTTAGCCAAGGTAACAGAAGTTGAAAAAACTGGTTGTGAAGGAATTTCAGATTTCTTATACAAATATATAAATGGTATTTTCTTACCACAATATGGTACAGAAGAAGCAAAGAGAATTTGGTGTTGTAAAGTTGAAGTGAGAGAAACCGATTCAAATATGGCTATGAGGGTTGGACACAGGGAAGATAACGAAGATCTTTTCGAAGGATATTAATATGAAAGAAATCAAAAGTCCTACGGAAGGTACAATTGGTTTCCTTCACGAAATGGAAAGTGATCCGAATACTGTTCTAATTGTTCAGCTTCCTAGAGAAACAAAATTTCTTTCAACAGCATATCTGGAACACACAAGGGAAACTCTTAGTAAGATACTTCCCGAAGGCAAGACTGCCTTATTAATTGGGGCAGATGTAAACATATATGAAATTGCAGGTGTAGATGCCTTGTCCCTTAAAATAAAAGGGCTTATCTAAAAATAAACAATAAATGATATTTGCATTATTGACGCTCTTGTCAGCGTTATCTTTAGGTTTTGTTTCTGGCTGGTTTTCCATTATAGGAATTATGACCATTTACGCAGGTGCAGCATTTCATGCACTCATAATGGGATTAGTTCTCGAAGGTGGAAAACTAGTTACAACTAGCTGGTTATATAGAAATTGGCAGTTTTCAACATGGAAACTTAAACTTCCATTGATATTTCTAACAATAGTATTATCATTGATTACCAGTATTGGTGTTTTTGGATTTCTTTCAAAAGCACATCTAGAACAGAATGCATCAACAATTGATAATTCAGCAAAGATTGAAAGTTTAAATGAACAAATCGATCGAGAGAAATCTTCAATAGCTGATAATCAGAAAATTATCAATCAACTTGATGCTACAGTAAATTCATATCTTGGAAAAGATAGAACAGATAAATCAGTGTCAATAAGAAAATCCCAGGCGTCGCAGAGAAAAGAACTTAGGGATAATATCGATGCTTCACAGAAAAGAATCGATGAACTTTCTTCGGATAAATTTAAGTTAGAATCCGAATTAAGAAAGGTACAATTGGAGGTTGGACCTATTAGATATATTGCTGAATTAATATATTCTTCAGATGATGCTAATAAGAATATCGAATCTGCGGTAAAGATTTTTACCTTAATAATTTCCTTAACACTTGAACCTTTGGCAGTTATACTATTACTCGCAGCAAATCACACATTTTTAAGACTCACGAATGAAAAAGAAGTTAGTCAGGAGACTAAAGAATCGGAAAAAACTACCGATTCGCAGCATGTCGGCTCTAAGAAGAATAGGAAAATCGTATTCCAGACAGGAAACTTACGATATGATGAAGATACGGAAACGGGCCCACAAGAGGTAATAGATGAAGAAGAGACGGAAACTTTGGAGGAAGAACGGTCCGTTTTACCACGGAGTGAGGAATCTGAAATCGTATCGAAATCCAGTGAAATATCCAGACAGGATTCCGAGTTCGGTGAGACACGACAGTCGGAAGAAGAAAATAAAATCGATTCGGAATTTAATCAACCAGAGACTCAGGAAATACGGAGTAAAGATTTAGATTATTCCAATGAACCACATTTTATTCCGCAAAAATTAAAAGATGGGGATCTTTTAGTTAAGAATAAAGAATCTTCTCCTGAAAATAAAAATCAAAACACAAATTCAAATAAATACCCTAGGCCACTAAGTTGGCTGAAAGAATTTGTGGGGAAATAATATGGGAACCGAAGATAATCTAAAAAAAGTAATCAATTGTTCTTTCTGTAACAAAGGACGTCACGAAGTTGAACAAATGATTGAGGGACCAGAATTTCACGGTAAGAACATCTATATTTGTAATGAATGCGTTGATGTTACATATGATATCTTACATAAAGAAGAGCCATTAACGACTAAGAAAAAACGAGAAAAGATTCCATCCCCAGAACAAATTAAAAAACACCTTGATGAATATATAATTGGTCAAGATGATGCAAAAATTGCAATTTCGGTAGCAGTATATAATCACTATAAAAGAATAAATGGAAAAACTGATACCGAGATTGAAAAATCAAATTTATTAATGGTAGGATCTAGTGGTTCGGGAAAAACACTAACAGTCAAAACCATAGCTAAATTATTTGATATTCCTTATGTGGTGGCAGATGCAACATCATTAACAGAAGCAGGATATGTTGGCGAGGATGTTACAAATCTCATTAGAAGATTAATTCAAAATGCAAATGATGATGTTGAAAAAGCTCAACAAGGAATAATCTTCTTAGATGAAATTGATAAGAAGAGTAAAAAGACAGAATTATCCTCGTCCACGCGTGATGTTTCGGGTGAAGGAGTGCAACAGGCACTTCTTAAATTAATCGAAGGAACAACAGTTAAGATTGAAGATATGTATGACGAAATATGTGAATTCGATACCAAGAATGTTTTGTTTATATGTAGTGGTGCATTTGTTGGACTTGATGAAATTATTAAGAAAAATAGATCTAAAACAAGCATTGGAATTGGTGCTCAATTAAATGTTGTATCTCCTTTCTCACAGACTGTTAAAGATGCAACTCCTGAAGATTTTATTAAATATGGACTGATACCGGAGTTTGTGGGACGTTGTCCAGTGGTTGTAGTATTTGACGATTTAACACCTGATATGATGATTAGGATCTTAAAGGAACCAAAAAATAGCATTGTAAGTCAATATAAAGAATTATTTAAATTTGAAGGTATTGCATTAGAGTTTGATGATAAATACCTACTTAATGTGGCAGATAAGTGTTTGAAACAGAAAGTTGGTGCAAGAGGACTCCGTTCAATAATGGAGAAAGATTTGCAAAATACACAATTTGTTCTACCACGATTATCAAAAGAAGGTGTCAACAAAATCTTTGTTGATGCGAATGGAAGTATGAAATATGTCTATAAAGCAAAGAAAAGAGCAAATAATGAGTAAGTATAGAGATTCTAAGCCAAAGAGAAGAGGAATATCAGTAGAGGTAAAAGATGATCTCGGAAGAGCATTACGTACCTGGTCAAAGAAAGTTCAGGATTCTGGATTATTAAAAGAAATTAAAGATAGAGGTGCCTTTGAGAAACCTGCTGTTAAGAAACAAAGAATGCGTAAACAGGCGCGTAGACGTTGGGAAAGACAAGTTGAAGAAATGATGGATCTTGGACTTTGGCACAGAGATCGTAATTATTGATAGCTTTATAGAATATTGATTAAATCTTAAAAAGTCTCTATAATACCAGAGATAAATAATTTTACAAGAACGCCTAAATTGGGTCTTGTGAAACGTGCATTGGGCACAAATTTAAACTTGCTTAAAAAAGGAGTAATCATGGCAAATCATGACTTTCAACGACTATTTGATCAACTCGAATCCTTATCAATTGGATTCGCACCAGTTTTCAGAAACTTCACCCTATCTGGCACAAATTATCCGCCTCATAATATCTATAAGGGTGAGAATGAAAACGAAATCATATTAGAAATTGCTGTTGCTGGTTTCAAGAAAGATGAAATTGAAATTAGAGAACACAATGGTGAAATTACAATTCAAGGAGTCAAGCCCGAAAATCAACGACAAGCATATTCCTATCAGGGTATTGCTAATCGAAGCTTTATAAAAAGATTTCAGCTTGCTGAACATTATGAAACAGTTTCTGCCAAAATCGAAGATGGGCTCTTGGTAATTAGGTTCGAGAAAAACATTCCCGAAGAAGAAAAGCCTAAGTTAATCCCCATAAAATAATTCTTGACTAATAGGGCCCGTGTAGTATAGAATAACGTTCTGCACTACACGGGATTAATGATATGTCTGAAACAAACGTTATTGAAAAGATTGAGGAAAACATTCAAGTACAAGAGCCGAAGAAATATCAGGTTATCTTGTTCAATGATGATAGAACAACCTTTGAATTTGTTATCGGAATTTTAGTAGGAATTTTTCATAAGACATTTGAAGAGGCTTATGAAATTACTGTTAACATCCATAATGCCGGACAAGGCATTGCTGGTGGACCATACACAAAAGAAATTGCTGACGAAAAGGTTTCGGAAACAATCAATTATTCCCGTTCAAATGGCTTTCCTTTAACAGCCATCGCTGAAGAAATTTAAATATAAATATCCTGTAACACAGGAAATAAATGACCAACGATTTAATTTCAATTAAGAATTTCCTTGGGAAATATTTTCCAGAATTAAATTATTCTTCTATTCAAGAGAAATATAAGAATACCAATCTGGATACTATTTTTGAGCAGAGATTTCATATTCAAAATAATAAGACGCAGATGATTGTCGATAATGGATTATCGGGATTAATTGCGATTATTTCTGGAAATGAAATTCATGTAAGTAAGGAACTATATGATCATCCAAATATCACAATTGTAAATTCTTTAGAAAATTCTGAAAAGACGAATTCTGTGAGTTTATATAACCCCGAAACATTCTCAACAATCGCATATCTGATTTGTCATAATCATACCTTATTTCAAATTACAGGAAATATCGATGAACCGATATATGTAAGGTACAAATGTGATTATGAAACATTTTATAATTCGGTTGCTGCATTTGAAGTTCTCGATAATATTTCAATTGAAATTGTAGAAGAAATCGAAAGTACGAGTGCATTAAATGCTGTAATGAATTATATTATTCATCCCACAGCTGAAATAAAACTAAGCACCTTTTATAAGAATAATCTTTCGGGTATTTCTTTTGTATTACGAAATATTATCACAGAAATTGAATCAAACTTCAGCCATATGGTGTTTGGTAAAGGTTCATCAAATATCATTGATGAAAATAAAATTGTTTGCTACCCGGGATCTTCTTCTGAATTTATGGGAATCATAGACTCTAAAGGACAAGATTTTCATAGTATTCTATATGTTCATCCGGTAACTGAACAATTTTCAGTTTTGGTTGATTATAGAAATATAAATTATAAAGGTTCAAATATTACATTCTATCCTGTAATTGTTGGTAATAAAACAGAATCTAATTCTGATATATCTATTACAAATATTTCGATTGATGAAAAAGATAGAAAAGATCGAAATTTCGATATAAAGAGTTTTGCTGATGACCTATTGGATAGATTCACATTAGAAAGAATGATAGGTGTTAGGAGATTCTACGAAAATAAGAAAAACTTCTTGATTTTCAATAAATAATTATATGAATACACCAGGCGAATTTAGAAAATTATTAGAAAAAGTCTCAGCCGAAATAGAAGTCAAACAAATAAAACTTCCTGTTAAATCTGATCAATTATCACCAGTCCTTTCTAAGGAAAACATTGATCTGCATTATGGAATACTATATAAACGTTATGTAGAGAAAGCTCACGCAGGCGAAGGTGAATTTCAGGTTGCAGGAGCAAAACTTCATACATTGTTCTTTGAACAATTTCAAATACCAAAAAATTCAAATAATCCAACCGGTGAAATAAAAACTTTAATCGATACTAAATTTGGTTCGTTTGACAAATTTAAAGATTCAATTAAAGAGGAAGCATTAGGAATACATGGTTCTGGATGGGTTTATCTAACCAAATCAGGTTCTATTCAAACAATTCAAAATCATAAAATTCTCACAAATGTAGCAGTGATTATAGATATGTGGGAGCATGCATTCTTGACTGATTACGGATCCGATAAAGAAAAATATTTGAAGAATATTTGGAAAATTATTAATTGGGATATTATTAATACGAGGTTAAATTAAAATGACAGATGTTGCTAGTTTAGGAAAAGAATATACAGTTGCCGATGAATCAAGAAAATTTATTAAAAATATACAGATAATCCCATACGAAGAAATTTTAAATGCTACAGTTGGTCCTTATAACGAAACAGAATTCAAATCATTTAAGGACTATTTAAAGAAATCAACTTCGGCACTTACTGGATTTGAGAAGATCGATCCATTAAAGGTGCTGTGGTACACTACTCCCGAAGATACATTTCCTTTAATGGATATTGTAGAATATGCTATCGAATATGGATACGATAGAGTCATTCTAGAACATCTTCCTAAAGAATAAAAGAATTCCCAATAGCTCAGAAAGACCAATGATTGCTGACGTTAGAGCCGGCGCCGGCGAAGTCATATTATTCGAGTTACATAGAGCACCTAGCACTTAACTAGAAGGACGGTGGTTTGATGTGTTCCACCTTGGGAACGTATTTCAAATAATCATTTGACAACCCAGCTATATCTACGATATAATACACAAACACTTGAAAGTAAAACGATGCCTACACAGTCCGAAAAAGTTATCGAACAACTCACCCGAGCACGTATTTCATTGTTGCTGAGGCAACCATTTTGGGGAACTCTAGCAACACGTCTTATTTTGAAAGATGCAACCGATGATCCCGATGGTTGGTGCACGACAGCAGCAACCGATGGACGATATATGTATTATAATCGTAATTTCATCGAAAAATTAACAAAAGAAGAAACTGTTTTCCTTATTGGTCACGAAGTGGAACACTGCGTTTATGACCACATGAGTCGTCGAGGCGGACGAGATCCGAAATTGTGGAACGCGGCCGCAGATTTTGTTATCAATTGGGAATTGCACGAACACAATGTCGGTAAACTTCCTAATCCGAAAACTTCGGGTGTGGAACCTTGTTTTGATCCGAAATACAAGGGAATGTTTACTGAAGAGCTCTACGAAAAGTTAAAGAAGGAAAATCCCGATGCGGGTTATCCGCAGTTTGATATTCACATCGAACCCGGCGACGGCAAGGGTGTTCCGATGACTGATGAAGAACGCAGACAACTTTCTGATGAAATTCGTTCTGCGGTTATGACAGCATTGAAATCTAACGTCGGTCATGCTCCGGCTAATGTGAAAAGAATGCTTAAGGATATCACTGATCCACAGATGGATTGGAGAGAAATTCTTAATATGAGAATTCAATCTGTCTTCTCTGATGATTATACATGGATGCGTTGTTCCAGAAAGGCGCAAGCCGGTGGATTCTTCCTTCCTGCTGTAAAGCGTGGACAAAAAGTCTCTGTTGCAATCGGCATGGATAGTTCTGGTTCGATTTCCGATAAGATGATTCAGGACTTTCTCGGTGAAGTTCGGGGAATCATGGAACAGTTCACTGATTTCGAAATTAGACTTTGGTGTTCAGATACTCAGGTTTATAACGAACAAATCTATACTCCCGATAATATTCATGAAATCGATGAATATGAAGTGATGGGTCGTGGTGGTAACGACTTCAATTGTAACTGGAATTACATGAAGGAAAACGATATCGTGCCTGAAGTGTTTATTCACTTTACCGATGGATATGATTGTGGACTCGGATTTGGTGATCCTAATTACTGTGATACTGTTTATGTTATTCATAGTGATCCTTCGCATCATATTGTTTCTCCATTTGGATTAACTTGTTGGTATGAGGCATAAATGTCTGTATTGAAAATTTTAGAAGATATCGGATCTGATTCTAGCCGAACGCACAAGGTGGAGACATTACGTCTCCACCTAAGTAATGATTTATTCATGAAGACGGTAAAGCTGGCATTAGATCCCTTCGTGAATTTTTATATCAGGAAGATTCCGGATTATGAACCAAAAAATCAAAAGACCCTCCACTGGGCATTGGTTGAACTTGACAGATTGGCGAAGAGAGAATTCACTGGTCACGCAGGTATTGAGCATTTGCGTCATATTCTTAGTGAGTTGTCTCGTGATGATGCTATTGTTATTGAGCGCATTATTGGTAAGGATTTACGATGCGGTATGGCGGAAGGTATTGTAAATGCTGTTGTAGGAGAATACATTCCTTCATATCCCTGTCTTCTTGCTCGACCGTATGATGAGAAAAATATCAAGAATATTAAGTTTCCTGCATATAGTCAATTGAAGGCAGATGGACTCCGTGCCAATGCAATTGTCGAAAATGGTAAGGTTACACTTTGTGGAAGAAGTGGAAGAGAAATTGATTTGCTTGGTTTAATGGATGCTGATTTAATTGAATTAGCAAGTCATTTTCCGTATCCTGTGGTGTTCGATGGTGAATTTGTTGTCTGTGAAGATAAGAATGTCATTGTTGATAGAAAAACAGGAAACGGAATTATTAATAAAGCCATTAAAGGTACAATTTCTCCAATTGAAGCGATGGCGGTTCGATTTCAAGTCTGGGATGTCATTCCACTAAATTACTTCAAAATTGGACAAGGTAATATATCTTATAAGGATAGATTCGAAACATTATTAGATGCGGTAGAAAAAACTTATAAGAAATTAGTTGCACCTTGTTTTTGGGTAATCCCATATAGAATTGTAAATTCACTTGAAGAGGCGATAGAACATTTTGAGTTCCTTTTGGAACAGGGTGAAGAAGGAACAATTCTTAAAAACTTCAATGCCTTCTGGGAAGACGGAAGAAGTAAACATCTTGTTAAGATGAAGGCAGAAAAGGATTGTGATTTAGAAATTATCGGATGGAATCCCGGGACCGGTCAATTTACCGACATGGTCGGTAGTCTAATTTGTGCTTCAAGCGATAGAACGGTTGAGGTAGCAATTAGTGGATTTTCCATCGATCTTAGAAAACAAATTACAGAAGAAATCAATTCCTTAATAGGAACAATTGTGGCTGTGATTTATAATGAAAGAATCAAGAGCAAAGATAGAAAGGGTATCGATTCACTTTTTCTACCAAGATTTGCCGAATTTCGAACTGATAAAACTGTAGCTAATTCTTCAAAGGAAATAAAATGAACCGAGAACAATTGATTGCTGCCTCTTTGGTTGCCTGCATGTTCTTTCTTACGATAGGATTTTCAGCATCACAAACTTCAAAGAGAATTCAGGAATGTCGGATAGAAGCAATTAAATCTGGCATGAAGGCCGAAGATATTTCTAAAATTTGTAGGAGATAATTATGGATAAAAATACCTTTTATTTTGCAGTTGCGGCGGTGATTTGTGCAACCATTATGGTAGGCAGTTGTTCTTATAATGTTGCTTCTTGTGTAAAAGAAGTTTCGAAAACTGCGTCAGCTGAACAAGCGAAAAATGCATGTAGACAATAAATTAATTTTAAATAATAGAAAGGCGCTTTAAGCGCCTTTCTTATTGGCTTTAAAACTTTATACTTCTTGATAAATAAGTATATTGAATACCTAGTTAGGAATAGGAGCCAGTAATGGATCAAAAAGATAGTTTTTCAAAATGGCTTTCGACAGTTGAAGAAGCACTCAACGGCGAAGGTAAAGAAATCGAAGAAAATATTGAATGTGGATGTGGAAATTGGGATTGTCAAACATGTTTTCCAGATCCACAAGGACAAATGCAACCAGAAATGAATCCTGGAATGAATCCCGGAATGAATGATGAAGTTTGCCCAATGTGTGGACAAGAATGCATAGGCCACGAAGGACACACGGGTGAAGTTGAAGTTGAAATTCCATTTAATGATATGGAAGAGGAAGGTTCTGTAGGTGGTATGGGCGCTGGTTCATTTGCAGTCGACGAAGAAGAAACAGAATTTCATCAGACGGAACGTCCACGTTCCGGAAAGGGTGTTAAATTAGGCGATATCGTTCACAAGACTGAATTTAGAAAAGTCGGACAAGAATCACCGTTAACTCATGGTGATGAATTAGAAGAAGCACCAGAGGACGAATCACCGGAGAATATGATTCATAGTATCCTTTCTATGCAGAATATGGGTCTTACAAAAGACAGTCAATACCACAACGAAAGCGATTTATACAATCTTTCTCCGGAAGATCTAAAATCTTGCTATAGTAAAGTTATGGGTGAAGTTGTAGAGGCAGAAGTTGATATGCCTGAACCACCATCAAGGCCACAAAAAACCAAGACAGATGATATGCCCGACGACATGGATTTCGGTGACATACTTGGACAGAAAAAAGGTAACTTGCCAGTTCAACCAGCAGGATCAGATGACGGATTTCATTCCGATTCACCGATGGATTTACCATCTGCATCTAAATCATCTATTCAGGGCAGATTATCTCAAATGCGTCCTACAGACCAAATGAGAGATTTCATGAATAGAATTGATCCAGAGGCCGGTGGCGACGAACCAGAATTAGATCCTACCAGGGACGTTGTATTAAGAAATATGCAAGATGTTCCTGCATTAATTAGCAGAGAATTAAGAACATCGGGAATGGAATATCCCGAATGGCATACCGTAGGTGACTTGCCTGGATATCGTGATAGAAATGTGAGAGGAATGGGCAGACAAGTATTTGGTCTATTCACATCGACTCCATTAGAAGGAATCAAGACAATTGCTAACGTAAATGGACAAGGTCCAAATTCATCTTCTGAGGTGAGAGCAGTGGCAGCTTGGTTACAGAAGAATGCCGAGGATCTCGGTACAATGGATGTCAGCCATGGTTTAGCAATTCCGGGATATAAACCCGATGTTAAGGAATATAGAAAGGATGGTATGAGATTCCATGTGGTAAGAGATCCAATGGGAGAATATATCTATGCCTATCCAGATAAAGATGCAAAATTACAAGGCAATAACGCACAAGACGCCATTGGAGGTAATGAAGATATGCCTAGATTAGCCGAAACATCCGGCCTAACTTCACAAGCATCGCTCTTTGAGCAGCTCAAGTGGGACGACGAAATTTATGAATCTTATATTGAAGAAAGTTCATTGAGTAGATTAATTGGAAAGCAGAAAGGTGGACAGAAATTAGTTCGTTGGTTACATAGAATGCATAAACTAAGCAATGATGCAGATCTTCAACCAGCACCATTTAGTGAAAGATTATTATGGAAAGAATACAAGAGAAATCCAGATAACTTTATTATTGTATCAGCTGAAAACGGAGTTGCTGGTATTAAGCCTTATGAAAAACATATTAAGGACAGAATGGCAGCGAAGGCAAAGAAAAATCAGCCATACGATCCAGGTGGAGATAGTACATTGCCATATCAGATTATTGCTTTTAAGGACGATGGTGAACAGGTTGATCCAGAATTACTTCGTCCAAAGAAAGTCGATGATGACGACGGAGAAGAAGAAAGATGGTCTGATCCAACAGTTATGAAAGCTCGTATGGGCCTTCATCATGGAAAAGATATGCAAAATCCAGATAATGTTTTCAATCTTCTTGCTGACCAGATTGGTAGACTTCGTACAGTTTATGTTTCTAACAGTGCTGTTGAAAGAGACAAAATGGATCAAAGAAAGCAAATGAAGGCAGGTAATGCTGGAGAACCAAATCTAGATCAAGATTTTAAGAGAGTCTTTGAAAGAGTTAGACCAGTTCTTCGTACACTTGCACACCAAGCATTAAGTAACATTCACAAGAGTGCTCAAAGAATGATGCAGGGTGGTAACTTTGAAAAGGCACAGCAATTAATGGCATCCGGTGCTAATATTCAAAGAATCAATATTGAACTTGATAAACAAGGTGCAATTAATGTATCACCAGTGGGTCAAGATGCCATTTCTAGAACAATTGCTAAGGCGGTTATGAATGCTACCAATACCGATAGTATCCATGACGAAAAGGCTTTGGAATGGTTACATTCGGCAGCACAAGGAAATGCAATGGCATTACGTCCTGTTTTAGATGCACTAAGAGATGCCTTTGTTACTGCAAAATAAATGAAAAGTCTATTTCGTAGCTTACTTAGAACATTTCTTACAGAGGCTCAACTTTCAAAGGGGAGCCAGCGCGTTCTTGCGAATAAGAAAATGGTTTCAGATCTAGCAGATGCAATCCGAGATGATGTTCGTACCAATCCAAAAGTTTTTCCAGCCGGTGCTGCTAAGACCTTCCCAAAGATGCCCGACGAACAATTGGCAAAGTGGTTTCTAGAACAACTAGATGAAATTGAAAGAATTGGATACGAAGGAACAGTCTATTCAAGAGAAGGTGTTAATAACGAATGGATTGTAAGAAGATATATTGCAGGTAGCCATACCTGGGAAGATCTTATTGGTGTTATGAACATGAACCTTCGCGACTGGTATGCGTTAAGAAATAGGCGCGGACCTGACCAGCAAGAATTACTCGAACCTACTCATAGAGATTTATTTAGATTTAATGGTGTTCGTGACGTTGGAAAATATATGTCTACTCATTATCAAGATAAATTGAGAGATGTACGAAATGCAGCTAGAGAAGCGGCACTTAAGAAATTAGCAAAAACTGCCAAAATTGTTGATAATGATGATTATAAAATCTATACGGTTTTCAATTGGGCAGGAGCTAGAGTTTTAGGATTAGGTACACAGTGGTGTACCGCCAATTCAGAAAGTGATACCAATTATAAAATTTATTCTGGAAGGGCAATGTTATTTCAGGTTTATCCGAAAAATCCAGAATATGTTAATAAAGTAGGTGCTGTTGTTCAAAAGAAAGCCGAAGGAACAGAAAAGTATCAATTCGATGCTGGAACTCCTTGTTTTCATGATCTTGCAGATGATCCGGCTGATAAAGAAAAAATTAAAGAAAAATTTCCGTATCTTTATTATGATATAGTCAAAGGACTGAAAGAACATAAGGAACAGATTCAGAGTACCTTAGATGAACTTGCTAAGGATCCGGTAATTCAAAAAGATCCTGCTACAAGAATTAATGATTATGATATTGATAATGAAATTAAGAAACTTGTTGCATTAAAAGATAGAGGATACTTTACTGATAAGAGGCGTCCGCAACCAAAACCTGTAGAAAATCCTGAAGGTAGTGAAACTCAACCATCTTCGTCGGATTCCAACCCACCGGAAAATCCACCGGAACAAATCGGAGAAATGTTTATGGAAAATATTGATAAAGATATTGCAGCAATGATTCAATCATTAAAGAAATATGATAAATTAGTTGAATCAGTTGCACCTGTTCTTCAAAGAAGGAAGCTCGAAGAAGAACCAAAGAAAGATGAAATTCCCGCTTATAAGAGAAAAGAATCCGGAAAAGATGATTGGAAAGTTTCGAAGAAGGACCTTGAAGACAAAGAGAAGGATAATATTAGCAGCAAGAAAGGTCTTGAAGATTTAAAATCTAAGACTGGAGTAAGAGAAGAAACTGATTCCGATGGCGATGTCGATGATATGGAAGATTCGGAAAAACTAGAAGAAAAAGACGAAGGTAAGCATAATAACGGAACTACCACCGGATTTAAGGCTGTTGCTAAAAATGCTGCAAAAGAATATGGTAGTAAAGAAGCTGGAGAACGTGTTGCTGGTGCAGTTCGTGCTAAGATGGCAGCAGCAGGCAAATTAGAAGAAACACAAGAACCAGATGCTGAAATTATTTCATGGATGAAAAGATTTTCTAAATTAGGTTAAGATGAAATTATCTGAAATCAAAACCAATAATCAAGAGCTCAAAGAAAATGATTCTTCACTCAATATGAGCGATGATGAATTAATTATGAGAGCTGAGGAAGTAGTTCAAAGAATGTCACATTCTAATCTTCCATTGAGTGACGTATCAGTAATTATAACTATGATAACAAGATTTAAGAATTATTTTAAATTAGGATAAAAATGAAATTAGATGAAAATTTCTTTTATGCAGGAGATTCGATTGATAATTTATTACAATTGAATATCTTTACAGATATACTCGGCGATGATCCCAATGGTGAACACACAATGGATACATATTCTAATTCACCGGAAATGTTAAGGATGTTGAGTAAATATGAAATACCGGCTGCTTCATTTAGAAAAGAAATTTTAGAACAATCAAAATTAGGAAGAAAACTGACACCGTTGGAGGCTGATCTTGCAGAACATGCATTCTATGATGGATCTGATATGTATAATCTTCCAGATATGTTTCTAGGAGACCTTGATCAGCTATATGCTATTCAAGTAGAAACACTTAGGAAAATACTTCGAGATTCTTCCGCTCTAAGCGAGCATAATCAACCAGATCCGGAAATTATTTCTTGGATGAAAAGATTTGATAGATTAGGATAAAAAATGAGACTAACTGATATCAACGAAAGCAAAAATAAATCACATAAATCCCTTAAAGGTGTCGATGAAGCTCTTAATAGAAATAAGAAATTTGCCGAAGAATTAAGAAAAGGTCTTGAAGAATTTGAAAAATGGTGGTGCAATAAAGCTCCATTACAAGAAGAAGCCGAAGCATATCTTAAGAGTCATCCAAATGCATCAGTTGATGATGTATGCGGTAAGACAACAGCTACCACACATTGCTTCTTCAAATATGTGAAGGTCCCTAAAGGAACACCAAACGTAGGTAAGTAAAAGAAAACTTGATCTCCAATATAACGATGTGTTACACTAGTTGTATTGGAGATTTTTTATGACCTTTAGAGAAGATTTTTTAAAAAGTTGTCTTGTATTAGATACCGAAACTAATTCAGATGATTATAAGATAGCTGAGATTATTGAGACTGGTTTTGTCATTAGGGAAGATAATAATTGGACAATATTCCAAGAATTGCACAAACCGGTAAATTCTATTATTCCTCCAAAAGTGGAATCAATTTGCTATATCACAAACGAAATGGTCGATGATAAACCAACGTTTGTTGAATCCAAGGATATTTTCCAAACTGTTGTTGATGGATATAAAAATGGTTATCTTGTTGGCCATAATTATTTCTTTGATATGAGAGTTCTGGAAAATCATGGTATAAAATTTGATCACAATTGGATTTGCACATGGAGAATGGCGAAGAAATTATTTAATGGTGCAACAGACATTCAAGAAACCAATCTTCCTTATTTAAGATTTGCTTTGAAATTAGATATACCAATTGAAATGATGTGTCATAGAGCCGGAAATGATTCTTTCATAACTGCTAAACTATTAGAAGCATTTGTTTCGATATTAGAAGAAATAGATGTCGTCGATAAGAATAAATCTTACGGACCACAAATTAATGATTGGCTATCGAAACCTATTATTTTTGAAAGGATGCCCTTTGGAAAATATAAAGGTGAATTAATGACAGAAATTCCAGCAAGTTATTGGTCCTGGGCAATGGATAATACTCATTGGTTCAATGAATCCGCTGATAACTTTGATCCCGATTTATTTGCTAGTATAATGCATATTATAAACTGATGTATGCTTTGAGATTTAAAGGTAGATTCAAATGTGATTGGTTTTATTCAATGGGGGATGCCGGCTGGAAGGTATTAGACGAAGCGTATAATATTTTGTTATTTTCAAATAAGATTGATGCAGAATCTCGTAGAAATAAATTAGAAATAATTTATGGTCGAGATAATATTGATATAGTTCAATTAAATGACGAAGATATGCACTCTATTACGTTGGCAAAACTAAAATTTACTGGCCGTTCGAATTCCTAGCCCCATCCATTACATTTGGAGCAACCGCATTTGTTAAATTTGGATGATATCGTTGAACTTTATGATCATAAGGAAGACCTGATCTAGCCAATGCATATTGTTTTCCGCGATATCCTGGTGATTGTAATTTTCCTTCCTTGGGGGCATTTGTAAATGATGGTTGTGATTTATCAACAGGTTTCTGAAAAATTGGTACAATTTCTTCCTTAAACCATTCTTTAAAGTGTTCTTGATAATATTTGTTATTCTTCTCTTTATATTTTGCATCTTCGGGATTATAAAATTTATCCATTTCTTTAGATGCCTCAATATAGAAACGAGCAACAACATCGGTAGCACTTTCGTTTAGAATATCTTTTATGAGCATTTGATAATATACCTTATATAACTATTTATCATGAAACGTGTACCAACAACCCAATTTACACATCTGCCTAAGTTTATAAAAACAACTATAGAAACTGCCAATTCCTCTTATTCTCCCTCTGTTAAAATTTTAAATAAGAAATTGAAACGAGAATTTAATTGTAAGTTGAAGATGACTGTTTTGACACGGGGATGGTTTTTCCAATTTAAAGATTCCTCGGGAGAACTTAAATTTCGATTACTTTATGGATAGATTAGAGTTTAAGATATTCTTTTATATATTTTTTATCTTCTTTAATGATATCTGTGATATCGATATTCAATAATGTTTGTGCTAGATATTTTATAATTTCGTAATTATTTCTAATATTTCCTGCGAATATTTCTTCTCCATTTATAATGACAATATCGTGTTTTAATTGATTCGCTTCGGCTGTGATATCTCTAAGATTTACTGAAGAATTTAGAAATTTATATAATGGTCTATTTTTAACCCAACCAGGAGATCTATTCTGTGTACAGATAACAGACATTGGAATTATGTGATCTTTATGAATAAGCCATTTTTTCTGTTTAGTTCTTTCTGGACAACCATGATTTCGTAAATGATTATATGGTGTCTGCCAAAATTCACCATATTCGGGATCAATAATACAAACTTTTTTATCACAATGTATATATTCGACTTTTGAGTAATCATAGAAATAATTATGATGTTTATTGGCCAATAAAATAAATTCTTCTCTAGACATTCTACGTTTGTTAGAAGATTTTATTCTTCCACGTAACAAATGACCTTGACCATTGAGGTGCCCCATTGGTGTCTGCCAAAATTCGCCATATTCGGGATCGATGATTTTGACCTTTGTGTGCATATTTTTATATAATACTTCTTTATAATCATATAAATCTTTATGAATTATATTTGCTTTTTGAATAAATTCAGCGAGTGTAAATCGTTTAGCCACGAATGAAATTCTCCTGGAGTTATAATTTATTTATCTTAAAAGGAACCAAACATGTCTATTACTTCAACATTAATTCCAATGGTTGTGGAACAAACTTCGCGTGGAGAAAGGTCATATGATTTATATTCACGTCTTATGAAGGAACGTGTGATATTCTTTACAGGAACCGTTGAACAATCGATGGCGAATGTTATTGTGGCCCAGATGCTATTCTTAGAGGCCGAAAATCCAGATCAACCAATAAATATGTATATTAATTCTGAAGGTGGATCAGTGTATGATGGGTTGGCTGTTTATGATGTGATGCAATACATCAAGTGTCCGGTTTATACGTATGTTACCGGAATGGCAGCAAGTATGGGATCCTTTATTGCACAAGCAGGCGAAGCAGGTCACAGATATTTGCTTCCGAGAGCAATTACAATGATCCATCAACCTTCATCGGGAACACGTGGTAAAGTTTCTGATATGGAAATTGATCTTCAGGAAGGTCTCCGTATCAAGAAAGAAATGACTGAATTGTATGTAAAGCATAATTCCAGAGGTGTCACTTATGACAAGTTTGTTGAACTTATGGACAGGGATAGATGGTTAACCGCACCGCAGGCTCTTGAATTAGGCCTTGCTGATCATATTGTAGAGAAGAGACAATGATAAAAATTACCGATGCCGCAAAGATGCGTTTGATAGATATTCTATACGATGAAGGACTAGATATTGTTAGATTCGGTCTCCAAGGTGGAGGTTGTAATGGATTTCAATATTATCTATCGGTGGAAAAAGGCAAGGAGGAGGATGATACAATTTATCCTCTAAGTGAAGAGAAAATGCTCATTGTAGATCCTATGAGCATGATGTATCTTGAAAATGCCGAAATAGACTTCAAACGCGATATTATGGGTGAGAATTTCGTATTTAATAACCCGAATATATCGAATTCTTGCGGATGTGGTTCTAGCGTTTCATTCTAATGAATTTCATTGAAGAGGTTAACTCGGCAAGAGACAGAATACGTCGTTTTGGACAATATTCTGTCTCGCGCGAGTGGCTTGGAAAATATGAAACCCAACATAATTGGTTGATAGAAAATGTTGGCGAAAGAGAAGAGGAATGGGATTGGTTCATCGATGATGATAATAAACTAATTACTGTTTTCAAAAACAAGAATGATGCTTTATTATATTCTTTAGCATTCTAAGATAAATAACTTATCTTAATCCGGAATTAACCAATGGAAGTACCATCAAAAACACTTCTTAGTGTAGAAGTTTTTAGATCCATATATGAATATGGATTAGGATGGCTTTTAAATGTTCCACTTCAATTTATTTGTCCAGAGGGAGATAATCATCCAATAATGGTTATTCCGGGTCTTGGAACAGCCGATACCTCTACTTATTTCATTCGAAATTTTCTAAATAACATAGGTTATGATGCCCATTCTTGGGGATTAGGACGAAACCTAGGTCCAAGAAATGGATTTGATGCCTTATTGAAACAACTTTCTGATCGAGTAGATTTTATTTTATCACAGAACGGGGCAGAAGAATTGAGCATCATTGGATGGTCTTTAGGTGGAATTTATGCTAGAGAAATAGCAAAATTAATTCCTGGAAAGATTAGACAGGTAATTTCAATGGGTTCACCATTTAAAGTCTATGCCGGTGGAACCCATGCAACACTCTTATATGAATTATTGAGTAAAGATAAATCATATAAGGAACCAGAAATCATGAAAAGAATTAGTACACCACCACCAGTTCCTTTCACATCAATTTATAGCAAGACTGATGGAGTAGTCCATTGGGAATGTTGTATCGAAGACCGTAATTTTCAATGCGAAAACATTGAAATACCCGGCGCAAGTCATTTAGGATTAGGTCATAATCCTATCTCAATGTATATTATCGCTAATAGATTAATTCAAACCAAATCTAATTGGGTTCCTTATAAGAAGTAATCGAATATTATAGAAACTTGCCAAAGTTTGACATAATATATATTACAACTTATAATTAATACTTATGTGTTAAGGGAGAGAACCAATGAATAGTGATATTGGTACAGATAATTCATCGAATTATATTCCGATGAATAAATTAATCTACGAAAAAGAAAAATCCTGGACATTTACATCAATTAACCTTCCTTATGAAAAAATTTCAGAGGAAGGTATCGTTCTTTGGTGTACGAAAAATGTTCACGGAAAATGGACTATGTTGGGCGGTAATAAATTCGGATTTGAAGATGCTACCGATGCAACAAGGTTCAAAATTCAGTTTGGTATTGGTGCTTAAAAATGGAGATCAATATGTATAATGACGACGAATTGAAACAGAGATTTACTATCATAAAGAATTCATCGATTGATGATATCATCATCCTAGATGAAAATTACAGAAAACTATTGGCTGTTATTTCAAATCCCGAAGAACAGAAACAGGTATTAATTCTTCGTTCTAGCATTAAGCACAGACTTGATAAATTAACTATTTCCGAAAACAAGGTATTATAACATAGAATGATCAATATTTCAAAACATATTTACGTAGGATATGATCCAATTAAACCCGATAATTCATTGCCACAAGCTGAAATTATTCCAAAAGGAGATTCGATAGCAGAAAAGAAAAAACTTCTAAAACTTCAATCAACCTTTCCACAAGCAACAGAGTTAAGTAATCAACCATTGCCGGGATTTACATTATATGAATGTAGTCGGAAGAATTATGGTTCCCTAGATCAAACCTGGCTAGTAATTGATCCACGTGGTTTCATGGTTAGAATTACAAACGAAAATTTAAATCAAATTTTAAGAGTAACTGGAATTACCGAAGGATTGATACAAGATCAATGTGTCTGGGCAAGAGATAATTCTCAAACCAAAATGACATTGATTCCGATTAGTGCACCAAGTTATTCTGTTGCTGTTCAAAATACTGAATTGCTTGAAGAGAAGGTTAATTTTAAAGATATACAAATTGGCGACAAGGTTCTTCTTCAGAATGAATTAGTTGGTGAATATATGGGAGTCGCAACCTTATATGGACCCGGCCATCAATATAAAGATAGCATGAAGGTAAGATCGAATTTGCGCCGACAGATACTTAAGGTTTCGTCTGGAAAATATCATTATCAAACAGATTTAAAGATCTTAAAGGTCTTGGAGAAAGCAACGACAACTAAAACAAGAGAACAATCAATTAAAGAAATGAATGATGAAATTGCTTCGGGAATTGCATTTTTCACTCCATATAAAGATGTGAATCGTTCAAAATATTATGGTTCCTGGGATACCATTCGACATGTTTCTTCACATGCATATTCATCTGTTCCTGTTGAACTTATAGAAATTTCTAAAGAAGAAGCAATTAATATATTCAATGAAGCTAAATCTATTCCAGACCCATTTCAGTTGGCACTCGAAGATTCAGCAGGTGATAGATTTCTAGTTGATTTTCCCGGATTTTATAGTAGTAAGAGTATAGGAATCAATGGATTTGAAGTTCTAAAAATGAACGAAAATGATGGTAATATTGTAATATTAGAAAACAATGGATCGTATTGGCGAAAACCAGCAAAATATAAGAATATCGATGATTTTTCAATTTACTACAAAATTGTGAAGAAACTTAAAAATGAAAATTATGTATAAGGATAAGAATGAAAGAAAATATTGATTTAAAGAAATATAAAGAATTCGTTGATGGAGTAACAAGTCAGGCTAGCAAGGACACTGAAGTTCTTATTGCTAGAATTCGTGAATTAGAATCAAAAGGTGCTAATGTACCGAGATTAATGACCGCAGGGATCGGCCTTGCATCCGAAGGCGGAGAATTTGATGAAATTGTTAAGAAAATTATGTTCCAGGGAAAGGAATATAATGAAGATAATATTTTTCATATGAAAAGAGAATTGGGAGATATTATCTGGTATTGGGCACAAGCATGTTTAGCATTAAATTTGGATCCTAATGAAATCATTGCAGAAAATGTAAGAAAGCTAGAGAGTAGATATCCAGGTGGCACATTTGATGTATGGTTTTCTGAAAATAGGAAAGATGGCGATTTATAAAGGAACAAACAATGAAAAGAATGATTAGAAGTTTTATTAGATGGGCGTTATATTCAGATGATGATGTTAAAGCCGTAGCACACGCGTCGGTCGGATCAAAGAGCATACAAGAAGATAAGTCTATGCATTTCACTGTTACAAATGCCACCGGTGGAAAGGTAATTCAGTTTCATGCTTATAATCCGTCAACACGGCAGGATGAAAACCGTTTGTACATTATTACCAATATGGATAATTTCGGTGAAGAATTATCACAGATTATTTTAACTGAATCAATGTCGAGATGATAGATATATCTCAGTATCTTGTATTTCCACCTGATTGTACTGAAATACAAGCTCAGGTTATAATGAAGGAATTCTTAGATAGAGAATTTCCCGGTGATTATGACCTAATGGTATATTATAATGATTTAGAAAGACAATTATACGTTGATATAGTTTTTTATAATGATGAAGATCTTTCGTTTTGGAAATTAAAATATGGAAATAAGATCAACCAAATGGGTCGGTAGGATATTAAAAATGGCCAAGGATATTGCTTCGTGGTCAAAGGATGAATCTACAAAAGTTGGTGCTGTTATTGTTACAAATGATGGAAGACCCGTTTCTTGGGGATTCAATGGAATGCCAATGGGAATTGATGATAGCGTTCCCGAACGACATCAACGTCCTAACAAATATAAGTGGATGGCACATGCAGAGAAGAATGCTATAGATTTTGCACCTACAAGCGATTTATCGAATTGTGCAATATTTGTAACTTTCTTTCCTTGTTCGGTTTGTGCTCAATCAATTGTGCAGAAAAAAATAAAAACAGTGGTAGTAGATGAAAATTTTACTGCCGATAAGATGCCACCACACTGGTCAGAGGATATGAAGATTTCCGAGGAAATGCTAAAGGAAGCCGGAGTGACCATTCTAACAGGTAAACCCGATGGACAATAGGGATATCGAGGATGTATTAACTCCTAATGAAGAGGAACAAGTTCAAAGAATTCTCGAAGGTAAATGTCCACATAACAGTGGCTGGGAATATATCGGACACGGACACAATGATGATGCATATCGATGTAAGGCATGCGGACATATAAAATTCTGGTGAATTTTGACGTATATATTTGAAATATATATAATGTATTAACCATGGAAAATCTATGAGCAAACAACCATTTCCGAATCTTAAGAAGCAAAATGCAAGGCACTCATTTCGAATCACCATTCGAGATCGCACACACTTCTATAAAATTGTTAATTGGTTAAATGAAAATGTCGGAAAAGGAACATCTAATTGGACCATGGAGGGTAGAGTCCTCAAAGGACTTCGTTCAGGAAAGAAAGTTTCTCCGGAAATTTATATTTACAGCGAAAATTTTAATCCAGATTCTTCATTATATTTAACACTACTATGATACATTTTATACCAAATTATATTGTGTGTACAGATGGTACTATTGTTCTTTTTAAGTTTATTGAATCATTGCGAGATGTGAGCAATTTAAGAAACGAAGAAGCCACAGTAGAAAAATTAAAAGACGATAAGACCATCATGATTTGTACCGTATCGGGACAGCGTTATAATGTTTCTGTTCGTGGACAACCTTCTTTTAAGAATAAATCCACTGAAGATGTAGATAAACTTTTCAAAGCAATTTGTCATAAATGGCATGGATTATCATGAAATTAAAAAATAATTTTCTTGTTGGAGATCCTGTTCGTATTGATAGTTATACTTCAGAATGGCTAACACTACATTTGCATCCTTCTGTTTTTTATAGAAGACTTGAAATTTTCCAAGAAAGTCTCGAACAGAGTAAAGGTATGTATGCTGAAATTGATATGGGTGAATTCATTTGTATTAGATTTTCTGAAAAAGAGGATCTAACAAATTTCTACAGGATTCATCATAATTATATATGAAAAAATTACATACAGGTGTAAGAATATTTTTTAGTAATCCTAAGGTTGTTAGAATAAAGCATACGATTGAAAATTATTCTATAATAAATACCGAAGAATTTTCTAAACTAAGAAATAAATGCCTGAAACAAATGTCGGGAACATGGGGATATACTCAACCCGAAATAATAAGAGATTTTAACGATCTGAATTCTGTTAACTGGACGGTACATTCTTATTGGTGTTTTAAAAACGAAGAGGATTTATTACTCTTTAATCTTATAACCGATATGAAATTAACAAAAATTAAATTATATCCTTCCTCACTCTTATTTACTATATGGGAAATGGAAGATTAGCTATCAACATTATTTTCCGTACCTTTATTTGAACATAAATATAAGGTCTAAGGAAAAAATTTATGCACCCATTTTTAGATGTAAGTAAATTAACAGATGAAGAAATAATTGAGAGACTTGGAAAAGCATATCAATATATGAATGTACAGTCGGCATTAGGACATACTCCTGCTGTTTTAAGTATAAAAGAAATTATTCAATCGTTAGAAGATGAAAGACAGAAACGGTTAAGGCAACAAATGGATGATGAGTTTAATAGAAAATATCCAGATAATTTAAAACCAATTGAGCTCGGTAAATTAGAAGAATAGGAATTAGAGCATGGTAAAGCGTGGAAATCAAATAATAAGAAACTACATGACTCTAAATTATGAATTTACAGGAATAAGAATTTTTGATGGATATTTGACCCCAGTTGATTGGGAGCTCAAGATAAATTTAGTCATTCCTGATAAGAAAAATAAATCAAAGGAAGAGTTAGAAACTAAGGCTACTTTTGCATTTCAGAAGATTTATTTCTGGTTAGATACAAATTTACCTGATGTAATTATTGTCGATGTTGAAAAAGACGATGATTTGTATATTGCAAATCTATCTGCTAATATTATGATGTATTGTCCCGGTAATTCTGGTGATGATATGGTAGTTAGATTAATTCATTCAAAACTTTCCTCTTTAGTTAAGAATGATATTCTGGTTGGTGAAATACAATTAAAAGGTAGCGATTCGTCTATTGATTATACCTTTGATTGTATCGATGGTGATTATTCTTTACCCGATAAAACAACAGATTATTATTCGGAAGGAGTTGCCCGTGATGAACATCCTTGGTGGACACGAGATGATGGATTCTGTTTTGAATTCATTAAACCTACAGATTCTGATTTGTCCGACGAGGAAATCTTTAAGGATATTGTAGATCCTATGGATGAATTTTATCGTTTCTTGGCCGAAACAGATAAACCGGTTGCTTTAAAGGAACCTGCAAGAATCGTTCAAGTTGAAAAATGGAAACCAAAAACAGTGGAATGAAAATTAATGAATTTGGACAGGTAATTATTTCGGATGAAAATATCAAACGGTTAATTTTTGAAGGTAAATCAATAAATCGTATTACCACAGAAGATACTGAAGATATAGAATTATTTAAAAAGCATCAGAAAGAATTATTATCCGAATTGATTGAATTTGAAGATCAACCCAATATCCCTGTTGATGAATTTCATAACATTCATTCTGAACAATGGACATTTCCGAAAGAATATCAAGAAATTGATATTAAAGAATGGTTATTAGAGAAATGTAAAACAAAGGAAGAAATTGATAGAGTCACTCAAGAATTAATATTATACGAGGAAAGAAATCTTCTAATGGTATTAAGATTGTTTATCTTCATCGTGGATTACATGAGAAAGAATAATTTTATATGGGGTGTTGGCAGAGGAAGTTCTGTTTCATCATATGTTTTATTCTTAATAGGAATTCATAGAGTAAATTCAATTCAATATAATTTAGATATTAACGATTATTTAAAATGACAGAAAAAATCAAGATGTTGGTAGAGTTAGATGTGACTCCAGCACAAGCATTAGCACTTGAAGCTATGTTTGATCATTGGAATCAATTATCTTCTTGGGGATCTAGTAGAATGGTAGGATTTTATGCCGATGGCGATGGAAATTTTCATCCAAGGTGTGTATATTCGTATTCGGAAGATCCTATGAAATTTAATGAAGGCAAATTTAATAGGGAAGAATTAAAAGAAATGGCAGCTTTTCAAAACAAAGAAAAAGATAGTAAAAATTTCGATTTTGACCCAATTGCGTGGAATATGAGGAAATAATGAAAATAAATATTGATTATAAAGTAAAATCTTTCATGGATGGAGAATTACAAACAAGAAAGATAACATTGGTTGTTCAAAAGGATGAACAGAATTTAAATATCATGCGATTCACGGATGAAGCATTAGAAGACATTCTAGATATCGCAAAAAATAATGGAATGAATATTTCGTTGGAGGAATAAGAATGAGTCGACATACTACACATCGTGGCACTGTAATTGATATGGATGCTATGCGTAGAGAAAATGAAAAAACAGTGGCTGTCGGAAATATGAAGGTAAATGCCAAAGGCGATTTACTCGACAGCAACGGAAAAATTGCAAGAACCGCAGATGATATAGCAAGAGAGAAGGGACGAGTTCAATCTGTTATTGTCAATTCTGGATTGAAAGGACCTGCACCTGCACCAATTAATACTGTTGAACAGAAGCCTAAGGAAGTTAAGAAAAAGACAATAAAAGAAATCGAACTTCCGTCAGGCGACATTGTCATGGAGGACAATAATGAGCAATCCTAATCCTTCTACTATTAATATTGAGAAAACTCTAATTGATGATTTAAGAACTCTACACGGAATCGATGCAATTAAGGAAATTAAGGATGCGGTATTAAAAGAAGAGGGAATTGAACCAATAATTAATATCACATATAATGGAGATGTCGATGAAAGTTAATGCATTGCCGAGAAAGATTTTAGTTTCCGATTTAGAACGTGGTGCTCGAGTTGTTAATGGAATTATTATTCCAGACGATAATGGAAAGAGTTCAGGAATTAGACCACGCTGGGGGAAAGTTCATTCTGTTGGTGATGGCATTGATGAAATTGATGTTGGCCAATGGATATTGGTCGAACATGGAAGATGGACTAGAATGTTTGAAATAAAGGATAAGGAAGGAACAAAGATTCAACTCTGGGGCGTAGATCCTGAAAGTGCGATATTAGTTTCCGATGAATTACCCGAAGACGAGGTTGTAACCTTTTCAAAATGGGATTGACCTTACATCTACTTTTTGTTACAATAACAAAAAGGAGATAAGATGCGAGAGTTATGGGTTGACAAATATAATCCACATACCTTAAACGAATACGTTTTTAAAGATCCCAAACAAAAAAATCAAATCGAACAATGGATAAAAACTGGTGCTTTACCGCACATGCTTTTATCCGGTTCACCGGGTGTCGGTAAAACTACACTGATAACTGTTTTATTAAAAGAATTAGATATAAATCCGTTTGATATTTTAACAGTTAATGCCTCGAAAGATAATGGTATTGATTTTATTAGAAATTCGATCACTAGATTTGCTGAAACAAATGGTTTCGGTGATATTAGATATGTTTTCTTAGATGAGGCAGATGGTTTATCTCCAGAGGCACAAAAGGCATTGCGTGGAACAATGCAACAATATTCTACTGTTGTTAGATTTCTTTTAACATGCAATTATCCTCATAAGATTATTGATGCTATTAAATCTAGATGTGAATCAGGAATGATGCACATTGAGAAACTGGAAATGGGTGAATTTTATTCTAGGTTGGTTGGAATTTTAGATTCAGAATCAATTGATATTGATCCGGATGCATTAGAAACTATTGTTAGTAAGACTTATCCCGATTTGAGAAGGGGAATTAGCATGATACAGGCTAATTCCTTAACCGGTAAACTTATTATGCCGGATGAGAATGCTGAAAAAGTAAGTGATTATAGAATAGATATGGTTGCTTTATTCAAGGCAGGAAAATATACTGATGCTCGAAAATTAATTTGTAAACAAATTAGACAAGAAGAATATGAAGATCTATATAGATTCATGTATGATAATATAGAAATTTGGGGCGAGACTGAAGAACAACAGAATAAATGTATTCTTGTTATTAGGGATGGTATTGTAAAGGATGTAAGTTGCGCTGATAGAGAAATAAATTTATCTGCAACACTTATTGAATTAGAAATGATAGCAAGAGGACAGATGTGACCAAAGAAATTATACCAGGAAAGAAACAAATAATCTATTCGAGATATGAATATGATCAGGATAAGAGCACTGAGGAAGTATTTCGAGAGGTACGCGAAATGTTCAAACCACAATATGATGAACGTGGTGTTCAAGTCGGCGGTGTAAGTGCTGCTATTTCTGTAACTGCCAGGCGTGTAATTCTATTAGTTTATTCTCAGGAAGCTGATGCATTTCTGCAACTTAAATTTTGTAATCGAGAAGATGTTCAAATTAACAGATATATCGAGTCCTGTAATGAGAATTAAATATAAATCACAAGAAAACTGGATCGATAAGGATCTAAAATATTGGAAAGAAGGAAAATATTGGCTTTGTGCGGTACCAAGAGACGATATTGCTACGCAGAATGGCTTTCATTGTAAAAAATATGGATTAATCGGAAAAGGATTAACCAAACAATTGGCTAAAGAAGATTGGGAATCTTGGAAGAATGCTTCCGATTTTGTTGCAGATATTTATTAAGAGGAAAAAATGGCAAAAGAAAAAGTCTATATTGTTTTATCCCATAAACATACATTAAAGAAAAAGTCTAGGACTGAATGGGAAGTGGCAGAGACAGTTGAATTTGTTAATCAACTGAAAAATAGGCACTATCAATCGTCAAGTGCGATTGCAGATTATCTTGGAAGTAAGATGATTACTGGTGCTCGTTTTGGAATGGATGATTATTCTAAGTTTGATGGATATGTTCGTTCTAAATATGCTGAACAAATGAAGCAACTAGACAAATTATATGGTAGGGAAGTTGTTGAACCCGAAGTTACCGAAGAAGTTATCACACAAGAAGCTGAACCGATTACCGAACCCGAAGTGATTACCGATCAATTCGGTAACACAAGAGAGAAAACGGTTTTTGATCAATGAAAGAAAAGCATATATTAACTGATTGTGACGGTGTTCTTCTAAATTGGAATAGGTCTTTTGAAAAATTTATGGCCGATCAAGGACATCCTGTATTACAAGATCAGGTACACGAATATGATATCCATCTAAGACACGGGCTTACCTATGAAATGCAATGGAAATACATAAGAGAGTTTAATGAAAGTCCGATAATTCGTGAATTATTTCCGTTATCGGACGCGGTTGAGCAAGTAAAAGAATTGTATGCTGAAGGATTTAAATTTACGGTAATAACCAGCCTTAGTAACAATCCCGAATCGAAAAAATATCGAGAAGAAAACCTTAAATATCTCTTTGGTAACATTTTTAAAGAAATAATTTGTTTACCAACCGGGTCGGATAAGAGATCAACCTTAGAACAATGGAAAGATTCGGGATTATTTTGGATTGAAGATCATGCCAACAATGCTGTTGCAGGATATGAACTCGGATTAAATTCGATCTTAATTAGACATCCATATAATCAAGAATTCGACACTGATAATTTCCATATTGTTGGAAATTATCGTCCCTGGAAACAAATATCTTCAATTATCAAATCAGATTATCAAATTTAAATTAACCGGTTAATAGATAAATATTTTATCTATTGAGGTTAATCATGTTAGACATCCTAGGTACAGTAATAAAAGAAAATCCGTGGAAAATGTTTTTTGGATCTGCTAGTTCCATTATTGCCATTGTGGGTGCATTATTTGCATTAGATGCAAGGTATGCTCATGCTGCCGATGTTCAACGAGATAAGGCCGAAACACAAAGATTTATCGAAGAAAACACAATGTCTATTAGAAGGCAAATGCTTGAAGATAAGATATTTGAATTAGACCTCAAAAAATCACAAAATAAGAATCAACAATTATCTCCAATTGACCAGGCTCTACGTGATCGCTATCAGCGCCAATTAGATGACCTAAATCAGCGCCATAGACAATTGAATAATCAATAATATTCTTTTGCATTTTATCTCTGATTGGTAAATATATAATGTTACCTATAGGATAAAATGCAAAATGCCATCTAAAATTACAGATCCTAAATTAATCAATAATCTTGTCTTAGAATTTAAAAATGGAATGTCTAAGAAAGATATATGCGAGAAATATAATCTTTCACCACCGACCGTTCGTTATTTGATTAAAGAAAATTTCGACCAGATATATTCGAGAATATCAGAAAATACAATTAATTCTATAATTGAATGCTCTAAAAGTATAAGATCAAAAAGAAAGATAGCAGAAGAATTGGGTATTGATAGAAATACAGTTTCGAAAGTGTTAAAGGATAAGAATATAAATCTAAGATATGGTCATATACATGATACACATATCAGAGAAAAAATATTAGAAGACTACACAAGGAATTTACTTTCTGTTGAAGCATTGAGTAAGAAATATAGCTATGGAAAAAGATTTATACAGAGATTATTGAATGAAAATAATCTCAGACATAAAATTAATATTACTTACTCCGAACAGGATGAAGACTGGCTCATATATTCTAAATTAGCACGTCGATTAACAGGAACGACTATGAGATTTTATAATCTATTATCGCCGGAAGGATATCAGTGGGATCATAAAATTAGCATCTCAGACGGATGGAGGATGAAAATTCCTGCCGAACTGATAGCCAGCAGGAATAATCTTGAATTGGTAGAAACAGAATATAATTTAATGAAAAGTAATAAATCGTCTATCTCGAAAGAAGATTTATATAAGTCATTTGGGATTTAATCTTCTCCGTAGAGTCCTAGAATTTTTCCTACAATCGGATCTCTTTCTACATGACAACGAGAAAAATAACATACACTAATATCGCTATCAGCTTTTGGTAATTTCTTTAGAAAATCCTCTAATCCATTTTTCTCAAATCCACGATCATGCTGTTTTAAGTCACCAGTAACAATCATCGAACTACCTTCACCTAATCGAGTCAATACCATTTTCATCTGTTCAATGGTGGTATTCTGGGCTTCGTCGACCAAGACGTAAGCATGTTTAAATGTTCGACCGCGCATAAATCCTAGTGGTGCAATTTCAATAATATTATCAGCCAACATACGTTGAGTTTCTGCAAAACCATAATATTCTTCGAATACATCAAAAATTGGACGAGTCCATGGTTCCATCTTAGCATTTAAATCGCCTGGAAGAAATCCATGTTTTTCATCTACACTAACAGCAGGACGAGTTAGGACAATTTTGGTTATTTCTCCATTTCTTAATGCCTGAATAGCACGAAGAACTGCCAACATTGTTTTACCAGTTCCAGCTGGACCAACTGCAAAGACCATTCTCTTTTCAATTAATGCTTCGACATAATCTTCTTGTGCTACATTTCTAGGAATCATTTCAATTTTTTTATATCTATTTCCTAATTTAACGACATTTGTTTCATCGGACAAACGAACATTAGGCGTCTTTGACGCTTCTTTACGATTTCTTCTCAAAGTTATACTCCTGATGGATTTTAATGGATGCAGAGACTCTCTGAAAACAAGAGTTCTGTGGTTGAATCGTCGATAATAATATCGAGTGTATTAGCATACAGGAATATTTATGATTTTAAAGCTAGAGAAATAGTTTATATTTAATTTTCTAAACTTTATCTAACTGTCAATATTTAGATAAATAATCAAAAGTAAGGAAAAACATGTCAACTGATTTAGATTCTATCAAGAGAACACTTGTAGCAATATCTAATGGTGATACCATTTTGGATACATTGCTCGAATTTGAGCGCACACTTGATAATGCTGAAATATTTGCTTATAAGAATTGGATTCTTGGAGAACTTGTTGAAGGTCCCGATATTGGTAGATATTTTTATAAGACAGTATGGATGTTTCCATATAAGATGATGCCCGATCCAAATGCAGGTTTAAGATTAACCAAGCTCGGAGCTAATGTAAATTTCAGAAAAGGTAATTTTAAACGTCCTGTCAAGGTAAAGGGGCCGGAAGATTGGGTAGATCCACAAACAAAGCGCGCCAAAATGGCCGAAAGTGAGGTTTGGTTGGTAACAATCGAATTACCACTTAAATATATCAATCATGGATTGCAACAGAATGATGATATTATTCAGAAAGATATCGAAAATACAATGCAGGAAATTTCCGATGCCTATGATGAAGAATTTCCAGAGGAATCTGTACCTCAAGATATGATGCAAGGTCAAATGCCACCTGATCAAGGAATGGGTAACATGGGAAATATGAGTCCCATGGGCGGACAACCACCTATTGAGGGACAACAATGAGCTTAAAGAATGGTGACCTAAATGGGACAATATTGCCTGAAGTTTCAATTGATGAATTTGAACCAAAAGCAGGTGAAGAAAAGGATGTTATTGTTGTTGCCTTTTATCTAACAGATAAAGATCCGGCGGATGATTTAAATACATTCATTCAACGAAGTTATATTGATACACTAGATGTCGAAGTAAGTCCTAGTACCGATGAAGAAGGAAGATATCTTGTTTTTGTTGAAATGTCAAGAGATGAAACTTTTCCGGGAAAATTTGCAGCATTATTAGACGATGTTCTTAATACAACCGGTCCAATGGATTGGAAAATTAGAACCTATTATTCGGGAAAGACAGAATTTGAGTTAAGCGATCCGGATTTATTAAATTTCTTAATTTTAGATCCAGAACAATATGTACCAAAGGATAAATTTGAAATGGACAACATTAACGAAAGCATTAAGGAATTTTTCAAAGAGTCCTTTGCCACAAATTTGACAGTAGAGCAGAATACTATTAAAATTAGTCATAATGGCCGAAGTATTGTAGCTGACGTTATTGATGTTGGTGAATATGATACGGTTGTTGGACGAAATTTTTTGAAGGAGTCTGCATTCGGACTATCAAATATTCCGTATGAAGCTAAAATTCTACAGAGTATGATAGGATATGATGTACTTCCTTTAGGGAATTATCTTGTTGTCAATGGAGATGATAAGATTATGTTATTGAAGAACACACAATTAACCTATTAGGATTAAGATTGGCTAAAGATAGAGAAGATATTATTGTAATGCGCGGTCGGGTAACAGATACCAATCCCGGCGCACGTTTCAAAGTCCAATTAGAAAACGGACACACACTAAACGCTGTTATCAGTGGAAAAATTAGAAAAAATAACATTCAAATTTTGTTAGATGATGAAGTCGAGGTCGAAATGAGCGCCTATGATTTATCTAACGGCAGAATTACCTATAGATTTTAAACAATACTATGAGCAAGAAGGATTATTACGAGATCCTCGGCCTCGCTAAAACCGCTTCTGAGGATGAAATTAAGAAAAGCTACCGCAGGTTAGCTATGAAATATCATCCTGATCGAAATCCCGGAGATAATACAACCGAGGAAAAATTCAAAGAAGCGAAAGAGGCATACGAAACACTTAGCGATCCTGCTAAAAGAAGTCATTATGACCAATTTGGTCACACCGATGATTTTCAGCACGCCCAGAATAAATCGGGAACAAGGACCTGGACATTTACTCCCGGATCTAGTAATGAGTTCAACGATGTATTCGCTGAAATTTTTAAGAATAATCCACATATGGAAGATATCTTTGGTGGATTTACAGGAAAAACTCAGCGTAACAGTTTTAAGATATTTTCAATTTCATTGAAAAATGCTTATACCGGTTGTACTCTACAGGTTTCTCCTACTACCACAATTAGGATTCCAGCTGGAATAAGATCTGGAACTAAATTTTATCACGAAAACGAAATATATCGTGTCGATATTCTGCCCGATACGAAATTTAAAAGATCAAACGATGATCTTTTAGTTGATATTCAAATAAGCTCTATTGAAGCCATACTCGGCCTGGAGGCTGTACTTGAGCATTTGGATAGTGCTAAACTACAATTTAACATACCGCCTTATGTCCAGCACGGACAGGTGATACGTTTAGCAGGTAAGGGTATGAAAAATCCTGAATTTGATAGATTTGGTGATTTACTAGTTAGACTAACTGTAGTAACTCCTAAGTCTTTGACTGAGCAGGAACTTTCTGCACTTAAGAGTGTAAATCATAGAGATAAAATCGACATTTAAGGAAGCATATAGATGAGTACCAAAAAAGTTGAGAAGATGATCGAACGAGCAGTGGGAATTGCAAACGACAATAACCACGAATACGTAACATTAGAACATATTCTCCTTTCCTTATTGCAGGAAAAAGATATCAATGAATTGCTATTGTCTGCTGGCGGACAACCTGCAAAGATTAAAACCGAACTTATTCAGTTTTTGGGTGATCCTTCTTTTAAGAAGCCAGATACTCTTAAAGATATTCCGGCCAAACGTACCGCAGCATTGAATAGAACATTTCAACGTGCTTTGACACAGTTGGTATTTAGCGGGCAGAATGAATTAAGCAATGAATCTGTATTGCTTAGTATTTTGTGCGAGGAACAGAGCCATGCATGTCATTTCTTGCATAAACATGGCATTGATAAGGAAAAAGTTATCACGCAGCTTCGAAAAGCAGGCGAAAAACAGGGCGCAGAAGAGAATCCATTAACGCAGTTTGCAAGGAATCTCAACAAAGAAGCGACAGACGGAACCATTGATCCGGTTATTGGTAGAGAAAAAGAAGTTATCGATACCATTGAAATCTTAGCACGCAGGAAGAAGAACAACGTTATTTACGTTGGCGAACCTGGTGTTGGTAAGACGGCACTTGCCGAAGGCCTTGCATTAAAGATTGTTAAGAAAGAAGTACCGAAGGCATTGCAAGATAAGGTTGTTTACAGCCTGGATCTTGGTGCATTGCTTGCAGGTACTAAATTTCGTGGAGATTTTGAAGAACGCCTCAAGGGTGTTCTTGATCAAGTTAAGAAACTTGGTAATTGCATCATGTTTATTGATGAAATTCATATGATTCTTGGTGCTGGTTCTACAACCGGTAGTCAAATGGATGCAGGTAATCTGTTGAAACCGATGTTGGCCAAAGGACAATTAATGTGCATTGGTGCAACAACGTATGATGAATTTCATGAACACTTTGAAAAAGACAAAGCACTTCTTCGTAGATTCCAGAAGTATGAAATCAATCAACCTTCTGCAGAAGAAACTAAACTAATCCTAGCAGGGCTTGTTAAGCATTATGAAACATTCCATAATGTAAAATACGACGAAGGTGTTACCGACCTTTGTGTCGACCTTGCCGATAGGTATATGAAATCTAAGTTTTTCCCGGATAAGGCATTAGATCTTCTTGATTCTGCTGGTGCAAAAGCCAAATTAATAGAAGCAAAGAATGTAACTTCGGAAATTGTCTTGGAACAGGCTTCGAAGATTGCTAAGATTCCTTCGCAGATGATGGATATGAAGGAAAACGATACCTTATCCAATCTAGCAACTAGATTGAAGGACAAGGTTTATGGCCAGGATGGTGCAATTGAAAAGCTCGTAGAAGCAATTTATTTGTCCAAATCTGGTTTGCGCAATCAGAATAAACCAATTGGAAACTTCTTATTTACAGGCCCAACCGGTACTGGTAAGACTTATCTGGCTAAGCAATTAGCGAAGCAGCTTGGTGTTCATTTTGCCAGATTTGATATGTCTGAATACATGGAAAAGCATACGGTTTCGAAGTTTATCGGTGCGCCTCCTGGTTATGTTGGACACGGCGAAGGTAAGATGGGCGAAGGTCAGTTAATTCATGTGATTGAATCCAATCCGAATTGTGTTCTGTTACTTGATGAAATTGAAAAGGCACACCCAGATGTGGTTACTGTGTTGCTTCAACTTATGGACGATGCACGGTTAACTTCTAGTAAGGGTAAGACTGTTGATGCATCTAATGTGGTTGTTATCATGTCTGCCAACCTTGGTGCAGCTGATGCTGAAAAACTCAAGATTGGATTCGGTGATCAGGATAATTCGAGCGCGGTGGATCAAGAAATCAAACGATTCTTCTCCCCCGAATTTAGAAATAGATTAGACGCTATTGTTAAATTCAATAAACTCACTATCAATGAGATGAATCTTATTGTTACTGCCGAAGTTGAAAAGACAGAAGTAATGCTTTCTCCCAAGAACATTACAATCAATGTTACACCTGCAGCACGAGAATGGCTTGCTGTTAAGGGATATGATCCTAAGATGGGTGCTCGTCCGTTTGAAAGACTCTTTGAGGAGAAGGTTAAGAAACCACTTTCCAAGGAAATCTTATTTGGTAAACTTACCAATGGTGGAAGAGTAAATATCGATGTGGTAAATGATGATATTTCGGTAAATGCTATTGAACCTGTGCAGGAAATTTTACCGGTAATACAATGATTTATCTTGCAAAGGGTAAAGTTTATCATACCCTCTATGAGGGTAAGACAAATTCATTTGACGATCTTAGGATAATTGAAGCAGTTTCAGAAACCGAAGCATGGGACAAATATTCTAACTATTGGTCAAATCGTGGACAACCATATGGTGATTCTTATCATATCGTTGTAGATTATGTTCATGAGATGATAACCTAAAATTATCATCATAAAAAGAGGTCCTTCGGGACCTTTTCTTTTGGTCAAATATGTTTTCTTTTCTGATAAATACTAAAAAGAAGAGGAATACAATGGCACTTAGAAAATCAGTTTTAATGATGACCAATACAGGCACAAACTGGAACCTTGTGGGAGATTCTATTCGTGCTGATGCATTCTACGGTTATACAGATGGACTTCATACAGTCCAGATTATCTATTCAAATTTCGTAGGAAGCTTTGGAATACAAGGTACTCTTGCATTAAATCCACAACCAGAAGATTGGTTTTGGATTAGATTAAATCCAAACGATAATGTCAATAATTATATCAATTATCCAATTGATCCATTGGCACCAACAGGATCTAATGGTGGAGATACAGGCTCAATGGCATTTTCTTTTATTGGAAATTTCACATACCTAAGAGCAGTTTTGAATAGAGATTCCATTCAACCAACTCCGGTCAATCCACAATGGGATACATGGACCTATGGTGAAATTGATAAGGTCTTATTAAGCCTATAAGGAAATATTTTAATGTCAATAGTTGGAAGTAATTCTATAATTAATCAATTTGTACCGCCAATCCTTATAAAGGATTTAGTTAATGGTCAGGTATTGATATATGATTCTACACAGAAAGCATTTATTAATTCTGCTATATATCCGGGTAGCGGAACCGTAACCAACGTTGCAATTACAGCGCATAATGGAATTATTTCAACTGTTACAAATCCAACATCTTCCGCTTCAATAGATTTATCACTTGGTAATATAACTCCGACTTCTGTTGCCGCCTCTGGAACTGTTACAGGTTCAAATTTATCCGGTACAAACACCGGTGATCAGACCATAACACTTACAGGGGACGTCACCGGCACGGGTACTGGGAGTTTTGCAACAATTTTAGCGAATACAGCAGTCACAGCCGGAACTTATACAAACGCAACAATCACAGTTGATTCAAAAGGCAGAATTACAAGTGCATCTAATGGAACAGGCGGCGGCCGAACATTACTTACTCAAGATACAACCTATTATGTTGCGACTACCGGAAATGATAATAATAACGGTCTAACTATCGGAACTCCGTTTGCAACAATTCAACATGCGATTGACGTGGTTTCGGACACACTTGATTTACAAAACTATTTGGTAACAATTCAAGTCGCAGATGGAACTTATAACGAATCGGTTAAATTTAAACAATTGGTCAATGGAAAAGCAAAGCTTCTAGGTAACATCACTACACCAACGAATGTTGTTATTGTTGCACCGGCAAGCCCTGGTTTTCAATGTATTTACAATGGTGCAATTGGTTGTCAGTGGTCTATTAAAGGATTTAAACTCGATGGTACCAATTTAGTAAATTTTGGGTCGGTATTTTTTGGCGATGCTGGTTCGATTACAGATATTGGATATTTGGATTTTACAGCTAATAATTCAAACGTAAGTCTTATAAATGTAGAAAACGGTGGGGTGGTATTTGACGCTGATTACACCGATTACACAATTCACGGTTCGGCCTGGAATGTCTTTCTTTTTGGATACACTGGTGGTATTATAAATTTCCAAGCTAATTCATTGACTATTAACAATACTCCAACTGTAGGAAATGCAGTTGTGAATGCGGCCGTCGGTTCTACTGTTGTTTTCTTTGTTGGTAATACAATCACGGGTACCGTAACTGGTAAACGCTATACTGTTAGCGAAATGTCTCTTATTGATACATTCGGTAGTGGTGCAAATTATATCCCGGGAACAGTAGCGGGAACAGCAGATGGTACCACCGGTGGATTCTATGCATAAGATAAATATCCTTATAATGAGGATAAATTTATGTTAGCTAAGAGAATTTTGAATGATGTATTTACCGGACCAGATGGTAAGACACATGATCCAGCTCGTTGGCTTTGGATCATTGGAATTCTTGCCTTTTTGGGATTTTGTGGATACGAGGTAATTTATCGATCTGGTAAGTTTGATATGGAAAGTTTTGGTCTAGCCTATAGTGCCCTTCTAGGAGGCGGAGCAGCTGGTGTAAAAATTAAAGAAAGCACTGAGCCTACTGGAACTGATAGTAGCGAGGAGGATGACGACGATCCTCCATTACCGAAACCACCAAAGAATACCTAATTTGGTTGTGTTGCAGTGCAACAATTTATAGCATATAATCAAATCATACTATGCTCATGGTGAGATAGTTTTAAAATGTGGCTAAGAAGCACAAAGGAGAAAATATGTTTGAAACAATGTTTAACCCGGTTGAATTTTATAAGAATTTTAGCGATTCTTTCACCAAATTTCCTAAGAGTGAAACCGAAATGAAAGAATTTCTTAATAAATTGAAAAATGTATTTGAAACAGAATACAAAAATAGTAAGGTTATGTGGGAAACCTATCAAAAAGCAATGACAGGAGATGCCACTGTTAATGAAATTGCATTAGCAAATAAGAAATTGAAGGCTGCATTAACAACCGCACGTCTTGGTTTTATCTTAGCATTACCTGGAGCAATTTTTATTCTTCCTGCAATTGTTAAAATAGCGAAAGAGTACGATATTGATATTATTCCGCAGAGTGTGTATAAAGAATTTAATCTTTAAATTCTAAATTAATAACAGAAAGGATGCTATATGCATCCTTTTCTTTTGACTAAATTTTCTAAAATGCGATAAATAGTTAAATGCGAATTATTGAAATTTTATTACCAAAAAATATTACAGACAAGAGCCTTTCTTCCGGCGAAGTAAGAAGAATTGATGCATTGCAAAAAAGAATGTCTATGTATGCTGATAAAATTTTAAACCCAAATATCAATTCACGTAGTCGAGATTTCCTTAAATCAAAACTTAAAGATGATTACGATGAACTCAAAACATTAATTCCATTGCCACCACATTCTTTAAATGAAGCAATTACAAAATTGCCGCTTTCTGATAAGGATTTCGAAACTGTTAAAAAGATAATGGAAAGACCAATTCCTGCCATTATTGCTCCGATATACATTTCTGAAATTATCGAAGATGATGAATTAAATGATCAGCTAAAATCGTTAGAGGAATCAGATCCTGGAAAAGATGTGAGACCATTAATTGCAGATTGGTTTAATAGAGTAATGCCAGATCAAATGTATCGATTTGGTCAAGAGGTTGCAGACACCAACCAACAGAAAGGAACATTTTCGCCGATACATGGATATGATAGTCACTTTTATAAAGGATCCGATGATCCTATTACCGGAAATGCTTATGGATTTAGATAAATACGAATATCAGATATTATAAGGAAAATATCATGGCTCATACCAGAAAATTATATTATAAAGATGTAAATTCAACTGCATCTACTTATGTCGGAGAACCCGGAAGTGTATTTTATGATCCAACCACAACACAATTGCGTTTTGGTGACGGATCTACTCCTGGTGGAAACTTTGCTGGAGCTAGTGCAGCATCTCCAATTACGACTTCTCAGACATTATCAGCCTCCAGTCTTGGATTAACACTTGCTGTTAATTCCGGATCAGCAACCACAGTTACCATTCCGGCCGGATTGCCAACTGGATTCAGTTGTGCTATAGTCCAAATGGGAGCAGGTCAGGTTACTGTTGCCGCTGGTGCTGGTGTAACGTTAAATAACGCCAGTTCGCAATTTAAAACAAGCGGACAATATGCTACAGTTGGTATTTTAAATGTCGGAACTGATTCTTATGTTCTCTCTGGTTCTACCAGCGCATAAGGAATAAGAATGCTTCAAATATTTCTAGCAATATTTTTTTCAGCATTTTTGCATCCATCTTTGCCTTTTAGTTTAATATTATTAACACAGGTATTAGATATAATCTCAACCACAGTTGGAAGAGAAAAAGGATTGGTAGAAATTAATCCAATATCGAGAATTTTACAAGATAAAATTGGTGTGCTTCCAGGAATGATATTGTCAAAATTAATTGCAATCCTTGTTTCAGTATTTGCTACGGTTCAGGTTCAATGGATTATAGTTGCATTGATGATTGGATTTATAACCAATAACATTTGGCAAATATTTCAAAAAAGATAGGAAAAGATATGTTTCAAAATGTTTTTATTGCTTCCTTAAAGCCTGGAACAAATTCACCACCACCGAGTAATCCAACAACATGGGATCCGGCCACAGCGACTCCCGGATTGGTATTTTCTAATGGAAATTTAACAGTATCAACAAATCAATTCAACATATATTATAATGCTCGTTCAGACACTTCTGTCAGCACAGGTAAAAAATATGTTGAAGTAACAGGATATTATAGTTTTGTGTTGGGATTAGCAACATCAGGATGGAATTCAGCCGATGGCAATAGTTGGCCCGGAGATGGTTTAACCTCGTGGGGTATCTGGCCAAATGGTCCCGGTACACCAGCATCGTTATTTTATAATGGTAATCCAACAGCACTTACTGAAGATATTGATGCTACCACAACTCCAACCTTAGGACTTGCAATAGATTTCGATACAGGTAAATTTTGGTTTAGAACATCAGTTGGATGGCAGGGTGATCCTGCTGCAGAAACAGGCGAGATAGCAACATTTACTCCAAATACACCTCTATATGTTATCACCTCAATTGGTGGCGATGGAGCATCTACTACCGGTTTCGCTACTGCAAATTTCGGTGCCTCCTCCTTTTTATATGCGGTTCCATCGGGTTATACAGCATGGAATGCATAAGGTAAATTAATATGTTCCAAAATGTTTTTATAGCTTCAATTTCGACAAATCAGGCAAGTTCTGGTATTACATGGAACTCAACCTTCCACGGTCCGCACGTCGCTTTGTCGAACGGCAACCTCACGGCTACCACAGAAAACTTCGACGACTGGTCCAAGGTAGTCGGTTCGGTTTTCCAGTCTGCCGGCCTTCGGTATTTCGAAGCAACTCCAACCTATGGCCCATCATACTACTCGGACGGCCAGCACGAGTTTGGCGTGGGAACTGAAGCCTTCGATGCTACGAATACAACAAATGAAGGTGGAAGCGACACCACAAGCTGGGTATTGGTCGATTCCGTATTCAGAGTACAAACCAATGGTGCCTTTATCACTCCTAGCGGAACCGGCATCATTCCCGGAGATACGTTCAAGGCCGCAATCAATTTCTCTACAGGAAAAGGATGGTTGGGCAGTGTTGCAGATGGATGGGCCGGTGGCGGCGACCCGGCTGCTGGGACCACTCCCTCTTTCATGTTTACGCCAAACACTGCGTTGGCACCTGTCGATGTGTTCTTCGGATCACCTGGAGTACCTGTTTCCATCACATTGAATTGTGGCGGATCGGCATTCGCAGGTGCAATTCCGGTAGGATTTACTGCCTGGAACGCATAAAATTTGACTTTCGTGATTTAAGAAACTATACTTGAATACTAGCTAAGTATTATAGTTATTCAAGGAGAAAAATAGTGGCAAAATTATCACCAGAAAATGTTGCAAGGTTGAAGCAACTTATTGCCGATGGTGTTGAAGTCCTTCAGGAATGCGAAGATCTAAAATCTGGATTAAACGATACAGTTAAATCAATTGCCGAAGAATTAGATGTCAAACCAGCAATTCTAAATAAACTAATCCGAACCATTCATAAGGGATCAATGAATGACCAACGCGAAGACTTTGACGAGTTAGAAGAGCTTTACAAAGCAGGTGGATTGGGTTAGGAATGGTACAAATAAGAGTTTCGAGAAGGCTCGATAAGATGCCTTCTTATCTACGAAATTTTCTTTTAACATTCGATCTATGGCCAACACTTAATTCTAAGAATCCGGGACTTAAAGGATTCAGTATTGCATCTATTGAAGATGATATACGTGGTATAATGATAAGTGATTGGCAACAGAATGTTGTAAATAAGAAACTAGCTCAACACAATGCTCTATTATCCTATCATAGAGCTTCAGGAAAACAAATCTTATATTTCTTAACGGAAGAAGATCAACTAATATTTAAAATGAAATATAATCAAGGAGAATAATTATTTATATCGATGCACTATTCAAACGTGGCGGTGATCAGGAAGTAATCAAAATTGTAGAAAGAGTAAATGGTAAGCGTGTTTATAGAGAATTTACACCCGATTACCATTTTTTTATCACCGACATAAAAGGAACATATAAATCCATTTATGGAGATTATGTTAAGAAGGTATCTCCAAGGACATTTGGAGAAAAACAAAAACTAATCAAATCACTTTCAAACAATGTGAAGAAATGGGAAACTGATGTAGATCCCATTTTCCGTTGTTTAGAACAAAATTATCAACACTCAGACGCTCCGGCATTAAATATTGCCTTCTTTGATATTGAAACTAGTTTTGATAAAGAGGAAGGATGGTCCGAGGCAGCAGATGCCAATAATTATATCACATCCATTTCTGTTCATTTACAGTGGATTAATGAAATTGTATGTTTAGCTATTCCACCCGAAACATTAACCTGGGATGAAGCACAGGTTATTGCTGAAGAAGTAGGAAATGTTGTTCTGTTCAAAACAGAAGGAGAAATGCTTCAAGCATTCATGGATGTTATTGAAGATGCTGATGTATTAAGTGGATGGAATAGTGAGGCATATGATATTCCATATGTGGTGAACAGAGTCAAGAAAGTCTTAGGAAAGCACGAAGCTAGAAAATTGTGCCTTTGGGAACAAGAACCACGCGTGAGAGAATTTGAACGTGGTGGAAAGACACAACCAACATATGATTTAATCGGTAGAGTACACGTTGACTATCTTCAGCTCTACAAAAAATATAACTATGAAGAAAGACATAGTTATGCATTGAATGCTATCTCTGATATTGAATTGGGAGAAAGCAAGGTTGCATATGATGGAACATTAGATGAACTTTATAATGATGACTTCAAGAAGTTTCTAGAATATAACATACAGGATACAAGATTACTTGATAAGTTAGATAGAAAGCTTCAGTTTATTGATTTGGCCAATTCGATTGCACATGCCAATTGTGTTTTAATTCAAACAACAATGGGTGCGGTTGCCGTTACAGACCAAGCTGTCTTAATGGAAGCACATAGTAAGAATATGGCGTGCCCAGATAAGAAGCACAAGGATGAATCTTCATCGCGTGCGGCTGGAGCGTGGGTTGCAACTCCGAAGAAAGGATTTCATAGATGGATTGCATCAACTGATATGAAGTCATTGTATCCATCTGTTATTCGTGCCCTTAATATGAGTCCAGAAACAATTGTTGGACAGATTAAACTGGATAGAACTTATCAAGCAATTGCTGAATGGGAAGCACGCGGAAGCAAATATACATTTGCTTCATGGTGGAACGATAGATTCAATGTTCTTGAAATGGAAGAATTTTATAGTCAAGATATCGGTACCAAACTTACACTTGAAATGGAAGATGGCAATGTATTTGAAGTTACCGGAAAAGAATTATATGATTTAATCTTTGAAAGTGGTCAGCCATGGTGTATCAGTGCCAATGGTACTATTTTTAGAACAGACGAGGATGGTATTATTCCATCACTATTAACTAGATGGTACAGCGAACGTAAGATCCTCCAGGGAATTATGACAAACTATCAAGATGTGGAGGATAATCCAAAGATTGAGGGTGTTTCTGTTCCGGTAGAATTGTTTACAAATGAAGATATCAGCGATGTAGAAACTAAGGCTAATCCATTTTTGGAATCTGAATCCTATAAACCAAAAAAATTAAAGGAAATTATCGAAGAAGGACACAAGAAGCGTGTTGTTCAATATATGAACCAACATAATTTAATGGTTAAGGATGGGAAAGCAATTCATAGAGATCAGGAAACACTTAAAAAGAAAATTATTCCATTTTGGGATAAGAGACAGTTGGTTAAAAAGATTAACTTAAACTCAGCATATGGTGCTCTTTTAAATGCAGGAAGTCGTTTCTTTGATCAACGTCTTGGACAATCAACTACCTTAACTGGTAGAACTATTACAAGACATATGGCATCTAAGACCAATGAAATGATTACCGGAGAATATGATCATTATGGTAAGGCTATTATCTATGGTGATACAGACTCGTGTTATTTTTCAGCATACCCAATTGTAAAGGATGAAATTGCTAAAGGAGAAATTGTCTGGACCAAGGAAAGTATCATTGATTTATATAATGATTTAGCAAAGGCAGTTTCAGCAACATTTCCAGAATTCTTAGATAAGAAATTAAATGTACCAATGAAAAGATCAACTGGTGTTATTGCAAGCTCCAGAGAAACTATTTCAGAAACCGGTATTTGGATTGTTAAGAAGCGTTATGCTTGTTTAATGTATGATAAGGATGGAATTAGATTGGATGTTGGTGGAAAACCAGGCAAAGTAAAAGCCATGGGGTTGGATTTAAAAAGGGCCGATACACCAAAATTTGTGCAGGAATTCTTATCAGAAATTTTACTTGATACCTTATTAAGCAAGGGAGAGGATTTCGTAATTGAAAAGATTCGAAATTTCAAGGAAAAATTTGAAAGTTTGAAACCATGGCAACAGGGTACTCCACGGGCAGTTAATAAACTATCCTTTTATAGGGAAAAAGAAGAATTACATGCTTCGAGAAAGGCAAGTGGAACTGCCACAGGTGGTGTGACCATGCCAGGTCACGTTAGAGCAAGTTTGGCATGGAATAGATTGAAAGAAATTCATAGAGATCAGCACTCAATGAAGATTATTGATGGTCAGAAAATTATTGTTTGTAAACTTAAACAGACAACCGATAATACTCTTACTAGCATTGCATATCCAGTTGATGAAAGTCATTTACCGGATTGGTTTATTGAACTTCCATTTGATAGTGATGATATGATGTCTGGTATTGTGGATCAGAAGGTAAAGAATCTCTTGGGTGTTTTAAATTGGGACTTAACCAGAACTGATAAGGAACATGCTCATCTAGAGACTCTTTTTGATTTTTCAGCAATTTAAGAGTTGACTTTCTATAGGAAAAATGTAACAATATTTTATTCAATATGCGTAGGCATGATCTAAATAAAGAAATAATTTTAAGGAAAAATAATGAGTTTAGTTGATGATTTCAAAGATATTATAAAGCATACTCATTCACTTGGGTTATTTGAAGCAGTTAAATTAATGGGCTCTTCGAATGATGCTAAGATTGAAGCAATGGATGCAGATAGAACTGTAGTTCTATATGGAAGTATGTACCAACCAATTACAGGAATTGACTCTACAGTCGGAGTTTCGAGAATGGCAATTCTAAAAGGATATTTAGATTTTCCATTATTTGGTAGTGACAAATCGAATACAACGGTTATTACTGAAAATAGAAATAACGTAGTAGTTCCGACTGAAATTAAATTTGATAGTGGAACAGGTCATACTGCCAATTATCGATTTATGAGTGAAGCGATGGTGACAGAAACTGTGAAGGTTCCGCCATTCAGAGGTGCAAATTGGAATATTTCATTTGAACCAGAAAAGAAAAAGATTTCCGAACTTGCTTATTTCCAAGGAATTTTAGGATCTTTTGAAAAGAGATTTATTGTTTCGGTCAACAACGGAACATTAATGTTTAGCATTGGTTCTGGTCCAACTGATAGAACAGTTGTACCGTTTGCAACAAACATTACCGGAACATTGAAATTATCCTGGTCGTGGCCACTTGCACAGGTACTCAATATTCTTAAATTAAGTGATACCGCCGAAAAGACAGTTATGAAATTTTCAGATCAAGGTGCATTAATGATTGAAATTGATAGTGGTATTGGAAAATACGAATATATTCTTCCAGCTGTCAAGGGATAATATGGAAGATATTGATAGGACCTTTGAACGACTTAAAAAGATAACTTTTGAAGATTTGTTAAAAAAGGTATTTAACAATAAACGACAGACAATAGAAGAATTTCATAAGACTCTAGAAGAAAATTATTGGACATATGAAGAGTATGTTATTGAATATGATAGAGTCATCAACCGATATATAAAGAATGCCCAAATTAGATCTTACCAAAAGACATATTGAAGGTGGCTGGGCAAAATACCTTCCAGCCATTAGTGGTTTTTATGCCACACATTTAGGAAAGGCAGCAGCCGATCCTAATTTTGTACCACCGGAGCGAGTTCCTGAAAATTTTGAATTAGGATTACAGGGACTTAATTTCCTAGACGAAGATAATAGTTATTTCAATTATAAATTCGCTCTATATTCTGCTGGTCATGCGGAACGCAATTTATCTAAAATGGTAGAACGCGAACCAATGATACATAAGAGAGATAGAGAGAAAACAATACTAATTGGTGATTCGGGTGGATTTCAAATTGCTACCGGTGTAATTAAATTAGATTGGAAAACAGTGAAGGGTCCAGAGGGAGATAAACTCAGAGAGGAAATTTTAAGATATCTCGAAGCAACTTCCGATTGGTCAATGACACTAGATGTACCAGCATTTGCAGCACTTCCACCATTGAGTGAAAAAACAGGATTAACCAAATTTTCCGACTGTTTGGATGTAACCGAACATAATCTTCATTATTTTATGAAAAATAGAGTACCGGGAGCAACAAAGTTCTTGAATGTATTATCTGGTAGCGATAATCAGAATTCTAAAGAATGGTATGAAAGGGTAAAATATTTCAGTATGCCCGAAATGGTAGAGGCAATGGGATATAGCAAGGATAGAACATTAGAAGGATGGGCATTTGCTGGTATCAACATGAAGAATATGGCTACTGTTCTAAACAGAATAGTTGATCTTCGAAAAGACAACCTGCTTGCTGGAAAAGATTGGATTCACTTCTTAGGAATTGGTAGATTAGATTGGGCATGTTATTTGACTTCTATTGAAAGAAATTTAAAGAAGCATTATAATCCAAATATTAATATTAGTTTCGATGCTGCATCTCCTTTTGTTGCTGCAGGTGGTTATGCACTTTCGTACAATTATAATTATTTCAAACCAGAACAATTAACCTATGCAATGGGTAGGGGGATTGATGATAAGAAATTAAAGAATAAGAAAATTGCAATGCCATTTCAAGGTCCGATTATGGAAAGATTGTATGCAAGTGATATGTGTGTTCTTGGTCCTGGAGATCTTAATAAACATAACAAAGAAGGCAAGACTAGTTGGGATACAACTACCTATGCACTGGTAATGGCACATAACGTATATAATCACATTCAAGCTATTCAGGAAATTAATAGATTAGCCGATATGGATTATGCTTCCAGGGAAAATATTGATTATAGAGATTGGTATCAAAGTAGAAATAAAAAGAGTCTAAGTGATTTTGTTCCTAGTACAATTTTATACTTTAACGATTTTGTTTCTAAGTTATTAGATCCCGATAATAAAGATCCTTATGGAATGATTAAGGAAAATGAAACATTCCTTGATTTTGTAAGTTTTGGTGATAAGAAGAAAGCAAGTACATTTGGATCGTTGTTCGGTGATTCTGAAGAAACAGAACACATTCCAGATGTGGAAGAACTTGCAGCACCAGGTGCTGAGGATATTATTCAAATCGATGAATGACGAATTACAAAAAAAATTATCTAATCTTGAAAGCTGTATAACAATACAGAAAGATTTTATAAATCGTGGAAATGAATATCAATCGGGATTATATAATGGATTGATATTAGCTCATTCTATCTTTGCAGATTGTAAACCTAATTATTGCAATCCTAAACGTAAAAAGAGTAAAATACGTCATAAACAAAGAACATGAGCAGGAAGATTTTTATTATGGATATTGATAAAATGCCAAATGAAGAGCTTAACGAGGCTGATAAAATTATTGATAAATTATCTACCACACCGGAGGAACGTCAGAGAAGAAAGGTTGATAAGATTTTAAAAGAATTAGATCAGGAAATTACAAGAATAATAAAAGAGTTTATGGGGACACAATGACTACAGAAAAAATTGAAAAGAAACACTTTGATATTCTTGGGGTCGAAGTTAAATTGGGAAATTATGTCGCTGTTCCAAGAAATAATGTAATGAAAATATGCAAGGTAATAAAGTTAAATCCGAAAATGATCTCTGTAGAGGTGGTTTCTCCAGGTCAGTCACGATTTCATAGTGGTTTTTTGGTCTATTCAAGTCAATCTGTTATAATACAGGGTGAGGATGCGATTGCGTATGTGCTCAAACATTCCAAATAAGGATCCATTAAATCCTTAGTCAGAAGATCTTTTATACGAAAAATTAATTACTGATAATTTGGAGTTTGAATATCTGCAATCAATTTGTCATTATATGAGAAATATTATTGCCGATGAGCAGAAAGATCAAAAACATGAAGGAAGAAGATAAGTTTTATTTAAAGCTTCGATATAATTTAGATAATAATATATCATTTGATACGATTAGATCACTTTCATCTACAGAAATTGGATCTTTTGCATTGTATCAATTTATTGCAGATTTACTTTCAGAATACGAACAGTATCGCAATGATCCCGAAAAAACGACAGAATTACTTTTAAAAGGTTATGTAGATCCTTTGAACGAAGCTCACATTCAAATGTCCGAAACTACTATTTCCGATGAAATGGCTGTATTGGAAAGAGCGGGTGTTACCAACGATATAGTAGTCAATCGACTTGGTGACTGGATTCTAGTAAGCGAAGAAATTCATAATTCATGAGTAATCCTAGAGATAGTTCGACACCTCCATCAGAGATGTTTATTGATTCTATTTCTACCTTTGGTGTAGGAAGCGCTGAACTTGAATGTGGATGGTGTGGAAGATTACATTTATGTCCGGGTTCAGACTGTTCCTATGATGTGGATAATTGGAAATCTTACTGTGATGAAGAAAATAAAAAAGGTCCAGATAAGGTAATTCTCCATTATGGTTATGATTGCGTTTCCGGAAGAGAAATAAACGGAATTGTTTTTGTCCTAGATTGTCCTTGTAATGGTCTATTCAGATATGAAAATTTTATTTGGGAAAATAGGGCCACAATCCGAAACTATCTTACCGCGCGTGTTAATCAAGAATATGAATTTGCCGAACAAGAAAAAAGTTTAAATAAGTTAGCTGGTTTGGAAGATCCGAAATTAAAGAAATTTTTCTAATGAAAGATAATCTATTATTTGCGAAATTAAAATATAAAATTGATTATGATGTCGAAGATGACAATAATCCTTATACAGTATTACATCAGCTTTTGAAAGATTATGGTGATGTAGCATTATTCGCATTCTTAAATCTTCAAATCGATTTTCTTCTACAGAGAGATCTTCAACAATCTATAGATTACACTCATGCTGGAACATATGAATATTTTAATGAATATCTTGAGGGCAATGAATTTGATTATATAGTTGAAGATTTAGATAGTTGTGCTTGGGATATTTTTTATTGTAAGAAAGCAAATTCAAAAGAAATTATTGATCATTTTTATAAGTGGTTTTCTATTTCTGGTGAGATCTTTTCATGAAAGAACACGAAACATATTTGAAATTAAAATATAATTTCAATTATAATTTTGAATCAGAAAAAGTTGAGGATGGGCTTGCTCCTTTGCTGGAACTTTATAAAAAGAATCCAGAGGTGGCATTATTTACATTGCAAAATGTGGTAATTGATTGCAGAAGTTATATGTTAGGAGGCTATCCAATTTGGATTGAAACAATATATGAAGATTCCATAAATGTGGATCCTTCGGTAAACTTAAATACAATAAAAGATTTTGACCATGCTATTTTTCGGACCTTTGCGGAATATCATCTCAGGAAAGATATAATTAAATCTCAGATTAATTTTTGGTTATCATTGGCAGATGAAATCTTTGGAAAATGATAAATCTTGGAAGAAATGGTTCGCGTGGAAACCTGTGATTACCATCTCTAATAAAAGAATTTGGTTGAAACACATTTACCGTCGCAGATATACTCCTGATTACAATGAAGTTGACGAACTTGAATGGATGCTTATGGGAGAACCCATTTATACAGATTATGCAGAAACAGAATTTGATATTGTTAAATACGATCAATCCTAAATATAACTGAGTGTTTGACACATTCATTTATTTGCATTAAAATTAAGCATTACCTGAACCGGAGATCTACAAATGCGTAAACTTTTCTACATGGGCCTGGAGTCTTATGAAGCACGTTATACACTTCAATTGCAAGATTGGAATGAGCGTGTATTTCAACGTCGAGAAATCGAATACGAATGCATCACCGGCGAAGAACTAAGTACTGATAAACAGATTGTGACTGGTAGTGTTCTTGATGCCCATGGAAGAACTTATTACAGTTTGATGCAAACTGCCAAATTGGTTAAGTTGATGAAAGAAGGTCAAATTACCAATAAGGATGTGATCTTCTATGAAGATATGTTTACTCCCGGAATTGAATCTCTTCCATATATTATGGATCAGATTCCTAAGAAATTCCGTCCACAGGTTTTTGTTCGGTGTTTAGCACAATCCATTGATCCGGATGATTTCGTTAATCGCGAAGGCATGTCTGATTGGATGCGAAATTATGAATTGATGATTGATAAATTCGTTTCTGGTATTTTGGTTGCTAGTGAAGAAATGGTGGCACATTTAAGAATCGCCGGCTTTAAAGCACCGATTTATGTGACAGGTCTGCCCTTTGGCAAAGAGGAAGTTTTGAGCAGGCTCACGTATATTAAACCGATTACTTCACGCGAACAGCGTGTAGTGTTTGCTGCGCGTTGGGATGATGAAAAACAACCGGAATTCTTTATGCAACTTGCACAAAGAATGTATAAGACACGTCCGGAAGTTGAATTTGCAGTTCTTACCGGTCATCCTGCACTGAAGAGCAATAACAAGAACCATTTGGAATTTGCTAAATTTCTTGAAGAAAGCGATAAGGCAAACTTCAAAGTGTATACTGGTTTGAGGAAGGACGACTATTACGAAATGCTTGCGGATAGCGTTGTGCTTTTTAATTGTGCATTGCAAGATTGGGTTAGCAACACAGTTAGTGAAGCGGATACGTTTGGTACTCTTACTTTGTATCCGGCATATAGAAGTTTTCCGGAAGTATTTGCTAATAATCCGAAGAACATGTATATTCCTTGGAGCCTTGATGATGCGGCTGAAAAATTGGAAAAGATGTTTGTTAATCCTGCCAGTTATGAAACTGGTAAGGTAAGTGATTGGCAAGATGGCACTATTGATAGGACACTTGATATTTTCACCGAAACAAACGATTATAAACAATGGGAAAGAAATTCTGTTGATTATAGAAAGCATGTTACCAAAGCAAAATATTAATGATTCCAGATCTTAATGCTAATGATCCAGTAGATAGGCCTGTAAGAAAGAAGGGTTTTCTTTCTTTCATATGGCCTATGCCTACCTCCGTTTTTGAAAGTGAACGTTGGAATATCTATTCTGTAAGAATGATGAGATTAGGTTTTGTTTTTAGCCTAATAACTTTTCCTGTAATATTTTTCAGTTCAAATTCCTATGTTTTTCTTGCATTTATTGTAATGGCATTCATACAGGCCCTTTGTGCATTTGGTAGTTTAATTGCTCACGGTAAATCCGAAGAGCATTTTAAAATCGAAGAAGCTGTTATTAATAGGTTAAGATATGGCCGCCGCTAGATTGTGTGATGATCCCTTCGGGAATGCGATCGGTCAAGCAGGTGTGTGGCTATTGATGATATCTATTATAGTCACAATCATATTGATGATACTTCCCGAACCTTATGATGTATTTAATTCGTTTGAGTTGGTAACTGCCGCCGGAATATGGGAAGGGGTGATTATGTTAGCCTATGCACAGAAAAAAAGGAATAAAGAAGACGAATTGTTTAATAGGTTAAAAGGCATAAAATATACCTCCAGTTATACCGGACCAAGATAATGCTTAACTCCAGAATCTGGAAACTAATTTTTTGGATTACAGGTTTTCTAATGATAGCCGAAATTTTTATAATTCCGGCATTAGTTTTTAAACCATTTCTTGCAATTGCTGGTATAATTTTCATGCTTGGTACTATTGCATTCCATGGCTTTTCTCTAGTAAAATATAGACAGTATCTTGTTGAAGAAGAATTATTAATGGGTAGGTTGAAAAGATAATGCCGGAAAGTTTATTTGTAGCATTTATAGGAATGGCCGCAACACTTATGTTCGGAATGTTATTTCTAATACTTGGAGATTTTCTTGTTGGTTTATCGTTAATAGGAATGTGTGGAGTTCTAGTTATTTTTATAGAAAGAAAAACATATCAAATTCGATTAGAAGAAATGATTAAAAGATTAAAAGGGAAAATATGATAAGAAGTGGTCATGAAAAAGTAAAATATTTTATTGGGTCGGAAGTAGAAAAAACGCCAGCCTTTTCAAAGAAAACATTATTTGTAGTTGATTACGCTAAAACAGATGATGTTCTAGAAGTTGCAAGAAAACATAAGGTTACTCATATTTTTTTAGGTGCTAACCATTCGTTTGATGCAACGCATTATACTGAATATTTTGGTCAAACTTGGAATAAATTAATTGTCGATCTTCTAGATAGAGGATATTGGGTTACATTGGATTATCCAGCACATCAACACGAAACAGTTCTGAAAATGCTCACACCGGGTGTATGGCAATCAAGAATTTTTGTCCCGTTGCTAAGTGTTAGAATTCCTAAACTAGAAACATCAAATCCAAATCTAACTATTAAATTTGATGATATTGATTTTCAGGCTACTAATCCCGGAGTTTGGTGTCTACCTTTCCATGAAGTAACCGATAGTAACAGATTTACTGATTGGCTTGAATATTCTTCGGATATCGTTTTAGATGATGGTATTGTTGAAGAGGATATAAATAATACCCCAGTAAATAGAGTTGAACCTGTTATAAACAATCCAGATATTGGGCTCGATGCAACTGGAATTTCAGCCATGAAAGCAACCGAAAGTGAAGAAGAAATCATTCAGAAAATTTCGACAGAAGTTAATCGAGACGAGATTCTCCGGATTTATACGGAGGACACTGGTAAAGAAAAAACAGCGCCGGCGAGTAAGAAGAAGGTAAAGAAATGACAAATAATAAATGGATTTGGGTTAAATTTACAAAAGAAGGAATTCATAAATATCCAAGAGCAGCCGAAGATCCAAATTTAGCCACAGGTGATGAATTTGATGTGAGTTTTCTTGCCTATCCACATAGGCATATTTTTTATTTTCAGGTTTCCATTGAGGTAACACATAACGATAGGGATATTGAATTTATTCAATTTAAGCGTTGGATAGAAAGTCTTTATTCCACTAATACCTTACAATTGGATTATAAATCCTGCGAAATGATCGCAGAGGATTTATATCAACAAATTAATGCCAAGTTTCCTGGAAGATCAGTTAAGATTGATGTTTCGGAAGATAACGAAAATGGCGCACACTTAGAATTTTTAATTGATTAATATGACTGAAGAACTACAACTAGAATTAGAGACAGATCCACCTAAAATCTTAGAAATCTATCTTTATCCCGAACCAATACTCAATACGCCCTGCCTTGAGGTAACTGAAATTAATCGTGAAATAAAAACATTGATACAGAATATGTTTCTAACAATGTATCAAGCCGGTGGGGTAGGCCTTTCTGCAAACCAGGTCGGGGAAACTAGGAAAATTTTTGTAATGGACACTTCTAATGATGGAAGTAAGAGATGGGTATTTATAAACCCGGTTATTTTAGAGACAGGTGGACTTGAAAGATGGAAGGAAGGTTGTTTAAGTTTTCCAAATATCTTTTCACATGTGAAACGTCCTACATGGATTAAGATAGAGGCAATGAATGAGAAAGGTGAAACAATTCAAATGGATCTAAATGGTATAGACGCCATTTGCTTCCAACATGAACTCGATCATCTTAATGGAATTACATTCTATGATCATTTAAGTCCGGTGCAGAAAAATCTAATTAAGAAAAAGATTAGAAATCTAAGGAATGTAAAATAATGTCGATAAATGATTTTAATTCGATGTATAAGCAGAGATCACCCACAATGGGTGGTTATACATATGTAGGAGATGGAAGTTCGGTCGAACTTAGGAAAGTAAACGAACGCCTTGATCTAATAGAAAAGAGATTATGTGTTCTTTATGATAATCCAGAATTGCATGAAAAATTTCCAGCTCTAAAAGAAGCATATGAAAATTATAAATTAATAGAAAAATTGGTTACCGGAGGTAACAATGGTGTGGTTTAATGCTTCTGACATCAAACCACCACCGAGGCCTGGATCGAAATTAACCTCTGATTATATCGCTGGATTAGAGAAAAGAATACAGGATCTTGAAAAAAGACTTTTTCTTCTTGAACCGGCCGGAGAGGATTTAGATAAACATCCTGCCCTGCGTAAAGCATGGGAGGAATATAAAATAATAGAGAAATTAACAATAGGTACCGATAATGAGTAATATTTTAATAACCGGTGGAGCAGGATTTGTTGGAACACAAGTTTCAGATGCATTAAAAAATTCAGGTCATGAGGTAACTGTAGTTGATAGAAGAATAAAAACTAGAATTGAAAATATCAAATATATTGAAATTGATTATTTAGATTATTTTCTTCATAATAAGATTCAATATGATACTGTAATACATTTGGCAGCAGATCATTTAGTGGAACAAAGTGTTACTAAGCCAAGATCCTATTATGAAAATAATGTAATCAGAATTAAGACATTACTTGATATCATGTCGGCATCCGGAATAAAGAATATTATTTTCAGTTCAAGTGGGAATGTTTATGGTAGACAAGGAAAAAATGGTCCATTAACAGAAGATCTTTTCTATGATCCAGAAAATCCATATGCATCTACTAAGGTAGCTGGAGAATTATTAATTAAGGATTATTCCAGGGCATATGGAATGAAACACGTTATCTTCAGATATTTTAATGCAGCAGGTGCAGATCCCAATGGAAGATTTGGATATACCCAACGTCCAGCTACACATGTTATTCCAATTCTTTGTAATAAAATTATTAAACAAGAACATTTTACAATATATGGAAATGATTATCCTACCAAAGACGGTACTTGTGTAAGAGATTATATTCATGTTGCTGATTTAGCCAATGCTCATGTGAAGGCAATTGATTTTCTAAATGGAACAGCAAATGAAACATTTAATATTGGTTGTGGAAGCAATGGCATAAGTGTTCAAGAACTTGTATCTTCAGCTAAGAAAGTATTAGGTGTTGAACCAAATTTTGGTTTTGGACCAAGGCGCGCAGGTGATCCGGCTACCTTAGTGGCCGATATTTCTAAGGCACAGAATCTCTTAGATTGGTCGCCAAAATATAATATCGATGATATAGTGAGACATGCATGGAATTGGGAGAAAAAATTCGATGCATCACAAACAGGAGAGGTATGATAAGAAAACTTATGAAAAAACTTATAAAGAAAGAAAATGCAATCGAAAAGGCTAAAGCCAAAGAACAAACGGTAGCTGCCGACAGTGCAATGAATACGACAGTTCCTAAATGGCAACCGACCGGGGCAGTAACCACTGGTGGATTTTCATATCCTACCTATACTACAACCGGATATGTGGCACCAACAGTCACAACAGCGGCCACAACAGCAACCACATATACACTTCCATATACATTTAATATCAATTCCGGAACATTCGGATATAGTTCTCCATATATTTTTACCTTAACGAACAGAAAGGGTGAAACAGTCTTTAGTGTAGATAACGATGGTAAGATTATATGGCAGTCAACAATAGAAAGTGATGTTAAAGAAGCGGCTGAAAATTTTAGTTCTTATATCGGCTTAGAAGTTGAAAAGAAAGCTGGTATCTATGATACAACAAAAAGAAAGATACGCGATTCAATCTTCAATGATTTAATTAAGATTGCTGTGGAAAAAGGTAGTTTGAATGCAGATGATTTGACTTATCTGTTGGAAGCATCTAAAATGTTAGAGAAGCTTAAGGGTGATCAGTGAACGCAAAAATCGAAACCGTTTTAACTCTTCTGGATTTGATAGATGAGTAAATTTACGATCGAAGAACAACTCTGTGTAAAAAGAATTCTAATAGATGAATTCAATTTAACAGAAAAAAGAATAGCACAGGAATGGCTCGATATTGCTGATGTTACTCCAAATTCTAATGATCCCACCCACTGGGATTATATATTGCATAATAAGAAAGATAATTATTATGTCAATTTAAGATTCTTTCCAAAAATTACTATTGAACCTACACATACCACTAATTATTATTATGGTGCAATAAATTATAAGAAAGATATGGATCCAAAAGTTATTGTGGATTATATTCACAATATTATAGATAAGGAAGAAGAATAAATGTTCGGGACGAATGAAATTGTCGGAAAGAAATATTTTAAAGAAGCACCAAAAGATAGTCTATTTGTAACCAGCATGTTCTTTACTCTTCAGGGAGAAGGACCGTATGCTGGTAAACCTGCATTGTTTGTTCGTTTAGCGAAATGTAATCTTGCATGTTCCTTCTGTGATACTTTCTTTGATGATGGAGATTGGTTAACGATAACACAAATCGAATCTAAGATTTACGAAACTATTTGTAATTTTTGGAATAACCAAGGAAAGGCTGCACCGGGCTGGGCCATAAATGGATTTAATAGTTATCCGGGTGTTGTGCTTGTTATGACAGGCGGCGAACCACTTCTGCAAGATAACATTAGTAGTTTTATGGAAAGGCAGCTCAAACATTTTGGTAATGTTCAAGTTGAAAGCAATGGTATTTTAGATACCGTTGTTCCGGAAGGTGTTACACTTGTTTGCAGTCCGAAATGTAGCGAAAAGAATGGTGTTGCTATTAAGTATCTTGCACCATCCAAAACAATTTTAGAAAGAGCAGATTGTTTGAAATTTGTTATGAGTGCTGATAAGGAAAGTCCTTATTATGAAATTCCAGATTGGGCGCATGAATGGAGAAAGAATAATCCTAACAAAGAAATTTATGTAAGTCCAATGAACATCTATAATACATATCCACAGAAGATCAAGATGTTGCGTTCTGAAAAACAAGGTAATATTACCTTACAAGAAAGATCAACTGTAGATGAAGTTATTTCTTTTTGGGAACCGGGGTTACTCAATCTAAAAGAAAATCAAGAGAATCACGAATATACAGCCAAATATTGTATGGAACATGGATTGAGACTTAATCTTCAAATGCATTTATACGCTAGTCTAGCATGAAGATTCCTAAGGATTTTGAAGGTAAAGTTTGCAAACTTCAATATGCTTTTAATTTTAGAGACGTTGAAAAATATCTTGAAGATTGGCCTAATGCGTATGGAGATGTAATTTACGAAAATGAAAATGGTAATATAAAACCAATCATTGTTATTGTATTTGAATCAACTGAAGATTGTTTAGCGTTTAAATTGAAACATGGAAACAAATGTTTGTAATACATTTGAATTGATATTAACTGGACATCTGTCTACCTGTCCAAAAATTTGGCAAAATTTTATTGGAAAGAATGAATACAGACTACAAAATTTCCATGGTAAGGAACGAAGAGATTTTATTCAGAAAATATTAAAGATTGAACATAATGCGAAGAAATACAAAAATAATGAAGGCACAGAATTTAGTACGGGTGGAGTTATTTTTGAAACAGAAGAAGATTTTTTGATATTTAAATTAAAATATTTTTAATCATGATTATTCTACATATAGGACGTTTTTTATATAGTTGTCCAAACTGGTATCGGAATTTCTATAATGAAATTCAGGATCAGACTCGTGGTAATTTTACTAAACTAGATTTAGAACGAGGACTGGAGAAATTAGGTGGAAAATTAATTATAGATACAGAAAATTATCCTAACTCGACTGCACCCGATGCTTCTATAGAATTTGAGAATGATGAAGATGCAACTAATTTTATCTTAAAATACTCATGATTGAAATTAAATTTGAAACTGATAGTCTACATGAATGTCCTATCTGGTGGAGCAATTTCATTCGCGAATTTAAAAAGGAATATGGATATATAGATGGAGTTTCTCGAGATGATAAAGAAAATTATATCAATTATCGAATAGCTTTAAATAACGAACTTGGGAGATATAATGGAGAATTCGTTAACGAATATCATGAGACATATCCATCGAGTGTTCGATTTAAAACAGACGACGATTTAACATTCTTTATTTTGAAATTTTCATAATTGGAAATGAAATATTTAAATAAGAAGAAGATTCCACCAGACTGGGTTATTGTTAAAATGCAATATGAAGATTATACCAACGGAATGAAGTTTAGCCTGCAAAGACATCCAAGCAGGTATAAATTTTCTTTTCGATATATGTCAGACGGAATTTATTGGTTTTTCGAAGATTCAGAAGATGCATTATTTTTCAAGCTAAATAACTCAAAGTATATTGCATCTAAAAAATAAAACGACAAGGTCAGATTTGGTTTTCAAATTCCAAATCTGAATCTAACCTTCAAGATGAAAACCTGTACCAAAATTGGAATCTGAGATTTGGTTTTTGGCACAGGAATTGAATTCAGAATTTGAAATAAAAATAGGAATTTTATGAAAAAAAATATAATACCGTTTTCTTGGTGGCCCGCATTTTGGGGAATGAAGGGAAAAACACGCGAAATTGCAAAGGCCGAATACGAATTAGAAGGATTTGATCTCGAGAGAAGACTTCTTGAAATTAATCGTAATGAATATACAGACGAAGAGTTTAAGAAGAAAGTATGGGAATTAGAATTCAAATATAAAAAGATAGATGAAAGAACTTATCACGGAAATCTCGTAACACTAATCAAAGACGAAACAAGAAGATTGCTTGCTGAACTCGAATTAGAGAATAGGGATGGTAAACTTACTGAAATTGAATATCAGAAGAAGCAGGCCACAATTAAGAAAGAACCCTGGGTTACAGTTCTTAATATGAATTTTGTTTCGGGTTCTTCTTTAGAGGGAAGTTTTGAATTAGACTGGAATGAATTCTTTGTAGAAAAGCTAAAGGCTGAGGGTTATACAGGCAACACACCAGATGCTATCGTTAACGGTTGGTTCATGGAACTATGTCGAAACATTGCCATGGAAGAGTTTGATGGAACTGGAGATTTTTCTGCGGATTCGGAAGCGAACCTTGAAACTTGGAAACGCTGGAACGGTGAGGTGTATCCGGGTAATAGAAAAGGTTATAGATAATCTTCACGAATAGGTCCATTGTGTTGGATCAGAGCTTACAGTAGATCCTTAGTAAAGATCAAGGACTCTAAAACCGCTTGACTTTACAGAGTTGATATCTTATAATTAAAATGCAGGGAAATGCCAATGGCGGAAATTAAGAGAAATTTTATATTAACAGACGGTAACAATTTATTTCATAGACAAATACGAATGACCAATCCTGCATTGGGCATCGATAGCATGATTGGAATGTCTTTTCACCTCATATTGAATAGTATGAGGAAAGAATTTTCAACATGGAACGGCACACATACTGTATTTTTCTTAGAAGGTCGCTCCTGGAGAAAAGACTATTATCCAGAATATAAGGCGAATAGAAAAATTGCATTCGCACAACAAACAGAGAAAGAGCAAGAAGACTTTCGAATACTTACTGATTCTTTTAACGAATTTGTAAAATATTTGGATGAGAAGACGAATGTAACGGTGCTCAGGAATCCAAAAGCTGAGGCCGACGACATGATCGCAGTATGGATCGAAGCTCATCCCGAGGACACGCATATTCTAATTAGTTCCGATTCGGATTTCTTTCAATTACTTCGTTTTGGAAATGTAAAGATATATGACCCTGTGAAGGATATTCTCATTCAACGGGACGGCATTTTTAACGACAAGGGCGAGAGACTTGCATTCGTTGTCGACACCAATGCCAAAATCAGAGTGGGCAAACCTGATCCGAATTTTTCCGTTGATTCCGACTGGTACGAATATGCATTATTTCTGAAATGCATTCGTGGTGATTCCACAGATAATATCTTTAGTGCATATCCTGGTGTTAGGGAAAAAGGAAGCACAAAGAAAATTGGCATTATGGAAGCATATGCTGATAGAACCACGCAAGGATACAATTGGAATAATTTTATGCTTCAACGTTGGGTTGACCACGAGGATAATGAGCATCGTGTAAAGGATAAGTACGAGTTTAATAAGAAACTTATTGATTTGAAAGAAATTCCCGAAGATGTAGTTACTGATTGCTTAAATATTATTGCAACAGAAACATCTAGAAAGAATGTTCCTGCGGTGGAAATCGGAATGGGTTTCATGAAGTTTTGTGGAAAATGGGATTTGAAGCGAATCGGTAATAGTGCAGAATCCTATATGTCTATGTTAAAATCGCGTTACCATGAATAAACTTAACACCAAAGATATCCTTACACCCATCGGAATGGTTATTATGATTGCAATAATTTATTTTCTTATCGGAGAGATTGCTTTCATCGATGATCTTAGGCAGCTATTAGCACAGGATCGAGCACAATTTTCTATCTCTTGTGAACGCCTTCATGGAAGAATTTATAAGAACGGAACAACCGATGTTTGTTTAACAAACGAAAAGATTCTAATTGTTGATAATCCTAATTTCGGATTTTAATTATGAAATTTACTGAATTAGTGGAAAATGCCTGGGAACACCTTGCCGATCATTCTCCGGTAAATCTTCATTATAGTACATCCAAGGATAAGGGGAAATTGGTAATTTCAATACCAGCCCCGACAAATCTTATTTCAATCGAAGCATGGGACCATAACCATCTCGATATTATGATTATGAATCAAACAGATAAACAATTGTTAACACTCTGTGTTGGATATTGTTCCACTGCCGACATAGATATGAATATTAAGAAAATTGAAAAATATTTAAAATGAAAGATACAATTTTTCTTTTGGTTATGGCCTTCTTTGTGGGAACATTTGTTCTTTTTGCCTATATTGGTAATAATGACGAAAATTATCAAAATTTTGATTTGAAATGTGAATCTAAAAACGGAAAGGTTCTGGTTACCCACAGTCGAAGAGTCTGTATAAAGAAAGATGCATTTATTGATATGAATAAGGAATAGAATGACAGTTAGATTGAAACCAATAACAGAAAATTCATGGTTAGTGTTAGGTGATACAGACGATCTTAGAATTGGTCTTCTAAATGAAATACAAAATAAATATATCCTAACAATTAAAGGCGAGAAGAAAAACTTCCTAGATAGAAAAGAAGTAAACAAATATTTCAATGAAGATATCTTCAATAATGTTGCGCCGACTATTGAAGAGAATGTAAAGAAAGATTATTTCATTAATGGATATCCGGTAGATTTCGATAATCCCAATGAAGTGGTTATCAAGGGAAATAAACTTCCACTTTTTAGCAAGAAAGCGACAAGCGAAGTTTATTATGTAGCAGGATACTATTGTCTACATTTTCCGAAGAATTGGATGCCATCTATGTGTCCAAAATGGGCAACACTTCAACAATACGAATATATGGGTCCTTTTAAGACCGAAGATGAAATGAAATTTGAGCTTAGAAAGCTTCGTGCAAATAAAAGAAAAATAAAATGAAAAATACCATAAAAGAGGAAAAGAATCAAGAGAAAAGAATCAACACCATTACCGTTGAAACTACAAATGGATATATTCAAACATCGTTGAGTGAATATACTCCGGAGATATCATTTTCTTTTTGTAGACGTACCAATGGAATCACAGAATTAGAATCTTCTCCTTTATTATCAGAACAAGAATTACTTTCATTGCATGATCTTATAGATTTTGTTATAAAAGAAAAGAAATTAAATGGAAATATATAATGTTTTCTGGTCCGGTAAGAAAGGTGTGGAAAGAGTCCTTATTACCCGCCCGAAAGGTACAACTGGAAATATAGTTAAAGATTTTCGGTCGTCTTCTTTTCGTATTGATATAGCACATGATAAGATTATGAATTTAGAATGCCTCGGTACCTTATCAAGTTTTAGTTTACTTCAAACCCGACGATATATTGAGACACTTCTAAGAAGAGGATATTCTTATTATGATTTCTCTTTTATTATCGATGAAGAATTAAAGAAAGAATTACAGAGATTTGAAATAGTTGAAAGATTGAGGAATGGACTTTGAAAAATTTATTGAAGTTCAATGGTGCGGCATCAGAAAAGATTCCGGCAAGGGTGCCGTTTGGGGTTGGTTTGTTGAAACTGGTAAATCAACATCCTTTGGAAAAGAATTCAATTTTACCACTAGACGATACGAAGAATTAAAAAATCCCTGCTATGAATTCTGGGGAAGTTTTGGTAAGAAACTTCAAATTTCTGAAAATATTATAACTCCTGAGCTATTATCTAGTTTCAAACAAAAAGAAAGAAATTACAAACAAATCGAATTTCAGAAAATTAGGCAAAAATGGAGTTCGAAATTTGATAAGGAACTTGAAGAATTTATTTTCTTTCAAACATTGAAGAATGGAAATTGAAAAATTAAAGAAAAGATTACAGAATGCCAATAAGGCTGTTTTTGAATTTAGTATCACTGTGATTGAAGCTAGGAATTTGTTGACAGAAATTTCAATCTTGGAATCAAAGATACGGGAACTTGAAAATAAAGTAGAAGATTTATCTAGACCAGCACCGCCAATGCCAACTGTTACACGTATTATCGACGGCGGCGAGTTCTAGTAGACGGTGGAATTTTTCCTGCCGGTACTACCTGGGTTATCTTATTATATTTCTTTGAAACTGCATTAGCTGCCCTTCGGGCATCTCCATCGGACCTAAATACCATCGGTTCTCCATCCTTACACCAAACCTTTCCATTAATTAAAACATTAAAGGATGTTGGTTTGTCGAAATTTGTAAACAAATCTCCTTGCATTTTAGATGTATCTTCAATTTCAAATATTTTCATATAGATATTTATCTGATTTTAGTAAGAGTCCAATATAA